TAGAAGATCGTATCGATGTCCCGAGCGGCATACAGCTTTTGGAACTCAGCGTCATCGATGACGCCGTTGGTGAGCTCGTGAAAATTGTTGTCGACGTGTCGATCCCGATAGGCATCAGAATTAACCAGCAGCTCAGCGGCTTCGCCGCTGAGCTGTCGGATTGTGCCGTAGACGGTATCGAGGAGCATGTCGACAAAGACAAGTCCTCGTTGTTTCATCAGTCATCTCCAGCAGGAGGTGGAAGCTTCGGAGGAGTCAGCGCCCGCACCTTGTTGACGACATCAGTCATCGACAACAGATACAGGAACATTGCCCAGGGGTTTGCCCGCATCATCTTGGCGTACGCCTGAGGCTCTGCCACGAACTGCGAAACTTCCCGGTTGACTTCTTTCGACCCCTTCATCCAAGCGATCGTCTGCGCAAGGTACTCGACGAACTTGTCCGGGTAGTTCTGCGCAGGCGGTGCCAGGTGAGGCCAGAGCCTGAACATCATTTCACCCGTCATCGCAATGATGAGGTCGATCCCATCCTCCCCGTGGTCGATGCGCAGGCTGTCCCAAAGCGCCGACAATGCCGTATCCGAGTGCAGTACCAAACGCCACCTGACGTTGTACTTGACCTCGAGCATCAACTTGAGGATTTGGGTCTGTCTCTCGTCGTGGTTGACGAAACGCAGGACGATACCTTCGCAGATATCAACGACCTGCGCTGCGTCGGAGATTGTCAGGTTTTGCGTCATCTGGCACCACCGTGTTCTTGTCCAGGTTGTTGCCGATCAGCATGCAGTTCAGGTACACCGCCATGGACAGTGTCGACTTACGCATACCCAGACCTTCGAGGTCCTTGAGTGAGACGCTACCGTTTTCGATCAGCTGTCGCCGATACTCACGATAGGCTTCGGCGTTACCACCGCGCACACCCACAAACTCCGTGACGGTGTTGTCCAAACGCCGTCCCAGCAGAGAAGACATCTCAACCGACGAGATACGACTACCTTTGGAAAGGCTGGTCGGCTGGTCAGTCAAGTCATCCACTCGCTGGTTGTGCGAAGGGATGGAACTCTTCTTCATCTGGGTCTGCGCCTGACGACGAACCGGCAGGTCATAGACCGGATAGAAGTGCGGCGTCACGTATTCCTCGCCAGTAGCACCGTCCGTCATGATGAGGCGGTGTTCCAACTGCCGGCCCAGCTTCTTCACCAGGCGATAGTTGTTGGCGATCGAGACGCGCTTGCCGCTCATGTTCGGCACGATGATCGGGATGAAGTGACGTCGGGTGATTTCTTCAGGCGTGATTGCAGGACCTAAGCCCCGCACCCATTCCTCGAACATCGTATCCGACATCCCTGCAAACTGATCCTTAAGCAACTTCACGTTACTGTCATCGCCAGGGACGACTTCGGCAACGTAGGAGAGGATGAACTCCTCCACCTTCTTGCGCTTGGCATTCATAGCGATCACTCCGGAGGGAGATTGAACCGCACCAGGGTTGGTAGTACGTGAGACTTGAAGTACTTCAACCACATCCCTGGCGCAATGTCGTCGCGCAGGCAGCCACGTTCGTCCTGTGTCGGAAGCTTGGACTCAGCCAAGATCAACCGAAAGTGTTTATTGAGCGCTTTGATAGAGCCCTCATCGGACGTGCACTGCTTTCGGTCGAATTGTCTGGCAAAGCGATCTGCCAGTTCCGGTCGTTTGTCGCGCAGAGCGTCTTCGACGTCCTGCACCAGAGAGGTAGTTGCCATGGTTGCGGTTCCTTATTTCTTCGGTTCACTCCCTTGAGGCTCGGCCTCAGGCAGTTCCATTTGCTTGCGGGTTTTCGGATACCAATACGGGTGATACTTACCAACACGCATCAGCAGCAAGTCCATTGTGGAGAGATATGGGATATCCTTACCCTCTTCGACTGACATGCCCCAGAACCGGGTACTCAACAACAAGTCCCAGTCGTAGCCCAGCTTCTTGATATCTTCATACAACTGGGTAGGTTCACACACCAGATCGAAGTCGAAATCGGTCCAGTAAGTGAACATCCAGTACATGTCGACCAAGATGCGTGCTGCAAGCACCATAGAGTAATTATCGCGGAAGGTCTGACGAATCGTGTTGCGATTGACCTTCAAGTGCGGGGTCAGGGCCAAGGCATAGTTGGTGTTGTCACCAACCAGACCAAAGCGCCCAGCGTTTTCTTTCAGGAAGTCGAAGTTCGACATTTCTGGAGACAGGCCGTTCTTCTGAGAAACGACCATCGGCAGAGGTACACCGGAGATACCGAACTTGCCGCGTTGGTTGATCAGAGTCAGACGGATGAGGTCGATACCCTGGTCATCACCGTCGCCACGGGCGTACGGATATTGCGGCTTCTTGTCGACCATCATGGGTTCCATGGAGGTCACGACATAACAGTTACCGGTGTGGAACGAGAGGTTTTCAGGCACTCGCTTGAGCTTGACATCGCCCTTCAAATGCTTGAGAACCTTGACGGTCGGTTTATGCGGATCGAGCTGATACGCTTGACCTACGTGTGCCGTACCGCAGAAGTAGATGCCGTACTTGGCGGTCAGGTCAGGAAGTTGTTCAACGATCTGACTCTTACCGCTGTTGACGCGCATTGCCAACATGTTCAGCTCTTTGGTACCGACTTCACCTTCGTCGAGCATCTGAGTGGCGTTCTCAGCCTTGAGGCCGGACAGCGAGTCCCAGAACTCGATCATCGGTGTCCAGTACTTGTACGGCTTACCGGTGGAGGTGTCGATGATCTCAAGGTCGATCTTCTTCTCATCCTTCTCACGCCCTTTGGCGAATTCCTTGAGAAGGTTGGTGACCTTGGTACCGTCGTAGTCAACCGACGAGGTGAAGAACAGACGACCTTCCGACATGAGGTTCTCAGGCACCTTCATGTTGGCCAGCTTGATGTGCATGGCCAGACGGGTCAGACGTTCAACACGTTCGTGGACCATGGTGGTCTCGGTATCGTGAACGTGCATCTGAGATTTTGGGAAGGCCCGCAGGACAGCAGCAGCCGATGCGGCAGCCAGTGCGGACTTGAACATGTTCGGCAGTGCAGCAATTACCCAGAACAGCGCGTATCCGCCGTTGAGGACGTGTTGACCCTTGTGGCCGATAACCCAGCTACCGGCTGAGATGTCGAGAATGGTACCCGTGTTAGGCATCGGATAGAAGGGGGCGGCCTTCTTCTTGTAAATGTCAGCGAACGTTGCCATGTGTTTGAATTCCCCGGGGGTGCGGTTAAGTGATCCACAGAATAAGGACCGTCAGTAAAATAATAGTCTGGTATGACTAAACACCATCTTCTTGGGATATCGTCCGTTATGTCGAACTTCAATGAACTGTACAAACAGGTCTCGCAAGAGCACCTCTCTAAACTCGATGAGATCATCGCTCTGGGTTCTTCGGTATCGAACGAATCGAAGGCGTTGGCGTTCATCGACTCCACCAAATCCAAGTTCTTCGATTACGTCCAGCGCGTACATCACTTCCTCCAGTCGCTGAGCTTTGGCAACAAAGTGACTGCGCAGATCAACGCTACCGAGATGTTGCAGCGGTACGTGGCTGAGCCGTACAGCGAGAACCGCAAACTGACCTTCGAAGTCGCTCCAGGCTTTACCGGTAACCTGCCGAACTTCCTCAAGCTGATCGTTCACGACATCCTGCCGGCTGGCGTCGGTATCGAAACCACCCTCAAGGTGACCGTTACCCGTCTGGCTCAGATCCTGAACGAACCTGACCGCATGAAGGCTCAGTCCGGCATCCGTGATCTGGAGCAACACCTGACGCTGGTGAGCTCCGACAAGCTGGATGAAGTCAAGAGCTACTTCAAGGACGGTAGCAAGTCTCAGGCCAAGGTCAGCGACGTCATGGGTCGTAACGCCGACATGACTGAAGTCTACCGACTGACCAACGTCTGGAACGAGACGCTTGGCAAGATCGACTTCAAGCGTGCTCAGGATCTGGTAACCCGTATCGGCGATCTGAGCGGTCACCTGAACAAGCTGCTGAACGAGGACGAAGGCGACAAGCCAGAAGTCTCGGGTCTCTCGGCTGGTCAGATGTCTGATCTGTTCTACCGTCTGGGCGTGACCGTCACCGCGTGCAGTGTGCTGATCGAAATGGCTCGTCAACACTCCGAAGCCATGCAGCGCAACGTCGACAGCATCCTCGGTCAACTGCCGAAGAAGAAAGACGACGCAGCAGCATAAAGCAAAACCATAGTGGCGTGGGCATTGCCCACGCCACTATGCCGTCCGCAGCTTAGTGCCGGCGCACGCTTTCGAACACAGCTTGCATGTCTTGACGTAACGCTCGGCCATCACCGTATTTCATCCAGCGAGGTACTTCGTTCAGCACTTCCATTGCCAGGGCAGACATCGACGCATTACCCGCCTTGTACCTGGCGAACATGCCCGGCAGATCCAGTTTTCCCCAGATCATGTTCGAGCAGGCTGCCGGGAACCGCAATGCGCGATTGTCCTGAACCAGATGGAACCGTTGGTTCACCTCGTCCAGTTCAGCCCGAGTAGGGTCCTTAACGCCCCGGAGTCGGAAGTATAACGAAGCGACGAACATCATCCGCTTCAAACGACCAGCTGCCGATTCCGGGACATCAACACTCTCGGGGTGTCCCGTCTGGGCAATGACGGACACTTGCTTACCAGTACTCATAGAGAAATCCTCTACGGCTAGTGAGTGGCTACCCGATCTGACGATAGTACAGATTTGCTTCAGTCCTGGCCCATAACCCAATTTCGCCAGTCGTCAGCTCTACCAGTGTGGCGTATCTCCCCACTAACTCCGACTCTCTCCACGTCACGACCTTAACGGACTTGACTTCTTCAGAGATAGCCGCCAGCTGGTTCCTTGTGAGAATATCACCACCAAAGATCAGGCGTACGTTTCCGATGAACGGTTTAGGTTCATCGCCCGAGACTTCCAGATTAAACTCGACGTCAATGTCGAGATACTTCACGATCTGTGTGTACTTCGGTTTGAGCTTAAGGGTTTGTTTCTTCCCTTGGGCCTCATACAGTAAGTCCGTCAGATCTGTAATCCGGTGGCTCGAGTCAGCCCCCAATACCTTGTCGAGATGCCTCGACAGACTTTCCCACATCGCCACTTGACGGAAGCCGAGACCTAAAGGCTTCTGCTCAGTCATGATGATGTTGTCCTTCGCATCCGTGATGTCCAGACGCTTCTTGTGAGACACCAAGAAGGTGGGTCCGTATTCCGTCAGGTCTTGATACGTCTTCGGCGAGAAGATGGCGTCGAGGTGACCCAAGACCAACTTGCCGTGTTTCAATGGATCTCGATCGTAGGCTGCTACCCGCAGCTTCTCAAGTACAGGCTCCGGCTCCGGTACGTACACCACCCCCAGGAAGTTATCGGCATACGGCTTACCGGCCAGATCGTCTTCCTTGTCCTTACCGCCATGACAGCCGACGTAGTAGATGTGGGACCCATCCTCACGGACGTGGTTCTCGTCGCCTGTGTAGAAGTACCACCGAGGTGCCTGCAAGATGCGAGGACACTGACTGGCAGTCTTCCAATACCCTTGCGCTTCCTTGACGGTCGTGAAGATCCGAGCGTCTCGGTTACGACCCAACACCTTACCGCGAGTCGCCAACGCGTCTGCTTTGGAGTTACCCGGATCGCCCGAATGCCCCTTGACGTGGTTGATGGTCAATGACTCCATCGATTCCATCAAGCCGTCGTACAGCTCTTTGGTTTCTTCCCACGTCTTGCGATACTTAACCGGCTCACCTCGAGGCGTCATCCAGTTACGCTTCAGCCATTTCTCGAGCCATTCGGTAGTACCCTGGATTGCAAACTTCGAATCCGACCGAATGAGTACATGAGTGATCTGAGGATTTTCCTTCAACCACTTGAGAGCATGGATCAGAGCGATCACTTCTACTTCGTTGTTACTGCCCCAATCACGACCGCCACCGAGGATATCGACGTACTGTGCGATCGTGACTTTGTTACCGACGTTGTCTTCGAAGATATAACCCTTGTCCGACGGTATCGCTTTAGGATTGCCGGTACCACGTTTGGGCTCTTCGTCAAAATAGGTGTATCCGTGGACTCCCCAACCGCCGATCCTCTTCTCGAGATCAAAACCACCATCGGCGTAGAGAATGGCTTTGGTAGCCACTGGTTGTTCGGACATTGCGAATTCCCTTCTAACTCGTTCTAGACCATTGCGAGGTTTTGTAGCTTTTGACTATTCGCCTTGGGCTTGGGTACATTTGAAACGAGTCAGTAGGACGCCGAGCTCACCGCGTAGTTCGCCGACATGTTCGGCTAGGGCGTTGGCGATGGCTTCTTTGTCGTTCTCCCCGAACTTAGACAGATCGGGTAGGGCCGGATACTTGTAGCGCTCGATCTCTTCTTTGGTCAACGGCTTGCATTTGTTACTGTCGACCTTGTTGATCGTCTTCTCAAACTCCTTGGCTGAAGCTAATCGTTTGCGCTGCTTGACCATCTCTTCCTGAGACATCGACACGTTGATGTTGATGTTGGGTGTCAGTGGTGCACACGACCCCATCGCAAGGCTCACGATGAGTAACAGCGGGAGTTGGAGAAGTGGACGTCTTGCGACCGCTCTGTGGTTTATGATCATGGCTCGTGGGTCCGACTATTCGAAGGTCTTGAACCGAAGTTCGATTTGTGAACGTAAGCTCTGTGGCTGCTTCTTTTTCTTCGGCGCAGTCTTTGGCTGCACTACAGGCTCTGGGGGTTGTGGAAGATGATGTTCACTAGGACCTTCGGGACTTGGAGGACCCAATCGCAGTTCGCGCAGTTCCTCCTCCAGTTTTGCTACCCTATCCTTGAGGTCCTGGTTGCTCTCCAATAAATGACTGTTGGTCAACTTCAAGCCGTCGTTGGCTCTAGCAGACTCGGTGGCAATTTCGGAAACGTGTGCGACCAAAATGAATAGGAAGAACACGCAGCCGGCTAAGATGGTTGCGACTTTATTTTCGAGCAGAAGCTCGCGCAACAACCGGTCTTTTAAAAGAATCTCCTTAAGAAAAGGTAGGAGAGACTTCAATACGAGAAGTACAGTAGAAGATCCCACCTCGTCATCCTCTTTGACGTCTTGAAAAATACTATGATTTTAGCCTATCCATTGTAACTTATTACATAGGTCCGCAGTCATATATTTCACGCCGAGGTGCGTAACGTGAAAATCTTTAAGGGCTTTGCTCAGATCGGTCCACTGACCGACAACGCTCCAAAGGTCGTGGCATCGGTGGGCGAACTGTCCACTCGTAGCCGTACCTTCGCTCGTGATCTTACCGAACACACTCACGGGGACTTCCTCGGCGAGATGTTGGTCGGTTTCTCCCACCGTACCGACGATACGCCAGATCGGATCTCTGACGCTGATGCGTACAAAGTCCTGAAGGCGATCAACTGGGTCTACAACCAGGCACGTCTGTCGAAGTTCACCGAGAACCAGGTTGACTTCCAACAGCAGTTCATTGCTGCGATGGGCGCTGAGTACGACTTGATCGGCTCTGGCTCGATGATTGCTTTCGGCAATTACTGGGCGCCTGAGTTCATCGAGATTGCTCCGTTCGAGCAGTCGGGTGAATTCCGTTGGAAGGTGTGGTTCGCTAACGAGTCGTTTGAGAACCAGTACGACGAGTTCCTGATCCTGGTGATTCCACCGATCGAAGAACTCGATCGTTTCTTCGACGACTACAACGACGTCAAAGAGATGATTGCTAACGTCGAGCAGAGCGACATGTTCGACCGCTTGCGAATTGCTGTGGGTGATTATCCACAGACTACGCAGCGCAACGATGTGTTCACTTGGCAAGACCGTAACGACAAGACCCTGAAGGTGGATACCAACTGGGTGACTGCGCACTACGGCCTGGCTGGCGACAACCTCGACGCCGTCAAGGAAGCGATCCGCGATTACATCATGGATCACACCACCCACACTCGGGATGAGTGGGCGGAGATCTTCCCCGATATTTTTACTTCGACCGAGTTTATCATCACCCCACTCTGGAACGATTATGCGATCCCTAACCAGGTCAGGGAGACTGGGGTCTACTCGGGGAATATACCTTTCCAGAAGGCAATGGCACTGTGTCATCGCACTTGTAAAGGGGTTAGGTATACCGACCTGCACATCGACACCGTCATCAGCGGCATCGTGACCACGCACAAATCTGCGTCTGCTGCAATCGTCGGTGGTCCTGAGAACCGTGATGGCATCGACATGTTCTACGAGCGCTATCCGGACTACATCGGCGTACCGCCGCTGCACCCTGACTTCATGCGCATGTCGGAAGAAACCCGCAACTTCGTCTACATGCTGTCGAAGATGTTGCTTGAGGCTGAAGAGATGACACTGAACTCTGGTGTCCCTCAAGGCTTCAACCGCGTGGTGCGTGATGGTGTGGTCTACATCGCCAAGTCGTACAAGAAGTTCCTCTACCTTGTGGTGACGAAGTACAGCGTTGAACAACTGGAGGCCTAAACATGGCCAGAGTCACACCACCAATGAACTCAGTAGGACTCTTCATCCTACGAGCTCCTTACCGGGCTACGGCTACGGTTGCCTACAAGGTAGATGCACACCGGAACTTCAAGGACATCATTGATCAGAAGATCGATCCGATGGATTTGGTGTACCGGCCTGTAGGGCTTGACGAAACGGCGTATGCATCTGACCAAGCAGCTGGGGCGGTTATCGTCACGCTGACGTCAGCTACTGAAGCGGCGATCCATGTACCGGACACGTACATCGAGTCGTATCCGGACATGGGTGTGGTACCGCACAGTTGGGTGGTGGTATCGGCCAGCTGTGGAATGCTGCCTGACATGTACGACACCACTGCGTTGCAACAAGCGGTGAGTGACGCCATCTCAGAGCACGTCGGTGTTCCTGCGCAGGTGTTCGTAGCCAGAGCACCGGTGACCTCAGCGATCACACAAGAACAGTACGTCCAAGACTTGAATGCACGTAACGCTGCAATCAAGAACCGGACTTCAGTCTACGCAGAGAACCTGCGGTTGATCAACGATCTGGCAAACAGTCGTGCGAACGAAGCAGCCTTGATGGAACTCGTCGAGCAGTTGCAAGCGCGCATCGAAGAGCTGGAAGGCACTCCTCCGTAAAGTAAGGGCATACAGCCGGGGCGAGTGCCCCGGCTGTATGCTGTCTCAGTAGAGATACCACTTCATTTCGCGAACAAACGAATACCACCCAGCTCCTGCTAAGAGTCCTGTCATGACGGCGAGGGCTAAGTGCTCCCACCACGTCGGGATGATCAATAACGCAGACCACCGCAACAACAAGATCGACAGGTAAGAAGCGGCAATCCACATCGAGTAGTAGATGGCAGCGTGAGTCAGGTCCATGCAACCTCCAAGATCAAATACCAAGCCACGCGGTTAACCCATACTTGATGGCGATATCCTCGAAAGTCCACGCGCAACCAACCGCTACAAATGCCGACAGGTAGAACCGACACAACCAGTCGTTGGGTTTGCACATCGATGGGACTACGAAGAACCAACCAAAGGCCAAGAACATAGTGATCAATGCAAACTTCATGAGAACTCCACATGTTGATTGTAGGTGTGCGGAAAGTTGATATTGCGGTCATCGAGGATGATGATCTCAGCACCCGGGAACGCAGTCTGCCCATCTAAGCTGTGACTGATGATCAACACTTGCGAGAAGCGAGGATTGTCAATCAGGCTCTTCAGGAACGGAATCAGGTTCTGTCGGTGAGCGGCGTCGAACGTACCACCGAGCTCATCGATCCACAGTGGGTAGTCAGTCAGGTCCATGCATTCATAGCCAGTCAGACGCATCGACTGATTGACGATGTCCTTTACGCTGGTACTACCTGCACTGATATCTGGACGTGGCGTATCCCCAACGATCATCGGGAACTTGTAGTCAACTTCCGTCTCACCCGGTTCCCCAGCTTCGATGTGAAGTGAGTAACCCCAGACCGATTCGATCACGTTGTTTGCACAACCCAGAATACGACCCAGTTGGTTCTGGATGTGTTCTGCGATCAGACCGTTTTTCGGAGACATGGCCGCAACCAGACCGTCGTAACCTTCCTGCCGAACGAGCGCCTGCTTGAGTTTGTTCTCCAAGTCCTTAGCCAAGGTCTCGTAGGTTTCATTCTCATTGAGTGCAGCTTCATGGATACCCAAGGTGACTTTCGTCTTCCTGATGAGTTCCATGATGGCGTGGTCACCTTGCAGGTTCATGTAGTCGATCAGTTTACCGCGCAGTGATTCGTACGCACGTTCACAGTCTTCGACCTTACGTTCCCACTCAACCATCTTGAAGTAAGCTGTCTCGATACGAGCCTTGCGACGCTTCGCATCTCCAACTCGAGCGAACAACAAGTTGTACTCAGCCAATGCAGCATCGTAGTCAGCAAACGCACCTGCCAACTCACCAGCCTCAAGCTTCATGTTACGCAGCGCATTCTCGAGTGTGGTGATGTTACTTTCCAAACGTTGACGTTTAGCCGCTACGGTGACGTCGCCTTCGTAGATAGCAAACTTCGACAGAATCTCTTTGCCGAGGTCTTTCCACCCGAACCGATCGAAGAACGAGAACAGACCACTGTACGTGCTGCTGTAACGATCCCTGAACTCATCCAGACGACGATACGCATTCAAGACAGCTACCATGTCGCTCAGCTCTTCTTCGAGCTTACGCACTCGCATGGACTCGCTCTCTGCCAGCGCCTCGCCCTGATTGATCCGAGCTTGCAGTGCTTCCAACTCACCCGGCTTGATGCCTGGCTTGAAGCGACTGTGGCAATCAGGACATTCCACTTCTTCGCACTTGTGGATGTAGTCAGCATTCTGCTTGAGCGACTCAAGCAAACCGACAATCTTGCCAAGACGGATCTCAGCCTGATGGATGGTTTCTTGCTTAGACGTAGCATCGGCTTCTGCTGGTTTCTCAGACGGAAGATCGGCGATAATCCACCGAAGATCGTTTGCGATCTGAGAGGCAGGGATCAACAGCGACTCATGGATACCCGTACGCAATGTAGGTACCTCTGAGAGCTCCTCTCGCAGCCGTGCTAGCTCGTTCTCGATCGTCTCAGGGGAGACTTCGGTCAGAGCCGCTGCACGCCCTTTACGCTGCTCGCAGTCGGTCAGTCGTTGAGCACGTACATTGAGCTCGCCTTGCAGGGTATTGAGTTGAGCCTCAGCATCGGCCTTGAACTGAATCAGCTGATCCATACCCAAAGCCCCTTCAGTCTTCGGATACTCACAATCGAGGAACATGGCGATACTGTCGATGGTCCTTTCCAGATCCGACAACAGCTCGAACGGGTCACGCTCATCGGCATTGGACTTGGGTTCCATCATGAGCATGTCGAGGGTATCGTGCAGCTCTTTGGCTTTTGCTCGCATTGAAGCGATATCGTCAGGGTCCATCATCCGACGTTTAGCTTCAGCCAGCTCACTACGCAGATACTCGACAATCTTGTCGGTAGCGTTAGCCTGACGCTTGTAGTGGTTGTAGCGATCGAAAGCGTAGGTGAAGTCTTGCTCGCTGAACTTAGCGATCCAGTGCTGACGACGTTTGGCTTCCATCGCAGTGAACCGCGACTTCTCCTGACCGGTCAAGAACGCGTGCAGATCACGATCGTAACCACCAAGATACTGTTTGATCAGCTCCAACTGAACGGTGATGGTACCACCGCGGTTAAGGTTCTCCCCACCGTCGACGCTGAAGGTATAACGGTTCTTGTCACCGTACTCAGCAGTCTCGTGATAGTGACGGCCTTTGTGGTGGAACTTGACCGACCAGAAACCCGGCTTATCAAAGTTGTGAGGATCTGGTGGGATAGGAGAGAAACCCAACTCCAGCAGACTGCTCTTACCGCTACTGTTAGTGCCCAGCACCATTTGAACCCGAGAGGTAGGACGAATAACAACTCGTTCCTTACCGTTAAGCGCTGTACGGTTACAACGCTCAAGAATAATTTCTTCGTAAAACACGATGCTTCTCCGTGAGAGCCCTGTACTATATGAAGTTTCATTAACAAATAACCGAGGGAGATCCTGATGGACGCATCGGTGTTCAAGAAAGTGGCTATCGGGGTTGTTGCTGAAAACATCGAGGTGAAGTCGGGGACTGCCATCAACAACACCGTACGTGTGACACCCACAGAGTGGTTGTCGATGCGCGATGGTGAGTTGGCTAACAACCCTACCCCCATGACCTACAAGTCGCAGGACGCGCAGGGTGTGGAGACTCAGGGTGGGTTCATCACCAACAACACGATCCCGTGCGAATGGTTACCTGCCGGCGCTAACCGGTTGACACCTCCAACGGTACGACGCGGTATGCGGGTGGAGCTATTCCAGACTGCGGACGAGGCAAAGTACTACTGGCGTTACCTGGGTCTCGACGATCACTTGATGAAACTCGAAACCATCATCTTCGGTATCTCGGCTAACACCACCGAGCAGAAGCCTGGTGAGAAGATGCCGCTTGACCCCAAGAGCATGTATTGGTTCGAGATGTCCAGTCATTCGAAGAAGGTTGCGCTGCAGACATCTAAGGTCAGTGGTGAGTTCTGCTCGTACGAAATGTTCTTCGATCTGGCGGGCGGTGAGTTCAGTGTTAACGATGACCTCGGTAACTGGATGCTCCTGAACAGTAAGAACCACCTGATTCATCTTCAGAACCAGGATGGTACCTTCGTCAAGTTAGACAAGAAGAATATCGAGATGTTCGCCCCACAGGACATCAATGCCAAGGCAACGCAGAACGTCAACGTTGAAGCGGGGAAAGATGTCAACATCAAGGCAGGTACCAACATCAATGCCAAGGCTGGCACTCAAGCCATGGTAGATGGTGGTGGTAGTGTGCTGACGCTACAAGGCGGCGGTACTACGCTCAAAACTCCACAGTTCGATATCACGACGGGGTAATCGAAATGTCTCTTCCAGTCTCGCTTGTCGGTATGTCTCAAGCCGGTGGTGTGATCATGGGTCCTGGTGCAGTGCAGGTGCGCGTCAATGGTCTCCCAATATCGTTAGTCGGTGATGACGTCGCCAGTCACGGGCCGGGCATTCACCAAGGTCCAAAGATGGTTCAAGGCTCAGCCATGTTCCGTATCAACGGGATAGCGGTTGTCAGAACCACCAGTCTGGCGTCCTGTGGGCACGACGCAAACGGTTTCCCTAACGTTACCGTAGCGATATAGCCGCGACATACAGCCGGGGCCAGTGCCCCGGCTGTATGCTGTCATTGCTCGATGTACTCCGTCCCCATCTCCAACAGATACGCACTGGCGTAGAAGGTCGGGAAGCTCGACTCTCTCGCCGAGTTGACGTAGTTGTCTTCCTTTGCGTAAGGTCGAGTGTCGTGCGCCCAACGGTTAACCAGGTTCTTGTCGATCGAGATCACGAATTCACCATGGTCATCGTACGACACGTACTCTGGCAGAAAACCGTTCTCCAGCTGAAGCGGATACTTCGGTTGAGCGTGGTAGGTGTAGCGTCCAGCCAGACCGGTTTGCTCCAAGCCAATACGATCGCAGAAGAAGTTCTCGGCCTCAAGGAGGATGATGAACGACTGAGGGAGCTTGAGGATCGCACGTACCGCAGCATCGGAGTTGACGCGGTTCATGTCCATTGCGTCACCATGGATGCTCGGCGTATCCAGGTGTTCTTCCACAGACGACATGTCGATGAACGGCTTGACGTTGTAGAACATGTCCATCAGTGGCAGCTTCCACCACTCGAGCATTATGTCGTGATCGCCCCGCACCGAATACTTCTCGTTGTTGAAGTGCAGGATACCCATCATCGAGATCAGCACGACTTTATCAGTCAGGTCGATGTCAGGCATGCTGAGCAGGACACCACGACGCAACGGGTAATCGTTGTTCATGCTGTCTTTACCGATCGGACGAATCATCTCGTCAGTGATCGGATGGAAACTCATCTTGCCGACAGAAAGGAAGCTGTGCAGACCCAGCTGATTGCGGTTGGCGTAATGGATACTGCGTCCACCGCCTTTGATGACCACGCCTCTCGACGAATAGTCTGTGATATGGCAAAGGCCATTTACGGTGAACAGACCGTGTTCGTACAACTCTTTGTAGTCGCAACCTTCACGGGTAACGCGCAGGTCAGTGAGTTCTGCATCGAGCAGCAGGTTACCGTCACCGGACCATGGGTGGACTTTCTGTACATCGTACTTGGCAACCAGCAGGTCGCGATACTTCACCACACCGGCAGTGGCTTTGACGACGGTTTCGGAGATCGGTAGTGTCTTGTTGCCGTTGGCTTCCAACCATGCATCGACAGTCGTCGATGGATTGAGTTTGAAGATGATGTCGCTGACATCAGCCAGGTTCAGACTGACCTCGGTGGCGAACACGGGGTTCGACAGGATCAGGTGCACCACAGCGTAGTCGGTAAGCAATTCACGCAGTGGGGCGTGGTTGACTTGCGTCTCGATCAGCCGCTGATTCACGCCATAGCGGCGCACTAACGCTCGTTCGCACGTATACATCCCAGCACCTCGTTGGAAAATGATATGCTCGGCGTCCTAGACGCCCAGTCTCATATTTTTAGTGGAGTCTTGTAATGACTGACCCAATCCTCGAATACCTGTACCCGGAGGACATCACGGGTGCGGCCACAACCAACAAGGTAGGGCCGGAAAAACAAACGCTGAACCCGCCTGAAGAAGAGCTGGATTTCCACTGGATCATTCCGAAGGCAACCCCGTTCTTCCGCGACACCATGAAGCTGTTCGACGTTGCGACCGGTCGTGAGCTGATCCGCGGTACGGATTGGGCACCAGGTCACAAGTTCAACTCCGCTTCGTACGAACTCCAAGGCATCAAAGGTGGCGTGTACGGCTCCATCTTGTTCTACGACAAGACCCGTGGTGGTCAAGTCGAGTTGCGCGAATACCAGACCCTCGGCGGTAACTGGACGCTCAACGAAACCAAGATCCTGGAGATGCTCGACGCCAAGGCTATCGACCCTCGTTTCGTTACCTACGAGGAAGTCAATGGCAAGCCGGAAGTCTTCCCGCCGATCGAACACAACCACCCGGCAGATGACCTCACCGGGATGCGTGAGCAAGTGGAGGCCACCTACGACATCGCCGCTGCGATCCGTCAGCGCACTGAAGACTGGTTGGCTAACCCACCGATCCTGATGTCGCAATACTTCACCAAGGACGAAATCACTGTCCGTGAGATGGAGTCTCGAGAAACGGCGTACCAGTACACCGACATGCCGGCACTGGCTTTGCCTTTCCCAGAAACCAACACCAGCGGTGGCAGTCACGTAGCGACTTCCCTCGGTCTGGCTGAAACAGGTACTGGCGGTACGCTGCGCGTCGCTGCGGGGCTGAACATCAGTGTTGGTCAACAGATCAACGGTTTGGCTCGTTGCCGTACTCGTCAGTTCACCACGACGTTGTGGAACAGCCAGAGCCTCGAGACCAACTCGACGTACTATCTCCGGGCTACGGTCAGCGATATCGGCAGTCTGCTGCTCTACACTCAGAAGGGCGCAGACAACAACCCGATTCCGAGTACCCTGAAAGGTACTCCGAACGCACAAACCGGTGGAGGCTTCGACAGTACGCAGCTCGACATGCTGTTGGCCAAGGTCGTTACTGGCGCCGTGGGTAGCGTTCCAGTTGTGACCAACCTCGCTAACGCCAAGGACCTGCTGACGGCCGTCACAGCGACTGGTGCGGCTACTGTCGATGGGGCCAACGCGGCTACCTATAGCGCAACCTTCGCACTGAACTGGGGTCGTAAGTACAACGATCACAGCATCTACGCGGTGGTCATTCAGAACAACTCAACGGTGCTGGTCGATGGTGGCGCTAACTACGGTCGGACTGTTGTAGGCGATCGTTATTCCGTGACGGTGGGTGTCTCGACCAACTGGCAGCAGCCGCCATCGAGTCCAACTGGCACTATCACCGCTACCTTCCGCGGCTAATAAAGGCGAGTCGAAATGTCTGACATTATCTTCAAGTACCCGCTCGACCTGGCCTTGGATGGGATCTACAATCCCAATAACAAGGTCAAGGATGAAGAGCACACCATCGGCAACACTCGTGCGCGACTGTTCGCCGCTGACTACGGACCGTTCTACGGCACTACGGTGGCGATGCGCGATGCCGTCACGGGTTACGAGCTCAAAGACGGGGATTACCGTCTCCTGCATCCGTACCGTGAAGCGCGGGAACGTACTGGTCAGGCTGTCTACGCTGCCGTACAAATCCTCAACGCTGACGTGGGGCCGAAGATCCTCTTCACTGCACAGATGGTCGGTGGTGAGTTCTCCTTCTCCACCTACGCCATCAAGCAGGCAATCACTGAACTGCTGGCTGACGACCGCCCTATCTATTACGGCGATCTGGTCGGTATCCCATCGCAGTTCGTTCCTGCGCCGCACCTACACAGCGCCTATGACCTCTACGGCATGAAGGCGATTGTAGAAGCGACCTACGATGTGGCAGCGGCGGTCCGCGAAGGTGACCTGGCTTCTCGTCAACTACTCCTACAGCAGGTCGGCAGTAAGTTTGATGCGATCGATCAGTTCTGCATGGGTATCTCGGATCAGTTCCGAATCGCTGCGAATGAACTGGCTCTGCTGTAACCCTTAAAGGAAAATATCCGTCATGTCGAAACCCTCCAGTACGATTATCGCAGAGGCTCTTGCGGAACTCGGCGGTGAGATGAGGCACTTCAAAGAAGAGCTGATCCTCGCCCTCGACAAACCCACCGACTTTGCGGACTATGCTTTCTCGGCTGACACGCTGGAGGGCAAGACCCCTGCACAGATTCAGCAATTGCTGCTGGATGAAGTCACCAAACACACCAGTAAGCTCGGTGTAAACGTCCACGGTATCAACGGCAATCAGGTCGGTAGTTACACCGGCCAAGAGTTCGAAGATCGACTGGACATGCTGATGGATACTGAATCCGGCGTTCCGTTGGACTTCTACGGTGACCGTGAGTTCCTTCCGCCGTCAATTACCGGTTCCTTCGAGTCAGGCAGTAACACCACCCCTTGGGGTATGGTGGCGATGATGTTGGAAGACAACGGTACGCTGATGGTATTGCGTACCGGTACGGACGGCGACACGGCGGGCTTGTTCTACTCGTATCTGCGCAATGCTCAGACCGAGACGGACATTGGCAACATCATCATGTCGAACGTACAGTACGAACCAGCCTTCATTCCCGCCGGCATGAAGTGCTTTGCGATCGTCCACGGTAGTCAGGACATTATCGTGGGTATTGTGGTCGACAAGGTGACCTTGGCCCGCACGGGTTACTTCGTCTCCGTCACGAACAACACGATGGACCACACCAAGCACACCGGAGTGTTCGTTCCTAACGGTTCGATCTTTGACGTCAAGTTTCACCAGACGTGGTCCTCGTCGATGGTCGGTGGTGTGACTGGCTACATCAAGAACGGATGGTGCTATTTCCTCTGCAACCTCGATGTAGTCAATCAGTTCGGCTGGCGTGTGTGGAGAATCCCGGTAGCCAATCTGATCGCCGGTGTTTGGGGTGGTGTCGAGCAGGTTACTGGCTGGACGATCAACCGTGGGGGCGCCGGTGTGGTTTCGAGAAGCGACCTTGTCCTGTTCGACAACGTTCAGGACGCGTTTGCTCAGATTGGTAGTGCGCACATCAATCAGATCCCTGCGGCGGCATCGCCAGGTGTATTCCCGATGGTCCGTGAAGATGGTCGGGTCATCGTGATGCAACAGAAATACTGGCAATACATCCCAACCGATCAGCGTGCTCAGCAGCAGGGGTTCGTGGGTTCGTGGACTATTGAGATCCCCGATAACAAAGTCATCGACTGTGCCAAGTACCACAACCAGAAAGTCGTCAGCACGTATGTCAGCGGTGTCGGTTTCTCCATCGGCGTCTGCCCTGCATGGGTTGGGGATTCCTACAATGCGTGGATGCGGTATGCCGGTGGTCAGGCTTGCGGTTCTTGGTACACGACCAAGTTCAATCAGATGTGGATGTGGGGGACGACAACTTACTACTCGAGTCGAGTCCTCTATCGTCTCCCCGGCCCTGATATCAATCAGGACCCGCTGGATTATTTCCAGATGCGGACAGGGGTTGGTCCTGGAGTACAGGGCGTCAACATCTCCGGGCGTCACGGATCGGCCTTGACCGTTGCCTTCCACTGCATCGGCAACATCGGTGATTTCCAGCTGACTGCGAAGAACTACATCAAACCGCTTGGGAAACCATACGGCGACTACGCGGTTCGAGCGTTGATCACAGGTGAACCGACTTATCAGTACTCGTCGGTATCTGGCAAGTACGCGTACCGAGGTTTTGCTCCAACTATCCAGCGTTATACCTTCGAAGAGCTCGGCGCTAGTGACATCACGGCAATCGTGATGTTGAACGAAGGACATTCTGGTGCGGAATGGCAAAGTCACGGGCGTTTCACGAAGAACACCGGTCAGTGGATCAAGGCAGGAAAGATCAATCCCGATCTGACTGTCTCTGGGGCGATCATCACCACTGGCGACTGCATGGAGTCGATCAACCAACAGATCTACAACGATCTGGTCTCCAAAGGCGTTACGTTCTACGGTGATCGCAACACATCGATGTGCTTTGAGCTGAACGTTCCTCAGATGTACACCGATATGCCTCCGTTTGTCTTCGGTACGTATATCTCGGCAGACCAGTCAATCACCAACTTTGTCTACAGTTGTGCAATCACCGTAGGTAATCGTCAATCGATCAGTGCTGTGGCTATTCAGCCATCGACTCTGGCAAGGGCGATCGGATGGCAGGGCACAGGGCTTTCCGTAACGCCTATGGAAAACTGCGGGCAAAATGCGATCCGTCGTGTTAATGGTGGTTTTGTGGTTGGTGTGGTTCCGGCAAGTATTATCACCGTGGTCGGTGACGCTGAAACGTCTATCAACCTGTTGACGTATAACGGCACATGGGCGTTTCGAGGGACACCGGTCTGGAACCACTGGCAGGTTGCTCCGATGGGTTGGATTAACTTCCCTTCCCGTGGGCTGTATTGGGGATTGTGCTCGGAGTTCATTCGTGGAGAAATCGACTGCGGGAGTAAACTACTCGGCGTGTTGATGGCAACTACCGACATGAACACCAGGACGATGGATAACGGTTACCCGTTGTTCCAGGACGGCAACAACTGTATCGTTCTCGTGTCTCAGAAAACGGTATCGGCCTGGACGATCTACTTCTCTGACCCGACACCTGCCATGCTGGACGGCACTTATCAAGTCATCGCGAATACGACTTACGAGTTGAACCCCGCGGTCGATGCGAACAAGACGTTTTACATGTGGATCGTTAAAGTGAATGGCGTGCTGTCGTACCGCGTTATTCCTCAGAGTGCGGCTGCTCCAACCGGTGTGCAAGCTTCTTTGTATCTCGGTTACTTGACGACCACTGGGGCTGGTATCCAGAAGGTGGTGGCTGAGAAACGTGTAGCTGTCGGCGGTAACGTTCTGGCTCGTGCTTCTCAAGGGTCCGGTATTCCGCTCACCTCCGGTACTCCGAACACTTACGGGCGCCTCAACTGGAAATAACCATGACGATCGAAGACCTGCTCTTGTATTGCAAGGTGCGCTTTGGGGAATACAAAGCCCAGATCTTCCGACTCATCAAATCGAAAGCAGGTCGAGTCCTCCACGCGGGGGACTCCGACAAGCTCGAAGGGTTGAGTTTGGCAGACCTCATCGCCATCATGCGTGGCGAAGTCAATACGCACGAAAACAACCACAACCTCCCTCACGGGGAAACACTCGCTCAATTGGGCGGGATCACGAAAGCTACGTTCGACCAAAGGGCGGCTAACTACTTCCCTAAGGACGGAGTGCCGATCAGCAAGCTGCCTGCTCCAACGGCCTTGCCGATCAGTGGGTCATCCATCACGGTCAACGCCTCGAACATTGTGTATTGTGGTCGTAAGGTCGCAGTACCTGCTCAGGCGTTGGCATTGAGTGGAACGGTGCGACAGTACATCAAGATCACGATGTCCGGACAACCTCCAGCCTACGGGATTCAGTACACGCTGAGTACCAACCCAGGCGAGGATATCCGCAACATGATTGTTGGGTGGGTTGACTATTCCAACGGATCGTACGTCCCGACGTTCTTCGGATCGACAAGGATCGGTTATGCAGTGATCAGCACCACGCCTCGCGGCTTGGGTATCCCGACCTCGGCTGGTTCGCAAGCTGCGCCTAGTTCGACCAACCCTGGCTGGTATTCGTAAGGAGGGTCACATGGCTGGTCCAAAAACAGCGTTAGCGCTATTTCGGAAGGTTACGTTTGCAGCGTACCACTTCCAAATCAAGCGTGTCTTGAAAGAACGCGTCAGGAAACTCGCTACGAGGTCTGGTGATACGACCCTCCTCTTACCCAACTGGAGTGTCTTTGAGTTGCTGAAGGTCGCTAGAGCGGCTCTGGCAGCACACATCGCCAGGCGAGACAACCCTCACCAGGAAACGATGCGCTCGATCGGCTCGTATACCGACGCTGACATCGTCGCTAAGTTGTCGAAGAAGGTCCCGAACTCCATTGTCCCGGTCTCCTCGTACGGGGTGTTGGATTTCATGACCGACGCTGAAGTCGCAGCGGCGTGGGTACCGTCAGGGTTCACGCTGACCTGCAACCGGTCGATGAGGGCTATCCTTTCAGGTACGCCTTACGTCCTGCCGGCTGCTACCATCAACCTCTACACGGTCGATGCAAACCCTGCGAACAAAACGTTCAACATTTACTTAAGAGCGCAGTTCGGGTTGATCCGGTACGAGTGCCGGGCAGATACACCACCCGAATCGGTGTCGATTATGTTCTTGGGTTCGATCACGACTAACGGAGCGGGTATCGTCAGTAAGTCGTTCTCGACCGTCTACAGACTCGACACATTCCGCCTCAGCCTGCAACCGGTCGGTTCTGCCATCCCTGTGGCGAGCGGACCTATCGATGCTCCAGCCAAGTTCCCTGCTAGCTGGAATCCCCTTTAAGGAAGCCTTACGATGAAACAGCCTGTCCCAGAAGCACCCACTAACGTCCAGCACTCCAACCCGTACAACGACATCAGTCGCGGACTGTTCGTTATCCGCAACCCAGAGTCGTCGATCAAACTCGCTCGAGTGCATGCCGCTACCTGGGTGACCAAAGGACCGGCTGCTGGTATCGGTCATCTGCAGTTCCAGCTGATGGGTTATACCGCTCAGCCTACGACTGCAGAGGAATACGCAAACGGCGTTCTGCTGGATGCGCCAGACGGTACCAAGTGGTTCGACTGCCTTACCCGAGGACTGGTCACCAAACCGATCATGGCCGAGTATTGGGCCATCAACATCTTCTACGCTCACTACATCAACGTAGACGCGGAGAAGCTTTCTCAGGAAGAGATCGACAACGCCAACACACAGGCCGCTGTGTTTACCGCTACCATGGGTAAACCTTACGATCTGAAGGCCATCGATTTCCAAGTGTCGTTCCAAGCTGTCGGGGGTCAACCGATCTCCCGCATCAGCATGGCACTTGGGATCGACTATGAACTCAATGGCGCAGCCGAGCACATGGATATCGGCGATTTCCCAACAGTGGACTTCGACCCTGTGCGCTTTGCTGGTTTGACAATCAGGAATCAACGGGAGTAAGTCATGGCTACCAAGCCTGATGCAAGCGTTAAAAAGACCCAGGAGATGTTGAACAGTCTGGGCTTCAACTGCGGTACGCCTGATGGGCTGTGGGGACCCAAGTCCCTCGGTGCGTACACGTCCCTCCTCAACGCCACAATCGATCCGTCCAAACCTCTTGGGGTACGGCGTGTCGGTTGGGGGCAGAAGTTCTCCGCACCTGCACTGACTCGTCTGGCGCAAATGGTCAAAGATCTGCGTTGCGAACCAGTGTCCATCAGTACCTTCATGGGCTGTATGGCGTGGGAGACTGGTCGTAGTCTCAGCCCTGCGGAGAAGAACAAGATCTCCGGAGCTACGGGCCTGATCCAGTTCATGGAACCTACCGCCAAAGGCCTGGGTACCAGTCAAGCTGCGCTCGCGAAGATGAGCGTACTCGAACAACTGGAATACGTCTACCTGCACTTCAAGCCGTTCGCCGGTAAGCTGAAGAACGATGGTGACGTTTACATGACCATCCTCCTGCCTCGTGCCGTCGGTAAAGCTGACGACTACGTGCTGTGGGACAAGTCTAACTATCCAACCGCGTTCTCGCAGAACAAAGGTCTGGATCTGAACGACGATGGTCTGATCACCCGTACTGAGTGCATGCACAAGGTGCGTAACCTGATCGTCGAAGGCTTCCTGCCGAACAACGTTCTGGTCTGCTAAGCAAAAAAAAAGAAGACATACAGCCCGGGCATTGTGCCCGGGCTGTATGCTGTTCGCCACCCGTTGAGATTTTAGACCGTGGTGTCACACTTCCCTTCGCCGAGCACGGCAACCTTGCGCACCAACTCAGCCATGACTTCAGGGGTCTTGGCCAGATAGTCGAGTTCGACATGATCCAGGCGCAATGCACCGATCTGAATGTCGCGACGATAGGAAGTAATAACCACTTCGATCTCGACGATCTTGACGTTGACACTGCGGTTGATGTTCATCCATCCGCGTTCTTTGTCGACGTCCAGGTGAAGAGCGACCTCCTCGTTGTCGATACCCAGCTGTACCGAACAGCGCATTGCCCGCTGACACGCCGTCGATTCGACGAATTCCAGAGAGGAGTTGGTAGTCAGCATAACGCCACTGTTCGATGCTATCTTGACGTTCTTGAGTGTTGCGTTACGCACGTATTCGCCGAAAGCAATCTCGCCATCAGCGGGTGGGGAAAGGAGGGCAAACAGATTGACGCCAAACTTTCGTTCATCCTGAACCTCTCCAGAAATACACAGCGCATCGAGGTCCAGAGCGATGGTTTCGAACCGAGTGTTCATCGGTATCTCAGCCGGCTTCCAGTCGACCATTGCTTGTTTGAGATCGTTCAACCCTTTGACATAATCGTAGTGGTCGAAGTTATAACCAGTAGTAGCGAGTGCGTGTTTGAGAATTTCCTCAACACGTTCCTTGGACACTTCTACTTGTTTATCCCCAAAAGAGAGGATGGCGTTAGGACGAGTTTCGTACATGTGTAAATCACCTTGTAGAGAATGATTGTTTACTTGCATGAAAGAGGTATTTTAATTAAGTAATTACCTTTCATTGATTTGCAGCATAAAGACCCTCCCCTACCCCTGGCGGAGTAAAGCACTGGAGAAGTTCGCATCGTTACACTCGCTCACGTTTCTGGACCGTCAACTTCGCTTCGCTACGTTTCCTAAAGAATAAGGAAGAAGGCGTGTTACAAAAGATTCGATTACTTATTAACTGTTTACGGCATAAAGAAACCAAGACTACCTGGCCGAAACCAGGTAGTCGAGGTAATCACGTCAAACTTTAGGAGGTGTGGTATCGATACCAAGATCGAGGTCAGGAACCCCGGTATCGTCATCTTCCTTCTGAGTACCTTCGTCAGCTTGCTCCTGCTGCTGATCTTGATCGGCGTTAGCCGTGCTGTCATCGTCTTCCTTCTGAGCTTGAGTATCCTCTTCCTGAGGACCATCTTGATCAGTGGTATCCAGAATGACATCGTCGTCTTGCTGAACGTTGTCGTCTGGTTGGTCGTTATCTCCAGGCTGAGTATCTGCCGGAGCTTCCTGACCGAAGGTTTCGTCACTGTCCAGAGGCTGGGCTTCAGCAATCGCCCGAGCCTTCTCATCCATATTTGCAACCGACTCGTTGCGAGTCTTACGACGGATGGCGTCTTTAGCAGCCCGCTTACTGTATTCAGCGAATGCAGCGTTCAGACCCTCTACGTGAGCTGCCATCTCTTCGTTCAGTTCCATCAGCGGCTTACCATCTTCGCCACTACCGAACACGTCCATCTCACGGAACAGACCACGAGTACGCAAGAACTCACGCAACTTGACGCCTTTCCAAGCAGCGATCATCGACGGCAATGCTTCCCGCTGGATCTGGGTAGCGTAACCATCGAGGTATTCGTCCTTGACAAAGGCCGCGATGATCTTGTCGAGGAACTGATCGTACTTGTCGTAAATCTCCATGTGCTTCTCGAGGTTGTCGATATCAGGCGCAGGGAGTGTTACGGTGAGGTTGTTGATGAACTCTTGCAGGTAGACCTCATGGTCACCTTCGAAGTCTTCTGGCAACCACTTCTTGTTCTCCTCAATGATAGCCAACAGGTCATCGATGAGGATACCGTCGTTCATGGTCGAGATCCGAACGTAGTCGGTGAGCATCGGGTTGGTCTGACGCTGAACCATCATCACCCGCTTAAGCAGCAGCAGGTTGTTGTTCACGGCCGTGGTCGCAAACTCAGGCTGGTTCATGTTGTCCACCATCTCTGGCGTCACGCTGAACACGCGACATACGTCATCGCGAGCCTGATTGAGGGTGTCGGTATCGATAGCCACTTGCTGCGATTCACGCGGCTGGATAGACGTCTTGATTTCCGGGAAGCGAGGGTTACCCGACACCGACACGGAGTAGGACGTCATTTGCAGCGCTTCAGCAATACCCTGAGGACTGTTGATCGCCATCGGCAATTGGTTGAACGCCAGTGCCATTGCCTCGTTGACCAGGTAACCCACGGTCTCGGTAGGGTTCTTGTCGCTAGGGTCCAGCTCGATCACGATATCCTTCCCAGGAATCGCGTTGTTGATCGAACCCATGACGTGTGCCACCATCAGGTTTGCACGCATAGCGCACAGGCCTTTGGCGTCTTCGAGTATGGATTTACCCACGCCATACTCGTTGAAGTCGTACGCCATGTAAACCATCATCTCGGCCGGTACATACAGCAGAGTGGTTTGTTGGTTCTTGAGCGTACGGGCAAGCATCAGCTTGTCGATATGCTCAGTACGACCCAACTCGAATTGCCCACCCATCGCACCCGACTTCAGACGCGACATGAGGTCACGCTCGATCACGTCACCGCACAGCTGAGCCATCCGGTCAATCGCGATGTCAGAGGCGTTGGCAATACCACCGTTGATCGCACCAGCTGCCATGTTCAGCAACTCACCAGCGATCTGGTTACCAGAACCTACCTGCTCGCCACCACCCAACATCCCACGACGTACATCGTCGTAGTAGTCAAGGGTTTTGACCGACGCCACTGGGAAGCCGTTACCGTCTTGGATCACCCAGTAGCCGATGTGGTTCTTACGGTCACCTGGGATACAAACAGGGATAACCGCTTGAGTCGGCAAGTGATACTTCAGTGGGTGACCTACGGTGTGGCCGCCGGACTGTTTGAGCGTTGGGAGCACTTCCATGCGGGAGCGCTTCGGCTGCTGAGGTTTGCGGAAGAACCGACTGTAGATCTGGTTGTCGGTGAGACCTTTCTTCTGCTTCTTCGAGTAGCCAGGCGACGTTTCCAACTGAGGATTCTTATCGTCCTTGTTGTTCTTGTCGTCATCCTGCGAAGACTCCGCTTCACGACGCAACCGGTCACGACGGCGGGATTCGAGCGTCAGTTCGCCGTAAGCGGTCTGCATCATCCGCTCACGCTTGAGTTCCTGTACGGCAGGAGCGCGTAGGGAAGCCAAGTTATCTGTTACGCGGAACGGCAATGGTACGGTCTTCTTGACCTTACCTTCAGTGCTGATTTCAGCCTTGATGGTATGGTAATCGGCCATGTCCTGGAAACTGATCCGGGTTTTGGCCGACTCGAAACTCGCGTAATCGGTACCACCCGCCGTGGCGACTCGCAGGCCGAGCACGCCCTTAGGCCGGAACCAGCCATTCCACCATTCCCCGTCGTAGTTTGCCACCGACTCCATACTGGCGTCGTTGTTCGAACCGTTAACCATACGGTCGAGTGCAGCCTCTGGGATGATGAGGATTGGGTGAGCGCCGTGCAGAATCAACGCTTCGTCGATCCACTCGTGTAGCTTGTTGGGGGTCTGCTCTTCGTCAATGAAGTGCTCTTTGAGACGATCGGTCATCAAACCCGTCAGTTGACTATCCGTGCCCGTTACCTTGCCATCGAAGATGAGCGTGGTGGTGACCAAGTCACCCGGTGCGCAGATTGCACTGACAAGGATGTCTCGCGGCAGGTTAAGGTCCGGCATCACCTTGAAGATGTTGGCGATGTCAGACACGTCCCGCAAGTTGCGACGGAAGACGTCGGCTAGAGCCTGAACGTCAATCGATCGACCGCTACCGTTGTTATTGTTCGTCCTGGCAGCCGGCCCGGTGCGGTCCATGACCAGACGCTGCACGAGACGATTGTCGGCCTCACTACCTTTCTTGAATGGCTCGGCCCGACTTGGGAGCCTCGAATCATTATCGGCCATCTACACCTCTCCTGTACAGATCGGGGTCGCTATGAATGCGTACTATAAGCTTTATTTGGACAGCGTCTTCAGACTGGCAACATCGCTAGTTCTCAAGAGCTCGATTACAGCCGACCGAATGAACAGTCGGTTGAAAACTCTTGGGTTCGATGTGAACCCTGACGATCCTGCCAGTTGGAAGTACTACCGTAACCTTGCCGGCCTGTACCACACGGCCGACACGATGATGACCGTAACCTCGCTGGACACTCGCGAGATCATCGACTTCACCATCGAGAATCTGAAGGTACACCGGGCTACTCGCCGGGAGTACAAGTTCGGGTCGGACTACTACAAGGCCTTGCTCAAACGCTACCCAGATCAGTCAATCCTGATCGGGGGCATCATCGGCCCAATCGACACCGCGACGGCTATTGCGTCGAAAGATCATAACATCTTGTCTTACGACATGGCGTTGGTCGAATCGAACGAACAGCAGTTGATTCCCGGTATCCAGCGCTACATCGACCTGATGTTCGTACGCTGGCACAACGCCGACTACAACCTGTTCGAGCCGTTCTACTACACAATGATGTTGGCGGGTCTTGCAGGTCAGCTGGTTCCTGAGATACTCAACCTGCGTAAGCTGGCTACCAAGACCGATCAGGCGCATAGCTATCACATCAGGCAATACCTGATGAGCTTCAGTCCGGTGGGTCGTGAGTTCGACTTCCTGACTCAGAAGCAGAAGCTGTATCTGTATCGGAACATCCGTTACCTGAATCTGAACATCGGACGTCAGGAGATTCTGGATGAACTGACGCAGAAGATCCTGACCGATCGCGGTTTCTCGCTGGCTAAGTACATGATCGAGCACAACTACGGCAAGATGCCGATCGATGCTCTTGATCCTGAGATCCGGTTGAATCGCATTACCGTCAACGGTATCGAGCCTGCGTTCGGCAGTAACTCCAAGACCGTGGCTGAAATGCTCGACATGGAACTGCCGCTGGCTAGGGACAACCCACTGCACTGGGAAGAAGCACTGGCAGACACCACTTGGAAGATGACCAACTCCTTGTGGAACAAGTTGCCAACCAAGGTGCTTGAGTCGAACGTCGTTGACCTGACTGACGCAGAACCGTTTACGTTGACGGAGGTGCTCCTTAACCACTGGATCTACCTATCGCATTTCAACTACTTCAAGTCCGTCATCACGTTCACCAACCCTGCGAACGGCGATAAGTACAACCTGTCGGTGAAGGATGCCTTCATCTTCTATCTGTACGCCTACAACGCTTCTAACGCTATCAAGCTGAAGAAGGTCCCGACCATCAGTGCTAACCGTGTTCGCCGGATTCCTCCTGCGACCTGGAACGAGCTGCGGGGCATGGCAGACAAGAAGAAGGTGCCGGACTACTACGTCGACAAGATCATCGACGATCAGGTACCGATCATTCCCTACATCTCCACGGAAGCCTTCCGTGAAGCGTGTGTGGACATCCACAAGATCATGTTGGCCCATCGTGAGATGCGCTTCTACAACGGCGACTACATCGCTGAAGGTCAGTTGCACACGATCATAGATCGTTGCTACATGGACATCCGCATCGATCTGGGTGAGAACGCGTACTACCAAGACTGGTTGGATGAGAAGGGGATTGACACCTCGGCAATGGGACGGCTGGAATACAGCCTAATCGCCGCTGAGATCTTCAAGACAGCCACCGGTGGGGATCTGGGCAACCAGACCACTACCCGTCAAGTGCACGCTGCCATGATCCGCATCATGCGCACGCTGTCCCCTTACTCCGTGCAGTTTATTGCACAGATCAACGACAGTCCGATCAAGATCATCGACGGGAAGTTCCCGACGCTTACGATCCCACACATGAAGAGCTACTCGCACATTGATGTCGAGTTGGTGATTCCGGTCATTCAGGACATGAATGCTCGTGAGCACACGTACCACCACGTACCGGTTCCGGTGCCTCTGATGGGTGTGCGAATCACCGAAGAGAAGGCTCGGATGTTCGTGCCGGTCGAAGCGTTGATCAAGGTCAAGGCTACCACCACCAAGTACATGCCTACCGAAATCGCAGCGCCTAAGGTGTTTCTGCGAGACCCTGAGGTTGTGGACATCTCCACACTTGAATGGGACGGTGTGGTTGGGTACGAAGCCATTCCACCGAAAGATTTGTCGGAGATGTTTACCGACAATCAATTGAGTGGGTATGAACAACTGACGGAATCTCGCCGACAATCGTTGCTGAGGGCCTGAGGACAAGAACGATGATTGCACCAGAGATCTTATTCAGGATGCATCCTGAAGATGCCGTCAGAGCCATGATTGGTGAGAAGGTAAAGCGTCCCATGAAGGCCGACTACCTGAGGCTTGGTAAACCCAAGTCCTTGGGTGGTCTTCGTACCTCGGTGGAAGTGACGTTGGACCGCAGTAGAGCACCGGTGGAGTTGTGGGATCGGGAAGGGTCATACTTCTTCGAATACGATCGTACCGACATCGGTCAGTTCCTTCAAAGCACTAACAGAACCCTCAAAACGGCACTGCCTGTGGATGTGGTGAATATCCTGACGGCTATCCTGTCGCCGTTTGCTATCCCAGTGGATGAGCAGGACGTTGTACCTGCCGTCTTCCTCACGCTGGGACAAGCTGACATCAATGCTAACGACGATTCGTATCGTTGGGTAGGCGACACCACAGCTACGTTGATTGCGCGTGTCATCGAGCTTTCTACGCTGCTTAAGGTTGCTCGTCTGATCGTACCGTTCGACAGGAACTACAAGTCGTCCACCGTCAAGGACAGTATCGCTTTGCAGTTGAGTATGGCGAACGCTACGGCGCTGGATGTACCGATCACTGCGGCGATGTTTGCTCTGTCTACTCCAGTGGTAAATGGATCGACCACGTCCGAGGATAACACCAAGGTAGATCTGACCTTCAACGGTCTACCCTACTCAGGCACGGTCAGCGTCACGTACCAACGTCGTTCGTTTGGTAATACGTTCCGCAAGCCGGTCCAGCTTTCTGGCACACAACTGTCTAATAAACAGCAGCTTGCCACCAAGCTTTCCGTCCAAATGGGATGTGAGATCCTCGCTGCGGACATCCGCAATGAGGTATTCCCTGCCCAATCTGTGGGGTCCGTACAGGACATCCCCGTCACGTTTGACGACAGTTCGCTGGCTTATGTTGGCACTGTTCTGGTCAAGTACCGAAGAACTTCTTGAGTTCGTTACGGATAAACAACCATGTCTGACACGCTACGGTTATTGAAGTTCGACCCTGCCGTGGCATTGCTGATCATGGCCAACAACCACCTCAACATCAGGTTGCGTTCAGAGTTTGCGACGGTGGGTTCGCCCATCGTCAAGGACGATAACGGCCTGACCGAAGTCACGATTGCCACACGGGAATCGATTGACGAGGGTATTCGACGAGACTACACAGGTTCGATCCAATATGTCTTCAAGCGTATTCACGTCGCTGACATCTTCTCGAATCTGGTACTCGACCTCACACCGCCAATCACGGTCAATGGGGTCTTGAGAAACATGTCGCTTGCGACTGGTCTTGTGATATCCCCAGATGACTTCGAGAACGCGTTGGTTGAGGGCAGTAGCTTTGTCCTCAAGGCCAAATCCGAATCACTGCGGTGGTTTGGTGAAACGACAGTAATGCTGAACGAGCCAGGCGTATCGATACAACTGGCCGAGGCATTCCCCAACAACGTTCTGGATGGTCTCGTACCGCCCGTATTCGAAGGACCGTTGAGTTTGAAGAAGGCGTCTGTCTTTACCAAACTTGCCGGGTTCAGCGCAGAAGGGTAAGTGCGAGGCAGAGGGATGCGCGATGCACCAAAGCAATGTGGCGAAGCTTGATCGCTTCAACAAGAAATCGAAGGAGTTGCTGGTCGACTTCATCAACGCCAAAAACAACCGAGGGTTGACGTCGGACCAGTTGGTCTTCGGCAAACCAAAGTTGGTGTCAGGCGACGGACTCTCCGAAGTCGATGTAAGCTTCGACGAGTCCACGGGATGGCCACACGATCAAAAGCGGCCTCTCGGGTATTATCGGATCAACCTTGAAGTGCTCATCGGCAATCAACCGCTGACGGTGCACGTCTTGGAAGACGGTGACGATGTGCTCCTCAAAGCCATCCACGAACAGTACGGTCTGCTCTTGGAGAAGGAGTTGGTTACCATCCAGCTCGTTACCAGGAGTTTGCCAGACAGCTCTCCTCAGGACCAACTGAGTGGTTTCGAAGGAGAGGACGCGGAAGAAGAACCCACGGAGCCTGAAGTTCCTCCTTACCTGGATAACCGCAACTACCGCTTGACCTTCAAGGACGATCACTTGATCTTCTTTGGTGGACTGAGCGTGCAGACTCGCCGGTCAATCCAAGGTCTGGGTGGTACGATCGATTCACTCCTGGACCTGCGTGAGTATTACTCAGACGGGAAGTTCGATCTGCCGAAAGTCGATCTGGTGTTCCCAAGAGGTGAACTCTACGTCGATGAGACTGCGTACCCTGATTACGAGGACCGCAAAGCGACCAACGCGTACCTGTACGAACTCAAGGCCGACTCCTTCATCCTTGACCAGGATGTCCTTCATTTGATCTTACAACGTCTCACCGGCGATGTTTGGGTCTCGAAAGATGAGAAGGGTCTGGACTTCAACCTGTTCGGTAGCAAAGTACTCTACAACGGGTTCGTCAAAGTCGACTACGGTCTGGAGCGTGGTTCCTACAACTATGTACTTGCCGTCGAGCTGGGCGTCAAGTGTGCGAACCTCACCGGCGTCGTCAAGATCGGTTATCAGTTCTCGAGCAGCAAGGTTCCTGGGAACATCTACCAGAACCAGGCTTCCGTTCTCCCTCTCTTCCCAAGGTAAGGATTCAGCCCCATGAACCCGATTCAGGTAACGGCCTACGGCCTCAAAGCCATCATCCGTCTGCTGCTCGGCCACACCCCCGATGCCGACCCAAAGTCCACCGTCAACGAACGTCTGGACATCCTCGGCACCGCACGGCCGACCAACAACGAGAAGGTACGCCTTGGCGTACTGATCGCAGGTAACAAAGGCCACCGCTACGTCCCAGGTGAGGAAGGTATTGCACTGACCTCCATCCAAGACCACACGGCAACCAACGCATCGCTCTACGGGCCGATGCCTCTCTGCGTACGCTCTGTGGACGATGACTTGTCCAAAGAGATGCGCGACAAGTACTGCCTGCGTAAAGAAAACACGCTCAACGGTCTGCCGGTGTACGAGTATTACGGCATGTGGGTCGACATCGATCCTGAAGACGTCAACGTGATCATGCGCAAGATCACTCGCGAACCTAACCAGCCGCCAGTCATCGAGATCTTCCATCCGGATACCGAAGACCTGTACCCGACGCCGATCGCTCTCCCGACCACTGGTGCGGTGACTACCACCGACGTTTCCATCAGTTGCAGTGCGGTACTCACGGTTACCATGCCGGAGAACATCCTCGAAGAGTTCATCAACTCTGCGAAGCTGAAGTACAACGGTGACGAACGTTACGCCGTACTGTCTGAGTTTGCACTCTGCCTGAGCGCACAACGCACCGTGTCGATCAACACCACCAGCGGCCAAGCCAACTTCCTGGAATCGATCGGCACCCAGATCTACAACTTCGCGATGGACCACAAGGCCGTCTACTACAACACTCAGGAACTGACTATCGATTTCGACATCGGTAACCAGATCCCGCTGCTGGGTACTCAGTCCATCCCGACCATGCAAACGATCGGTGTGACTGTCCCCTAATAGCCAAGGGGAATGAAGATGCGAGAGTTAAGCGACGAAGACTGGACCATGCGGTACGTGGGTATCGACAACGGTACCAACACCGTGGGATACGTGACGTTGGATGGAGATCTTCGTACTGGCGTAGGTACTGTTTCTCGAGCGGAGTGTTTGGTCGCAGAGAAGACAGCGTACGATCGGTACGAGGGCCTTGCCAATAATCGTGGACAACCCGCTGCCAGGATGCGCGTTATCAAGGACTTCACTTACGAGTACATCGATGATGAAGACCCTGACGAAGTTGGCGCCGAATCTCCATTCTCGCATCTTCATGCACATTCGTTTGCGTCACTGACGACTTCGATGAATGTGTTGGATGATGCGGTGTGGCGGTACCGCCCAGCCCTGCCGTTTGAAAAGGTACCACCCGGTCGTGCCAAGAGAGCCGTCTGCCCGGAAGGACAGTACTCGAACAAAAAGGAAGACATTCGTAAGTTCATTCTAGCGAACCCAAACATCGTAGCCGGCGAAGGCATCGATCTGGAATCACTGTCTGAACACGAGATAGACGCCATAGCTGTAGCGTGGTATCTTTTCATGCGGACGCTTACCGTCATGCGTATGTCTGTTGCCGCAAATAACATGAGCGCCAAAAAGCGTTCACGTAAATGAATGGAAGAATCCGGGGGTTCTATGAACGTGAAATCTGCTATCGGTCTGATGGCGAGGAACCCGGCGGTGGACTTTCCGTGGCAGCCGGCCCTGATCAATCTGATCAATGGTTTTGTTCCCGCGGATCGTCAGTTGGACCCACTCACCGCAGAGGCGAAGGAAGTTCAGGAAGCCATCGGCTCGATGGACGCCTCGCTGCAGGAGATGGTCTATAATTCTAACTTGGATTCGGTCAATGTAATCGATCCTGTGCCAGCACCAGTCGCTGTGATTAAAAATAGCCGTTCTAACCTCCTGCTGTTGTTTGCCTTCACGTTGTGCGCTTGCGCACTGATGATGGTGTGGAAGGTAGGTGACGGAGCGACCGGAGCCGATGTAGTTGAGATTCTGAAGCTGATTCTGAGTGTCGTTACTGACCAGCCTGCGACTTGACCTGAAAGGCATACAGCCGGTGGCGCAAGCCACCGGCTGTATGCTGTCTCTTTATGTTGCAGGGTCTGCGTAGAAAGATCCGAAGAACTCTCGCTGAAGAACATCCTGAGCGTCTCGACATTTCATCGCATCGTAAAACCAAGAACTATCACCCCAGTCCATGTGTCCGATAGTCCCCACATTGAAGTAAGGTTTACCGACGTAGAACAGGATCTTCTCTTCCTTGATCTTCGCTTGCTGCTCAGCCCACCACGTTTCCTTGTAGATGGGCTTGACCACCTCATTTCGCGACATGTTGCCATGCAGCATCCGAAGAGCGGTGGTGAGACTTCCCCTAAACATAGCGCAGAGGACGAATCGGGTCGTTGGCAGCGCGCTGTTTCACCAGCCAGTACTTGAGGATCTGGAGCGTAGATCGGGACTTCCCACAGTTACGACCACCGTGAACTATCGGGATTCGATTACCAGCCAGTTGGTGGATGGTCAGCTGCAGGATGGGCGCCTTGAGATTAAACATAGACGTTCTCCGTGCGGAAGTACTTCTCGTACAGCTCCGCGATCTTTTCCTTAGGACCGGTACCGTCCGCCTTCATTTCCGGCGAGATGATAATCACCTCATCGTGAGTGAACGGAACCGGGAAGTTCTTGACGTCAGGACGTGGATCGTCAGGATTCAGTTCGATATCGACCTTAGCCCATGGAACGATCTTGCCTTCCTTGTTCAGGAACAGGTCGACTTCCCACTTGAACTCGATACCATTCTCGAACGAACCTGGAATGATGAACCGAGTCTTGATCAGGCCTTGATCGGCCATCAACTTGAACTGCTCCAGCTGTTCCTCGCGAGAAGGGTCCGGTACCTCGACTTTGCCCTTATCACCGGCATTGGTCTTGGTACAGAACTCGTACTCGACGCGGTCATCTGGATGGATGGTCTTACGAACGCGCAGGGAGCCGTCTGAGGCGTTTTTAGGAGTCTTGGGTACGTAGATACCCCATTGCTCCTGACCCTCGTGGGAGACGGCCATGGACTTGATCTGCTCGACATCAAAACCCTTCAAGTAGACTTCGAGTTCGTACTCGAGATTCTTACTTTCGAATTCTGCAGTCGGTTCGTTGAACGCCAGCTGGTCAATCAGACACGGTTTGAACATGGGTAAAGTCCTCAGGACGACAAAAAAAATACGTCACCTTATTAGGGTGACGCCGCAGACTCTCAGAAGAGAGCCCACGGGTCGTCCATCTATTCCAAGTTGGTTACTGGGATTACTCCCATCGATATCGGTTTGGTAAGTGGGACTCCCTGACGAGACGCCCTTACTTGATCACACTGAGGACAAAGTTCTCAATGCGGTTCGAGAAAGGCGTAACCTCGATCAGGTAGTTGTCCGAAGTCGACAGGAGCACGCGCGCGTTCACCGAACCGGGGAGGCTGCGGCTGAGCGCTTCGAAGATCTTGCGGATGGATTGCGACAGGTTGCGCTGCTGCGCCATGGTCACGGAGAGACCCGTGTCTTGCACGTTGGCGGAGAGCACGTTGGAGAGACCCAGCTCGTCCAGAGAACCATCGACCGAGATCACTTCCAGGAAGTCCAGGAACACAACCGACGGCAGGTCGGCAGCGCCTTCGTGCAGATCACCCACGGTGTCAGCAACGTCTTCCTTGGAAGCATAGGCGCAGGCCATGCTGGTGATGTAGCGGCTGCGATCGCCGAGAAGAGAGGCGAATTCCGCACTACGGCGTTGGGCAATTACGCCCAGCAGCTGCTCGAAGTTCTTGGCGAAGTTCATCTGCTTGACGGACGCGAACTGGAACTGGTACTTCAGCGAGCGCAGAACCATTTCGGTGAAACGCTCGTTCAGCTTGTTCCAGATGGATTCGTTGAACTGAGGACGCAGGTCGTTCATGAGCTTTGCCGCTGCAACCAGAGAAGGCGCTGCAGCTACCTGATCAATCAGGTCCATCTGCGACCAGTCACTGGCGTTCATCGGCGTACGCATGTAACCCAGGAAGACGTCGACTTCTTTCTTGTCGGCCAGCATGCGAGCACGACCGGCGAAGGTTGCAGTGACGATACTGTCGACAGGACGACCTTCGGTCAGCTGTGGGATTACCGCGACGATTTCATCCAGCTTGTCAACCAGGTTGACGGACTTGGCAGGAGCAGCCGACGGTGCGTCGACGTGGTCCAGCGTGTCGCCAGTGCTGCGGGCAGCTTTCAGGCTGACTGCGGCGGAGCGGCGTTCTGGGTTTTCTTCGCCACGAGCATCGCGGACTTCTTGGTTCAGATAGCTGTTTTCTTTGGTCACGTCTTCCAACTCCTCTCGTACATTTCCATCTGCGTCCTTCACGTAGTACTTCACATAAAGGTTAAGATCATGCCAGGACGGAATAAAGCCGGCATTATCGTCATCGTCCGATGCATGGGTACTGGTGATCTCCCACTTGCTGCGGTGAGCCACTACCCAGTGTTCGCCTGCCACCCAGAACTCCCCGAATGGGTCGGCCTTGGTGAAGTCAGGTCCTTCTACCCGGTGCTTCTTCTGATGCACCAAGCTTTCGACCGAGTCCGGATGAGGGCGTTCATCAGAACTACGATCGCGGTCACGCTCACGTTCCCGCTCAACAGGACGCTCTTCGCGTTCTGGTTTGCGGTTATCGTCAGAGTCACCGTTGAAGCCATCTTCCAGCTGAGTGATCAGCGACCACGGATCGGAATCATCCGCATCGGAAGTGCGACGTTTGGAATCACGGCTCTTGCGCTCGCCACGGCTACCGCTGCCGTAGTCATCACTGCTACGGTCACCACGGCGATCACCGCGGTCACGGCTACCACGACGGCTGCCACCACCGTAATCGTCACGACGATCGTCATCGCGGTCGTCTTCATCACGACGACGGCGATTCCCACGAGACGGACGGCAGACTTCGAGGAAACGCTCCTCGGCATCTTTCATCTGATCGTAGGTACGGTTGGACAGTTCATCAGCCAGTTTACGGTCGGCCAGAATGACCGACGCAAAGTGACCATCGACGATGTCTGCAATCGCATCTTCCAGGGCTTCGGCATCAGACTTGCGGTCGTCAGCGTACTTGCGGAAGATCTCACGCTCAGAGTCTGCGATCACATCGATGAGCTCATTGAAAGCAGCGCATCGCCAACCACGGTCGGACATCATCTTGTAGTACGCGTCTCGAAGATCCGAGTCTCGCGCTTTGTCCTTGATATACCTGGTAGCCTCGTCATACGCGGCATCCCAGAATTTGTTTTCTCGACTCATTTATTGCTCCAACCACAAGGGATGTTTAGTGACGCCGTATCGCCTCATCGATGTGCTCAACCACCGCAGCCATCGATTCCTTCTTCCGGATTGTAAAATTCGCATCCAGATCCATCGTCATGTTTGCGGTATTCTTCGCCAGCGGGCCGTTCTTCGGCAGCAGCGTGTGGTTACCGGTTTCCATAGACGACGAGTGAAGGTGAGACTGGGGATCGTTCACGTTGATGTTTTGCGGCTTACGCTGACCGGAGGTCTGCGATTGCATCACCAACCGACTGACGATCTTCGGAATGAGGTTATCGCCCGGCGTGGACACGCTGGACATGAACGGCTTGATAGACGTTTTCCTCAAATCGAATATCTTGGTCGGCATGAAGTATTTGCCGAGGATCTTGTTGAAGTCATCGACTCCGTGCTTACGCTTACGGTTGTTGATGATCTCGAACAGACACAAGAAGATCTGCTCAAAGATATCCCGCAGGACATAAGGGGCGGTCACGAGCCGTTTCCCATACATCGATCCGATGTCGCGACTCCCGTTCTCAAGCATCTCGCTCATGTGTTGCAGAACGTAGACGAAGAGTTCGTAGAGATCTTCAATAACCAACGCTTCTTCCTCGAACAGCATGCGTTGTGCTTCCATGTCGATATAATCATCGAGGTTCGACAGGTGGGTTTCCATGTTCTCAACCAGCTTGGCAGGACCGAGCTGATCACCAGCCAGAACATAACCCAACCACAGCAGCCACAGCCAAGTACCACCGAGTTCTTCGATGTCGGTGCGCTCTGGGAAGTGGTCCACGATGTAGAAGAACGACGCCACGAAGGTTTGCACCAGCGGCGTGAACTGCGCACGTGGGATCACCAAAGCAATTGGCGAGCGGATGGTGGAGTACGCGACTTTCGTCTTGAGCGTAGACGGCTTGACGCCATCAGACTCAAAGACGCAATACTTCTTGAGGTCTGGAGGATTGGCCTTGAGTTCATCGACCGTTGTGATAGTGACATCACAGCGACCGAAGCGCTTGAAGGTTTCCTTCATTCCGTACTTCGCGAACAGGTAGTGCGGCAGCGTCGTCACGACGCGACCCAGAGCGATGGTGTCGCTCTTACCGGTCCGGTTGTTGATACCCCCGCGGTTATGAACCCAGGTATAGGCGATGTCCGTAGACAGCTGCTCCCCGGTTTCAAAAGGCTTTTCAGCCCCATAGTCGCGGTCCATCGTGACGGTACCGATCTCGTACCGGAAAGTGATAGGAGCTCGGTTTGTCCTGATGAACACCGAGTCCGGTCCAATGGAGAAGCACGGGTCTGTAGCAACCGGGCTCATTGAGAACTCCTTCCCCAGAATCCTGAAGAGGTTTCCCCGCCGTGGAGCGGGGAGGTAGAAGTATCTCGGGTACAACATTTTCCCATTGAACGCGAACTGGTATTTCACCAGGTATACGTCACTGACGGCTAGATCACTGGTCGGGACGCTGCGGTCGCCCCTCGACATCACTGTAGCCATTACCCGGACTGCCTCCAATGGATGGCAGCGATACGACCCAATAAACTCGAAGCCTTCCGGGTAACTCTTCTCGGCACAGCGAATGCGTTGGTCGACCAGCTCTTTTGCATTGAGCAAGCTTTTACAAGCCAGCCCATCGACGATGTCCATGTTGAACTTGGGCATGTCTTCCTGCATCTCGAGATCTAACTCAATGTCTGGCATGACGAACCTATGTTGGTTTCAGTTTGTTAATGAACCCGATGACCCCAACGACGGCAGCCATCATTCCGCCCACCAGTTTTATCCAGTCGGCCAAGTTTCGGGTATTCTCTTTGACCTGCTCCTCTTGGAACCGTCTTCGAGTCACCTCTTCTTTGTACTCGCGGAATTCTTTCTCCCGGACGTGCTCCTCCCGAGTTACAGTTTCCCGCATTTGCAACTCATCAATCTTCTGCCGATGAACTGTCTCCGCCAGCTCTCGTTTCAGCAGTGTCTCACGATCACCTTCGATCACAGCGTCCTCAGCTGTCTTACACAGACGGAAAAGAGTATCCGCTGTTTCGAAGTCGTAATGTTTGTGACACATGTCTTTGGTATCAGTCCGCGCATTGATGGCGCTTACTGGGTTACGGCACACCAGGTGCACACCCGACGGCATAGTCGGGTCCCGTTCTATCGGAACGGGATAAACCTCGCCCCCGAGGAACAGATACCGGTCAGATCGATGTTGGACAGGACTGTTGTCTACAGCCTTGAGAGAAAACACAAGCGTTTTGTTGCTGATGTGCGGCACCGCTCCACGGAAAGATCGCTTGACCGCTTCCGTTGGACCGAAGGGATGTTCTACGCGCTTGTCCCGATTGCCATCCGGAACTAACTGTAAGTCCAACTCCTCCAGATAAACGATACCACCCAGTGCCTCCAGTGCTCCCCACTTCAGAGATACCAGCACAGTAACGGTGACGTGCCCGAGCTTACTGCCGTTCGAGAACATCTTCACCTGATCGTCGAAAGCCAACATGATCTCACGAACGACCTTACTGTTGCTCAGGATGTTATCCCGTATCTCATCTGTGATTGTGCGAAGATCCTTGATCGGAACCCGCCATTCCAGTTCTACGTCGAATCGCTCGCTACTTCCGTGGCTTACCGGCTGGCCCGGCAAGTACGTATTGACACCTAGGCGAGTCTTATGCCAAATCCCCGTTGTCGTACGATTGAAACACCTCATACGGAAATCCGTAGAGGCGATTGTGTCGTCGATCACTCTGCTACATTTCAGCGTCTCAACACTGCATACGTCGAGCACGGAAACTTGGCGACCTTTCGACTCCATAGTTTAGAACTCCCCTGTAGGAATTTACCGATCGAATCGCTCCATTTTTATTTCCCACTTACCGATTTAGTAATGTACTACTGTAAATCGTTTGTTCTAAAAGAGCATAAAGGGCATAGAGCAGGTGGGCGCAAGCCCACCTGCTCTACTATCACCTAATTGCTAGATGACTCCTCAACCCTTGCGAGTTAAGGCTGACCGCCGGTACCAGTACCGTCGTCTACACCGTTACCACCGGTGCCACCAGTCCCGCCACCAGTGCCCCCAGTGCCACCACCGGTGCCACTTCCGTCAGCTTCGGTGACGGTTGCCGCGACACGAAAAGGCATGGTTTCTTCCAGCAGTTCGTCCACGCCGAGCACGTTGAACTTCACGATGATCGGCAGCAGGAAGTAGTGTTGGAAGCGCGGCTGTACGACCGCTTCAACACGCGGGGTGTTGTCACGGGTAACAGTCATGCTGGAAACCAGCGACGGAGTCAGGAGCATCACGCCCGAAGACAGGATGTCGATACCGTCGACGTCACGGGACAGCGACATGTACAGCGTGTCGGCCAGACGCGCATCGACGTCGGCTTCCAGCTGGTACGGCAGGTCCGCACCCAGGGTACGGCTGTCGCCGGTGATGGTGAGGAAGCGTTTGATCTTCTGCGAGGTTGCGCAGATGAACTTCCACTTGTTGGTGATCTCACCACCGTCCAGGAACCGGCAGGCGTTTTCGTAGTTGGTACGCTGCAGGATGTCGAAGGCAACCGAACGCATGGCGTTGGTCAGAACCTCGATACCGTTTTCCACGTTGGCAACGGTTTCTTGCGACTGAGTATCGTCCTTCAGGTTGATATTCAGTTCCTGGCAGTAGGCGTTGACCAGGTGACGGCCGATACCTTCGATTGCCAGAGCGTTGATTTCGAAGTCGCCCTTGGTCAGGTCGCCACGCAGGCCGCCGTTCGACAGACGCATCAGACGCTCGTGGTAGGCTTGCAGCACGCCGACCGCTTCGTTGTTGATGTAGTTGCCGACCGCGAAGACCAGGTGATCCATGATGGTCTGGTCACGCTCTTCGCCGACTGGGTACGGTACGAAGAACGGTGCGCGGGTACGGGTCATCAGGCGCTCGCCGACCGGACGGACGTTGAGCATCAGACCCAGGTGACGGTGGTTGGTGTTGGTCAGACGAGCGTCTGGCCACCAGCCGGCCACGGCGATATCTTCGAAACCGGTAACGATCGACTGACCAACGGTGCCGGCCAGAGGAATCACGTCGCCTGCTTCGTTGACGATCGACATCACTTCAACGATACCTGGGTTCACCGAGATACCGCCACGTTCAACGTCGACCTTACCGTTCAGGGTGGTCTTCAGACGAACGGTGTACTTGCCTGCAGTGATGATGTCCCAGACACCGCCAGTCAGCGCGTTACCGTTGGCGTCCTTGGTGTCCTTGTCCACGAACAGGGAGGTCAGGTCGAAGTTCAGCTTCAGCGCACGGCCGCCTTGTTCAGCGGTTTTCAGCCAGCGGCTGTATGGCAGACCCAGGGTGTCGAAACGCAGCGCAGCGCCGCCCAGCGACAGGATGATCCAGGCCACACCGATGTTGCGGTCCAGAGCTTCGGTGTAGTCGGCCTGACCGGCACGGCTCACGGTGTCCAGGTTGCCCAGGCCGAAGAGGTTGATCTCTTTCTGCACCAGCAGCGCCGAAGTGGTAACGGTACGCTTGCCGACAGTGTGCGGGAACGGAGTCACCAGGCTGGTCGGAACGAACATCGCCTTGGTGGCGTCGTTGTAGGTCGGCAGGATCGCGGTGCTGTTGTCGTTCAGCACGGTGTAGTCGATCGAGGAGTCGATCACACGGCGGAAACCGAAGTCCGAAGGAGTACCGTCGGTAGCGTGACGCACCAGGTTCTCAACGAACAGGTTCGGAACCATGATGTCCACACCGCCCTGATCCGGAGACAGAGCCACGGTACGGAAGAACATTTCCATGGCCGCGCCTTGACGGGCGATCTTGTAGTTCAGGCCGATCGAGACGTTCAGGAACTCGTTCAGGTTCTGGTTGTCGAAGGATTCGGTGGAGTAGACGGAGTCGTACTCGCGACCTTCCAGCGAAGCCATGCCGATGCCGTCGCCCAGCTTGCCGATACCTTCACCCTTTTGAGCGTGCAGGTAGGCTTTCGGATCGGCGGCAAATGCGGCGATCAGAGAAGCGGCGGTCATGCCGACAGGGTTCAGGTACCCTTCTTTGTTTTCCATCGAAGGCTCGAGGACCTTCTTCAGGTTGCCAGCGATCTGGTTGAGATCGATGTCGGCCCACTTGACCGAACCGCCACCAACGCCTTCGATAACCTGTTTGCTCTCGGTCGAATAACCGCTGCCGTTGAACAGGTGGTCTTTCAGCGTCGCAGCGCTGGCAATGCCGGCGGATTCGCGAAACGCGGACTTGAGTTTCAATACGCTCATGTGTTGCTCCAAATAGCTATTTGGTAGAATTATCAAAGCTTTGATTTTGGGATTGACGCCCACCCGGTATTAGTCGACTAGCACCGGCAACCCCGCGTCCCTCTGAGCGTTAATTCGATCACCGTAAAAAATTACGGTATTCGCCATAACATCATATCGGCGAATCACACATCCTTCGAATTATTGTTACCGTCCGAAGGTTCGCCACCACCATCTGGAGTAATGACCGGTGGCTGTACCAGACGATGCAGGTTTTCGTCAGCCGTGTTGATGTGGTCATTATTTACAGAAAGTAGATATCGTTTGAACGAGTCCGAATCGAACGCCTGAGCCCGACCCCGATAGGTATCGAGCGCTACCAAAAGTTCTTTGGTCAGATCCTTCGCTTCGGCATCCCCACCCTTCTCGAGGATGAAGATCCCACCACGACCATCGTCATGTACTTCGAAGTGCGCCAGGTGGAAGTGTGGTACAGCTTTGTTCTCAGGGTTTTGTCCGAAGAGTGCGAATACCGCATCTTCCTCAGAATATTGTCCTTCGATGTCCGCAGCAGGGAAGGTAAAGTCCTTTACCCGCATCAATTCGAACTTGGTACGAAGGAGATTGTTGGCCAACTTGTAGAGCTTCACATCTTGTTTCGATACTATGCTCTCGAGATTGGCGAGACTCGAATTATAGTGGCTGATAACAGAACCCAGCCACTTTGGAACGAACCTGATTTCCAGCGGGTTGTTCATCACAGATTCCCCACAAATTAATGATTGCCTGACGTGAGGCAGTGAAGAAATGGAAGTAAAGCTTCGTTTAGCTAAAGCGATTGGTCTTGCATACTACGCTAGCCATAGTCAGAACGGCCCGCATGATTCGACAGCCAATCTGATCGAAAAGATCCTGAACCACCTCAAGCTCCCCGAGGATAAAGGGACAGAGCGAGAACGCTCGTCACTAATTAAAGCACGCAGCATTGTTGTCTGGATGAAGTCGCGCGGCTTCGAACAGCCGTTCGATCTGAACGACCTGATGACCAGACTCCGGGCGGCCTCGGGTGAGGATGATCGCCTATATGATCTATTTAGCCGCAGCCTCCTGCTGGTCGATGACCCGGATGCGGCACGCGATAAAGTTCGTGACATCTCTTCGGAAATGCATGAGTTCATCGCAGTTGAAGAATTCGAAAACCTACTGCGTCGTGCTTCACGTCAGCTCGGGTTTGACCGTGAGAAGATCGAGGATGTTCGCTCCTTCCGTGAAGAGCTGATCCTCAAACTTCAAGCATTGCCGTTTGAGAACCGCGCTGGTGCTGGTAGTGCATTCCGTTGTCTGGACATTACCAACCTTGAGAGCGTGGCTGACGTCTTCCACAAGGCGCAGTTGGCTGTAGATCCACGGGCTATCCTCAAGCTGGCTTATAAAGCACTGAACCGGATGACCGGCTCTCAGGGCGGTGCCCGTCGCGGTGAGTATTCCAACGTATCGGCATTACCTGGTCAGAACAAGACAGGTAACCTGCTCGACACGTTTGTGGCGATGAACATCTTCAACGAACCCGTCCTGTTCGATGAAACGAAGAAGCCGCTCAACATCTACGTCACCATCGAAGACAAGCTCGAACTCGTCATGGAGAAGCTGTACGTTCTTCTGATGCAGCACGAGTTTGGTTTGCCGGTTGTAGTCAACGCAGTCTCTCCAGCAGAGATGGCCGAGTACGTCCACCGCCGTCTGTCCAAGAACGGTCACCATGTTCGAATCATGGAACTGCCGGGCGGTACTTCGTCTGACGCATTCCTTGACGAGATGCGTGCGTTCCAGGACCAAGGCTTTGAGATCATTTCGATTGGTCTTGACTACACCAACCTGATCGGTAAGCAGGGTATTCCTGCACAGGTAGCGGGTGACGAGACTCAGCTGTTGGTCCGTAAGGTCCGTAGCTGGACTTCGCCTAACGACATCTATACCTACTCAGCCCACCAGCTTTCGACCGATGCCAAGACGCTGGCTCGTCAGTTCCCTGACGATTACCTCAAGCGTCTGCAAGGTAAAGGTTACTACGAAGGCTGTAAGAAGTTGGACACTGAGTTCGACTACGAGTACATGGTTGCCAAGACCAAACACGGTGGCGAGTGGTGGCAAGAGTTCAACTGGTGTAAACACCGTAAGGTAGGCACCACGCTCGAGCAGGACAAGTACTTCGCAATGAAGTTCCAAGAGTACCCAATGCTCGGCTTGAAGTACGACCAAGACTTGGAAGTGGATCTGTCCTACTCCAAAGTCGGTGGTCGAAACAACGTGAGTCAGGGCGGGTATGACTTCGCAAACTTTGATGACGATTGATCGGCAGAAGTAAACAAAAAAAAAAGAAAGCGAGAGGAGTGGGCTTGCGCCCACTCCTCTATGCCGTCACTCGTTCGAGTCAGAGCGAGACATAGCTTTCGATATCAATCCAGGTTCCAGGTTGTTCCCGGGATGCCCGGACTCATCACCGAGCGACTTACGTCGTTCTTCGAAGACTTGTTGGCAATACCGTTCTGCGGTAGCGGTAGCGGCCTGATGTCCGTTAGATCCCTCCACTATAACTGCCTTCAACCCGCTAGCCAGACGTGCGGCTTCTTCTGGTTCGATGAGTTTACCGGTAGTCATGTCGTATCCGTATCCCAACTCGAGCGCTACCTCGAGAGGAACCTCTTGGGTTTTCGGATAGGTATCGGCAACGTCGATATCGCTGACGAGCTCGGTGAGACGAGTACCCAGATAAGGTTCCTTTATCGGCGTCGGATCTATGTCAAACGATTGACCGCGAAGTTGACACAGGCGAAGATCTTCAGGAAGCGCCAGAATCGGATCGAGCTTATAACGCCCCATGCCGAGATATATCGCACCGTTGTGGAAACTGCGATCCAGCGTCATGTCGACGTAACCTTGTTCACAGTCCTGATTCAAGCCACGACTACGGGCGATGAAGAGCAGGATGTCCCGAACCATACTCACCGCAGTCGCGCGAGTCCGTTTGGCCTGGTCTCGCATGTCCTGCTTCAGATCACGCGCAATTAGAGTAATCTCCAGCGTTGCTTTCAGGAGATGTCTGGCGTGATCCTCTAGGAGGGCGAAGAACAGTTCTGGAGGACCTTCAACCAGCTGTTCTTTCTGGGCATGTAGAATCAAACTCATTGTGTCGTTTGCGTTACGAGTCATGCTGATATCCTTACGCCGCTTTCGGCCAGAGAAGAGGGTTGATCACATCGATGTCGAGGATCTCGAACAAGCGACATGCGAACGGAGCGATCTGATACGAGAATTCGAATCCGGACCGACGGATGAACTCGTGGAGATCCGTCAGCCTGCCGCAGGCTTGAATCACCTCAGGTGTCATCTGGCCGAAGTGACTCAGACGAAGATCGACGGCCTTGGTGAACAACTCTTGCGCCTCAACCACCAGAGCGTAGAAGAACGCTTCACGCTCTTCAGGTAACCCAGAAGCCGGGAGGTAATTTTCAGGAACATCGAACTTGGCGATGAACGTCTGGAAGTCCGAGATCTTTGCGTCTACCACCTTGACTGACTGACCGATCGCGCGGTATTCGTCAGGGTTGGTGTGGGCCATGGTTCCCAGCGTGCGGCGGATGCGCACCAACTCACCCAACTCTCGATAGATGAAGTTCCAGAACCGCAACGTCTCATCGACAGGTCTGGTAGTGTACTCCGACAGAGTCGCTACCTTGTCCCAGGGCAATTGACGTTCGAGCTTTCTGCCGGTTAGGCGTTCGAGGCTGTCTGGATCGCCCAACAGCTGACGGCGGATCAAACCGGTATGGAAACGAGGTCTCACTGGTTCGGCGCTGGCGATGGCGCTGGACATGACCTGCTCGATTTCGGCAGACGTTGCTTTGGCATACTCTAATCCGGAAACGATTCGTTCTGGATCGAGACCGCGTTCCGCCGCTAGGTCGAGATAAAGACCTGCGCGCCGATGGATGAGCGTACTGTTGACCAATTTGGCCAGACGTTCGACTTGTTCCGGCATTACGCGAATGGCGCGTTTCTTCATGATTCGTTCCTTAGTCTTTACAGACTGTGTATGGGACTTCGACATTGATGACGATAGCCCCGCGTTTGAGTTCGGTCGCCTGAATACAACCAGGCGATTTGGCAGATTGATCTTGAGCGATGAGCGTGACTAACAACCCCACCGAGAACAGCGCGGACAGGGCCCAGATCGCGGCTTCCTGCCCGTCGATTTCCTTACGAAACATACCCACCCCTCGTAGCAATGTAGTAGAGCATGCCGACAACGGCCGATACGAGGATTATCGCAATGCTGATATCCCGCACGGTCAGATAGAACTCTTGGCGCTTACGCTTCTGTTCTATCTCGTCAAGCTGTTTCTCAAGATCTGCACTCATGCACGAGCTCCCAGAAGAGGTTCAAGTACCCCAGCTTTCACTTCGGCGAAATCGAGTTTGAGCTGGGTACGTATCTCGACCATGGTGTCACGGTCGTATTTGTACAGGTCCAGCCATTCTTTAACGCAGCCGTCGTTGAACGCCTTGGCGTGCTTCTCGTCAGTGAAGAACCGACGAGTATGCGAGACAGGGTCCCACACCACGTACAGGTCGTTGACGACCCGAGGAGTGTAACCTTTACGCACCCGCGGCAGCAGACGACGGTGGAGCAGGAAGTTCAGCGACAGCTCACGAGCCAGGCTCGCTTGCTCCAGCGCGGTTTGTGCACCGACAGTCTTGATTGGAAAGTAAGCTTGTGCCCACTCCCCCTTGCTGTCAACCACAGTGGCAACCCAACGACGACGAGGGAAGTCGTAATGCACGCCAGTAGGTGGGGTGAGTACACGAGTTACGCCACCTTCAACAGCGACGACTTTACCGGTTTGCAATTTCCAAATCTGAGCCATTTAGTTTGTCCTCCCGGACGATAAGTGAACCAAATACAACTAACGAGGATTACCAGCCGCGGTGGCGTTGTGCCAGAGCTGGGTTGAAACGACGCGCTTGCGTGACCGCTACGTGAGGGCCGAACAGTTGCGTGTAAATCTCTTCATCTTCGCACAGACGGCGAATGCACTGCTCGAACTCCTGACAGAAGCCAGGAGCCGGTTTGTACGGCAGGTAACCGAAGACACGGATCTTGGTCCGAGACCCATCTTCAAAGATGATGGGTACGGTACCAGCCCGGTGACTATTCTCCGGCAGCACCTCGTCGATCGCGCCGAGAGTCAGTGGAGCGCCGAGTACCCTTACGTTGACGACCATGTTTATCACCTCTTTCCAAATTGGCTTGTATTTGCTCGAACTCATCCGGGTCGGTATGTGGTTCATCGAGCACATCACGAATACGTTGCAGTTCTTCTTCAAACTCAGCGACTTGATCGGTCATGTCGGTAGAGTTCTGTTCTACCTTCACACGCACCTCAGCAATACGCTCTTCAGCAGCAGCCATCCGAACGTCATGCGCTTCAGCCGCTGCAGACATTTCCTGAGCGGCGGTGACGATCAGATCGCTGTTCTCAGTTTGAAGTTCCTTGGTCTTAGCCTTTGCTTCACGCAGAGCTTTAAAGCTCTTAGCGGCGCGGAATGCGGTGTAGAGCCCAGCAACGGAAAGGCCTACACAAGCCGTAATACGAATAGCAGCAGAAATGTTCATTGCGTTGTCCTCCCGGACGATGTTCGCAGAAATTAAATCAATTAACGAGCAGCTTCCCGAATTTCGTCAGGGATTCTTCGAGCTCACTGCTATCGAGGTTGCGGTCAATTGTTTCGCACAACCCAACGATCGGTGCGCCAAGCGTAATGAGCTTGGTGAGGATAACGCTGATGGTGTCAGCGATATCGGGTGGGACATGATAGTACCCACCACGCAGGTGTATCTCACCATTGTTGAAGATCACGATCGCCCCATGTCCGCCGACGATAAATAGGCCTTGAAGACCTCGGTCGTCGATGAAAGCCATCTTCGCTCCGAGACGATCTTCCCGATCCTGCACAAAGACTTTAACGCCGTTGGTGACGTACTGCACCATCGTCAAGTTATCGCCGAGGAAGAAGTACGACTTGGCGATAACGAACGCAGCCCGGAACGACGGTCCCCATTCTCCAGGACTCTTCATGGCAGCGATCATCGCGCTGCGCACACCTACGTTGTTGAGCACTTCGTTCGCTTGCTGCAACTGCTGAGCAAATTTATCCACGTTGACCTCCTAGGTCGGTGTGAGATCCGTAAGGATCGGTTTAATGGTTCGGTCTGAGTATGTACGATTATAAATAAGTTAAATGAACTAATCTGAAGAGGTCGTATTCGACCCATTAGAATCCATTAACCCGGACAAGAGGTCAGATATGACCGAGAAGCAGATTCTGCTCGACCACTTGGTTTTGAAGAACAAAGCTGTACTCGACCAATATAAAGTCACGCTGCGTACTTCCGACCTTGACTTCAGTGACCCAGAAGCAGGTAACTGGGAGAGCGGTGACAATACTCGAATCATCGCCACCATGCGTCCCTCGAGGAAGGTGACAGGTAGCAATATCTATTACTACTCCAGGAACGACATGCAAGCCGCTTTTGCGGCGATTGGTTATGAAGAGGTACCGTGCGCCATCGAAGGTACTCCAGACGTCGGTAAGGTCCTCTCAGAGCTTGCCAGGCACTACAACTTCCAGTTCGACCCGAACCACGTCCTCGATGTTCAACAAGTCGATGACCAGTTCTCGTTTGGTGTAAGTTCTAAGTGTTTGCTCTGGATCGGCACGCTCACCGTGAAGATCGTAGAAGGGTACGGAATCCCTCTCGATGTGGCGTTTCCCAACAACGTTCTGGATGGATTCATACCGCCAGAGTTCGTGGGGTAAATTCTATGTCCCTTTTATCAAGCAGAGAACCAGGTTATGGCCACTGATTACACCCTTGACGAAGACAGTGTCGTCATCGATTTGATCCGCACGCAGAACCCTGGCCAGGTCCTCACGTCCAGCCTGGTGACGTTCGGCTTCCCCAACGTAAACGTCCCAAGTCAGCAGTTCCCTCACGATACGCTGATTGTTGCGACGGCAATACCTGGACGCCGATATTCAGGGAGTCAGTCTTTCAACTACAACCGGGTGCCGATTGCTGAGTTCGTTGACCCCCGACTCCCCAACCAGACCACGTTCGTTATCGCTAATGAACGTACGCTGGCGGACCTGTTGCCTGTGATCAATGAGCGGTACGACATCCGTCTGACTGCTGACAAGATCATCAACCATTCGATCCCCAATTTCCAGGATCAGGGAATTGCAGAGTTTGAGGTGGAGCTCGAAATCGCCCCGAACTCGAAAGTGTACAAGGACGCAATGGTGATCAAGCTTGTTCCTGAGCTGATCCCGCTGTCGGCTGTTATCAAGAATCGCCAACTCGATGGCCTTACTTACCAGCCTCCCGCCTGAAATTCTATGTGACGTCTGTGACTCACTTACCCCACCTTCAACAAGAGAACGGTCCCCATGGCTGACAATCTTACCTTAGAATCGAAGAAGGTTCTTTGCGACATGATCAACCGCAACAACGTGGAGTCCGGCTCCTCGTTGACGCCTGAGTTGGTGGATTTCGGTATCCCCTCTCAGTCGAACGATGCGAAGAATACCGACATCACCGTTATTGCAAAATCCGGCTCTGGTTACACCGGTCAGGAAGTCATCAACTACAACCGCCTGCACCTGACCACCGAAATCGGTAACCCGTACGTGGCCTCGGCGGTTGGTCGTAACCTGATCTTCCCGATCGGTGAAGCGCTCAAGATCGCAGACATCGTTCCGGCCATCAACGCTCGTCTGGCCATCAACCTGCAAGCGGCTGACTTCACCGACGGCGATCTGCCTGAGTTCACCGGCACGCCGAACGAGATCCTGGACGTCCAGCTGTTGGTAAAGGCTGACTCGCTCTGCTACCGCGGCAGCTTGACCTTCCAACTCAAGGCCGAAGACATCCTGCTGTCGACCGTCATCGTGAACAAAGTGATGGATGGCCTGACCTACCAGCCTCCTGCTTGATTTCACCCCGATCAGACATAAAGCACACAGACGAGGGGTGGGTTAACCCCACCCCTCGTCTATTCTGCCCGATCTAGGAGACGCAACATGTTTCTACTACCTGGCGGAGCGGAGAAAGCTCTGACTGATGCCATTCACGCAGCCAACCCGCTCGCCGGTGACGTGCATGTCGATGACCTGTACTTCGGCCTGATCACCAAATCGGCTGACCAGTCGGGTGCTGTAGAAGTACCTGTAGTGGCGATGTACAACAGCGACTTCGAAGGCTACATCCGCTTCAAATACGACCGTCTCGATCTGGGGCGTGCGTACCAGGGGATCAAACCTCAAGTCAAGCGTGTGGGTTATCCTACACTCTATCGACTGTTACCCATCATCAACGAAACGCTGGGTCTGTCACTGACTGAGCGTGACGTGGTCGACGTGGCCATTACCTGGTTGGGTGAGAACGAGCAGGTGAACATCCCTATCGTCTCCAAACCTGACTCGCTGGGTTACGAGGGACAGTTCCTTGTTGAATACACTCGGGTACGTCCGGAGTTGGCTTCGATTGCCAACCGAATCCTCGATGTGTTGAAACATCCGTTGGACCCGAAGTTGGGACAACGTTCGATGTCGATGAACACTTGGGGGATCGACTTCACTGACGATCAAGCGTCCCTGTTGACTAACGCAGGTGCTTGGCGTTATCCCGATCAAGTACGCAAGGTGATGGAAGGTCATGGGTTCTTCAACTGGCCTCAAGCACCTTGGTACTCCCTGATCGTTTCGGCTACGTCGGATATCCCCACTGCCAACAAGGAATACACGCACGTTATCATTCAACCGAACGTGTCGTACCCGAATCACATTGGCGACGCTTACTTCCACTATAACCGGTCATAAAGAGGGCTCGATATGAGCTTGTACCCTGATCCGCTAGAAGCCGTGGTAGAGTCCATCGAGACTCTCAACCCTGGCGTACAGCTGGCCGTAAACGAATACAACTTCGATCCTTCGATGGCGATTCCGGAAGAGGCTTCGGGTGTCAACACCCAGATCCATATCTCGGCCAAAGGTGCATCCACTCCATACGCCGGCGCTGTGGACATCAAACACATCCGCCTCAAGCTGTCTGACCTGACTACGCTGATCCCGTCAGAGATTGCCGTGAGTGGTATCACTACTACTCTTGATCTGGCGTTGGCGATCAACAAGTTCTACGGCACCAACTTCACCACTGCGGATATCGTGACCAGCGATGCTGAGTTGGTAGATGGCGCTGGCGATGTCACCCTGGTAGCTAAGGCCACTTCGCGTGGCTGGATCGGCCAGGTAACGTTCCATGTGACGAAGGGACGGATTCCTCTCACCGACGTCATTACTGTGACGCGTTTGCCCGGACTCAACTACCCAGACCCGTACGAAGCCAAGCCTTTCGGTATTGCGTATACCTACTGGCGCGATTACTCCCTACAGCACGCTATCCTGGACGTTCTCCAGACAGGTGCACAAGGAGACCTCGAAGCGGTCAAAGACGCCATGGTCAACACCACAGGCGATGCCTGGGTCACTACCGGCTCTAGCCGTTACTCTCTCGAGGGTGCGGAGATCCTTTACGTCGGCGATACCGCGGGCTATCCAGAGTTCAATCAGAACTACGAGAAAGGCGTCGTGGTTAAATTGAGTGCAGCCTGTCTGGGTTATTCCGGTCGTCTTTTCCTGCACTACAATCTGCCAGAAGTCCTCTAAGGAGATAGGTGATGGATAGCGGTGACAAGATCCGCGAGCTTATCAACCTCGCCAATGACCCTCCGAAGTTATTCACAACGCGTAACCTTCGTCTCGATGTTCCAGTCCCCGATGCGGGTGATGGTTGGAACACCAAGATGGAAGTGGAAGGTATCCCAGGCCGTGGTTATTACGGCACTGAGGAGATCTACTACAAGCGCATCCCGCTCGAACTGGTAGAACGTTCCACTCCGCTGCGTTCGATCGCTCCACTGACGCCACAGCTCGTCCTGGACCTGTTCAACGGTGCTACCGGCCTGTACATCACACTGGAAGATGTCGAACCCTTCACGCCTCCTCAATTGGAGGACGGTGATTCGGGACAAGTCGACATCGTAGCAGTTCCATTGTCGATGGGCTTTACTGGTACTGCGACGATCCTGCTGGAGTACGGTAAGGCTTGGTTGGATACGGTCGTTTCCGTTCGCGTGCTGCCGGTGCTGAAACATCCGATCGTCGTATTGAATCGGATGTCTACAAGGATGTTGACGTGGGGTATGGACTTCACTTCACTGCGCGACGCCATCCGGCCTGACAGTAAAGGTGATTACTCCAACTGGGACGCTCTCCAAGCCGCTTGCGTGGAGCTGAACATCCCGACCTGGATGAAGAACAAGATCACCGACCAACCGACGTCAGCGGTGCCTGACAGCAACCAACTGTTTGACCGTGTAGTGATTCAGGCAAGCGTATCCAGTGAAGGAATGGATGGCAAGGTCTACCTGCACTACAACAACCTGGAAGAGGTTTAACCATGCCACTATTCACCAAGCCGTCTCAAGCCTTGGTTTATGACCTCATCAATGAGGCGAACCCGGACCTTCCGATCGTGCTCTCGCCAGCTAACTTTAAGTTGGGTGCCCCAGCCGCTGGTACGGTGCCTGGCCGTCCTGAGCTGAACACGGTAGTAACCGGCTCGGCTATCGGTACCGACTACATTGGTCGTAAACCGCTCAACTACCAACGCCTCTCGCTCAACAGCCTGTTCCGTGGGATGGTGGTGCAGATCAACAAGTATTCGGCTAACCAGAACTCTGGCTCGTCGGGTGCTATCGTATTCACCCTGTATCAGCTCCTGCCGATCATCAACACGCTGTACGGCATGAACCTCACTGAAGACGACGTGACCAACGTCAACATCACGCGGGGTACGGCGCAAGAGAACGGTTTCTACACCTCGACCGTGACCGTGAATGCCAAGGCGACCTCGCTGGGCTACATCGGTTCGTTCGCACTGAAATGGCGCGGCGCTCCACAAGACCTCGAGTCGATGATCACCGTGACCGATCTCGCTGCTCGTCTGTTCCCAGGCGGTAACACCTTCGATGGCACTCACCCAGTCGTTGTCAACAACATGGCGTACAACATCGATTGGACGTCGTTCATCGCTACTGCACCGTGGGGTAACTTCCCAGGTAACCCAGTGGCTGGTAACGATACCCCAGCGTTCGGTAACCGGTTCATCGCAGAACTCAACCGTCTGTACGGTAAGGGTCTGGTGGGTTCGGTCAACAACGCGCCTGCATACGCTTACATGGATTGGGGCGGTGTCGTATACGACCTCAGCACTCAAGCCGGTCGAGACGCCTGCCCTCTGGCTAACTCCAAGTACTACAACCGTGTGCTGGTCTGGACTATCCCAGATTACGACACCGCGCGTGGTTCGGGTATCGGCCAACACTTCATCCACTTCAACGTCTGAGGATAGACTCCATGGCGTACATGACTCAGTCACTCCCCGACGTCCTGGCGGCTATCAACGCCGCCAACTCGACGACGTACAAGGTCACCGAAATCGACTTCGGCGCACCTCAAGCGTTGTCGGGTACGTGGAAGGGGCAAGCAACATCCCGCAACACCGGTATCCGCATCACCGCCAAGGCCGGCAGTCCGTATCAGGGCAAACGCGATCTGACCTACGATCGACTGAACTTGGGTTCGCTGAATGCAACTAACCTCCCGGGGTTCAAGTGCTCGGCGTACAATGTCACCACCGTCTACACATTGCTGCCGATGTTGCAGTACTGGACCGGTATCCAGTTCACCACCGACGATCTGGAAGACGCGCCGCTGGTAGACAATGGTGACGATACCCATTCCGTCACTCTGACGGCCAAGACCACCAGCCTGGGCTGGATCGGTACCGCGCCACTGACCATCACCAAGGGCGCTGCCCCGCTGGATGCGTTGATCACAGTGACCTCGCTGAACGGTTTGAACTACCCAACCGCCAGTGATCAGGACACTTACGGTGCGATGTACCTGTACCCGTACGATTACACCAACTACTTCAGCACGCTGTCCCCAATCGCACCAGGTACCCTCACCAGCACGCAAGCAGATGCCCTCGTGGCCATGCTCCTGGCTACCGACATCGGCGCCGGCAAGGCGCTGTGGGCGAACAACCCTGGTGCGACGGCGTGGAACCTGGCGAACGCAACGGTGGTCAGCAACGGTCTCAACAACCCGACCCTGCCAACCAACCCATCGTACAAATACGTGATGGGTCTGCGCCTCGATCCGGCTGTGTTGACTCCTGCGGGTCTGATGTACCTCCACTACAACGATCCATTCGACGCGTCGTAAGGGGTCATAGACGAGCGCCGGTGGGCGCTCGTCTACTAACCAATTGGGAGATTATCCATGCTTCGCGCCATCTTCGGTTTCGACCACATCGCAAAGAACGTGAGCGACACGTGGCTGCCAAACTGCGGTTATGTTTTTAGCAAGACCGCCTCAGGCACCAACCGTGGGGTCATCATTACACCTGACGGATCGTTGGCTGCGACACCCTCTACCGGCAACACGCCGTACGTTCAGGTGTTCCACGATCTGTCCAAACACCTGGTTGCGCCTGTTAGCACATTCACCATCGGTATCCGCGCTAAACAGTTGGCGTTAGGCAATAGTGGTGGTTTCCTATACCTAGCCGCTGAGGCAGTCCCTACCTCGTTCATGTTGCTGTTGAACTTTCAGCAATTGACGAATATCGGCGTTGTGGGTGGCGAGAACTATATTGAGATCACATTCGATCTGATAGCAGCTACCGCCACCTACTACATCGACGACGTGTTCTTTACCAGCATCTCCATCAACACGATCTCGTTGGCTAACCTAAGAGCCGGCATCGTCCAGGTGGTCTACACGCTGAGCTACCCGGCCAACGTGGCGGGTATCACGGCAGTGCGTGACATCTACCTGACCGACAACTATCCAGGTGATGGTTACGTGGGTCGTCTGGGTCCTCGCAAGATATTCCCTGTTACGCTTGACAGCGCCTCAGGAACTGATTGGACCACCAGCGATGGGTCTGGGCTTCTGACTGCTCTAAACGTCCCTATCGAGACGGCTGGAGCTGCTACCATGACCTCCGGCGTCAGCAAGGCACCACTGGTGGTGGGATTGAACCCAGGGTCTCTACCAGCGAACGCCAACGTCGATGGCGTATTCGTCATGATGGCCGGTAAGGTAGATCAGGCCGGCGCACTGACAGGTCTCTCGGCAACCAACGGCGGGAAGACCATTCTCGCTCAGTCGAAGGCGATCGGCACGGCGTTCAAGTACGGCAACCCATTCGGTGTGTTCACCCGCGCCCCTAATGGCAGTCGCTGGACTGCTGCTTCCATCGACGCGACCACGCTCTCATTGACTCCAGACGTAGCGAGTTAAGCCATGTCATTAACCGTACGGGCAGTGCAAGCTTACGCGCTCGGTAAACCACTGGCAGCTTCCACGGTTCGGTCGATCACCGCTTATGCGCTGGTTGATACGAACCCGGTGGTTCCTGGTCCACCGGCGCCTACTGATTACAAGGCCGATCAGATCGACATCTTGTACGATCTGATCGAGAAGAGTAACCCGGGTTTCAAAGCGCAATATCCGAAAGGTACCGTGCAGTTCAGTGCGGTGACGGCGGTTCCCACGGTACCTGGGGATGGGTACAAGACCGATACGTCGATCTTGGTGTCTCCGGCACCTGGTAGTTCGGCACTGGGTCGTCAGACGGTTCGTTATCGCCGTATCGATTTCGGTACCATCTTCAAGCACATGACGCTGACCCTGAACGATTACGTCGCTTCAGGTACGTTGTCAGCGGCGACGTGGAAAGCTTCGTTTGCCTCGAAGTTTGGGATCAAGATTCCTGCTGCAGACATTGCCAACACGACAGCGCTGACTAGCGGTGTGTTGACCAACATCAACGTGATCGCCACCAGCTGGTGCTATAAAGGTACTGTGCAGTTGACGTGGACGGTAGGACCTCGTCCTTTCACCTCCATCGTCACGGATGCAAACCGTGCGCTGGTTGGGCGGTTTTACCCAGGCAATAACAACGACTTCACCACCCCCGGCCGTAAACCGCAGGGTGAGATGTTGGTCTACTGTCAGGACGCCAGTGTTATCTCGTCGTTCCTGGAAGCGTTCACTAGCGCTTCTGTTCTCGCCTCGTCCCACAGCACAGTTATCAACTTGGTTAACTGGCTGCTGGCTAACACGAAGCGCACGGATTGGAACGTCGGTGATTCCTCCTCTGGATCAGGTGGTGTAACCGGACTGACCTGGTATCGGTACACGCTGCCCAATGCCGCTATCCCAGATGCCAACTCCGCCAAGTACAACCGTTGTGTCGTCTTGCAAAGCGTGGCCGGTAGTTGGTTCGCTGGCAAGATCATCATCCACTACAACGTGTAGGGTCCGTCATGGGTATTTTCGTATCAAGCCAGGCGGACTTGATTGCGATGATCAACGTTGCGAGCGGTGTCAACTTCACCGCTTCCGACTTGGTCTTCGGCAAACCAAGAGCCGCTACCTCCGCTGAGATCACTCAGTTCGGAAAGAACAGCGCTGTCGCTGTGCGGGCCTCCGATACCACGACGTTGGTGGCCGGATTCACGACCTTCTTCTACGACCGACTGGATCTGAAGACGCTAGAGCTCTTTGACTTGACCACATGCTTCTGTGCAGACGGACTGGCCAAAGACGCGTGGTTGGGTACCGTCATCGGTTACCTCAACGTCCCGTTCACGCCGACACATCTGGTCGAACACAGCTCGACTACGGTGAACGGTAAAGTGAATGTCCAACTGGAAGCCACGACCGATAGCCTGGGTTGGTTCGGCACAGGGACGTTGGTGTTCGGTGGTTATCCAGATATCTCGACAGCCTTCACTGACAACAAATTGACAGGCTTCTAAGCCGAGGAATCGATCATGAATGATTGGCCGAACTACCTGATCCGTCAGGACTTCACCGAACCAGGTGAGGTGCTGAGTGTGATCCCGCTGGGCCTACTCAACGAGGCGGATCAGCGACTGATGGCCCAAGTGCTGTCTGAGTACGCACCGCAAGTCGATAAAGACAAGTGGAACATGGACGAGCACGGCACGGAATATAGCCTGAATGGCGCTGAGGTCATCTACAACGGTCTCAACCATCGCGACCTGCCAACCTTCAGCACGTACAAGTACGCCCTCGGGTTGCGCTTCCCAGAACGTTCTACGGCACCCGTAGGTACTATCTTCCTGTGCTGGCATGAGCCGGTGGAGGAAGAGCCAGTTGCTGAAACACCACCTGTGAGTGAGGAGTGATCTCATGCTTCGTGCAATGTACGGTTTTGATCACTGTGTCAGAACTCCAGCACCTGCCGTTGGTGCTGTGAACAACCCTTCGGTAGGTTTCGGTTACGCCAATGCCACACTGCTGAACCCTACCCTCATGGCGGTGGACAGTAACGGTTTTCTTGGCGGTTACTCCTCAGCTCAGAACGTCAACCTGGCGTTCGACATGACGGGTCTGATTCCACCTAACCCGACCAAGGTCACGTTCGGTTGGCGTGTAAAGACCCTCCAAGTCTACGGCGCTGCTCACGCGATGATCTCGTTCTCGGTCCCAGGTACGCCTAACGATACGACTGCGTACATCATCCAGATGGCAGCAGCCAACGCCCCGTGGCTGCCAACGGTAGGTAACGAGGTCTACGTCGAGCTGACTTACGACTTCGTGACGTTCACGCCTACCCTCACAGTCAACGGCGTCCCTGTGACTGCTACGATCGGTAGCGCTCCTAACACCGCTCAGAAGGCTGCGTTCGTGTCGGGTGCCTGGACGATCAACTTCACGCTCGCCAACACCGTGAACGCCCGTTATGCCTACCGCGACATCTACATCGTCGATGCGGTGGCGGGTGACGGCATGGTGGGTCCGCTCGGTCCTCAGAAGCTGTTTCCAATCACCTTGGACGCCGCAGCAGGGGCTGGCTGGACACCTTCGTCTGGTACGCTGTTGGATGTGTTGAACGCTGCCTTGCCAGCTAACCCAACTGCCACTTCGCCAAGCGACAAGACTCCATTGGTCACCAGCCTTAAGACCAGTGCTCCTGAAGGTAGTCGTGTCACTGCGGTGAGTCTGTCGTTGTCGGGGACCAGTAGTGGTGACGGGGCATCGACCAGTAAGGTTGAGATCACCCAAAACAGTCAGAGCTTCTCACCGAAGTTTCCCGTCGTGGCGAAGACTACCACCTACGGTGCGCCAATCGGGATCTTCCCGAAAGCGCCTGATGGCACCTCGTGGGATCTGGCAAAAATCGATGCGACCACCCTCAAGCTGACCCCTGACACCGCCGCCTGATTCGAGGATTTATCATCATGGCAGTTAGAGCAATTATCGGGTTCGACCACCTGCCGCAGAACGACACGAGCTGGATTAACTACGCCAGCCACGACATGACGCGCGCCGCAGACTTGTCGGCCCAAAACACCATCGTCAACGGATGGCTGGTCAGTAACGCTACTGCATCGGGCGCTGAGCGCGTAACCATTCCTCTCGACAAATACCTGGTCGCTCCGGTAGCCAAGATCTGGTTCGGTATCCGCTGCCGTTCTACTCTCAACGCGCGTGGCGGTGCAGGCATCATCTACCTGAACGGCACCTACGTGTTGTTGGATACGTTGATCGGCGTCACGGGTACTACCACGTACCTTGAGTTCTCCTACGACGTTGCCAGTGGTGCTGTAGAACGTTGGATCAATGGCGTCAAACAGGCTAACGGTACCAGTCCTGGTGCAGGTCTGCGTAACCTCACGTTCGGCTTGGAAGCCAAGGGTAGTCTCAACGGTCGATACGACTGGCGTGATATCTACGTCGTCGATGATCAGGGAGCTGCACAAGGTTTGCCGGTAGGTCCTCTTGGCGCTCAGGTGACTTACCCCATCACTTTGGATGCGGCTTCGGCTTCGGACTGGACCACCACTCCGAGTGGTGCCACCCTGCTCGAAGCGTTGAACGAGCCTGGTGCGGTCCCTACGGCTAAAATCGCAACGTCGGCTTCCAACGCTCCTCTGACGGTGAGTCTCAAGTCCTCAATGCCTGCGGGTGTCGTGGTCAATGCCATCGAACTCATGGGCGGTGGTCGTTCGACCACGACCAGTACGGCGAAAGTCGCGGCGAAGATCTCGACGGGCGGTACGGATGTTGCAGGTCTGACGCCCGTTGCGCCGATCACCAACTATGCGTACAGTCTTGGGTTCGGTGTGTTCCACAAGGCTCCGAATGGCACCCCGTGGACCAATACCAACATCGACGCTACGGATCTTGTCCTGACGCCTGATGTTTAAGGGGATTCTCCATGCCAGTCAATATTGCAAACATCCAAGGCTACGCATTGACGCGCCTAGCCTCGCCGGTGAACATCGCCAACATTCAGGGTTACGTGCTGGCTAACCCACCTGCGCCCGTCCAACTGCGAGACATCCGTGGTTACGTGATGGTGACTGCGCCAGCGCCCGTTCAGTTGCGGACCATCAATGGCTACGCCATGGTCCCGTTCCAGGACTTGCCGAAAGGTAAGACGGCAGCAGTGGCATTGATGGACATGATCCTCGTTCGGTTGAAGAGTGCCCGTCCAGCCTCGCACTTCAATTTGGGTGCTGTGGAGCTCGGTACCGAGACCGACTACAACGCCAAGGTGAAGTTGACACCGAATGCGGTAGCCTTATTGTCAGGGGAGATGTACTTCCACTACAACCGGATTTATCTGTCACGGATGCCGAGTCTGAGTTCGATCGTGATCGGGAGCGCGGCTAACACCCACGCCCTGATTCCAGCGATCAACACTCTCACCGGCATGCAACTCACCACGAACGACATCGTGAATGAGGACATTCCAGCAGGGTACGTGGAAGTCACTCTGACTGCAGCGGCTACCAGTTATCTGTTCATTCCAGGGACTCAGTGCCAAGTGGGTAACACACCGTCGCTGGCAGCTCAGTTCAAAACTGACACGATCCTCTGGTCGTAAGGAAAAACAAACCATGAAGATTCATGCGATGTACGGTTTGGACCTGCCGACCACGAACGCGACAGGCAACGGCAGTAACGTACTTATCACTCGGCTGCCAAACGGGCCGTGGCAGTCGATGTCGACAAACAGCGAAACCAATTTCAGTATCCAGGTTTGGACGGATGGATGGCTGAGAATGGGGATCGGTGCCGGAGCTCCGAACTTTGGCAACTATCGATTCCGCGCCGTAGCTGACATCAAGGAAATGATCCCAGTCGTTACACCAACCTCGAACTTGTACTTTGGCGTTCGGGTAAAGGCCGGTACCGGATACACCGGCAGTACTGTGGTGACGTTGTCTTCCGCGGTAGACATCAATAACCTGGTCAACCTGTTCCAGATCACGGATCTGCCCGGTTACGTGATCGATAAGTCGTACTACGTAGAGTTTAACTTGAACTTTGCGAACAACACTATCGATCGCCGTGTCGATGGTAAACCACTGGCGCAGATGGCCATGCCTGCTTGGATGGCCACCGCAGTATCTGCGTCGCCTGGCGGTACCAGCGTTTATGTGGGTATCGGTGCCAGCTTCTCGTACAGTATCAGTCAGGGCCAAACCCACTACTTCTGGTGGCGTGATTTCTACTGCGTCGAGTGGGAGGCTGGGGAACTCGCTCAGTTTCTGGGTCCTCAGGTGGTGGAAAAGGTACCTGTCGATACAGTGGCGGCTACTGCCTGGACTGCTAGTACTGGCACTGCGACTTCGGTCTTGAAGACGGGGTACAGTAACCCATCCACTGCCATCGGCGCTCCAACCCTCACCACCGACGATGCGATGACGCCGGGTAGTATCACCTACAACCCCACCAACATTCCAGTGAATGCCGTTCTCAACGGTATCCTCGTGAAGGGACGCTCAGCAGTGAGTGTAAATGCCACGGGCAACTTGGGCGTCTCCGCTACGGTCGGTGGGGTGGAGTCTTCGGATGCCAACGTAGCGATGGTAGCTGCGCAGACGTTCTACGACCGGATGTTGTTCCTCACTAAAACCCCAGGCGGGCTACCATGGACTCAGCCAGCGTTGGCGGGCCTTACCGTCAAAGCCAAACCGAAGGTGTAATCCATGGCTAACCCTAAATTCGTACTTCGATCGCTTGACGTGTTTGCGATGTACGGCGTGAATAATCTTCCGCCGTTTGGTACCCCTGGTCCTGCTGCGATTCTTACAGCGATCAACAAGGAGCAGGGCATCACACTCACCTCAGCACAGGTCACGGTTGGTGCGCCTGTAGCAACGACAGGCGACACGTTGTTCAATACCTCGGTGACACTGACATCAATCCCTAACAAGGGGTTTAAAGGGACGTTCACGGCTCGATACAACCGAGTCAGTGGCAGTCTGTCAGCGGTGTTGAACAACCTCACCATTCCCGGTGATGGAGCTTTCACGGTAGGTACCACTCACGACCTTATCCCTCTGATCAACACAGCCACGGGCTTGACGTTGGTTACTGGAGACATCGTGAATGAGGCCATTCCGGTTGGGACAAACTCGGTCGATCTGAAAGCTGCTTCCACGAGTTACTTCTTCCTGCCTGGGTCGACCTTCAAGGTTTACGCAGGTGAGATCGCAGGTGAGCCGTGGATGTTGTTCGACGTGAACTCGTTGACTGACGTCAAGACCACAGGTTCGACGGGTACGCTGGCAAGTGCAGCGCAGGACAACACGTACTTGATTGATGGGGAACCTACCCTGAAGATCACCGGTACGGGTTCCCTGACGATCAACCTCGGTCAGTTGTTTGATTCGAGTATTCCTGAATGGACGCTGGAATGGTCGAGTCGTTTGAACACGACCACCACAGGCTACGCTAACCTGCTCCGTCTTGGCAGTGCGACGGCGTACCAGCTGGTGCAACGGACTTCCGATTCTGGTTTCGGTCTGAGGATACAGCAAGGTATCGACTTCTCGACACAAGCCGGTGCATGGAACTTCCCGTTCGGCAGCGTTGCGAAGAACGGCGTGCTGACTCGTTACGCCGCTCAGAAGAAGAATGGTCTCATCACCATGTTTGTGGACGGTAAAGCTACCAACATGGCCAATGGTACCGGTTCGACCTACAACAGTAAATCGTTTTCCGCAGGCGCCGGTGTTGCAGCGTGTGACCGGATTACCCTGGGACTTCTGGCGCAAAACATCAGTCATGTTCGTCTCAGTAAGTTCGCTCGGTATCCGATCGACTACACGCCGAAACCGTTCAAGTCTGCTCCAACGCTTGCGCAAGCTGCACCGAACACCGATCTCTCTGGATTCGATCCAGCATAAAGCAGCATACAGCCGGGGCGCAATGCCCCGGCTGTATGTCGTTGCCGTAAGGATTAAGCCTCGGCGTCGAAACCACTCAGGTCAGTGGTAGTCGCCGCTTCATCCAAAGGGACGTCAGCGTCCGGGATGTCCAGGACGGCGGCGTAGGTGCCGGTGTACAGCAAGCTGGACACGTTGGCGACCACGTCGGCCGAACCCGGGGTATCTTCGTTCACTGGGCGAACGATGTTCGACAGAGTGAATTCGGATTCCAGCAGACCCAGAGCGGTAGCGATCTTGGTCTTGACCTGTGGGTCGGTGTCGGAAGCTGCGATCACCACCGGAATATCTTTGGCGGCAGCGATTGCCTGGCCGGAAGCCAGAGCCAGACGGGTGTAGGAGAAAGTCTGCGAACCAGAGAAACCCTGGTTGGCGATTGCGGTGAAGGTCACCGAGGTGTTACGACCGCCAGTACCGGCAGCGGCCGAAGGCGCACCGACGGTAACTTTGGCCAGAGTGGCGTTCAGACCGGCGTTCGCACTGTTGACCAGTGCCAGGACGTTCTCCTGAGCCGTGATGGACGGGTTGATCTTTGCCATGGTATCGATCTCTCGAAAAGTAGCGAGGGATTTCGCTACATAGGATTCACGGCATAGAGCCCACCTGAGGGCGCAAACCCTCAGGTGGTGAAGATTACTCTTCTTGCTTAACGCCCAGCAGACCAGCCTGCTGGCGACGCAGAGCGCGAGACTTGAGCGCTTCCATGGCCTGATACATACCGGCCAGAGCAACGTCATTCTCTTCGCAGTGCATCTCGCCTTGGTTGAAGTGCTCCAGGCGATGGATCTGTACAGCCAGCAGACTTTCGAAGGTCACGCCGGTGTGGCCGATCTGGTCAACTGGACCGGACTGGAATTGAATCAGGTTGCCGGTCTGAGGACGGATACCGCCAACGCCTTCAGTGGCGAAACCGTTGATCAGGTAGAAGTCGTACGAGTCAGGGAAGTCGGTAGGAACCATCCGACGGACCTGGATGCTGGTATCGATACCCTCGACCTTGTGGGTCGTGATCGGCGCATCTTCCGAGAACTTCGGTGCAGGCTTACCTTCAGCCGGGAAGTCGAACAGAGTCGACAGCTCATGCTGGAAGCCGTTGGTGTGGTCAGCGATATAAACCGGCACACCGCCCTTACCTGCGTGTTCGACCATCCAGACGTTATCGATCAGGATTTCGAACTTGTCGCCGTAGGTGTCGGTGGCGAACTTCACCAGACCGGCCTTGAGCGTTTCCAGCAGCGCAGGACGATCGAAGTCGGCCTTCAGGTCAGCTTCGGTAACCAGACGAGTCACTTCGGTTTGAAACGCAGCGAAGAATTCTTTCTCTTGCGCTTTCTCACGCTCTACGAACTCAGGGTCCAGGCGTGGATCGGCCGGTGCCGGGATGTGGTCGTAGCGCTCGGTGTCTTCGATCTCCGCTTGACTGCGGAACCAGATCGGACTATCAACGCTTACGGCAGTGCCAGCAGCAGCGTAACCGTAGGCCAGTTCACCGGTAGCTTCCAGTCTGACGAATTCATCCGGGGTGATCTGGATGAAGTACTCGACGCCAGTCTTGCGATGACGAACCTTGTCGCCGCGCGAGTACTTGCTGAGCTTCACAGGAGCTTGTGGTTCCTGGGTTTGTTCTTGCGGTTGGGCTTGTTCCATGGGAACGATTTCCTTTGGTGGATGTGAGGGTTAGTACGTCAGGATCAGATTGAGGGCAGTCGGACCTTCGAGCCCAGTGCCTCGAACCTTGGCTTGGCCGATCAGTTCAAGCGACTTAATCGTACCGGTAATGCTGGTAGCGAACAACGTGCCTGATAGACCAACGTCTTCCAGAACAAATTGCGGCTCGTAGAAACCTGCTTTTGGCGCGCACAACAGATGAATGATTTCTTGTAACTTGAACTCATCGCCATGCAGACACAAGATAACTGCAGGTTCACTGCCGTGTTTGTTGACCGTAGCGGAGACAATCGTCTCTTCGATGGTTTCGATCAACAGGCGATAAGAACGAGAAGCTCCCTCAGGTTCGACGAGCGCGAACTTGTAGCGCTGCTTCTGGAGCTGACCTTCAGTCATTTCATGAAGCGTGATCGTCTCACAGTTGGGCCGTTGCCAACCGTTGATATCCTCACCGACATGATGTCGCTCTTGAGCGAGGTCCTCGGATTCGATCTGGATCAACTCGCCGTATTCTTCGACCAGTGCTTTCTCGATCGTGTGCATGACGTGACTCTTACCACGTCCGACAGGACCGATGACAGCCACACGGAGGTTGTTATTCATGACTCACCTGCATTGAGTATTGGACATCAAATACAGGTCGGATTTAACAAGTTACAGCATAGAACGCCGAGGGACGTCTCCCTCGGCTATTGACTCTTTTATCAATACCAAAGCACCGGTGATGAGTCGATACTAAGGTCTACGCTAAACTTCCAGGAAAGCGTATCTAAGGCGGTCTTACCGCGCGTTGCTCAAATCAGGGAGCTGGACGAGCGCACTCTGCCCTTACTGTGATTCTTGCGATCTTCAAATTGTGAATGAGCTGCGGAACAACATTCTCTACATAGGATATAACAAAAAAAAAGAAAGAGGCGGTGAGGCTCACGCCCCACCAGTCCTCGTGATCGAACAGACTCTTTCGAGCACTCGATCCATGTCCACCTGAGGTACGGATTCCTCCGTGTGTAGCAGATGGATTTTACCCTCTGTCAAAACGGACTCCGCGTTCTTTAAGCGTACATCTGCAAAGCTCTGCAGTGCGCTGTAGATAAGCGGATTCGCTACCTCGTAGTACGAGTCCAAAACAACTGCAACTGCTTCCAGATCGCCTCCGGAAGCGTGCAGGGACTGTACATGATCGACGATGCGACAATTGTGTTTACCCAGCTTAGAGAAGACATCATTCTTCTTCATCGCTGGACTCTTCTCCATCGTCATCTTCAACTCCTTCATTGTTGCTGTCGTCTTCCTGACGCGTGTTGTAATTCACGAACAACTCTTCAGCAACGTCTGCCGGGTCGAGCGGTTTGGGGTCATCAGGAAGGCGAGACATTTTGAATACCTCTTACAGGGCGAAGTGGTAGAGCTGTCCTACGTCACCGACGTCGAGGAGCGGGTACGAGGTAGCTGATACCGAGAGGACCGGAACGTTAGCCCGCCCGACGTATGCGGAGCGCGAGAAGGTCATAGTTACGGTGAAGGTCTTTTCACGGCATGGGGTTACCTTGATCGGCAGCCCAATTCCGAAACGATGTAGCACTTCATCTACCGACAATAGATACAACTGGTGTTGTTCGATCAGATACAGGTCGTTCTGATGCTTAACGTGGAAGAGACGATTGATTTCGTCTTGCAGATCTTTACGCAGTGCGATTCCGAAACCTGCTTCGAACCCGTCATTGATTGCTGCATTACGCAGGACGTTGTGCGGGGTGTTCGGGGTGTGGACGTGGTAGGCATGGCCGTAATCCGGGAGTTGGAAGACCACCTTCCGGAAGTCTCGCAACCACTCCAGAGCACTGACGATGGAAGTTTCCTTCACGCCACTCAGCGCCAGGCCCATGATCCCGTCAACAGGAGGGTTGTTGAGCACGTCATGGAATTCGACGTGAGGGTATTTACCGATCAACTCCTTCAACTTGCCATCATCGTCGATCGCCGCCCGTGCCAGCTCACGTACCTGGTAGTTGCTGGTCGCAGCGTCCAGGTCGGCGATGACTTGCTTGATAGCTTCCGCACGACCTACGGCAATGGTACCGATACCACGGTAACCGATCACTAAGTTGCTGATGTTGCGCACCGCTGTTTCTACAGCGTTGAGAGGACGGCGCGGCCAGTTACTTACGGCGTTAACGACACGGCGTTCTTCAGGGGACAGATAGTTCATTTGTCTTGCTCCTAATGGATGATGGTTAATCAAGACTACAATGTATTACCAGCATATTTTTAAAGTTACAGCATACAGACCTCCTAGGACCGAAGCCCTAGGAGGTCTACACACCTTTTCTGACCGATACTTCATCCGTTAGCACATTCCCGCCCCGGCCACGAGAGAATATGCTAACGGCTGAGCGCTCAGTCTCCAGCTAGCCCCGCCGCTCCCCTTATAAGCGACGTGACTGAAGGTCGTCCGGGGGAACGACCTGCGGCGGCTCTACCCCGGGAGAGTCGGGACCCTGGGAGAGCTTGAATCGTACGGTTTGCCCAGAACCGTCCGAAGCATCCACGCATATAATAGTAAACGCTCAGTAAAAGTTTACTGCGACTACCAGCCCATGGTTCTTGGGCGATTGAGCCACTCTTCGTAGACCTTTCCGTTAGCGGTGGTCTTACGTCCGCTCTTGTAGAACCCACTGGTCAGAAAGGCAGTTTGACTCGGTTTGTTCTCAGGTCTGATCCATGCCTGCCCTGCCTTGTTTGAAAAGTATTGACGGATGAACTGTGCCGCGTATCGCTTACCGCGGTGTTTTGGATCGATGTAGATAGACCCTACGCGATAATATCCGCCATCGCCTTTCATCGGCATGATGAACCCGATCGTCTCTCCAGTCGGGAGGAAGATGAGTTCCATGCCGTCAAGTCCAGCCTTGAGAGATTCTGGTCCAAGGAACGGGTCTTTCATGGCCAGATCAAAGAGTCTCTGTTTGGCGCCTTCTACTGTTTCTTTGTTCATGATTGGAGAACCGGGGAGGTGGTGACATAGCAGTCAAGACAAAAAAAAAGAAAGCCCAGTATAACCTTGCGGCTATACTGGGCGATTGCTTAGAGACCGTACTTCGAGGAAACCATCCATTTGACCGTTTGGCAGATGTTGTCCAGACTGCGTTCATCACCAATCAAACCAGAGCACACTGGTAGAGCATACGCAGGCATGACGAACACTTCGACTGGATGTTCGTTGAGTTGCACCATACCCACGATTCTACCGGCCAAGTCCATATCGATCTTGACACGGTACTTGCTCACACCGTAGTACTCTCGCAGATCCGCCGAAGTTGGTTTCTTGGCACGGACTTCCAGTTCTGCTTCTTCTGGAGTCAGGAAGTCTTCAAAGTCCGAGCTATGCCACGACAACTCAGGATAGATCGCGCGGACAGTGCCGTTGACCTTGACCACTTCCCCATTGTCGTTGAACCATTCGGCCCATATGTGTTCCATCCCGAGGGATGCGGCTTCTGGAACCAGCTTCTTCAGATGGTCGTGGAAGATACGACGGGCTGCAGACGAGTGTCCGGTTTCTTCGACTACTTTGAGGTACTTGCGCTCCACAGAAATCTTGGAGTCTTCGGCGAGCATGTCGTTGAGTTCCTCGTAGGTGAAGAAGCCGTCGTACACCCAGTTGGTTCTGGCTGACAGTACGTCATACACCCGAGTGTGTTCGAACCTGACTGGCTCGAGTCGGTCCTCGACTTCCGAATAAATCTCGGCTTCTTCTCGGAAGATAGTCGGCCCCCCGCCGGTGGAGATCACGTTGTCGATCGCTTTCTCAAGCCTGTCACAATAGAGTTCGGTATCGATATCAGCTATGTTCGCCGATACCGCGCGGTTGTTGATGACCCCGGTCAAGTTGCGGACATCGTGGTCATCCGGCACGAGGCTGCCGAACGTCAAGACTGAGTTGATGCGGCGCACTACCGAAGACGGGTCTTGACGGAATCCAGGGATGTCTCCTCGACCACCCTTCGGTAACATGAGGGTGTCGTAGCGACTCGACAAGATCTCAGTAGCCTCGCTAAGCGGCATGCGATACATCGCCGAACGTAGTCCAACTACTCGGTCGATATAAAGCTTCGTTTCTGGGGTGAGTTCTTCGGTAGCCTCGCTGTGGCCGTAGACAACGCAGTGATCGCCACCTCGCATCGCATTATTCGGAAACGTGACGGCGATCTTGAACGAGAACCGCTGCTTGTCCCAACCGCTCGCTACTTCGATCAGCGTTGCCGAATCGCGAGTGCGGGTATTACGCAAGGCGTTGAGTAAACCGACATCTGGACTGATGGGTGGGATACTGCCATCGACGACCGGATAAGCCACCTGAGGAGGCATTGGTTGGATAGCGTTGAACTGTACGTTAGCGGTAAGTTTCATGCGGACATCTCCAATGGATTGAATACATGTGGACAATGTATCAATGGAATTTGTTTCAGTGCGTAATTCTATGATTACCGTGCCTTTATCGGCGCTACATGCCAACACGATACCGGGGAGTGAGCCATGTTCAGTGGCCTTCGATCAAAGTTAGGAATGGTGCGAGTCAGCACCAGTCCAAAGTACGTCAGCGTGGAAGGGATCGCATCCCACCAACTGCTGCGTGACATGCAACGCGTCTGGGGTTCGAAGGCGCTAGCCAACAACATGTTCAGTTTGATCCGCAGTGGTGAAGTGAAGTTCTTGCACTTCTTCGCACTGGACTTTCTGTACATCATGGAAACACTCTACGCCGACACCCAGACCCGTCTCCCCAAACGTGTCCTGCGTAAGGTCATCGACGAACTCAAGGCCAACACCTGGCTGGGTGACATCGATAAGGACGTGAAGTCCATCGTCGACATGAGCGTGGTGGATCACGTCGTCTCCTTCCCGCTCAAGCCGTTCCAGAAAGCGTTTGCCCAACACTTCGGTGTGATGGTGCCGACCTATCGTCTGCGTGGCTACATGCTCGACGCAGGCCCTGGTACTGGCAAGACCGTTACCGACCTTGTGGTGGCTGCTGGTCTACATGCTGGCAAGGTAGTGATCATCTCGCCGAAGAACGCCGTGGAGCGTGTGTGGGAAGACACTCTCAAGGATATCGTTACGCACAAGCGTCCGTACTGGACCAGTGCGCAGAACGCGCCCCTCACCACCGACTCGCACTACTACGTGGTGCACTACGAAGCCCTCTCGACGCTGGTCGACTTCATCAAGGCGAATTGGAAGGACTTCAAGAACACGTTCGTTATTCTGGACGAGTCTCACAACTTCAACCGTTTGGCTGCCGATCGGACTCAGACCCTGATCGAGCTCTGCCAGATGCCGTGCGTGGATTACTGCCTCTGGGCATCGGGGACTCCGATTCTGGCGCTGGGTATCGAGTGTATCCCGTTCATGCGTTGTGTCGACACCCTCTTCACTCCAGAAGCAGAAGAACGCTTCCGCAAGATCTACGGTCGCGACGCCAAGCGTGCTAACGACATCCTGCGTAACCGTATCGGTCACTTGAAGTTCCACGTACCGAAACAGGACGTGGTCGACATTCCCGTGAAGACTCACCAGATCAAGGTGAAGATGCCGGACGGTGAGAAGTACACGCTGGAGAACATCGGTAACATCCTTCGTAAGTTCATCGATGAGCGCTTGGCGTACTACGATAAGAACTTCAAGCACTACGAGGGACAATACCTCTCGGCTCTGAAGCTGTTCGAAGGACACTTGAGGACAGATGTCGACCGTCGCCAGTACAAAGAGTACCAGGCTGCGATCAAAGTGATCTCTTCGGGCTTCGATCCGAAGTTGATGAAAGCTGAGGCGATGCTTTGCAACAAGTACGAGCTGAAGACGATTATCCCGCTTCTGCCTAACCACATGAAGCCGGAATTCAAATCGGCTCGCAGTGTGGTCAAGTACGTCAAACTTAAGGTCATGGGCGAAGCCTTGGGTCGTATCGTTGGCGGTATGCGTTCGAAGTGCCATCTGGACATGATTGCGCACATCGACTTCGAACACTACATCGACCGGGCTGAGAAGAAGACGTTGATCTTCACCTCCTACGTCGAGGTGCTGGAAGCAACAGCAGATCTGCTGTTCCACAAAGGCTACTCGCCTGCCAAGGTCTACGGGGCAACCAACAAGGATCTGGCCGGTATCGTCAAGAAGTTCTACGACGATCCTGATCTGAACCCTCTGGCTGCGACCTACCAGTCGTTGTCTACCGCTGTACCGCTCACCGTGGCGACGGACTTGCTGATGTTGAACCAGCCGTTCCGTGAAGCTATCCGTACTCAGACAATCGCACGAGCTGCGCGACTGGGTCAGGACTGCACTGTCAACGTGTGGGACTTCCTGCTCGACACTGGTGATAAGCCAAACATCTCCACTCGCAGTAACGACATCCTTGAATGGTCGGCTGCGATGGTGTCCTCGATCGTTGGCGTGAATAACGTCGACCTCGAAACCCTGACGCTGGAAGCGAAAATGGGTGAGGACGGGATGTGGGAATGCCTCAGCATGGAAGCCGAAAGCTTTAAGAAGAACTTCATCGACATTCGTGATGAAGAGGACCTGGCCCTTGAATCTGCAGAGACTGAAATGGAACACATCGACCTGCCGAACTACCTGTATCACGGCTCGGCATTCCGCCAGACGGAACTGAAGCCTGGCTTCCAACACACTGGCGAGCTGGTCCAGTGGGATAACACCGAAGACAACACTTGGCTGTACGCGTCTGACGACAAAGACAGTGCGGTGATGTTGGGAATCTCCTCGGCGATTGAGAAGAAGTTCCAGCTCAATCGTTATCAGTGCGATAACAAAACCAAGAAGATGATCATCCACGTCGCCGAACCATTGTCGATCAAAGACATCCACAATCTACATGTCGTGGTGTACTCGATCAAGGCGGATGCAGCGGACGGCTGGATGGCCAACCACAACCCTGCGAATGGAATCAAAGGCGAGTACAAAACTCAGCGCACCATCACGTCCAACATCCTGCGGTGTGAGGATGTGCGGATTGCTGACGCGTTGCGTGGCTGGCATGTGCAGATCGTCGTGCAGGAAGCGTCGATGGAAAGTCTCTCCACCATCGTCGCCGGCATCAAGAAAGCATTCGGCATCAAGACTCCCGCTGAGAAGCGTAAGTTCGAACACAACCAGGTCATGCAGAACGACATGCGTCGTAACGCAGCGGCGGTGAAGGAGTATCTGAGCAAGTACTTCGGTAACCAATCCTGGCTGGCCAAACAGACCTTCAACGAAGAAGTCTCTACCGGCGGCATGTCTCCAGCTCTTTCGGTCAACGGGAAGTTCCTGCCGACCTTGAGTGAAGTGACTCACGCCGTTGAGCAGACCAAATCGCTGGTCAAAGAGGCTGACGGCTTGCTGTCCGGAATGGAACATCAGGTCGAATCGATCCGAGACAAGTACGAAGCCAAGATCAGTCCTGAGATCGACAAGGACAATCACGACGAAGTACAGAAGTTGGTTGAAGCTGCAGAGAAGGAATTCGCTGCCGTTAAACCGACTGTCTTTGGTCTTAAAGGTCGAGCCAGTCTGTGTGGTCACGTCATCACGACTGAGAAGGTGGATGCCCGCTCTCACGAGATCTGGTTGGGTCGCAAGATCATTCCAGCTCGAGCTCCTGAGAAGATCAAAGCGCTGACGTCGGCTGAGATCTTGCAGGCAGTCAAGATCGTTGAGGACTTGCTCACTTGGGCCGATGGGAAGTGGTACTGGCAGGGTTGGTTGGACTTCTCTGGCGGCGATGACTTCATCAGCAAGCTGCACGAGTACAACGAGCCTCTGTACATGGACTTCATCGATCTCTGGGATTACCAGACCGGTGATCAAGTGTTCACGTCCAGCTTACCATACCCGGCAGAAGTGGCCGAGGAAGTCAGTATTGCGTTGCTGCACTGGATGGACCGTTCCATCAAGGGCGATACCGACTAACAGCAAAAAAAAGAAAGCTACAGCACGGGCGCGATGCCCGTGCTGTATGCCGTCAATTGACAAATAGGTAACTGGACGTAACACCACGGAATCCAATCAGGTCTTTCTTAGCCCCACGCATTCCATCGGCCGAGACCTTAGTCAATACTTCAAACTTAGGTCCAGCCTTGTAGAGTCTTTGCAACAACACGTTGGGACATTTGCCTGCATCGAGTTGTGCGATGAGTTCACCCAGCTCTTTGTGGATGTCGACCGCGGTAGTTGCGTAGATACGTCCAGTGTCCTCATGAATCAGAACAAACATCCCTCGTTTGTTGAGGTCTGTTTTCTTCAATGTGTTTTCGACATTCACCGGTAATTCCCCTAACCATCTATACCGTTAAGTCGCCCGGTAACAAAAAAAAGAGCAGGGGACGAATCCACCTGCTCTCACGCGTTACCGCGGACGCCGCCGCAATGGCGACGAGTTACTGGTCTTGAGATACCGTGCACGTTGCTCGAGCTTGCCGAGCACGCCGTCCAGTTCCTTAACCACGTCACCGCGCTCGTTGCGGTCGTTGAGTTGGATCACGATGTCGCGCACAGCTTCACCGATGCACTGAATGGCCCGTACCAGATCGAACTCAAACTCTTCGGCAGTGACGTCGTCAGGACCATCGTCGCGCCCGTTATTACGAATGCCTAATCCTTTATCGATGACTCGGTTGAAGGCTGTCCATTGTTGACCACCGAAGCCTAGGTCGTTCTGCGCTTGAATCATTGTGCGTAGGACGATACGACGGACATCGCTGGAGAACGGTTTGAGTTCTTCACCTTCTTCTTCCATGAGTCGAAGATCACGCAGGCGGAAGATCCCAGCCACAGGAAACGCCACGTAGGCATTTTCCAATTCAGCCCACACCGAAGTGGAGAGTTGGGATGCCTCCAGACCGTTGGTCTTGAGGTAGGTTTCGATATGTTCGGCGGTTAGCTGATAGCCATCGAGCTCGGTGAGTGGGAAGATGTCTTTAGGACCACCGTGCTCATTTACGAAGATAGAGAAACGCATGTCGATTTCCTTACGCCGTAAAGGCGCTGCGAACGTGGGAGGAGTAACGAGCGAGGATTTCGTCGATCTGACGGATGACCCCTTCACGTTCTTCGGTTACCTGAGCGATCTGGTGGTTGACGACCACCAGGCTACGGCGAGTCAGCTGAAGTTCCATCCGACGAACGGACAGTGCGCTCAGCTGTTGACGCAGACCTTCACGCCACATCCGCAGATGTTTGAGTTCCTTGCTCAGAGCAACGGAGGCAGAAGCGAATTCTTGATTGTAATCGAAAACCAAGTTCATTTAACGAATTCCTTTTCAGTGTTTGTGTGCGTAAATACGCAGGATAGCAGCGATGACGTGAGGGTTTTCAAACAGCTCTGGGCCGACGGGCGGGAGCTCACTGCTGCCTTCAGTGGCCCAACGGTGGATGAGGTCGCGTGTCGTCTGGGTGACTTGCGCATCGCTGTCCAAATCGCATGCCAAAAACATGGCATGGCGGTGGACTTCGTCAGCTTCGTCACTAACTCTCGTTACCCAATCGTCAAGTGTGATCCGACCAATGCCGTTCAACACACCCAGATAAGCTTTCGCTTGCCGCTTACTGTTCTCGATCTCGTTGAGAATCTTCTCAAACTCACCTGGTTTGTCGGCGAGGTGGTTCGAGAAACTGTAACCGAGAACACCGAGTACGGCGTCAAGCTCTTCCGGTTCGTTACCTGCGATGAAGCCTGTGTTAACGTAGACCTTTTTCAGATCAGGTTGGTTGTCCAGCAGGTAGTAGGTAGGGCCGAACTCGCGAATACCCACGAACGATTCCATCCGAGACCACGTTTCGCTGTATACAGCCAGACGGTCGTGCGTGATTATGGTGGGGTTAACGATCACATTGCGGGCTGCCATGTAGATGTCCTCCTAGGACGGTGAGTGGCAAAGAAAGGTAGGTGGGAAACCCCACCTACCGAGACGCCCAATCAGGCGTCTGTTTCTGGCTCAGCTTGCACGCCGATCACAGCAGCGATGGCGTTGTCGAGTTGGCTGAGAACCAGTTCCAGCTCCGGAAGGAAGGGCTTGAGCAGTGCCTTCTCAGCTTCGGAGATGGTCTTGAGCTCGCCTTCGGTGAGCTCGTGCTTCAGGCGGGTCGATACAGTCTTGAGCGTGGTGATACGCTCTTCGACACGTTTGGTCGCCACTTGGGTATCATGTTTGAAGCGCTCGTAGGAACGCGTCAGACGGGTACCCAACCACCAGGCGCCACCGACGGCGACGCCAACGTACACAACACCTTTAACGACATTTGCGACAGACATTTGACTCTCCTTGGTTACAGGGTGACGTAGCTTTTGAAACGACGGCCGATTGCCCGGACTTCGTCCAGGAGTTCATTGACCGCAGCAGAACTTTCTTCTTGAGCGAGTGCTACACGACCAGCACGTTCGAGGATGATTTGCTCTTCCTCATTCAACGTGTAGTTTGCCAACGCCGCATTAGCGCGGACGCTGGCGGCAGTGCAGATCAACTCACCACACAGTGCGTTACGCTTTTCCTTCTCCTTTTTATCGGAGATGGCTTTGTTGACGATACAACCTACAACAGCCAGGCCGACCACAGCACCGGCGAGTTTCAGAACGTTTGCGATGCTCATGGTCTTTCCCCTTAAGCTGCTTTGGATTGGTCTTTGAAACGTTGGATTTTGGTTTGCAGGATATTGATGGCGCTAGTCAGACCTTCCGGCGTTGCTGCGACAGTCAGTGCTGCGAAAGCCCGCACGTCGGTACGGTCTTCTTCTTCCATCTCCTGCTCGGTGGTCTTGAGTACTTCCATCAGCTCAGCGATGAGGTCGCTGATTTTGTTGATGGATTGTTGGGCTTCTACTGCAGCCTTGCGAGCTTGACCGCGACGGTGGACGTAGTAGAAGGTACCGCCGACAACAGCGAGAGAAGCACCCAGTTTGACGATGTTCATTAAGCTCATGTTGACCTCCTAGGTCGGTGTGTTGATCCGGGATGGATCGGGTTCGTGATGACAATGTATCATCATAAAAAAGTTAATTACAGCATACAGCCGGTGGGGAGACCCACCGGCTGTATGTCGTTTACTCACACGGAGCGCCGTCGCACATGATTTTCACTTCGGCTTTCTTCTTGCGGTTGTAGTCGTAAGCCTTCTGCAACCTGAGATTGTCTTTCTCAAGTCCGTTAGCCTGATCGATGTAGGTTTGTGCCCACATGTCCAACTTCTGTCGTGGAGTCGCCGTGTCGTACACGAAACGATTCGGTGGAGGAACCAGCGTGCACGAAGTCAGCCATTGATCATCCACCCCGGAATAGCGAATCGTGTTGCGATCCACATACACCGTCACCGTACGCGTACACCCAGCCAACACCAACGCCATCACAAGGACGGCGACTGTACGGATCATGGTTTTGCTCCTTCGGGACAACCGCCCGGAACGGCCTTGCAGTAGGCCCTCCATGCGAGATCGACTTCCAGGGTATCGAGGGCTTGACCTGGAACCGGTTGAACCTCAGGCGCCGTTGGGTGCGTCTTACGGTAGTCTTCCAATTCCTTCTTGAGCTCAGCGTAGGACTTATCGATCTGACCGTTCTGATACCGCAGGTCGTCATTGATGTCATCCTTCGCCTTCTGATCATTGCTGGCGTCGAGTAGCTGTTGGTTGAGCTCATTCTTCTCAGCCGTCAGCTTACTCTTCTCGCCTTGCAGTTGCTCAATGGTCGTAGCCTGCTCCGACAACGTGTCGAAGATCTTGTTCACTTGATAGACGCAGTACGTGATCATAGCGATGATGAACACTGCGCTCAGGCCGTAAGCCAGTAGCTTTGCTTTCAGAGACATGAGGCCACCTTACAATGGAGTGATGATCTTTCCATACAAGATGACCTGGATGCGAGAACTTACATCCGTGTACTCGGCGTGGTGGTAGACGTTCGCTTCTTCGTCGTACAGAAATCCCATACCCTTGAGCTTAGCGTCCAAAGAAGCTGGCAGTAGTGGTGCGTCACCGAAGTACTGGAGGTGTTCATCCTCGCTATCGCACGTCCAGCTGCGCAACTTATAGCAGGCGTCACGACGAGTTGGAGCGATGACGTCAATGACCACAGGGCGGGAATCGCGAATAACGTTGGACTTCACGTCGTTCTTGATCAGCCACAGAAACCCATCGATTTCACGGATGAGTTCTACCGCGGCATAGAACGCATTACGACCTCGCAACTGTCTGCTGCCGAATGGAGAGATCGTGATGTGTCCCATCCATGGCAAGTCAGTAGACCCCATGTCCTCCAGATTCACCATATCGGCCGAGGGAGGGTTGATCTCGTTTGGAGCCAGCGGACTCTTCATGACAACAACACGACGTTTGAAGACATCGTCATGCGCGTCAGGTAGGGCGGTCATATCCAGCTCAGCCTTCGTGGCTTTGGCCAGACGTTTGACCAGGACGAAGTTGCCTTCAGCGAGATCCTGGTAAGTGACAGTGCCTGGGTGTGCAACTCGCACCACGCGACCTGGTTCTTTGGCTACGGTGTTAGCGGACATCATGTACTCCTTTTCTCTTTTCCTAATGGTTCGCATTTCTCTGCGGGGAAAGTGTCAGTCCACTCACCCCTCAAAATGCAGTTCCGCCCAGTCTTGAGACAGACGGCTTTAAACATGTCGGCCAGTAAGTGTCGATGGCAGAACTTACCGGGTGGACACATACATGCGATTGCAACAGTCGGCATGTCTGCGACCTCGAGCCACGCTGCTCTATAACGCTTGTAGCTTTCGCGCATGAGTTGCGTGTATCGTTCAGTATAAGTTTCCTGGGAGATGCGTCCATGCTTGACATCCATGACGATCTCCCAGGTGGGTGCGAAGGTAAGGTCTCCGCACTTCACTGTGGTGTTCAGTACGGGTACTCCCAACTTCGCGGCAGCTTTAGCTCTTGCTAATTGGATCGTCCATACTTGCACAGTGTTACCTCACGGAGTCCAGGTTTTGAAAAGCTCGTCCAACTGCATGCGGTGGTCGAGCGTATTGAACGCGATCAGCAAGCCGTTCTTGGTGTCGTGCTCCATCACCGCAACCCGAAGGTTGAGCGATAGGCCAATCTCCCGGATTACTCGCATAGCACCATCGGTAGGTCCACCGAAGATCGGGCAGGTCGGGAACGTTCCATCCGGCAGCTCTTCGTCCCCTGGCATGTAGAGGAACACGAGCCGAGGGCCGGCGTACTCGATACCCAGTTCTTGGACAGTCGATTGAGCTCGAACGAAGTAACGGCGGTTTGCGATACCGATACGGTAAGCAATCACCCCTTGCGCTCTGTTAGGCAGCATTGATTTAGACAACGCTGCGTACACTTGCGCCAGAGAGGCGGAATCAACACCCTTACACCAACCGTAGTTGATGAACTGGTTATTGGACTCGACCTCTGCTTCGTTGGATTGCTCATAACGCCGCAGGATGATCGGCGGACGGAGGAGTACCGTAGGAGTCATGGGTGTTGGTTGCTGAATCTCGACCGCTTCAACGACCGGCGGGTCTACCCAGTCAGCGAACCGGCGTAGGGTCTTTTTCAGAGCTTCCTTCATGAGTCCCTCTCGTCCATTGTTGGAAGTAGTCACGGCCCTGTGTCCCAGAACCCTCAGCGGTCAACTTGTCGTGCAACCATCCATCGAGCGCCGGACTTGGTTGTAAGTCCCAGCCGATCAGACGAACCAACTTACGACGCAGTACCAACGCCCGTGGTCGGAACGAGTAAGTTGGGGTCTCTTTCAGAGCGTGTTGAAAGACTTCGCGATATGGGCCGTACGCACGAACATCGCCGATCACCACATGATTGTCGAAGTCGATGTCGACATTTGACAAATGGCCCGTTACGCGATTCTCATCCACGTAACTGTAGCGGACGATCCAGTCTTCCTGGGACATCATGGGCGGGCGTTGTGGACAACCCAACTCCATGAAGATACCGTGACTACGTGCTCGACGCAGGAATTCTTGAATCGCCGGTTCGTTCTCTTCTTCCTGAAGCATCCCTCGCAGCGAATGCGGGAGGGGTATGGAAATCCGTTGTACTTGAGTCATTGTTAATTACCTGCGAGGAAGCTGGCGAATTGTAGGAGTATGTCGTGGAACCAACGTCCGAAGGCACCCTGTTCTTCAATATAGGCGATAAGCATCGCCACCAGGGCACCGACCATAGCGACGAAGACCAACGTCATGTATTTGGTCAAGTTGTGTTCTTTCTGCCTGAAGTGTTGTTTTTCTACAACGTCAGAACAAGCTTCGGCCTGACGGGTAGCTTTGTGGCGGAACGCATTCATGACGAGGATCGCCAGAACGGCGATCAGAGACACGATGTAGCAAATCATCGAGACTCTCATGGTTAGGTCCTCGCCAGCGTGGTACCTGTCTGACCTTGGTACTTCCCACCCTTGTCCTTGTAGCTGACCTCACACTCTTCATCACCCAACAGGAAGACGAGTTGTGCGATACCGCATTCAAGGTAGACACGAGTCGGCAGGTTGGTCATCGAAGCGATCTCAAGGACCAGCTCACCTTCCCACTCAGGCTCCAGCGGCGTCATCAGCTGGGTCAGACCTACGCGAGCATAGGTCGACTTGCCGAGACAGATCACCAGCAGGTCGCGTGAGATGTTGAACCACTCGACCGTGTGCGCCAGCGCTACGCTGTTTGGCGGTAGTAAGAAGTAGTGCAGACCGAACTCTTCATCAAAGTGAATGATCGGATCAGCCAACTGTTTCCCGTAAGGACGCATCGGGTCGATCGCTTCACCGGAGAGGTTGGTGAAGAGCTTAACACCATCGGCCTTGATGCGGACATCATAGCCGTACGACGAAAGACCGTAGCTGATGATCTTCTGCTGTTCGATCAACTCGCCAGTATGGACGAATGGATGTCCTTCACCGTCTGTCGCCAGAGCGTGTTTCTTGGACGTCTTGTCGATGAACCGAGTCGGTTCTGGTACAAACGGAGTGATCAGCGGTTTCCAGTCCATGAATCGCCGCAGATCGGTGAGACGTTCCTCATCGTTCTTCCCGCGTAGTCTGTGGAACCGAGGGAAGCTTCGATCATCCCAGTTCTTGACCAGTTCTTGAGGGTGTGTGACGTCAGGAATGACGACACTCCACTCTCGCGAATCTCCGTTCATCACCACACCGATCGGCATGATGGATCTTTCTTTGATCTGACGATCAGATAAAACTCCCATGGATGCCTCCTAGGCAGACAGAACACTCACCTTCCCTTCACGGAAGATGACATTCCTCAATTGTTCTTTTAGCGCTGGATGTTTCATCAACGCCTTTTCGAATTCAATAGCCAGACGTTCAACGTCCTCACGTTCACCGTACAACTCGTCGAGAAGGACGGAGACGGCGCCGCAAACTTCCAACGACTGTTGGTACTCTCGATCCTCACGACTGACCGAATTAGGTAACCTGGCGATACGCTGGAGCCGTACGTGACCGACCCCATTGCTTACGTCAACCTGCAGATCGAAGTACATTGCCGCCACCATACAGCACCGATACCGACTCGATGAGATTCTTGAGTTCAGGTACGGCGCAGATACCTACATCGAGTGCCTCGGACAAAGCTGCCGGAGACAGGATGACGTCATCGGCATAACGCTCGAGGATCGATTCAACATGACCCATCACGAAGTCGTCGACAGCTGCACCGTCAGTGCGATCAACAATCGTCAGGTTGGTACGACGCAGACGAGGAATCAGACCTGACTGCACCATCTCTACCTGAACGACATACCGCTTATTAAAGTTAGCGAGATTCATGTCTGCCTCCAACTGCGCCATACCACCCATTGACACCATGCAAACTGGTCCATACATCCGCAACCGGCTCGTCATGCCACTCATGCATTTTCATCACGATGAACTGCAGATGTAAAGCCCGTGCAATATCGGCAGGTACGCCGGAGATACCGAACTGATTGCAGTATTCGAAGATCCCCCAGCGTCCACCGATCGTGAAGAAGAGATCGATGGAAGACATTGGCCCGATCACCTCAGAGCAGAGTCGCTCGAAGTATTCACGATCAACCTCCGGGTGGTCGACGAACCATTTATCCGCATCGTCACAGATGTTCGAATGTTCGATCCGCACACCACCTCCGGTGGCTTGAGTGTACTTACTGCCGGTTGGCTCATCGTCGGTCTTTCTGACTTGACGTTCCTGGAAGTAGACTGGTTTACCTTCAAAGTCGGTCAGTACGCGAAACTCTTTCTCGACGAACTGCACACGACTCTGCACCAAGTACCCTTGTTGGTGTAGTGCGACAAGACCCTCGTATTTCTCTCGGTCCCCGCTCGAGTGGTATTCTACATGTTCACCGAAGTCCTCGAGGAACTTGTTGAACGCGTCATCTTCCAACTTCTTGTTAGCCGCCTGTTCGACAATCCAGTCAAGGCGCTTGAGGAAGAAGTCGAGGTTGATGTAATGGCTATCCAACACGAAGTGACCAATACCCCGTGCGCCATCAAGTGGTTTAATAACCAACCAACCGGTGGCATCGGGATAGTTGCGTTTACCCCAACCAACTGCCCAGGCAGGTACGTTCTCGAAATTGGTTTTACTGCCGTAGTTCTTATTGAACCGACGGAGCAACACACCCTGAACGTCTTTCGGGTATCGCTTCAAACCGATGTACTGACCGGGTTCCAGTAGATCACTCCACGGCGTCTTACTGTACCCACCGTCGATCAACAGATCGAAGTTAGGGACGCTCCCATGGAAGGTGTGGGACAGTCTTGGATCGTTGTGGATGAGGACCCGAACACGAGAATCGTCAGACAGCGGGAATTCCAGAGCGGTACCCAGCGTGGCGAAGTTATCCATCTTCGGATCGATGGCAATGACGACGGTTTTCGACATAAAAAGAATCCTTGCAAAAGAAAGAGAGCAATGCAGTCATACCTGCATTGCTCAGGGTAAAGTCTTACAGCTCCGTGATGTCTTCCTCTTTCACGCGGTAAGCTTCAGCGGGTGGTTGTTCTTTCGCGAGTTGAACGCCGAAAGCGGCCCTACGTTCGTCATGAACGGTAGGAGGGAGATACCGCGGACTGGACTGCAGCTCCAGCCGCATCTTTTCAACCTTGCGATTCACGCACGCTGGACAATTACCACATTCCAGATAGACCTTTCGTTCGTCCAATGTCTTCTCTACCGGAAGCTCACATACCCAGCAAAGTTTGTAGAGCTCGCGATCGAGTGCCTCCAGGACATGAGCTTTGGTACGATAGGCCTCCGCCAAAGGGAACTCCAAAGGTACGAGCTCTCCGAGTTTGAAGACCGGCCACAGAAGTTCCCACGCCTGTTTCAAACGCCATAACGCTGGTGTGATCTGGTCACCGGATATATAGCCAATCTGCACCGACGAATGTCGACTTGGATCAGCAGCAGACATCGCACCAAAGAACCAGGCATACGCTTGAGTGAAGCCAGCACCCGGGAAAAGTGCGTGGTTGTGATATTCGTATTCTGTGATGGCCTCCCTCATGACGCAGGAGTACTGCAAGTCCTGCCGGCGTTCCGCCAACATACCGTCGAGCTTACTGACGATGTCGGCGATAGCCATTTTCTCGGCACGAATCTTGTCCGTACCCTGACCACCACGAATATAGAGGCGATCAAAACCATAACCAGTCTCTACAGCTTTCTGGGCCAGGTAGGTGGAATCAACACCGCCGGAAAGGAGAATCAATGGGCGTTTCTGACTCATTGACCCACCTCCTTCGAGTTACCAACGAGTTCCAGTTCTGCTTCGCTATAGACGAAGCTCGTCACGTCACCTTCTGGGTGGCGGTAGAGGGTGTGGAACCAGTCGTTGAGTTTGGCGATCGAGACAAAGGCCGCGGTCATGCGCAAAGTGCCGTACGATTTTATTTGAGGGCGTTTAAGCAAAGCTTGAGACAAACCCACAGCCGTGCAGTTGAGTACGTCAGGGAGATGCTTACGCTTCTCAGCGCGGCTCTGCCAGCACTCCAGACGCACCGCCGATTCGATTGGGACGATACTCCCCAGAGTGTCGACAGGCAGGTAGAGACACACTCCAACCTCGTGAAGGATTTCCCCGGTCTTTGCGCGAGGGTTGACCACGACTTCAGGTTTGTTGAAGGTAGCGGTTTCGGTGATCATGCTGAACTCCTTGTTTGTCAGCTGATGTTGAAGATAGGCAGTGTTGACTTAAGACGTCTGGTGTACGGACTCAGAAGGGCTTCCAGGATCAGGTTGTTTGTTTCTCTGTCCGCTACGAACGCCCCCGTAAATTCTTCCATGGAGTTTCATTGAGAGGACAACACCCAATGACCCACCAAACCCGGTGCTGAGTAATGCCCACCATCCGCCTGCTACGATGAGCGTGACGTTGGTGACCTCAAGTGCGGTGACAGTCCAGGACATGAAGTAGGCGGACTTCGTGTGTCCGGCTACGATGTTCTTGGTCTGGAACGTTTTGGCAAATGCCAGAAGGAACGTCGCCAGGGCGCTGCCGGTGTAGGTCACCATCGGAGGCAACCAGAGTAATTGCTGATAGATCTCAAAGAGCTGGTCCATCAGTTTTCCTTACCAAAACGTTCTTGTAGTTCGTTCCGGTACTCGTCCGTAGGAGCAAACGCATGGAGATGCTCGATGCCATAAGCTTTAGCTACGACAACGACAAACCAATTCGGCTTGGTGTAGAAGACCTCCATGGTTCGTTCGCCGACTACGTGTGGTCGATATTCGTATAGATCGAAGAATACTTCCTGAGCTTCTTCGGTCATCCCGCGGTCACCCATATTGCAGAGTTCGGCGTATACGTTATCCCACTGTGTTTGCTCCTCGATGAGGAGGACTTCCTGTTCATGTGTCGCGATATGATCGGCCGAGGTATCGAGAGGGCGGAACATCCGGACGTAGTTCTCAGCGTTCACGACCTCCATGATTAGATCTAGAGCTTCTGGTCGCCCCAATTTCTCGGCGATCTCTTTAACAAAAGTCCGCTTAAGCTCTAACATTTCTGCAGTCGGGACGTACAGACTCATGACGTGCTTTTGGATGTTAGAAAGAGCCGCCGAAGCGGCCTGTACTTCGGCACGAATGACCTTCATGTTTAGGCACCCCTAGGGTAGATGCGCAACACTTCGACGAGGCGTTGGAGATTACGCTCTTTGAGATTGGTGAGTTGAGTCTCGTGACTGTTCTCGATCACCGTTGGGTGTACATCAAGAACCAGCTCTAATCGGGGAGCGTTGGAGATGAACGTTTCAACCACGACCTTAACCAACTTCTTGCGAAGCGTAGCCCCCAACCAATCCTGGAGCTTGCCGAGCGTCTGGATCGTAAGGCCGGCCGGCATGCACAGGAATGCCACGTCATGCAGCTCAGCTTCTTCGTATTCGCTGTTGTCGCCGATGAAGAATTGCTCTTCGCCTTCTTCGTATACGAGGCGAATGCGGAAGAAGTTGTCCGTAGTGAGCCCTTCCCAATTGCGTGCGACCTCACCCCAATTACCTTCGGTGGAACGACCAGACACTTCCTTTTCGTCGACGTACTCGTACTTCTCCAGTCGAGGAAGCGTGGAGAGGTTATAAAAATCGAGGTCTTGCGAACCACGGTACGGACTACCCTGCACTGCGGTTATCCGGCAAAAGCTCGAACCGTTTATATCGACGCCAGCCATCGTGACGGATGTTGGATCAACAGAATGTTCGGTTCGGTTCTCAAGCTTCATCGCCCCCAACACATGTTCGATCGACAGCGCGGTCTTCGAGATCGTAACCCCTTCCGGGATGTCGAACCGATTGATGACGTAATCGATGAGGCTTTTGGTGTATTCGAACGTCAGGCCGTTTTGCACCATCAGGCGACGGTGCACTTCTTCGTAAAGCGGGTCTTTGAGAGACATGTTTATCATCCTCCTTAAAGTTCTGAGCAACGCAAATAGAAGTACGCGTTCGGCGTCCAGGTATTTTTGCCACGGATGTAGTTCGTTCCTTTGGATAGAACTTCGACATTGGCGGCCGGCGCCATATCCGTCACGTATTCCATCATGCCTTTACGGCATTGTTCTACGGAGGAGTACTCGATGTGATCAATCGTCGAGCCTCCTTGCTGACTTACCGTGACAATCAATACAGCTTTCGCTAAGAGACCCATGTGCTACTCCTTAACGATACTGGTAGGTGGTATCGAGGGTGAGACGGACCAGTTGACGATTGGTGTCTTGGCTGACGACGTGGCCTTCGTGGATGAAGGTAGAGTTGCCGAGGTACGTGATGTTCTCCTCGAGCCAGAAGTTTTCCATCTTGCTGAATTGATCACGCAGGTGTTCGCAATCACCGCCACGCCCTGCTGCGCCGTCTACCGTACCGACGAATGCTTCGCACGCCATGAAGGTGCTGGCCATGACCACACCGCCCAGATCCGAGTGGTATTGCAGGCGCTGTTGTTCTTCAGTCAGAAGGCGGCCCGGAGTACCGTTCAGCCAGCCGCCTGAGCTACCCCAACCAAACAGGTAGTTACCGTCGATGTGTACGCCGCCACGGCGCAGTTTGTTGCTCTTCTTCAGGAACTGTTCGTCGATGGTGACGTAGAACCCGGTGTGCGCTGGGATACCTGCGTCCTGGAGCATCTTGTCGATCACGGAGTGGTATTGTTCAGGTACGCCTTGCAGCGGATGACCCACCAGATTGCGAGCCATGTAAACCTGCGCACCGGTGAATTCTGGGAAAGTAACTTGACCTACAGCGCGTGCTTTGGAATGAAGTTGCGACATGTTTTGTATCTCCATTTAGAAAAGTTGCGGCATAAAGAAAAGAAATACCGCCCCTGTCCTTCGCTTGGTCGAGAACTCAGGCGCACGCCCTGGCTGTTCAACTCAATTTATGAATTGAACAGTGGCGAACGGCTGGAACTCCGGCCGGAAGGCATTTACTTCGGGGCGGTGGGTGCTTCTATACTCGACGGTCTGTAGGTGCTTAGTCAGCATGTTGCTTAAGCCCGCTACCCAGGCAGATTGTCGTCGTGGTATTGCGACATCACACAGATGTCTGGTTTTGGCCGGTCATCCCGTACCTGAGGTGTGACTATCTACGCTCATCAGTGAACTGTCGTCTGCCAGAAGTTCAAAGGCGTCAGGGAGTCTGGTCCGTGCCTAACCAGGTTCCAATGACCTGTGGCTCGGGGGCGAGGGGCGCGAAGCGAGCGCTGTGATTTACGCTGAGTCAAAAGTATCGCGGAGCTGGCGCCCTTGCCTGACAGTACCCGGAGTACTGGGACAACGAACAGCGGCTTTCGCAAAACCTTCGGAGAGAGCCGGGCCGTCAACGAATATACGAAGACGGGCCGAGTGTCGTCCCAAAGGATCATCCAGACCGAGCGGATCTTAACAGCGAAGCTTCGGAGTAACTGAACCAAACGATCCATGGCTCTCCTTAGCGTGCGGCGGTGGTTTTACATATAATGGCACATCGCCGTAAGTAGTTACAAGAACGAGGTCTTCTTGACCGTTACGAAGTCTTTGTGGAACTCCACGGTCTTGCCCGGGTAGAGCTTCTTGACCAGTTTCATTGCCAGCTTGTCCTTGGTAGCCGCTGGGAGAACGCCTACCAGCACGACACGATTGTCGTGTTCTTCCACCACGAAGGATGGATTGCGAATCGGATCGACGTGCGTCCACGAGAACACGTTGTTGCCGGCATGTTGTTTCTTGTACTGCGTCTTGTCCATGGAGTTACGTCCTGATGAGTTTGGTTTGTTCTACCCGTGCGGGCGGTGTGAGTGACTTGTCTTCCGCCCTACAGCTTTTGTAGGCAAGGAACGAGACCAGACAAACGAACAGGCCTACCAGCACCCAGTTAGCTTGTTCGTCTTTCTTGGCGCAGACACAAGACTTGCCGTGAGTCTTCCAGCAATCGCAGGATGACATCACGCCACCTTCTTGCGTTGCTGTTTACGCACAGTCCATACGATGGTCGTAGGTCGTGCTGCTGAGATCCAGCGATGAGCCATACGGTTCGTTGCCTGGCACCAAGCAGTCACGAGCTCATACCCCTGACCTGTGGCGTCAGTGAACGCACAACGACCGACGAAGATGTTCTTACCGTCAGTGTGGAGGTTGAAGACCTGCTCAACGAGGAGCATGTGCGGGATATCCAACACGGGGGTTGGTTTGGTGATGTAATCGATGTAACCTTCTTTCCCGATCACCCGCGGGAAGGACTTGGGGCTGTGCGTGAACTTAGACAAAGCCCCAAGTAAAGGATCGTCTAATACCGACATCCTGACCTCCTAGGTTTTGTTGCTGGCGGCATTCTGCTTGGCGATCAGATGGGTCACCGACATACCGGCAAAGATCCCATTTATCTCGCATCTGAGCGCCGTCTCTTCAGCCAGTAGGGAATTGCATTTATCTTTGATCTCAACGATCTTGGCTTGACGAGACATCAGGTTATCGACACATTCGTCGTAATACTCGTCGTCATGGTTGCGCAACCATGTCAACTCACGAATGAAGTGCTCTTCCCGCAGTCTGACGTAACGTTTGTTGAGATACGCCACGGTCGATTTGAATATTCGGGACAGGCAGAAACTGACCAGTACCGCATAGAACATCACCAACTCAACTTTCCCGGGTAATGCGTGGAGAAAGAGGAGAGTGGTTGCGATCACAACAGCGGTGAAGATGAGGAATAAGATCAGTTCCCGCAACATCTGACGCAACTTCCAGTTGGAGTGTGTGCCAGCATGGGCGAATTCGTATGGAGTCATCAATAACTTCCTTTGTAAGTAGGGCGGGGAAATCCCCGCCCTGTATGCCGTTAACGTCCGCCGAAGCCTGCGCGCTGGCGACCTTTGCGGAATTCGAGGTTCTCGTGCCAGTTCAGAGCTTCTGCGAGGGTGAACTTGTTGCGACCTTCTGGGAAGACCACCTCGTGTTCGCAGTGCATCATTTCGCGAACCGCGATCGCCTGCTCCAGATCCAGGTGTTTGAACTCCAGGATGTCGAAGCAACGACCACCACGGGTGAGCGCCTCGTCGACCTTGTGGAGACTTTCCAGGTTGGTCGAGATGATGATCTTGGTATCACGAGAAACGATACCGTTTGCCGCGCTGAGCATCGCCTGCATGTTGGAGTTACCCAGATCACGAGCTTCGACCAACTTGTCGGAGTCTTCGGTAACGAAGATTGCACCAGAACGCAGACCGCGGATGTAGTCAGCCAGAGATGGGTTCAGGAGAACGTCTTCACGGTCAGCCATGTGGGCGTTATCGTCAGCGAAGTTTGCGACGTGCAGAAGCTCGGTAATCCAGTTGGACTTGCCGGTGCCTGGCGGACCGATCAGCAGGACGACGTTGGAGTTGGACGCCTTGAACTCCTGCCAGAAAGCGGCCGGTAATTGACGCGGTTCGAAGTACGGGTACATCTTCTGGATATCGGAGATCGCTTGCCGTGGAGCAATCGGTTCCCAGCCCGGGATGATACCGCCGTTACCGTTCAGGGTCAGACGGGTCATGACCGGCACTTTATCCGACTTGGCCAGTTCGGCGAATTGACCGGTGACGTAGTCCACCAGCTTCTTACCGCCCAGCAGGTCGTAGAACGCTTTGGTGTTCTCGTTCTTGACGTTCACCAGGGCACCGAACACTTCATCGTCAGAAACGATCAGGCGGCCCATGATGACGCGAACGAAGCGCAGACCTGCGGGCTTGAGGATCTCTTCTTCGAAGATCCGCAAGATGACCGTGTCGTTGTCTTCCGGTTTGATATTCAGCGGAACGTTGGTCTCCAGCTTCTTCTGCACGCAGTTGATACCACGGCCTGCAAAGAACAGGCGAGATACGTCGTACAGGTTGTCGCCGCGCAGCAGCGCCAGACGCTCGGAGAAGAAGTGGATCTCTTCCAGCAGTTTCTGGGAGGCTTGTGGTTCACGGAAAATATTCAGATTAGTCATGCTGCTTCCTTACTTACGGTCTAGTGGTAGTGGTTGAACATTATGTTGCAAAAAGCGATCGGTCTCGTCGTAGTCCGGACCACCCAACTGGTCCTCGAGGTCATGGAACTCAGCGCGAGTTAACCGAGTACGGCAGGATGAAGCGTTGTCGCGGTACTGTACACGCATACCGCCGGTACGTACCTCTTCGCCGAGACTCTCTCCGTCCTGCACGCGATGGGGTATGTCGTGATCGTCTGCTCCCAGGGATGCGCGGATAGATGATGTTGAAGTGCGGTCTTTCTTGCGGTTGGTTAGGTCGGTAAATTTCATGATCAGTCGTCTACCTACTCACGTAAGGATTGAAGTAACCCGAATTCCACGACTGATGCATGCGGATAGGATCTTCATCGATACTCACCGATCGTTCGGTTCCAGCTCGTCGAGATTTCGGCGATCTGTAAACAACAGCACCGCCAAACTTAGGATCAGTCCTCGTACCGTCCATATCGACAGGCTCATCTCTGGTGTCATCCGTTCCCCAGAATTGGCGGTCGTACGACGGGCGGTCGACACACTTCTTACGGTTAATGTCAGACATCGGCCTCATCCCTCATCCCCGGCCACGGTTCAGGGAACTTGCCTGGCGGACATGCTTGTATCGGAATCATCATCTCCTTAGGCATTTCTCGCCAGTTGGTAGCCAAGTCGAAGTGCCCGTCTTCAGCGCAGTGTTCGCGAAGCTGGTCCTGATCCCATACGCCGCATTCAGGTTCTGCATACTCGTGGTCATCATCGGCGTTGTGCTGATGGGTGTCGGCATGTACGTCGGGATCGTAAGGAACTTCCCCAACGAATTCCTCAACCACGCAGGACCCACGAAAGACCTGTTGTAACGGCACGCGTTTCTTTCGGAACACACTCCTGTTCATTTGTCCCTCCCTTCCCCGTCGTGATATCCATACGCGGCGTTGATGTCTGGCTCATCATCACCTATTCCTTCCGGAAACCAGGGAACGTGACTAACTTCCCTGAGCTGGTTTGAATTGTGCCAACCACCGTCACCATCGCCATCGCGATTGGTATCCATGTCTAGCCCCATGTCGTAGTCGTCAGGGTCTCCAGGACCGAAGTCGTCCATTTGGAAAATGCACGAGTCAGGTCTCTCTTCGATGTCGATGACGACAGCCTCATGGAACTCCGGAATATAGCCGGAACCTCTGACGAAAGCTTCCAGCGTCAACTCCTTCTTGCGGTAGAGCTTATGCCTGGCCATCATCCACCTCTAGCGAAGTCACACACCAAGTCACGGTTCTGACCGCGGAGTAGACTGGTACCGTGCCCATAATCGGGATCTCGAACCCGACCGCCGTCACCCTCATGTTGGAACATTCGGCTTTCGACCGAATGTGAGGACATCGTGTGGTTCACCATCTCAGGATCGAAGGGGAGATCGGTCAACGTCTCGCCGTCATGTAGACCGCGTTCGTTGATAGTGGTTGCAACACCGTCGTATTTCTTTCTTTCAAATCGTGGCATGGTCTAATCCCAGTTAAGTCCTCGGCACAACCACCGACCTTCGTATTCTTCGGCGAAGTGCTCATCACGGATCACATCTCCATCGACGTCACGGAACACGGATGTAGAATCGAGGTCGCTGCGGTTATCTACCGTACGGTTAGAAGTCGCGGCGTCACCCACAGTCTCAGGATCGAATGGAGGTTCGCAAGACAACCCTAAGACCGCTGCGTTTTCGTCGATGAGCTTCTTTCTATCGTACGGGAATTTAGTCGACATCAGCGCTCTCCTTCGTCACCGTCGTCCTGATCGCAATCCGGTCCTAGTTGTTCGAAGTCACCGTCACCCGGTGGCGTACGGTATTCATCTACAGACATTTCCGTCTCATCGCCGGTTGATTGACTGTCGTCATAAAGGTCAGCTGGAGAATCGGCAGAGCCGACCCTCCATAGCTGCTCCCGACACCCTGCTTTCTTACGGTTGACGTCAACCACGGTCATCGAAAATCACCTCGTTACGGTGCTCCGTTCGAGCAGGTATTTCGTCGTTCTGATCGTCATGGTAAACTTCCGACCGCACGCCGAAATAACCGGTCCCATCCATGTCTATTAACGGGATGTCGTCCAACCGGTACATTTCGCGACAGGATTTGAACGGACAACTGACCGGCTTAGCGTCCAATAGATCTACTGATCGCCTGGCCATACGAGCGCATCCGCTTTACCAGTGAAGACCAGCCATGCGCACTTGAAGCGCTGACGAAGAGTGGCGTAACCAATACCACGCGCTGGAATAAAGATGTCGCCGTGACGTATGGTGGTTATTGGTTGGTCACCATCGTGATCACCTTTACGGTTCCAGTGACCGGTGGGGAACTGTACGCTCGACAGATTGACGACGTTCGGATACTTGGCTTCGTAACGACGGTCGCAGAGGTATTCGACGACCAGTGCGATTACCAGCAGCCCGCAGTACACTGCCAGACAGCAGACTACCAATGGCCAGAGTGCGTAGCACCAGTAGCGCTGCTCATCGCTGAGGGAGATCAGGCCGGCATGTCGATTCTGCCATGCGTACGGGCGCTTCTTGTAGTACGCTCGTTCCTTGAGAAACAGGATCACGGCACCGAACCCCCAGATTGTAAACATCGCCAACGTGGCGAGGATAGCGTTAGTGCTGAACTCCATTTAGAAGATCTCCAATGTTTCGAGGTTGATGAGGGTGAGGTCGCGATCTTCCTTACCGCCTGTGGTGTCGATGTAATACGTATTGCCGAGCACGGTGACTTCGTCAACCGGTATATGCCCAACGATCACCGCACGGATATTCTTGACCGGTTCGGTATTTGACAGCGCATAGCGATCTTGAGACCAGAGGCAGCAATGCAACTGCTGTTTGAGTTTCTTCCCCTTGGCGTTGTTGAGGTTGTCGATCATGTCGTTCCAGTCGAGGTTGACGCACTCGGCGTGAACGATGCCGACTTTCCCTTTGGAGGTCTCGACTTCGATGACGGCGGGGAGTTCCTTGAACGCTTCGGCATACTCACGGCGTTGCGCTTGGGTCAGGTCGTAGAACCATTCCGTACCGTGTCTACCCCACCGATGTGGCGGGATGTTCGCATAGCCGATCAGCAGTTCTTCGTGGTTGCCTTTGATGGCGTTGAACCACAGATACCTCAGATACTGAAGAATCAAGTAACTCTCAGGTCCGCGGTCCACCAGATCACCGGCTGGGAAGAGTCTGTCCACTTCAGGATCAAACCCAACCTTGTCCAGCTTGTGGGCTAGACGCGTGAACCAGCCGTGAATGTCCCCCACTCCGAAGTCACGACCCTTCGTATTACGCTTGAAGGTCCTGACTAACTTGCTCATCAGCTTTCACTCTCAGGTGGGGTGTACAGAGTGGTAAAGCCCAGAGCGGTGAGTTGCTCGTGGAGGTGAAGAATCAGTGCCGGCTCGAGCAAACCTTTGCAGGTGCTGAGCATGTAGACAACCGATTCGTGCCGATTCGGATCGACCAGTTTGGCGTAACAGTCTTCGGTATGAAATCCGACCACCTGTTGGGCCAATTCGATCCCTTCAACTACTGACTTGTAGATGCCGAGATCGACGACGTGGAGCATCGGTTGCTTGGTCACTTGTGGGATCGATGCTTTCACCGAGTAGCTAGAACCGGCGGTTAGGTCCGCAACCTCATTTAGGTGTGCTTCGGCCAAACGGAAATGAGGTTGCGGATCGTTACGCTGAAATGCGTAATTACGCAGCAACCATTCGCGGAAGCCGATACCTTCTTCAGCAACGTGGTGGACTTGAGACCCAGGAGTGGTCAGCGAGTAGTCTAGCGGATTACGTTTGTTGGGTTCGTGCACCACCAAACGTACGTGAGCTTCACTGTGCTCATTGGCTTCGCGCTTCGACAGATGGACAATAATCATGCTGGTTTCCTTACACGAGAAAGTAGTTGGAATTTCCGACGCGTTGACCGCCCATGCGTTCAGGACCACGGGCAATCTTCAATAGTTCGAGCATACCGCTGAAACCACGGTTGGTGAAGAGCATCACTTCACACTCCAGCTCATGGAGGTTGAGGTGGTTCATCACAGCGTGAGCCATGGCGAGTTTCATCTCGTCTTCGTTGGCGCGAATCCAGTCCATCTCCTCGTCCCGCTCTTTGATGAGTATAGACTTCGGTTTGGTAGGCTCCTGCTCCATCCGCACTTTGAGACCTTCGATTTCGATCTGTACGCCGTAGGCTTCGCCGTTGTACAGGACCATGCCTGGGAAGCCTTCATCCGAAAGCTCTGTAGCGACCTGCGACAACTCACTGTCTTGAATGGCTACGTTCCAGATGGCTTCCTTATAGGTCTTGTATTTGGTTTGCAGGATGTCCATTTGCACGCCTTGCTTGGCGTGGGGTTGGCAGCGCTTCAGCACCTTGAGAATGAGTTTCTTCATCTCTTTTTCAGGATGGAAAGTCGCCATCAGGACCAGCGTGTCGATTGCTTCAGCTCCGGTGTAATTGTACATCGCCTAAGTTCCAAGTGTTATCCATATGACAGGCTAGTAATGTAGGATCATACAAAAATAAAAGACATACAGCCCGGGGTTTCCCCCGGGCTGTATGCTGCTAGTTACTGCTTCAGCTTCTTCAGATCCTGAGCAAACGCGACAAGGCCGCGAATGGACAGAACCGCCACTACGATAAAGCCAATGGTTGAGAGCATGATTTACTCCTTGGATTGATCCTCACTCGAAGGCGCATCGGTCTGGGACGCTTCGAGGTGTTGGAAGTGAGGGGTTTGACCACGACCGTAACTGGCGACCTCGGTTTCGGGTTCGGCGCTTACCGCTCCAGGCTGGAAGCCGAGTTCCTGACCTGGGCCATCGACGAATTCCTTCAGCTGTGACGCTACCGAAGGACCTTTCGGGCGAACGGCATTCGCCACCAGGCTGTCAGCGGTGGTACCAGGCTCGTCGAAGAGGTCGGTGCCATCAGCCTCGATGAACTGACCTGGAGTGTAAGCTCCGAGATCACGCGCCGCTTGAGCCGCTTCGATCAGGTCATCCCACGAAGTTTCCGGAGACGTGAACACGCTCTGGAAGTGCAGGAGTGCCTGTTCTTTCTCGTGTTCAGAACCTTCTTCCAGCTCGTCAGGTTCCGGCGGGGTGAAACCAGCCTCTTTCAGGAGGAACGCGACCGTACCGTGCGGGTCCTTGTCTTCAGGATCGAGAGTCAGATTGATAACTCGTTTGACCGGACGGTCGTTGAGTTCCCAAATAACTTCTTCCAGACGCACGAATTCGTTATTGAATTCATCCGGGGTAGTGACTCGTAAGATGCCGGCGGCATCGTCCAATTGAGGTCTGATGTACGCCCAGGCGCCGTGTTGAATCAACTGCGCGCCTTCCCCGTGTTTGGAAACCACTGCGGCAACACCATCAACCAGAACATCGTAGCGGTAATGTTTGCAGAGAGCGACGAATCGACCCGGATCTTCCTGAAGGAATTGTTCGGCCTCGAATACCCCACCGACCTTATACCGCCCTTCGAGAGGGGTATTGCGAGCCATGTTTATGTACTGAGTAGGCGTGAACTCGACCTCATCGGAGTTAAGGTCCGGCCATCCGGCAAGACTTTCAGCCAACTCGCGCAGTTCTTCGAAGTCGCTACCTGGGTCAGAGTGGGTCGCAACCACCTTGCGGAAAGCTTCGGTGTAGCACATGCCCTGATCCAGATATTCCTGGTACAGGCGACGAGCTTCGGTTACCGGTGCGTTACTGGTGGTCTTGGTCTGGAACTTCGACGGATCAACAGTGGTTACACCAGGGATGTCGTTCAAGTCGAGAACAACTTCCGGCTTACGCTCGTCAGCGGTTTTGAAATCACGCAGGCGCAGGCTTTCGAACGGATTAGTCTTACCGGCCGCATCAACCACCCGCACACTACCCAGCCACCAGTGACCCACTTGCACGACTGAGATCAGCCTGAGGTAAGCGCTGTTGTCTTCGTCACGGCGGTTCTCGAAAGCCAACTCAACGAAGTCTGGCTTGGAGGTCCAGTCTTTGATGAACGGATGATCGAACAGCTCTTCACGAGTGGAGAACTGGAACTTCTGCAACATCGTTTCCGGAATACCTTGACCACCTTCGCGGAACTCGAAGACCGTTTTCGGTTCGACCCAGGTAGGTAGATCCAGCAAGTCGAAGTCGTGGGCGGCGGCTTCGATGCGCGCCACGACGAAGAACTTACCGTTTTTCATCTCTGCCATCAGATGACTGATGTCGTCGTGGCGCCACAGGGAGAAACGGTTGAACCCGTCAGTCTTCCAGTCAGCGACGAATGGAAGGACTTCGATCTCGGCCCAGGAATCGACGTAAACGTCAACCGATGGCTCAGTGCGATCGACGAAACTAGGAAGGTGTTGAATCACACGGAATGGTTTCACGGGAGTTTCCTCGGTGGTCAGAACGGGGAGGTCGGTGATCACAGGCAGACCGAGCGCTGCGAGCGGCTGATCGCCGAGTGCGCTGACGGTCGCGATGGTGCGAATTTCGTTATCAAGCCCGAAAATTCCAACCAACGATGCTTTGGTTGGATTGACATCAGCGGGATCGAAGTACTTGATCGCGAAGTGACGGAAGCTGAAATAGCCGACCGCGTTCATGATGAACGTGGCATTGAGTGCCGACTGCCAGTTGTCGACGGTGACTTCGTCCGGCACTGGGCCGCCGTTCTGACCTTCTATTTCTGGCGAGAAATATTCTACGAACTTGTACATGTGTCAGTGATCCTTCTGTTCAGAGGTGGTTTCGCGAGGATGTTGCGTACAGAACGCTTCGTACTCGAAGGCCCCGTAGTTCTTGCCGGAGACAATCACGTAGGTATCGGCCCGTTGCAGTTTCATGGTACCTGCTGGACCTTCCATCTGCTGATCGCCTGTCCACTTCTTGCCCTGGGAGACCCCAACGACAGTAGTGGCTTCACGCGGGAGATTGATGATGGTGCTTTCAGACACGCGATCAACCTCCAGGAACCGATGTCCGAAAACCTCGGTGTAGGGGTAGGTGTAACTCCGACGGCCTGTGATCTCCAGCTTACCGACCTGCCAGCTGCATTCACGATAATCGGTGACTGTGGCTTTGGTCATGGTCTTCATGGCCATCGCGTACGTGATAACGCCAGTCCCCACCAAGGCCACCAAGACCATCAGGAAGATCCGGAAGAGGATACGACGGACCGCATACGCGAGGCTGCGCTTTTGCACACGCTCTCTCGCCATGGCTCCTTTATCGATCTCGACTTCATTACGAGTGGGTGTAGCGGGCGACTGGTCGTTGGTTTCGATGGCTAGCATTTATTGGTTTCCTACCAGATATTTGCAATTACGCACAGCGTTGATGATGGCGGTGCGGCGAGGATGTTTGATCTTGCACGAGAGTATCATTTCCTCTACTCTTATTCGGAAGATCCGTAAGTCGATACCACGGTAATCCGCCGTAACGTCTACATGGGGAAGTTTGAACAAACCGACTGTAACCAACTCGGCAAAACCGTCAGTGGTAAAGTCGACACTGAGTTCTGGACGTTCAGGTACGTCCGCTTCAGCTCTATAGAAAGAAAGCGAGAGCATCCTACCTCCTAAAGCGGTGATCTCCAGACCACCGCTGGTTCCGATGAGTTATTGTTCTTTGGTGCGTTCGAGCGACCAGGCGTAAAACTTCTGCACGTTGAGGACCAGCGGGAACAGATGCTCCCACATCCGCTTGCCGGCCTCGGTGTTGAGTTCGACCGAAGTCATGAACTGCTCTTGGCCGTTAGCCATTTCCGCTGGAGTCAGCAACTTGCCCAGCCTGTGTTCCAGTTCATGCGGCAGACCATCGATCGGCATAAACGTACCGACGAGTTCGAGTTGAACGAGGATATCCGCATCACGCAGGATACCTTGCAGGTAATGGAACTCTTCTTTCTTCCACGGCCATTCCGTAGAGCGGATGAGCGCCATGACCATTTCTTCGTTGATGGCGATGCGGGACGGACTACGGAACTGAGTCATGAAGACGCAGAACGCTTCCAGGGCGTAATGGATGTTGACGTAGTCTTCATCCTTACCACCGGTGTGGTTGTAGTCGTGGAACAGACCGGCCACAAACAACGCTACAGCTTCTTCGCGGTCGAAGTTGTCCAGCCCCAGGCTGACGCGCGGAGTCACCGTGTAGAGGCGTACAGCCGTTACGGCCATGAGTAGCTGGTGGATGTTGTTGTGATACGGCAGGTCCTTGGAAGGGTTGTTCTGCATCACGTAGTCGAGTACTTCGTTAACGCCGAGATGGTCAGCGAGCACGCGTGCTTCTACGATGATTTTCTCACGGGAGAGGTTTTCCATCGCGAGAGCCAAACGGTTGTTCACATCAATCATGGGAAACTCCTTAATTGCTGATTTGAAGAAACTCACCGAAGCGAGCGCGGTTGGGACATTCGATCACTCGAATTTCGATATCGAGTTCTTTGTGCAATCGAGCGACGCAGTCGGGAGACAATCCCTGGAACCCGAAGGTGCCTGGAAGTCGGTCTTCAATGATCTCCCCTCGCACCAAGTTGGAGTGGCGCAGCATTTCGTTGATGATGTGGATCAGATAACTTTTACCTGAGTTGATGTGACCGACCACGGCAACGCCGGTGACCCCTTGATAGTTGACCATGGTGATCGGAGGCTGTACCACCATATCCGCATCCCCCGTTATTACGACGTCTTTGACAGCGTCCGGCCCGTAGCGAAGAGGAACGGCGAGATAATGTTCGGACAATACGAACTTGTCTTCTTCTCGGTATCCGAAAGGACCGGCGTGGCGGCTGTAGACGTGCTCACAACTCACCTTGGTAAAACCGTGATCGTGTAGGCGATTGTTGATGCTACCAGCCAGAGGGCTCAGCGTACGGTTCTGTCGGTTACCGATGACGAGGATGTAGACCTTACTCATTACGGTGTCCTTAAATCAGGGAAAGGGCTTCTTCACGGGTAGCTTCGCCATCGGCGATCAAACCCAGGACTGAGGTGATGTCGTCAAGACCGAGGGCGGATACTCGACCCAATCCCTCCAGTCCTGGCAGTTCACCCAAGAGTGAGATGGCAGCGACTTTCGTCGCGCCAGTGTTGGCAGCCAGCGCGTTGGCCAGGCGATGGATATCACCTTTGGTACCGTCGTCAGCAGGGCGGGACGGTTGATTACGCAGCTGTCGTACTTCCTGAGTCGCTGTAGCCATCTCGACCAACAAGCGCATCTCTTCCTCGGTGCCTTCGAAGACCGACTGATCGACACAACCCATCACGACAGTGCGAGTTTCCACGCGAGTGGGTTCGATACTGACGATGTGACCGCCGAACGCGAGTTCGCAATTGGTGAGGATGTCGAGCGCCTTGGAAGGTTTGACTGTACGAGAGGACGGATAAACACCGCCCTCAGGTTTGGTACGACAATCGGAGAATGTGATCACGTTGGTTTCCTTACTTACGGTTGCCTTTATAACCGCCGCGCTTCATGTGCGGGATGCGGTCTTTGCGTTCTGGTACAGAGGACTTCGTACCGAGGTGAGGATCGCTCCAATGCTTGAGCGGCAGGATTGGCGAAATCGAATCGATATCACCTAGCTTGGAGAACACGTCACCGCCGATGGTCGGGTAACTGATCGGCTGGTCGCCCTCCCAGACAGGATCTACGAAGTCACCGCTGTGGAGGGCGTAGTAGTGCTTCGTAGATCCCAAGGCTCCAGAAACGCTATTACGTGCCCACCACTCGCCCTGGTTGAACTCGTATTTCTGAGCCAATCTCCGAACCGGGGTCGGACTGCCATCCCAGCATTTGACCGACAGTACATCCTGCGTAACCGATGTGTTCTGGAGTTGGTGTTCGCGCGGAGACCACGTCCCCAGCGATCCCATCAGGTCGTCGGCTAACGACTTGAAGACGATCTGCTTAGCAGGTGGGATACCGTAGGTGTTCTTGATGGCACGACTCAACCAGCTTTCTTTGGCTTGACCGTAGGCGAGTGCCTCGATGTAGTGCTTCTCCAACTCCCACTTACCGAGGATGCTGTCGATCTTCTTCTTGTCTAGGAATTGGCCTTCGAAATCCCATTCGGTGAAGATGATGTTCTTCGGATCGATCTTGCCGGACAGGATGCCTTCACGGATGAATCGACCTTTTAGATCAGACTTCGGCAAGTCCCAACCTGGGATGGGAGAGTGGATCATAGCCAACTCGCCTTGTTTGAAACCTCCAGTTAGAACATCGAACAGAGGACCGGTACCCGAGAATCTGCCAAACAACTTATCGCGCAATTCTTGATTCATTTAACTCTCCTTAATGGCATAAACCACCTACCGGTTAGGGTAGGTGGTCATCTATCAATACTTACCTTTACCGCGCTTACGCGGCACACCACTACCACGCAAATCTGCACGGTGCGGATGAGGCGCTGTGTTCTTACGAGCTTCTGCCGTGAGTTCAACGACAACGTTCTTGATGGCACTCTGGATACCGTTGTAGATGTCCCGGCAGCCGTTCTTTGCAATCACCACTGCCTGCACCGCGACCTGTTGTGCTTTGTGCTCACAGATCGAATAGAGGAGTTCATCAGCTTCGGACGATGCGTTCGCTTTATCGTTCATCACTTCATCCATTTCTTGGGTTTTATGGAACCCTTCTTTTTACGGGAGGGTTTTCCATGACGATCAACATCGTTGCGCGTGGGATGAAGTCCCTCACTACGACGATCGTGCTCCAGAGGGAAGTTCCACCAAGAAGCACCGCGACTGCGCAGAGTCGAATTGCGTTTGGCGACTTCCACCGCCTCCTTCGGAGACAGTTGTTTCACCGACTGCTCTTCCTCCAACAATCGAGCGGCTCCCAGGATCTCGGTCACCTCATCAGGCGTCAGTTTGGTTTCGATGGTCGCGCTGGCGCTGATATACGACTTTGAATCAATCGAGTTCGACATCACCTTCTCCCGGAGTGGTGGCCTTCTCCAAATCACGCCAGTCCTGAAGGATTCGGCGGTAGTGGTAGGTGATGGTCGCATGACCAAACCCAGGTTTGGCGACTTTCAAGATCAGGCCATTACCTTCCTGGTTCTTGAGGTTGTGTTCGAGGACAATCCACTCGCACTGGTCGAGTTGATTCGCCACCTCCATCGCAAACAGGCCGATCGGAGGATGAGTATCCGTCACCATGTTCATGGCCGCTAAGGTGATCTCAGCAGCCTTGTACGCCCACGGTGTCTGCGCAGGGATCTCGATGTCCTGGTCGATGAACGCCATCGTGTAGAACGGCTCTGGAGCCGTATCCTCGAGTTCGGCATAGCCGCGCTTCACGATCATCTCACGAATGCGTGAGCACATGATGAACGTCGCACGGTCTTGATGTTCAGGGTCCATGACCGGTTCAGGGAGGAGTGCCTCCATGACGATCTTGTTACCTGGACAGACGTGTTGCGGGAACGCATCAGCGATCAACGAGAACGGTTCCCCAACCGACCACATCAGGTCGTAGTGTTCAGCCCACCAAGCCGTCAGGTCTTGATCGAACTTCTTGTTGTCTTTGAACTGACTCAAGTTAACGACGTTATCCACAAACCACCTCAGCTTCTTTGCGTTTCTTCTTCCGCTCTTTACGGGCATTGATAAACGAACCGTCTACCTTTGCCTTCCAAGCACTCTTGTACGACGTATGACCCAGCGCGTGCGCCAGGATTTCCAACGCACCCCCGTACGTCAAGTTACCTTCGGACAATTCCATCACTGTCCTTGCCAGGCCTTTGAAACGGTTGTGGGTCACGAAGTCCACCGTGGTCAGCCGATGAAGGAGACCGACGACGTCTGTGTGTTTACCGCTTTCCTCGTAAGGAACCCTATCCCGCAGTCTTTCTCCGACCGCGTTCATTACCCCACGAGAATAGGCTCGAAAACCATTCTTCAACGATTCGGATTCCATAAGTCCCCCATGACTACTTGGTCGAATTAACGACCTTACTTCCGTTGGATTGGTTTGCGTTTTGTTGTTTCTCCGCGATCTTCGGCAGCATACAAAGTACCAGCGCGAAGATCGCCAACATTACAATCTGTGGTCCAATTCCGTTGAACTTCATAGATCACCCGAACGAAATGTGAGGGGCGTGGACTTTGACGGCGGATACCAGATGTCGGGTCAGCTCGCACGGGATCGGGTCGTGGCTGATGCGGTAGTGCTGAGGTAGCAACGATACCCGGCGACTCAGCACGCCGATGTCCAGGCCGTTGGCAACGACCAGGTACATCTCAGCTGGTTTACCGTCATGCAGCTCGGCACGACCGATGTTCAGCACTTCGAGCGAAGGCTTGACCGCTGGTTGTTTGAATTCGAACTTGAAGTTCAGCATTGCTGGCTCACCCACTGCCTTGGCAAAGAACTTCTCATCGAACTTGCTGTCAGCGTTCGTCATGGTTGGACGATAGACGAACGTTTCAGCCAGCACGTAAGCAAGGCCCGGCGCGTGACGCACTACCATGAAAGGAGCGGTACTCGAACTCAGGAAATCCTGCTCCGACTCTTGTTGCAAGAAACGCAACATGTACGCGCCATTGACCATCGTGGCTATGGCGAGAACGTAATTCTTCTTTTGTTCCATTGGATGAATTCCTAGTGGTGATTCATTCGGATAATGTATCGTCTAAAAAAGTTACGACATTCATACAAACAGTTGTTTCAGTAACTTTAAACAAAAAAAAGAAGCGCTATCCAGCAGGCACATGCCTGCTGGATAGCTATGTTCTTTACTCAGGTTGCAAGGCATCGAGGCCATCGTTGATTGCGCCTCTGAGGTTCATCCACAGGGCGGTAGCCTTCGCGTTATCACGCACAGCGACGTCGAGCAGTTTGGCGAACGTTACACCTGGGAGACCCGCCAGGAGCACACGGCGCAATTGCTCGTTGAACTCATCGTCGTTGTACAACTCAGTGCCCGACCACTTGGTGGACACGCCCAGCACGTTGCCAGACTGATCGATCGCCATCCAGCCGATCATGGTCGGCAAGATAATGCCGGTCAGGTCGGCGCCGCGTTTGAACTGCTGGCTGTAGGTGAATGCCATTTTGGCACCGATCTTGCTTTGGTCCAATGCGCAGAGTGCGCGTGCAAGAGCGCCAGACTTCTGTACGCTGGCGCATACGGTGCTCAGGTATTCCAGGCCTTTCACTGGGTTTACCGTTGCGATGGCCAGGTTCTTTTCCTTGACGCTGCTTGACATGTTGAATCTCCTATCAGTGTTGTGGCGGTTTGCCGATGTAACGCTCGCAGTGCGCGAGCTGGTTTGCCGACGATGCATCGGCTGATACTGTGCTAACGAATGATTCATTTACAGCCTCCTGGACCATCGGGTACATTGCTTTGTAACCGGGGTCTTCCATGCGCTTGGGGTCACTGACACGCCCCAAGAAATGCTCAAGGGGGACTCCAGCGTCACGACTCATTACCGCAGCCTTCGCAATAAGTGCGATGCCTTGGCAGTCAGAGCGAGTGACGAGGAATTGATCAGCAGCGTTTACAGCAAAGGTGGATACGGCCAACATAAGGGCAATTGCGGTTTTCATGGGTGGTCCTTGCAGATGAAAAGAGATGAGCCAGGACACCTGGCTCATCTGGCACGTCAGCCTACGATCTCGGCGATCAGGCTGCGCATGTCCCGGCTCAGAGCTTCGAGCAGTTCGGGTCGGGTGATGCTGGTGTCGAATCGTTCGAGCAGTTGTTCGTAACCTGCTTTGGACTTCTTCTTCACTTCAGCACTGGCCTTATCGAACACAGCCTTCAGCTCTTTGACGTCGTCTTTCACCAGGTCAACAGCGGCCTGATAGTTCGACAGCGCTTTTCGTTTCTGCTGCCAGTCGCGGAATCGCCAGCCTGCGTAGAACCCTACGCCTGCGGCTACCACAACCCCCGTTACTTGTGCGGCTTGCATAGGCAATACCTCGTTGGTGGTTGATGTTGCATGACGACTATGTATCATCATAAAAAAGTTAAATAGCATAAAACACCACCACTACCTGGGATGTCCCAGGTAGTGGTGGGTAGTACGTCAGAAGTTCTCGGTGGAGTAGTGCGGCTGGCCTTGTTTGATGATGGTCTTGCCGAGGCGGATGAACGCATCGGTAGGCATCAACACCGGCTTATCTGCATACATCTTGCGCACGACAGTACGCACGATCTCCAGCGAAAGCACGGAGTCAGGAGTGAAATGTTTGTGCAAGCTTTCGAAGGAGACTTCCCAACTGCCTTTCTTGTCCTTCGTAGGGCCGGCCGTCAAGCCGTGGTAGACCTGGAGGAACATGGCTTGCGCTGGATCGATCGACGGGCACCAAGCCTCATGGAAGAAGCTGACACCGAATCCTTCACGCTGGATGATTTCGCGCAGACTGTCGTCGTAGTTCTGGATGTTGATGTGCTGTTGGTCATCCACTTCGAGGTACTCACGAGCGATGAACAACGCGCAGGTCAGGTAATCGAGTACCAGGAAGCGATTCATCAAATCGTGGAGTTTGAGCTCTACCATTTCGGTACCGTCGCTGGAGACAGTTGAGCTGGTCACATTGCCGATCGAGCCTTCGTGACGCTGTTCGATCCGTTCGGCGGTTTCTTGCACGCGTTTGAGGAAGTCCGGGGTTGGTTCGACGGACCACTCGTCGTCGCGACAGATGCGGCGTTGAGTGACGATGGTCTTACCGTTCTCCAGGTGGAGGTGTACACGCTTGAGTTTGACTTCAGGTAGGACAAAGGCTTCTTCCATACCTTTGAGTGTTTCAGTGAGAGCTTTAGACATTATTGACCTTCCTTAGGGACGGATGGATTGACGGTGAGGAGCTTGCTGATGAAAGCTGGATTACCGAGCAGTTGTGCGATGGTCGACTTGTCCTTGGAGAACGAACAACCGGCAGCTTTCGGGTTACCGGCGCCGTTGAACATGGCGGCGAATTCAGCTGCGTTAAGACCCCGGTTACCGTTCGTACGGAAACTGCCTTTACGGTAGCCGGCGTAGTCCTCGTACATGACGACGAGACAGTAGCGATCAGTCAGACGATCTGCCACCTTGTTAGCAATGTAACGTGGGGCGTTTACCACTGGGATCAGCAGACCTGGATAGAAGAAGTCCAGGTCGAGGTATTCGACCATCTTGAGGTGCCAGTCAACCATCTGGTTATCTTTCTTGACCAGCAGCTGACCGCCCTTCACTGCGCTATCCCAGTTCTCGTGGATCGCATCGACCGAGGAGAACGACAGACCCAGCATGCCGAGATAGGCCATGATCGGTTCAGTGGTCTCATGTTCGAACTTCCACAGGTCATGGTCCTGAGCTGCCTGAACGATAGGCGGCATCTCGTGGTTAGCCCACAGTTGATGCCATGCGATACCTGCACCAGAACGACTGTGGTCGAACACAACGTTGGTCGGACAGCAATCTTCGCTGAAGTCGATACCGATGAAGTTCTTCTCAGCCGACTCGTGGTGGTCGAACACGCACAGCTGTTTCGCCACCGATGCGATTTTGAGCATGTAGTCAACCGGCCAGCTGAAGTCGGTGATGATCACGATCCGGTCATGGAACAGTTCTACATCAGGCAAGTAGTCGCGATAGTCCCAGTACAGCACTTCGTACGAGTACCCACACTCGATTGCCCAACGGTGTACGACCCAGGCTGACACGAGCCCGTCAAAACAATCCTTGTGGCTGATGTTCAGCACTGAGCCAAGGGGTGCAGTTGCATTGCTCATTGACGCTCTTCCTATTTGTATTCTGAATCGGGTGTGTGGTTGGTGATGAACGCACTCGCCAACAACTCCATCTCTCGCATGGCATCTGCAATTGTAGGGGCGATGTGAATCAACGCAAAGCTGGTTAGCGATGTACCGAACCTTCCATTTACAGGGAGTTCAATATCCAAGACTACCGAGGCGACGTGCTTGCTGTCCTGACAACGCTTGAATTGTTCGTCCAACAGTTTAGTCAGCACTACTGGCGCGATGTAGTTAGACCGCAAGAACATGAGGATTTGTTCAACCCTTAAGTTCTTGTCCATAGGTCGCGAATCGATCGTCAGATGACCACGACTTTCAAGGATGGTGGGTGTCGAGGCTTTACCGGCCTTGAGCTTACCCTCAGGAGACAACTCAATCACAGCACGCTCATAGAGCGCCCAGTCACGTTTGGAGATGACCGTACTGCAGAGGAGTTTGTCCGTCCCCAGCGTGACGGCAAGAGCTCTGGCAACCTCTATTGCGTTGTGGCGATGACGGTGTTCGCCCTCTTCAAGCGTTACCGTAAACTCGGTATTGAGAAACGGCCCGAACTTGCGCACGAACCATAAGAGAGGTGCATTCTGATACTTTTTATCAGGACCCCATTTGGTCATGTCGTTGAGTCGTTCGACGAACGCCATGAGACTGTATTCGCGGGACACCGTGATGGTCAGGTAAAAGAAGCCTGACTTGATGTGGGTGATCCGGAAGATTCTGAAATACCTTTGTGGACTGTACACATGACCTCCCTGACAAAAAGAAGAAAAGAACCGGGAGCCTACGCCCCCGGTCTTCGAGTTACTCAGTCGCTCGAATCGATTTGAGAACGTGCGACCAGGCAAATGCTGCGCTGGATGGACCCCCGTTGTTCCCTTCCATGATCTCAGCGATCCGGTCGTGGATGATTTCCACCGACAGTACCGATTGACCGCGTTTCAACATACCGCGGACGTGTTCGGGGAGATCAGCGAACCCAGGGATCGACTCAAGGATTTCAATAATGCGTTTGAGATCACTCTGGATCTCCCAAGGATTGGGAAATTCCGAACCGACCGAGAGGGTCTGGATCGCCGAAGCGTTGGTTCTTGGCTTCAGATCAGCGAAGTAGTTCCAGACCTTGACGATAAAGAACTGACCGATACCCGCATAATCGGTATCGTCGAGCGTAGCGTTCGCCAGTTCGATGCCGTGACGATTGAGCAGTCCGCTATCTTCAGCGACCTTCCAGAAACCCTGACCGTGTTGTCCTTTGAACTTGCCGGACTTACGCACGACCAAAGCGGTGAGAGGCGGGAGGCCTTTATGGTCGCACCAGTGGAAGATCTCCAGCAAGAGCTTGGTGACAGCCATGGACAGAGCGTTACCTTGCGTGGGAAGGCCGCACTCGATAGCCAGGGCTTCGTAATAGGTGGTTTCCCGACGGCAGGCTACGCCCATCAGGAATTGTACTGCTTTCTGGTTTACGTTCATTTCTTGAGTCATGTGACTTTCCTATACGTCGTGTGACGTTGGGTGGTTTTGGCAGAATTGCCGTGTTACAGTGTTGCTCGGTACTCCGCAACCTTCTTGCGGATCATGTTGCGGTATTGTTCGGAATCACAGCCTGCGCGAGCGATGCAGCTGTAAATGTATTGATCGGCGCAGACCCAGAAGTGGTCGTCCGTAGGTTTGAATGGTCCGGTATAGGTTTTCCGATAGAAACTATCTTTTTCCACCATATCCTCGAGGAGTTCTTCTACTTTAATCTCATCGAGTTGGAAGTGAAGTTCGTCCTTACGCTCTTTACGAGTTTTCGTGCTCATTTCTTTATACCTACCCTAGTCTGATGCGTTTAAGGTGTTTTGGGTCGATGTAGCGGATCTCAGCCAGCCACTCGTTAACCCGTTTCTTCGACAGTACGACCTCGAGCGATTTCTCGTGCCGTACGTCACCAATGCGAGTGACCCAGGCGCCCTCACCATCGCGCATCGCCACCGAGAAATTAGGACCATACGTCACGGTCATCTGCACATCTACTCGACCAAGCGAATCGAAGAATGTGTAACCTTCTTCGGCTTGATTCGCCATGCGGTTGTAATGCCTACACGCATAGACAGTAGCCCGATAAGAACGTGTGTCATTGAACCAGGCTGGATCGATCTCATCGAGATCGACTGTTACTACAGACTTCTTGGACATAAAGACTCCAACAGGTGCAGCGGCCTGAGCCGCCACACCCATACGCGTTACTGAACGGCTTTGACCGTGATCGGATCAGACTTGACCGACAGCGGCTGGTCAGACACGAAGTAGTTCAGGCCGTTGACTTCGATGTAGGTGTCGGTCGCCGCGTCGAAGAAGAAGACAGCGCGGCAATCACCGCCGCCGTAGGTACCGCCCAGCCCAGGTGCTTTCATCAGCTGACTGGAGTGACCGTAGCTGGTGGATACGTGCCAGAGATCATCCGGTGGCGTCAGGAGAGCGCAGACCGATACGGGGCGAGTGTTCGATACGTAGTAGCCCATCTGCTGACCGTTGTCGGCGAGGATGTAGACGTAGAAGAGTTTACCCTTCTCGTCCAGGCGCTTGACTTGCTTCGCTACCGCTTCACGCGACAGGAAGTTGCTGACCCGAGGAACTGGTACCGTAGCGGTGGCGCGATCCATCACGCTTTTCTGCGCAGCGACGTTGGTGTCGCGGGCGGTTGGTGCTTCTGACGAACAGCTGGTGTTACCCATCATGGCTGCAGCCAGGAACAGACCGCATACTCCGTAGATCAGTTTACGCATTGCGTTTTACCCCCAGTGATGGAATCGTCGAGTTGTTGCGGCAGGCTGGAATCCTTGAAGCGTGCCTGCGTGTAGACCTTGCGCACGTCAGCATTGTACTGCGCGATGGCGCGACTACGCTGAGCCTTGATGCCGGCGATGACCGTTTGCAGACGGCTCTTATCTTCCGGAGTGGTGGCTGCTTTCAAGGCCGCTTCTTGCACCTCGATCGAGCCTTCGTAGCCCTGGATCGCAGCGCACTGGTCGAAGTACTTCTCGTAGTTACCGATGCGGCTGTCGGCACTTTCGATCTTCCACTCGGCGTCTGCCTTACCGGCGACTGGCGCCATGTAGTACTTCCAGGCGAAACCGCCCAGAGTCAGGAGGATCAGCACCAGAACGGCGAAGATGATCCACCGACCGGTGTAGGTGAACTCGTTGTCATACTTGGCCATACGTGCGTTCCTTTTGACGATGTTTGTCGTACGCCGCTACTCGTTCCATGTATTTCTTGGCACGGTCACCGGTCACGTACAGCGGGAAGATATACTCACCCGCCAGTGGGTTTTGCTTAGTACGCTGTCCGTCGGACATGTTGCGCTCCTAATGGTTGGATGGACCTCTTATCCCGGAGGTCCTTCGGGTAAATCAGGAGTTAAAGCTGATCGCCACTTGCTGCGGATGGACGAGTTCAACGATACCACGACTCTCCAACTCAGCACCGATCCGCTCTTTGAGCGTGGCGAGGTTCTTCGCCATCAACTCTTCACGGTTCAGCGGGCTGACAACAACACCGGTGTCATCCGGCGTAACGCGAACGGCTGGGACGCGCAGAGAGAACTCGCCTTGGAAAATACTTCCCTGACCGTCCACCATGGCCCCCAGATCGACATGAGTCGTGAGGTAGGTAAGATGGTCGGCGCCGTTAGAGAAGCGGTGCTCTACACGAGCGATGAGATGGCTGAGATCCATTGATCCTCCTTAACCTTCGCCGCGAAGCGGACTGACATCAATAGCCACACCGCCTGCGCTGACGACCGATTCCGATTCGTCGTTGCTGGCGAGTAGCGCCTGTTCGATTTCCTGGAGCAGCAGGTTCTGGTTCTTGGTCATCAGGAAGACGCGGTTGATTGGCGTCGCTTCCAGACCCTGGTCCGGCACCAGAGGTTTGACCGGTTCGGCCGATACCGTGGTGGTGAACTCACCGTGACGTTTCTCGCCGTCAGCGTAGATGACTTCGCCGATGCTGATCTTGGTTTCCAGGATGTGGTCGCCGTGAGTATCGAGCTTGAAGACGTGGTGGACGTCTTGGAACAGACGAGTCAGGTCGGAACGGTTGGTGATGATGATCGGATCGGGAATGCTCATGGAATAATCTCCGTTGATTGGGTGAGTTTTGTTGTTCTACAGCAGTGGGTGATTCGGTAGGCTTTTACTCGCGGTACCGTACCTGGATGCGACCTTCTTTACCTTCGCACGGCTTGTATTTGCGGTGGAAGGCCGCAGGCGTCATGCTGGACGAGTCGGCCGCGTCCATGTGGCGCTTGACGAAGATCGAACCGTTCTTGACCTTGTCGACGATCACGTACTCAACACCGCGTTTGTCGTCTTTCCAGATAGTCCCTTTCTTGACTTCTGGGTATTCGACATCGCGCAAGTCGTTGCGCAGTTTCAACAGTTCTGTGTTGGTGGCTTGTTTACGCACTGGTAGTTCTCCTTACTTGGCGAAGCGCTGTTTGTAGATAATGCGGTCGATCATCTGCTCGAACGTGTAACCGCTCGGCTCAGTCGGCGTGTGATTGAACGTCACCAGAGAGGCGTGGTCGACGTAGGCCTGGAAGTTGAAGAAGTAGCGGCCTTGCTGCAACGACACCACCTCACACACCGTGTTACGGTCAGCTCTCTCCGACCACGGAACACAACCGTAGACGGAAACGCCATCTGGAGCCTGACCGGTTACGCCGAGGATGATGGTGCCGTCCTTACGAACGACACGATGATTCTCATCGATGGCGGCGATGAAGTTACGTATGATTTCTTCGCGGTTCATTAAAGACCTCGTTCGGACATGGTCCCGAAAGCATCCGGGAATTTCTTGTTGACGTTATCGAGCAAAGCAAACATCGGTTCTGCTCGATGACCGATTTTGTTCAACGACTTGATTGGGTCGAAGTACGGGCTGGTGCGTTTACCGCTCTGCTTGCGCGTCATGGTGTCGAACCACTGAATGAGTAGGTCCACAGGCACTTGCAGACGCATGCAGGTGTACATCAACCGCACGGCTTTGGCACCAAGGATATCGCCGTCCTGAATCGCCCAGGACTCACTGAGAAAGAGCGTCGCTGCGTTCTCCATGCCGTTGGAGATCAACATGGCGTAACCGTATTCACCATGGATGTGAATCGAATCACAACCTGCATGACCATGGTTGGCCAGATAGAGGTTACGCCACTTCGGCTGGAGGGCACACAGACCGGTGTAGAAGTCAGCGGCCTGGAACGGAGCGGTGAAATCACTTCCTGGGTTCTTCAGCGTCGCATTGCAGAACAGTTGACCAAAGTCGGTCACGGTGATCGGCAAAGCGTTCTCGATTACAGGTACAGCTACGGCAGAAAGAGCCATCCTTGAAGTCCTTGTTTATTAATTAGCGGCGTAGATACGCATCTTGCGATTGAAGTACTCGGTCTCACGCAGGCCACTGCTGGCAAAGACCAGAGAACGACTGGCGGAGGTCGGTTCAGGGAAACGGAGGTTGTGGTTACACAGACTCACACCGATCTCCAAATCGAGATTGTGTTCCGGTAGCGTCCCCACTCCGATTGCCAGACGTTCCAGATCGACGAGTAAGTCGAACTTATCACCGTCTTCCAACGTGACCGCGATCTTCTTGACGGAAAGTATCGAGGTGTTGTAAGCCGGTGTAGATTTCACTGCGACTTCGTTACCGGACAACCGGGTAGCACCTACAACCGTGACGTTACGGACCGAGTCTGTCTGATCGAACAGGGCCTTCGTCATGAGCGACTGCGGCTGGCGCATCTGCACTTCATCACGAGGGGCTGAGGTCGGCGATGTCGGGCGCTTAACTCCAGCATGACGTCTCTCGTACATCTGCTGGACCAAGTTATTGTCTGCGATGTTCTTGATGAAGTCACCGAACTTAACCCCGCCGTTGACCACTTCGGCATGACTCATGTCCTTGTAGCCAAGTGCTTGCATGACCACATGTCGAGCCAAGCGTTCAGACATCTGACGATTCGACATCACGCGCAGTTGTTTGACCAGATTGACGATCTCACGGACAGTCATCCCTGGACCAAACGCCACTTCCAGCAGAACACCACCGATGGTGTCTGGAGAAAGCTCGTTATCCTCATCGGCAATGAAACCGCCGGCGTTGTTCTTGTTCATGAACGCACGCATGTGTTCGCCCAAGGATTCTGGACGTACCTGCGCTGTGGGTTTAGAGGGTTCTTTCTGTGGCGGTAGTATCGTGATTTCAGCCATGCTGGCTCCTGTATAGATGACCCGCCGAAACATCCGGCGGGAGTCTGGATTCAATCCGGTAATGTGTGATTCAATCCCGCTTGAACCTCGGCGAGAGGTGCGGGTGGAGTTCGATCACATGGTCGTACATGAAGTGTTTCTGCTCGACCTGCTCCAGTCGCGCCAGGATGTCGTCCCACTTCACATCCTCATCCGCCGGAACAACCTGCCAGAAGTAAAACAACTTCTCGATACACGACTGGATCTCGCTCCTGAAGTCCATTGACTCCATGTGGTCCAGCGCTTCGATAACTTTGCACAGCTTGGACGTTTCGATGATGATCTCATCGTACGAGAAGCCGTTCACTACTGGCGCATAACTACCGGTGATCTGGTAGTTGATCACGTTGGCCATCGACATCAAAACAATGATGGCGTCTACCTTGACGGCAAACTTACCTTCATCATTCTTGGCTGCTTGCTGGACCAGGTATTTGCCTTGGTACTTGGCCAGATGCAACGTCAAGTGCTTGAGCCGGTTGTGTTTGCTCAGACAGTAGATGTCCCAGTGGAAGAGCCTGTCGTGCTCCTCCTGTCGATACTGCATGTCGGCACGAATCTTCATTCTTCAGGTTCCTCGGGGTGCTGTGGCGGTGGTGGCTTGACGGTCAGATCGTAATACGTGTCGGCATGTCCGCGTTGAGGATTGGTCAATTCGAAGTCGCCTGGAATGTAGACCATGCTCTCACTACAGCTGACACCGGCGGAATTACCGCAGTGGTCCGTCTTACGGCTGCGGATGATTACTCCGCTCGGCACAATCATGGCTTCGGTTCTGTCGCGTTTCCCCTCACCGCTAGATGGGTACGTGATGTAATACCAGCGCATTATTCCACCACTTCGGTTGGTGTTGGCGATGTGTCAGCTTTGAGATTGTTGAGGACCTTCTCGACCTCTTCCTTAACGAACACACGGTTACCTTCGATCTTGTACCACTGGATCAGCGAGTACAGTTGACGCCATTCGACGCCAGCCTCTTCGCCAAGCTTACTCGCTTCGTCCACCGATATCAGCGTCTTACCTTCCGTCAGCTTCTTGGCGTGGTACTCGACGCAGGTATGGAGCGTATGGCGGCACATGTGGTGATCATGACCGCGGTGGTCGAGGTAAGTGCCGGACGGCATGTACGTCTTGGCACCTTCCATGTACTCAGCCATGCGGTGGATGAAGTAAGCAATTGCCGGAGATCGCACACTACCTTCACCGCAATGGACGATGATGTCTTCGCCCTTCTCCACGATCGGCGTTACGAAGTCGATGATCCGCTGGATATCTTCTTCCTGGATCAGGTGCTTTAAGCTGTGCTCCTGGATACCTGAGTAGTGGTTGATGAAGCCCACCTTCAACAGGTTGTGCTTAACGCTGAATTCAGCCCAAGAGCCGTACGGGTCGTTGATCGAGATCAGGTTGACCGGTGTACGAATCGATTGGGCAGTTTTCTTTGGAACGAAATAAACCTTTGGCATGTCCATTACTCCTATTTTAATAGTCCGATAACGTAGGCGATCAGGAGAGTCAGCGTACCGCCAACGATGATGTCAAGAGCAATCACCGCTCCTCTCCCCATGACGAACGACTTCTTGGTACGTTTACCGTACTTGCGTTCGTTCACCCCTTTCTTGTATCCGGCGCGATAGTCCCACCACAGTCGCCATTGACTGCGGCGGTATCGGCCAGACTGTCCGTACTTACCACTCAACCCGTCTTGATATCCGAGCTGAATGGCGGAACGGATGCGTTGCTTGGTCTTACTCACCACTGCACCCCGATCAGTTCTTGCCAACGCGCTGAGATCATGTTCCAGTAGTTGGCCTCAATGCCGTCACCATAAGCTCCGACGGCATAACCGTCGTTCACCTCAACGACTGCTGTCCGGCCATCGGCCAGAACGCCAAAGTCAATGACGTAACCGGCTGGCGCTGCGTGCTTACCGGAGAGGCGTACGACTTCAGACACTACCCCAAGATCAGGCGCTATCTTTGGGTCGCCGTCGTAAAACGACAGTGCCGTATGGCGATTATGAGTGATGTAGCAGCGCCATTCAGACACGAACTCAACCACCTCGCTCATGTACACCGGACATTGACCTGAAGCGCCGTTGAAGCGAGGATCGTAGCTGTTGTCGGCTACGAATCCAGTGAAGCGTTTGGCAGCTTCCGGTTTGATGAAGAAGCGATGACCTTTGTCGAGGAGTTCTTTCGCACCGTTCAGTCTGAACCCAGGTGTGATCTTGCGCCGGTAATAATTCGTCAAGCAAGCCGGATAAGAAGGTTCCTCGACGTTAGCCAGCTCCTTACCGTAACGCCGGAGTGCGTGTTTGATGAACGAGATACTACCCGCCACCAAGTCATACGGTCCCAACTCGACGAAACCACGTGCCACGAGCTTCTCAGTCAATTCCTCGACCTTGATGTTGTTGCGAACGGCGTAGTCTGCGAGCAGTTGTTCTTCGCGCCCGAGTTTGCCGTTACGGCGTTCCAGGACCAGTCTGACCGGTAGTCCCTGCATTGTCGGCACCTCCTGTAATTGGCTTAGATGGGGTTTTGAAGATGTCGTTAAACACCTCACTGAAGACGCCGGAGAATATCGGCGGTGTGTACTTCCGTACGAACTCCAGATAGGTGTGTGAAGGTTTGCCCAGCTGCGTACCTTCGTCTTCGATGAAGACGGTTACGGACGTGGATTTGCGCCACTCTTCATTCGGGAAGCCGAAGTCCTTAATGAAGACGTCGCATTCGTAGGGTTCGTGCACCAGAGTGACTGCCACACGCTCGACGATTTTCATTGCGTTCTCGAACACCCAAGCGCCGCCGATGAACCACACCCACTCAGTGGCGAAGGACTTGGCAAGCGTCAGAGCTGTCTTCAGATCGAAAACGTAGTGCACTTCCGCATCAGGGTATTGTTCGCGCAGCCCTTCCCAGTATTCATAGTTGCTACCAGCGATGACGATGTTAACACGACCGTCCAGAGGCTTGCCAATCGACTCGAACGTGCGGCGACCCATGATCACAACCTGACCCATGGTCAAGGTGCGGAAGTTCTTCAGATCGCCTTTGAGTGAGTTCCACGGCAGTTTATTGCCGAGACCGATACCACCTGCTGGAGTGGCGGCTACGATCATACCCAGTTTTGGTTCAGCCATCACTCAAGCTCCCGCAGAATGTAACGTTGACCAGATTTGAGCAACGGCAGCTCAATAGCAACTTCATTGAGTTTAACTTTGCCGGTCAAAGGCAGACCACCGATACTACCTTTCTCGAGATCCGACAACTCATGAACAGAGACGACGGTGGTCGGCTTTGTCGGGTGTTTGGTCGCTTCGACGCACCCTGGGAGAGCTTTCAGTCCAGCACAAACGCCGTCTGAGTCACGCCATTCGCTGGGGTCGTAGGTGGATTCCATCTCGATGTAGATGCCGTAGAACTTCGAATTATCGCTCATGCTCTTCTCCTAGACTGTAGTGGTATTACATTTGCTGGTCTGACAATCTCGATTTCTTCTGGGAGATACGCCCAGTAGCGGTTCCACTCGATTACCAGAATGAAATCAATCATCTTCGATCCGGTATTCAGTCCAGATCCGAAATTGAAGGCCGCGTTGACGCCGCGGACTTCCCGTGAAAGGTTTTTGATTTCCTTTAGTGCCGGACAGTCTGGGAATCGAACGAAGTAGAAGTCGTCCGACGATAGTCGTTTACGTGCAGCAAAGGACGTCAGGAGATAACGGCTGTTCTCCTCTCCCTCTCGGATACGGGTTACTTCCAGCACGTCGTGGAAGTCGTGGAACGACACCGCATAGTCAGAATGACGAAGGTACAGGTGTTTGTCGGAGTATCCAACGATCAGTCCTGTAAACTCCTCGCCATTGTCTCGGATGACTTTGGCTTTGTGTGTCGCTGCGTTGTCTTTGACGATCTGCTCGTAGATCGCTTTGAATTCGCGGTATTGCTGACGACGAAACAAACGATTGACCATACGTCTAAAAAAGGTTTTCATACTTCCTCCAGCTCCCTGCCGAACCAGGCGGTGAATTGATTTCTTGTCGAGGCATCCACAAACATCGTAAGCAGTCTGGGAATTTCCTCGCTGCGCCTGAACTTGAACAGTCGATTGGCCTCACGGCTAGCGGCGCTGTTGTGGATGATGAACGGCGCCAGATTCGTTGGGTTTTCACGTGGTGCAACTCTGTAGGTCGCGTGGTGCGAAAACCCATAGACACTCAGTTTATCTAACGCCCTTACGTAAATTGTCTTTTGATGTTCTTTGGTCAACGTCACGAACGACAGTTCGGACTTTGGGAACTTCTGGATGGAGCGATCGTCACGACGGACATAGAGGCTATCAGAATCGTATCCCACCAATACCGCAGCGAGTCTACCTTCCCCTTTCGACGCGATGCATGCAGTGTACTCAGGGACATCTTCTTTGATGTAGGACTCCAACCACGCATCTAGTCTTCGGAACTTTCTCTTGGCGCGCCATCGCCTGAACTTACCCAGTAAGGTGAGCATAGACTTCCCCTGTAATTTAGGTTATTACGACATACAGCGCGGGGATGTCCCCGCGCTGTATGCTACTTCATGTGCGGTTGTTCGAAGAACGTCTTCACGGCATGGTCTACGCCTTGCTGTTCGTAAGACTTGCCTTCTTTCGGCGGACGACCTTCCAATTTACGCCATTCTTTATCCAGATGATCGAGATGTTTGTTCAACTCGATGAACTCTTTCTTCCGATAAAGTTCCAGACCGTGAGAACCTGGCACCAGCCAAATGTCGCCGTACTTCACTGCGTCTCGGTACATGGGTTACCCCTTGACGGTTATGAGGATATCCTCGTCCTTGTATTCATCAGCGTTCCACTTCTCGAGGAATTCGTGCAAGTCTGCCATGGTCTTCGGACGACTGACCAAGAAATACGCAGGAAGTTTTTTGGTCTGACTGAGAATGCTGATGGCGTACCCAACTGCGTTCAGATCGACATCCGTCCAAGAAGCGATCTTCTTACCGAGATTCTCGATTGCTTCGATGACAGTACTGCCGGAAGCAACAGGGAACCAGCTGTCGTCAGTCCACAGACCGTACAACTCCCATCGACTTTCACCGTTCATGTCGTTCACGCTGTCGAGGATAGAATCGTCATCGATACCTTCAACACAGACGACATACCCGCAGCCGTAACGATGTTCTACGATACTGAGTTGCTTACCGTAGAGTTGTAGAAGTTCTTCGACTTTCATGCCGTCACTCCTTCCAGCGAGTTTGGCGCTCCAGTAGAGCTTTGGTACCTTCTGCCATGTTCTTACGAATACGACCAAGCGCTTCGGAAGTAGGTTTGGCTTGGAGCGCTTTGATCATCTCGTCAGACATCGGTCTGTCGCGCATGATGTATTTCTCGCCGACCTTGATGTCGTCACCGAGCATGAGTTTCATACCTTCGATGTTCTTCTTGGTGATGGTGAAGTACTTCTGCGAAGCGAAGTGATCGCGCAGATTACGGAACTTGCCTTTGCTAATACGTGCCATTTTTACTCCTAATCGTTGGTATCGAGGTTCGGCCATTCCGAACCTCTTCCGAATCAACTGTATCTTTGGGTCAAACGGCGATAGGGATGTGAATGTCCTTACCTGGGATGTAGCCATAGACCTCGACGCCGTCAGCGGTGATATCGTCGATGTTGGTGAATTGCTGCTTGAAGCGAATGCGTGGATCACACTCGACGTCAGAACCGCAGTCCAACATCTCTTCCATCGCCTCCACCTGGTTGGCGTAGACGTGAGCATCCACACCTAGGGTCACCAGCTCGTCGGCTTCCATGTTTACGACATGGGCAATCGAGTGTAGCAGGTAGGCGTACTGGATGACGTTGAAAACTGCGCCAGCAGGGACGTCATTACTGCGCAGCAACACGAAGCCGGAGATCGCCCGAGTCGGCAGGTTGTTGGCCTTGATGTACTCGAGGATCTTTTCCTTGGCTGTTTCTTTGTCGGAGAAGAGATCTTCGTTCAGACGACCTTCCGCGTCTCGGTGCGTGTTGAGATACGCTTGGAACAGACCGCGGTTCTCGAGCATACCTTCGAGCTCCGAGAAGTCCATTTCCCACGACACCACCTGGAAGTACAGATGGCAGGGCGGGAGAGCTGCTTGCCAGATACGTCCTGGGTTCCAGGCGATCATGAGCATGCGGCGATCGTCAGGGTTGGTTTTGAGCGCATTGACGATGTTCTGCAGTTGGTCGATCTCGCGGTGCATGACCATACGGCCGCTGTCCCAACCGATACCTTCCTGGAGCACACCAAGGTTTTCGTAACCTTGATCGCGGTAAGCTTGCACCAGAGCCAGATCACTGCCATTCACCAGTTGTGTGTCTTGCCACTTCCGCCACTGGACACCGTAGCTACCTTCACCGATGGAAGCATCGAGCAATCGGTACTTCGGCACTTCAAGCTGATCGAGGATGTGAACCACCGTCGATACCTTCTCAGGATCGATGAAGTGTTCTTCGAAGTCTTGCGCCTCCGGGTTCCAGACCGTGACCTTGACCGGGTTCTCCTCCGCAAACATCGCGGCAGCTTCGATGATGCGCGGATAGATGATGTTCCATTTCACGCCGTTGTTCTTCGATACGCGGGAGAGTCGCTTCTTGAGCGAGACTTCCTCACCACCACCGACCTTGACTTCGGTAGGTACGCCGAATTTGTCCAGGGCGGTGTGGAGCATTTCGATACCGGTTTGGGTAACGTTGTTCCACTCGAACTGTTCGCCACCCAGCGTGAAGACGAAGTGAGTCGAACCGATCATCGACTTCGAACTCTCGTACATGTCGATAAGTGCACGGATGTTGCGGACCTGCTCAGGATCGGTCAGGTAACCAACGCGGTCTTCGAGACGCACTTTCTCGAAGCGTGGGACGTCGTACACCGCAGTGCCTGGAATGAACCAGCTGTCCCAGATACCGATCTTGCGATCGCACAGTGGTTTGATCGACGGATTGCCGGTCTTGAACATGTCCATCTCAACGAGACTGTTCATGTAGCGAACCAGGCGGGTGGACAGGATCGGCATACGCAGGCCGCCGAGAGAGAAGCGCATCATTTGCGCAAACAGCATGTGGGTGCCGTGACCGGTACGCGACGACTTCCAGTGGCCGTAGTTCATGACCGCTGCGGTCAGTTGATGCAGTTGCGAATCAGCAGGGTTCAGCATGGTGGAGACTCTCCTTTAAGGGTATCCTATTTTACGAAGTCGTAACAAAATAAAGACAGCGTGGGCGGGGACTCCGGTCCCCGCTTCGCTCAGTAGCCGTTGTCTTCTTCGTCGGCTGCAGTTGGCCAGCGATAGCTGGGCATGGTGCGCAGATCAACACCGCCGTTACGCTCGGCAGCTTCATCCATAAGCTGCTGCGCTGCTGCGTCGACAGGATCGATGGCCTTCTCTTCTTCGTCGAAGAAAGGTTCGTTGTTACGGTTCATGGTGTACTTCCTTTATGTTGCGAGATAGGTGGATTACATTTCACTCTCGTAATGTGTGAGTGAAAACCGTTTTACTTTGCGACCGAGTTGAAGAACCCGATGAGTTCCATGACCTCGAGGACGGTCAGTTCTTTGTAGACCTCCAACACTGCAGCCGCTTCTTTGATCTTGCCCTCGCGGATGAGCTCCCTCCACGGATAAGTCTTACCATCGATCGATTCACGATCGCGGATGTACTGGACGTTGGCAAGTACCTCCATCATGCTACCGACGGAGTGAGCACGGATGCGCAGGTGGCGACCGACAGATCCCACGTTGTACGGCACACGCATCATGTCAGGTCGTGGGCCCTGACGGTTAAACAGATCGGTGAAACGAGTATCTGCATTGTTGGCGGCATCTATCGTCAACTTGGCCATTTCCTCCAAGGCATCGACAATAGTGTTGGTAAGCTCGGTCATGCGGCCGGCAGCTTGGGTGGTGAAGTCTTGCATGTTGTTTTACTCCCGTGTGCGGCATAAAGAACCAGGAGTAGCCGAAGCTACCCCTGGCGGAAAATCAACCGTTATCAGCGCCATGGGCGATGAAGCGCTTACGGCGCTCACCGGCAACAGCGTGTTTGACCAACAGACGAGACCAGTTCTCGTACTGTCCTTCGTGGAACTTGGTATCGCGGACAATGTCGCCGATGTGTTCCCAATGCGGTTCGCGTACTTCGGTCGGCGAGTTCGGTACGAAGATCGCTTTGTCCGACACGGTGACTTCGAACAACACCGCGACGTGAGTCAGACCGACGTCGTCGCTTGGGTCATAGATGAAGCCCACCGACTTGAGATCCCCCACCGCTGTCTCGGTAATGTCGATGCTGTTACGACCTGTCCCGTCTTGGCTTGGTTCGCCAGGCATTTCGATACGGATCTCCTGAATGAACTCACTCCAGGCAGCGTTCCAGAGAGACTGCTCCAGAGTCAGCACATGGTTGTCGTACTGAAACGCTTTACTGTCTGGGTGTCCGCCCAGACCGATCGAGAACTGGCCGTCCAGGCGGGCTTCGCCGTCATCCCGAGCGGGACGTTGGTAGACCATCACTCGATCACCCGATCGGTTGGTAATCTTGATGTACGGGATGAAGTGAAGTTCAGTAGTTGACTTCTCCAACATGAACCGGGGTTTGATGGAGTAGTGACCGGAACAGATCACTTCATGCAACGCGGCGTAGACGTCTTGGATCGAAACGTCGCCGACGACTTTGAGTTGTTTGAGCATCGGGATAACCTCTACGCCGATGCAGGCTTCGGATTTCTTAGGGATAGTGCTAGCCACGGTACTTTCCTTTTTGTCAGATGCGAAAATCGCGTTCGGCTGAGATGGCGATTGGCTCGCCAGTATATGGAGTGCGTTCTACCCGCAGCTCTTTGATCCAGTCGCGTTGCTTGATCGACAGGTTGTTGACCACACTCTCAACGATCTCGCCAAGGAGACGCGCTGGGAACTGATCGAACGAGGTCTTGCTCAGACCCACCATGTCTTCGGTCTCGTGATCGGAAGTGACGAACTCCACCCGCTCGTCTTGATATACGACGCCGATGCGGAACTGCTCATCGCCACTCACCACTTCGACCTCGACTCCCCGAACGTAGATGACCGAGTTGGTCTTCACTTCTGGAGTCGGTCGCTTCTTCATGCTGTTGATCGCGGTCATCAGGTGCGGCATCATCTGCGCGAAGACCTGCTCGCGACTGACGTTGGCGTCGATCCGGACGAGCGCATCTTGTTCGCCAATACACAACAGGTTGCGGTTGTTGTACTGACCCCATGGACTTGCGATATCGCGATAAGCCCGGCAGATCGCTTGTTTGTACTCGGCAGGCTTATCGTCGTAGTAGTCCGCTGGCCGACCCGACTTCTCGCGTTCCAGACGCAGACGCTCTTCTGCGACTTCATAGTCGACATCGAAAATGAACGTCAGGTCAATGTTGAAACAGTCTTTGCGAACCGCAGCGTCGATGTTGTGGAAGTCAAGCCAATCCACACCACCGACTACATGTTGATAAACGAACGACGAGTAGTGGTACCGATCGGACACCACCACCGCACCGCGAGTCAAGGCGGGGATGATGACTTCACGGATCAGTTGTGCTCGTGCGGCGTAGTTCAGCAACAGTTCGGTGATTGGGTGTTTGGTTTCACCTGTTTCGACCGGTTGTTTGTTGAGTTCGCGGATCTTCTCGGCGAACATCGTACCACCTGGTTCACGGACTTCCACTACTTCCAGACCGTGGTCACGGAAGAGCTTTACCACATTACCGCGCTGTCCGGTTTTACCGGACATGTCCGGACCATCGAGTACAACGAGCATACCTGGGTATTGTTTCATGAGGACATCTCCTGGTTATCCAGAAGATTCCTCATGTCGGTAAGTGTTTACTTGACGATGAACGGCATCAAGTCATTGAACTTGACGGCAGTATCGCCATTGGCCAGATTGGCGTGGAACCCACCCTTTCCATTACCGAGGATGGAGAGGATCTTGTCGGCCTTGCCTTTCTTTGGTCCGGAACGATACGCGACCATCATCCCTTCGATTGGGGTCCATGGATCGCAAGGCGCAACGACGGTTTCGTCATGTGGTTCGTCTTCTGGGGTATTCAGGGATACTTCCAGACGAGCGATGATTTCGGAGTTCATACTCCGGTGGTGGGTGCGGGCAGCTTCGGCGATACGTTCGCGCATGCCGTCAGGAAGCCTGACGACAAACTTGTCTGCAGTACGGGAAGAATAAATAGCTTGTTTGAGAGGACGCATTCTAAAACTCCATTGGATTGTGGTTACACAGGGCAGTAATGTAGTATCAAAAGAATCTTTGACAGCATACAGCCGGGGCGTTTGCCCCGGCTGTATGTCGTGATCACTTGAGGGACTTGAACAGAATCTCGGCCAACCCCTTCTCCATGTCAGCGAGGATACGGTTCTCGCCGATCTCCATGCCGTGGAACTCACCTGCGACTGGGAAGAGATTCAGCAGATGTGCAATGTCTTCGTCATCGTCAGGGAACCTCGAGATCCACCAGCGGTAATCGTCGGTATCGTCAAGGTACCATTCACGGTCGCCGATGTCGAAGCATTGATCCAACAGCCCCGACAGCTTGAGCATCAGCTCACAACACTTCTTGGCTTCCGGCAGGGTGAGTGCCTGGATATAAGAATCCATGCCGCCGTAAAGGGGCTTACGCCTCTCCAGAACCTTCGAGTGAGGAAGCGTACCGATCTTCCCACAGACCAGCGTGAGGTTGGTGAACTTCACGGCACTGTGGTCGATCTTCAACGCGTAATCAGCGTACACGCCCTCGGCCAATGGCTTGGCATGACGGTAGGCTTCTTTAGGACTAGGTAACCGTTTAGCTTCTTCGTAGATCTTCTCAAGAGCCTGGGTCATGTTGGCACGTAGCTTGAGGTAGTTGATCAACCACCGACCGAACGCGCCAAAGTTCTCTTCAACGCTAGACAACCACCGATGGTTCGGCCAGTGCCAGAGATGCATCAGCGTTGCCGAGTTACCGAGGATGATGGTCTTCTTCTTGAGCATCTCTTCGGTGATCTTGGAAGAGTCGTGCTTGAGTTCAGAAATCATCTTCTCAGCAGCGGCTTTCTCTTCAGGCGTGGGGAAGCCGAGGATGCGTTTGAGGACATCACCAAAAGATTCGAAGGACTCTTCAGGGTCATTACCCTTGTCGTCTTTCTTCTCAGCACGGTCAGGAAGCTTCTCCCACCATTCGGGATCTTCCTTACGCTTCTTCTTGTCCTCGTCGTACCACTCCTTCGCTACCTGCTGAGAGATATTGCGAGATTTGGCGAACTCGGCGTCATGCGCGGCCATCCGCATGAAGCGAGCTTGGGACTTACTATTACTCGGCATTTTCGCTCCCCAGAACAAAAAAAAAGAAGGAATGTGCGGGGTGTCGAGCACCCCGCTTCATATCCTTACCCGCAGACCTTGATCAGGTTCAGCTTACGGAAGACCACCACGATTGCCAAGCATGCAGCCTGGTTAACCGTGATGTAGTAGAACGAGAACGAGAGGCCGAAGAAGTAGGTAACTCCCAGCACTATCAGCAGGATCGGAAAGCTGATCAGCAGGTAGGACTTGGGAGTGGTGGTGAAGCCGGTGAGTCCGGCCGCTACCGAATAGACCAACGCAGTCGGTCGGAACATACAGTACGTCGGGTCCTTATACGCCTTGAGATTGGCGTAGATCGTGAAGCCCGCAGTACCGAGCAACAGGACCAGGATGAACAGATCGATTGCGAGGGTGATGCTCATGGTGTCCTCCTAGGACATTGGGTTGTGTTGCCTTGGTGATTAAGCCGGCCGTTTAGCCAGCTCAGTATTGATCGCCTGGATGACGTAGTGTGCAGCTACTACGGAGACGGTCAAAATTGCTACGCTGCGGATGATACCGAACATGGTTTTTAACTCCATAAAGTGGCGCCCACTCCCATTGGGAATGTATTACGATAGGTTTTTTAACTTCGATTTATTACTTACCGCATACTTCGACGCACCAGCCTTTGCGGGCCAGTTGATAGTCGGCGGCTTCGTCGAACAGACCGCAGCCGAGAAGAACAGCCAACGACATACCGCACAGAACGAGCTTGAAAGGTTTCATGGGTGATCCTCAGGAATGATGGTCATTTGCGCTGTGCCTCTGTGTGGGTCGAGGCCGTGGTAGAGCGCAATGAAGCGGCAACGTTTGTCCCGCTTGTTGTATTCGATCAGCGCATGTAGGCGATCCCCCAGCGCTACCTGCACATCACCGCCGATGGAGTGGCGGTCGAGGTAAACTTTCCCGTTGACCAAAGCGAACGGGTTGATCGTGAAATACGGAATATCGTAGAGCATCACGACGTGCTCAGTTCCGTTGGTGGATACGAACGTCGCAAACGCATTCGCTACGCCGTCTTCGCCGGTGTGGGTATCGTGGTACCGGCCGCCGCTGGAGATCAATGCCTGAACCAGCTGCTGAACTTTGTTCATGTTGTCAATCCTCAAGAGGGGGAAAGTCGGATAGCCGCAACTATCCGACCGCGGCGGTTAGAAAGCTACTTCTTTAACGTGGTCTTGATACATGAAGAACACGGGCATAGCCAGAACCACGATTACGATCGAGCTCCACAGGCACCAGGTCATACCCAGCAGCCAAGTGATGACGATGGAGAAGACCCACAGACCGATCCACACCTTCTTGGAGAAGGCGGGATGGGACCACAGGACCTGACCTGCCAGAGTGGCGAAGAACTCTTTGCTGGTCCAGCCGTCACGTCCAGCGCAGAACGAGGTAGAGTAGATGATGAACATCAGGCCGATCATGCCGACGATGTAGGATACGATATCGAAAGTTGCCATGGTGTTGTCCTCCTAGGACTATGATTGATCCGGAATGGATCATGGTTGTGTTGATTCATGACGACTATGTATCATCGTAAAAAGTTTAACTTCAGTCATACACACCTACCTGCTTACGCAGGTAGGTGTGTACAGTATCAGTCCTTGGTAAATACGTAGACGGAGAGACCGCAGCCTTTTGGGAATACTTCCTCAAAGATAGGCTTGACTTCGGACTCCCAATCCAGTTGTCCTGTTTGCTTACCACACCCGACGCGCGGCATGCAGACCAACTCGATGTTCTTACTTTCCATGTACTCCTTCAAGCGATTAGCAGACTGACGGATGAGTTCAACGTCAGATGGATTGGCCCAGTGGTACTTCGTCGGGAACATGGCCAGTAACCCATCTTTGGTTTCACACACGGTCATTTCAGCAGCGGTCATGTTTCCCCGTCTGCAGATTTTCCGATAGTGATTGAACGCGTCTGGATAACGCATCCTCATCCAACACGCCAACCCCTTCCCTGCAACACCGACCGTATTGACCGGTACCACGAGGAGAGGTTTATTCTTCAGCGTCCCTAGCAAGTTCCCCTGCAGTTCTACTAACATCGGCGGTGTCCTGTAAAAGTCGTCCCATTCTGACCAGCAACTCACTACCACGCTCTACCTTACAAAAATCAATGAATCGACGAGCATTCGTGCTACTCATGTAATCCTCAAGGATCGCCTGACCGCCTGTAGAGACTGCGATCTCCTGGAGTCGACAGATATCCATCTCTTCCATCAAAAGGTTCGCATCTCGCAGCGTAAGGCCTGGTAGACCCATGTTACCCAAGTGCGCGGCAGGTAGGTAATGAAGTGCTTCCTGGATCTGTCTGATCCATTTCTCCGAACTGGCTTTGGCGAGCTTATAGTTGTCGAACACCTCGGCCTTAAGTTCATACAGATCGGGAATGGCTTTGAGATGTCCATCCCGGATCAGGGCCGGAATCACCACTTTGGGAATAGCGATACCCATACCCGTGTTGCTCAGGTACTGATAGAACCGTTCCGCAATCTGTCCTGGACATTCGAACGTATTGCAGCAACGTAGAGTCGGTCCTCGGCTGCTGTCGTAAAGAAGGAAGCTATTGCATGCCGGACAGTGTTCAGGAATCTCTACCGGACTAGCGTCCACGGCGCGGGGTTCATCTACACGTTTGCTGAACACGAAGTCGACACTACCGTGATGACGACGAACCAAGATCTTGTCGCCAATCCAGATCTTGGTTGCCTGTAGAAGACCCACACCACCCAACACCAGATCGTCTCTCTCCTTACCCATTACGGTAATCGGTTCGACCTCGACCCGTGTATTGATAGCTCCATCGATGGCAACTTCGAACTTGATGTCGGTGACTGTCGTGCAGTTCCTGTTCCCGTATCTCCAGACAACACCCCATCCTGCACCGAACCGAAAGTTTCTGCCGATCGGTCCCGGCTGATGAGATTGTCGATCCAACATGTCGTCGAGTTTAAGAAGAACGCCATCAACGGTGTACGGCTCCGTATCGATAACCTTCTCAAACTTTTCGATCTTCGCTGCGACCTCGACGTAGTCAACGGAAGGTGTGGGTTTGTTTACGCCGATGTGGAGGTAGTGGGCTCGACGCAAGCGGTCAGTTGCCGTGAGATCGTTGGCAAACAGATTGGACTGTGGGCGATCGATCATCGGGACATCTTCAAGAATGAAGTCCAGCCGGTCTTCGCAACCCTCTAACGTCCGATCGAAGATCGCTGACGACATGGAGAACGGGTTCTTAAATACCCGGACCATGGTACCGTTAGTTAACTGCTCGTTGACTGCACGGAACTCCGAGATCGGCATGGTCACCGTGCCGTGGAACGTCCTGATGGCATCAAAGACCGGAATCTTCAACGGCACACCACGCACCTGACTGACGATATCGTAAACATCGCTACCGGTCATGCCGTTACCACGAGCACCCACCCAAACCAGATTGCCGTGGGCGTAGACCAGCTCTACTTCATGACCTACGTAACGAGGTTCAACCCGGTACGTACTTCGACCCGTATGCGTCAGGTAACGGTCCAACTCCTCCACTTCGTCTGCTTGCCGGAAATCCCAGATGCGCGCGACGTGAGGTAGAGTTGGTTGATTGGTGTAAAGATTGGTGAGTGGTCGATCCTCACCCATCGCATCGGCTATAGTCCACTCAGGATGGCGGTTCTCGAGCGCTTGGAGACAGTTCAGTAACTGTTCGTAAACACCCTCGGAGATTGTATTCAATCCGACCTCTCGCAACTTACGGTGGTCGATCACCGTGCTAGCAAGTAGGTTGTAGGTTTTCAGCAATGAGTTTTCCATCACGAAGGCACTTCTCTCGGTGTTGTGCGTGGACGACGTTGCAGAAGAACTCCAGTCGCGCTTCCAGATCAGGTTCAATTAGGTTGAATACCGGGATATCCCTTTCGAGGGCTATCTTGACAGCCGTAGCTGTTCCACCAGTCACCTGCGGGCCGTTGCTTTTATACGGAGCCCAAGTCAGAACGAAATCAACGGGGGAGTTCAGATCATCGCCAAGCACCTGATACGGGTTTCTGGAGTGGTGTGCGACACTACCACGTCCAGCGTTATGCCATCCACCTCTGGCTTTCTCACCGAGGGCGGCAGCTTCTTTGTAATTCTCAAAATGGTCCTGAGGGCAGTAGAAGCCATTCTCAGGATCGTGACGCAGTCCAGACATTCCTTCCCAGGAAATGTAGATACGGTTCTTGGACTTGTCGGAGTTCTTGTGAGAGTACGCTCCACGCAGCCCTGCGTAGTCCATTCCTTTCGGACAGCCGCCACTGTACATCGAGTAGCCGAGCTCTGCCAGAATGTTCGTGAACCTGAACGTGAGTTTGAGGATATGTTGCGGAGTCTCTCTCGATCCAATGCAAGCGTATCGTTTGGTGATCATCCCTTCCTCCAACGTGATTCTATGTGACCTAAATGCGGTGGTCAGACGCTATATGACTAATACATTAGGTAAAGATTCACCGCGAACTTTCCCATTCTCCAAGGACGTGTGTTCATGAGCATCACGGGCGATCTGTCTCGGCGTTCCATCCAGCAATCTCAACAACTGTACCGCGACAATGCTGTCGCACTAGGCAATGATGCTCTTACCGCCGAGATGGCGTCTTTCGAACACCTCCTTGATCGTCACCGCCGTGTGACTGAAGCGATGCGTTCGGTCGAAGACCTGACTCGGATGTTCTTCAGTCAGCACCGTCTCGGTGTACCGATCGAACAAGCCAAGATGTACGAGTTCTCGGTCGAGTCGATTATCCGCGCCACTGGCGAGGAATTCCCACACGACATGCACGAACTCTCTTTCGAGTCGTCTTACGACTACTCGACTGAAGCTGAGTCGAAGGTCGGCAGTTCCCTGAAGAAGGTCGGCGCTTGGTTGATGGAAATCCTCACCAAGATCGCAGAAGGTCTCAAGGGTATCCTCACCAAGTTCACCACTTCCGTTCAAGGCAACAAACGCAAGCTGGAAGAACGTCTTGCTCAGATGCGTGCCAAGGGCAGTAAGAAAGAAGGTGGCGAGAAGGACGACAAGGAACCCAAGCCAAGTACCGAGGCTAAGGGCCGTGCAATCGAAGTGCCAGACATCAAGATCCTAGGCGGCACTGGCGTACGTGTCGAAAACACCATCGACAAAGCCAACGCCAACACTCGTAAGGGTGGTCAGGATCTGCTGGGTATTGTGCGGGCATGTGGTGAAGCAGCCAAACGCTTCAATCCTTCGCAACACACCAGCAAGGACGGCCTGGATGACTTCATGAAAGACATCATGTTGTCGGTAGGGATGAAGACCGATGGCGGTAATGGTCATCGTGAGTTCCTCATCGTAAACGGTACTGGCGTCGAGATCACCTTCAACCGTAAGTCTGACGCAACAGTCTCTGCCAAAGCTGGCAAGATCGCTTACGAGAAGAAGTCTGGTGAGATGCCTGGTCTGGATGAGGGCGAAGCCATGAAGTTGCTCGAGCACCTGATTGAGTCGTACAACCAGATCGATAGTCTGCGTAAACCGCTCGACACCGTCTCCACCGTCTTTGGTCAATTGGCCAAGTCGATGAACGACGCGTACCGAGCTACGCTGAACTCTCTGGCAGGCGCCGATAAGGACGCTGCCGATAAAGCTACTCAATCGAGCCGCGTGTACTCCACTCTGGGCCACGTCATGGCGACTCTGGGTCAGCTGCCGTCTAACCTGCTGAGTGGCTACCTCCAGGTTCACTACGCCGCCGACAACTACGCCGACAAAGCGTCTCGCGGTTAATCACTCCTCATCAAGGAACAACACATGAGCACCATTTCTGAAGCACTGGCCAAACGCAACATGGCTGGCGGTACTGGTATCCGCGATACCCTCAGTCTGGAATCGGCCGCAGTGGACGCACGCGACGAAGTCGTAGGTCACATCGAAGGCCTGCATGAAATCGCCGCACAGATCGCCAAAGAAGGCGAGGATATCACCACCGGCACGTTGCTGGCGGACAACATCGACACGCTGGTCGATAACACCATCCAGGCTTACAAAGAAGGCGGTGTGGACGAGCGTGGTGCTGACCTGCTGGAAGTATCGATCGAATGTCTGATCCGTGCAACCAACCTGCCTCTGCATTATCGCGCCGTTGTACCTTCGTTCGAATCTGTTGCGCGACGTGAAGACTACTCGACCGAAGCCGAGAAGAAGAAAGACGGTTTCCTCTCCCGTCTGTTCACCATGCTGCGTGAAGCGCTGGCACGTCTCGGTTCTATTGTTCGTAGCTTCGTCGCTCGCATGCGCAAAACCAGCGGTTCGCTGGAAAGCTACATCAAGTCGGTGAAGGCGCGTGCTGATCGTCTGCAAGGTGCCAGCAAAGGCGGTAAGGTCAAGATCGCCCAACAGGTGGCGTGGAACATGATCGACTTCGGTGGACATCTGCTGAAACCTGCCGACGCTATCGATCGCAACACCACTGCCTACGCTCGCTTCGTTGCCCAAGTGCAGAACGATCTCGGCAAGGTGACTCAGGTCGGTAAGCTGTCCACCACTCCTACCGACGCTGATGTCGATAAGTGGGTTAAGGAGCAGGCCGAAGGTCTGGGCGGTCACTACACCACCGGCCTGCCGCATTTGGTAAACGTGGCCTTCCTGCCGACCTGGAAGTTCAACATCAAGCACACTGCTGGTGTCGGTCGCGAGCACGGTGCCAACATCAAGAACAACCCGCTGATCGGCGCCAAGGCCGAAGTGTTCATGGAACACCAGGGCACTACCCCTACCGAGGCCGATGCACTGTCGGTGGCGGAAATCCATGCAACTGTCGACAAGGCTCTGCATGCGCTGTCGAACATCCAGCAAGTCGAGAAGAAAATAGACGCCTGGGTCACCAACAGCGATACCGCTGTACGCATCCTGACCAACATCTCCAAGTTCTTGGAGAGCAAAGAAATCAAGATGCCTGGCCACGACGATACCGTCCGCGCCATCAAGTCGCTCATGGCGGCGAACAACCTCTACTCCCAGGCATACACCCTGACGCTGCCGCACGCGATCACCATGATCCGTACCAACGTCTCGTTCGCCGACCGCTGCATCAGTCTGATCTCTCACGGCGAGCTCAAAGAAGTGAATGCCAACCAACACAAACTCCTGGGTCACTCCCCAGCGGCCAAGGCCGAGCCTGAGCACGAGTACGCCCACTTCGAGCCGGTTCACTGATAGGAAGGTTCTCCAATGAACGTACATGAAGATGCATTGCAAGAAGCCATCGCCGCTGCTGCGCTGGCCGACACTCCCACCGAAGCGGTGGATGCCGAGCTGACCGCCAGTACCGATGACCTCAACGCAGCGTCCGAAGAATTGGGCGCCATGTCCCGTCAGGTGGAAAACGTTGGTGGTCTGCACGAATCGATGGAGTCGTTTGTATTCGGCTTCATGGACCGTGTACCTGAAGGTGAGTGGGACGGTCGTGTCTCTCGTCAGTACCGCGTCGGTATCAACGCCCTGATGAATGCACATGGCTACACGACCAAACCCGACGCCATCTCCGCGTCGTTCGAATCGGCTGGCGTCAGTCAGACCAACGATGAGAACCGCAAAGAGAACAAGGACAAAGCCACCGGTCTGCTGGGTCGTCTCTGGGACGCTTTGAAAGCTGCGCTGGCTTCGCTGGGCAAGATCATCGTTAGCTTCGGGTCGAAGATCATCAATAACGGGTTCGTGGTGAGTAAGGCGGCTAAAAGCCTGCGTAACTCCCTCACCGTTCTGAAGGACGAAGTTCCTTCTGGTGACTTCGAAGGTAAACCGGCCTGGGGTGTCTACTACCAGACCAAAGACGGTGCCGCTTCCAGTGCCTCCAGCATCGTTCACGAAACGCCGCTGGAAGTCAATACCCTGCTGGGTGGTTGGGACGCTTCGTTCAAGTCGCAGATCCGTCTGCTGGCTTTCCCTGGTCACACCGACGCTTCGGCTACTGTGGGTGGGGTGAAGAAGTTCAAGATCTCCGGCGGTATTGCGCTCGAGGTCGAATACGTCGACGAGCACCTGAAGGGCACTGGTAACAAACTGGCCGAAGCAACCATCAAGGTCAGCAAGGCTGAGTTCCCAACCGGCAAGATCCCTTACCTGAGTAAGGCCGAGATGCACAAGGTCGCGGATGCAATGGACAGCGCTGCGACCAGCATGAAGAACATGGCCGAACAAGGTAAGCCGATCGAACAGGAAATCGAGAAGCTGCTAGGCGAACTGAAGAAGCGTACCGGCGACTTCAAGGTCACTGCCAAGGCTGGTGTCGAGAAAGGTTCCGACGTCCCTGCTCTGGCGAAGAGCGGTAAAGACCAGGTGGCGATCGTGCGCAAGATGATCAGCCGCTACCCAATGGCCATGCAGGTGCTGGCACCTCAAGTGGCTCTGGTGGCAATGAATGCATGGCGTCACTGCCAAGCGTCCATCGGTAAGGCTCGCAAAGGTAAGAGCGACGACAAGGAAGGAATGCCTGTCGGCGCGTAAGCAGCAAAAAAAAAGAAGTGTACAGCAGGAGGCTCACGCCTCCTGCTGTATGCCGTCGTAGTTCTGAACTGAATACTTGGCGTGGTCTGGTAGTAGTACGCTATCGGCCCTCATCCCCCGATACACAGGATCGATGATCGATACGTACACGCGACCATCGCACAGACCTCGCTGAATCAGAATGTCTGCAACAGCGCCGATCACTTCACCCACCGTGAAATCCAACGTGTGTCGCCAGTTGGCTACGATGTCGTAGGTAGTGCCGTCATGCTCAGCAGAACCGATGATCAGATCCTGGGTCGGAAAGGTTGCAGACTCCAGAAGGATCTCTCTGGCGTATCGACTTTCCGAAAGCGGTAGGAGTGTCTTCTTGCGAAGAGACCCCGGCGCTCGTTTGGCAAGGTTGGCGGCTACTTGCTGGATCGTGTGGTTATCGTCATGCAGAAGCGTGGCGATTGCGAGGGTGGTGAAGATGTCTTCTCGTATTGCCCGGGCTTGGGTTCCTGGTGTATTGTCATTGGTCACGGACTCTCCTTAGATACGTTCTGTTGGTACGCGCAAACGCACATCCCCTATCTGAAGTGTGAGGATAGGCGCTGCGTGGTGGTGTTGGATATTGCGGGCCTTCAAGGCCTCCATGAGTAAAGACAGCGGATTGCCATTCGCTAGCCAACATTGGATCGACAGCGAGATGAGCATGGGTGCATCAGGATCGTTAGTGCTTAGAATCGCGTCGATATCGTCCAACAGTTTTCTTGCGCAAGGGTGCATAGATCGCCTCCTTAGCCAGAACCAGATCGGATTTCTTCGCGCGGACAGTGATTCCGATATCAAGCTTCGGATACTGACCTTTGAGGTATTGCGTTATTGCTTGAGTAAGGATGTCGTCAAGGTCATCCGGAATGGGGTAATCCGGTGGGCCGATCAGATCCAGCACTATTTGCTCGGATAATGCTTCATCGTCGAGGAAGATTCTGACTTGCGCCAGCGTGTCGCCTTGATCGATCTTCAGCAGGTGGAGATCCCCAGCTCGACATTCGATGCTGAGATAAAGGTCATTCACTTCCCGTGCCAACGCCCGGAGCATTTCATGTCTGGAGTTGTACGTGTAGCGCCCAGCCTCCTGTAACGCTCTGGAAGCCCTTCCTCGCTCTCCTACGTCCAAGATGCATGCATCTGCTTTCCAGACGTAACCTCGCTCTAAAACGAGCTCACAGAAGCGTTTAGAGACATCTTCTGACATGATGATGCCTTCACCCCGCACTTCCTCCATTACAGCGTGGTAATCGAAAGCTTCCACCGCGATAAACGATTGTGTTTCCAACTTGCCTTCCGGTGACGTAAGCGTCACGTAGAAGATATTACCCACTCCTACCTTTGACAACCCTGGACTCAGGCTGGTTGTGTTCATGTCGTTTGACCTCAATTCGAATAAACATCAAACTGTTCCTTTCACCGAGGTGGAAGTGACGGGTCGAATCCGAAGACTCAACCCATTAATCACTTCTGTAATGTATCACTTTAATTGACTTGGATCGTGGAGATCTCAGGTAGTGCCGAAACCTCTCCGCCTGCTTGCAGGTACTTCTGGAACTCAGGGGATGAACGATCTACTGCGATCACCAACGACGACTTGGCGCGTGCACGATCACCCACCATACCCGTACCCTCAACTTCGAGTGAGGAGATCTGGTGACGTACCACGCCTGGGAGCGTTTGGATCTCGTTGTTGTACTCGTAGATGATCTCGGTAGGCATCCCCGGGATGATCTTCGATGGATCACTGCGCAACCATGTCACGATCACTGAAGCACAACCACGCTTAGCCATCTTACTGGCTTCGAGGTAGACGTTGTCGGTCACCTTGGTCTTGGCCACACGCATGAGGTTCGACCCATCCCCAACGACAGTCGTTGCAAACTCACTGTTGTTCTTGGAACGGGAAGCGACCATCTTGTTGTTGCCGACCTGGACTGGTGCGTTCAACACCTGAGACGCCATCTGGAACCGAACCCCGTTACCTTCGGTGTTCAGCTTATCCAGCGTATCGTCCACTACCTTAGCCATACCGGCGGCATAGATCGTGAGGGTCCGCTCGGTGTCTCGCCAAGTACGGTCGATCATCTGTGAGTTCTTGTTAGGTGACATGATCACCTGCAAGACCCGCGGAGCTTTATCGAACCGCGTGGTGTCGTACACCGGGAAGATGTAGACGATCCGATTCTTGATGAAGAACCCAAGGCCTGTCGAGTAGATCCCACCCTGCTTGTTCTGAATGTGGTCAGGCAAGTCAGGCAACATCGTGCCGTCAGGCACAATCACAAACGGCCTTGACGTCTTGTTGTTCGGAGTCACCACGTCCACTCGTTGGATGGTTTCGTCCTTACCGAGACGCAGCGCTTGAGTGGCCCTGTTCATCAAGGTCTCGAGCACCACGTACGGCGGAACGACTTCACCGATCACACCGGTAGATTGCTTGCGCAGTTGGCTGATGGCAGCCTCCTCCAGATAGAAGGTAACAGCACGCATCGAAGTGCGGTTAGCCGTCTCCTTGTCTTGGAGGGTGATATCGTTACCTACTTCCGCAGGAGACTCGGTATCGTCGCCCAAATACGCTTTGTAGGTCCTGGTCTCAACAGCAGCATCGGGAATCACATCTCCCATCTCTGTCATTGGAGAACGCAGTACCGTGATCTTCAGGTCATCCTGAAAAGGCGCCACGTCTTGGAGAAGATCGCCCGCTCCAAGATAGATCACGATCGTTGCGCTCTCGAACCATGCAGACGTGAAGTCCTCATCGGAATCCAACCGCATGGTCTTGAGGGGGAGGATGTCCTTACCGCCAGCGTGAATCAACGACTGGAACTTCCAGTAAGGACTACCGGGTGCCGCTGCGATCTTGGTCAGCTCCTCCAGGAGTGCGGAGCTTTGAAGATCAGCCATTGCCGTATTGCTCCAGGTAACGTTCGATAGCGTCCAGCTTTCTGAGAGGCGCTGCGGTCACTTCTTCCATCTCCACCTCTGGAGCTTGGAAACCTTCCTGACGCAACTTCTCTTCTTCGGCCATACGCAGCGAATCGGAGAAACGTGGGAACATACGCATGCCACGCTTGATGGTCTTCTTGGCACCTGGGTTGTCGACGTCGGTATCGTAGATCTTGACGATCGAGCGAATCTTCATCGCGAACTCCGCAGCGTCCTTGAAGAACTGTGGATCAGGCGCTTCGTACATCTTGTCGGTACGCATCAGACGCGCATGCAGAGACAAGTGATCGAGGATACGTTTGTAGGCGACATGCGCTACCTTCGGGTCCGAGAACCCTACGCTGGCACCTTCAGTGAACAACTCGATCATTTCGAGCACAGTACCCGCTGTTGGGATCATCTGCTCGGTGATCCGCGCCATGTCCTGATAACTGCCATCGGACACGATACCCGTCTTCATTCGGCCAGCACGGGCTACGAAGTGAGGGTACGACAGATTGAACAACAGCTCTTCGGATTTATTCGACAGGTAGTACCACGTGGTACGTTCCACCGGTTGGGTGGGTTTTGGATTGCAGACGGCTCGCATGTCAGAGCACTCCAGGGGCACGTTTAATCAGGTTGATGATGATCGGGATGTAGTAGTAGCGCTCGAGGTTGTTGAACTTCTGAGCGTACTCTGCAAGGTCGGCCAAGTCCTTGAGGTTGATCGAACGATTACGCAGACGATCGAGAACCATGGACTCCAACATACTCATCTCGCCTTCGTCCTCGTAGAACTCTTTGCTGAAGATGTAGTAGTTGTCGACCAGTACGCGTTTGATGTACCGCGTGTGATCCGGATGCGTCTCTTCCTCATGCAGGCCGAGTGCAGGGAGGATGTAGTCGATGTCCTTGAACAGGACGTTGGCCTTGGACGTTTCCACACCGATGTACGGCAACATCTGAGACGTCGACACGCGATACTTCGGATCTTGCGGAGACATCACGTAACGAACGCCACTGTAGTAGACGCCGTGCATCAATGGGTGAGAGTAGAAGTTGTTGACGTCGACCAGATTCCACTTCTGAGCGCAGCTGTAGAGCAGCGTGTCATCCTTGTTCAGGATCACGTCAACCAGCGACGGCGTTGCGGAATACAGGTCATCCCCCACACCCAGCTCAACGACCTTTACGATCGATGGCATGTCGACCACCGAGATCATCCGTTTCACGAACCGGGTGATGTTCGGGTCGTACGCTGGTGTACCGGCTTCCCTTGTACCAGGCATGATGAAGGTCATGAACTGATCGTCGAAGAAGTCACGGAAGTACGTGCCCATCAAACGACGGTGGGCGCGCTCGAGGCGCTTCATGACGTCCACGTCTTCGTTGGTCAGCAGACACTTCAAACCGTTCCGGAAGTTCTCCCGGTCGAAGAACGCGGTTTCCACCACAGAACGCTGGAGAGTAGCAAGACCTTCTTTGTCCAACCACTTCTGTGCTTTAAGCGTTACCCGATAACCAGACTCCTCAAAAGGACTCAGACGCTCAGGGTTGTTGATCTGGAACAGTACGTTGCGCCACGATCCGAGTTGACCGACGAAGATATCGCCAGATTGTGGTACCAACCCAGGGATGCCGTACACGACAGCATCAGCCGTGGTATTGAACCCGTTGGTATCGGAAGTGTTCTGTTTGTGGTTGAGTTGACCGTCAACAATCAACTCGAATCCACGAATCACGCGGCGTTGACCGTAGATGACTGGGATGTCGGCTTGATACGACGCAGCAGCGCTATCACGGCGCTGATGCATTTGGTAATAGTCGCCAGGAAGCTTCGAACCACTGTAGAAAGTGGCGAGGCTGTCGTAGCCTTCTTTGCGAGTATCGACTACGGGGGAGTCGTACTGCTGATCGGCGATCTGGAGCGTGGGTTCTGGAAGATCTTGTGGTTGATCTTCGTCTTCAATAAACGCAGGCATGAAAGTACCCTCGGTTGGAAATGCTCATACCACTCGACCTAAATTGAACAAAAAAAAAGAAAGGGACTGGATGAGCCGAAGCCCACCCAGTCGTCCGTTAACGATGACGGTTTGTTTCAGTGTGGATCATGTCCACTAGCAATACACCACAGGCTGTAGGTCCAACCAGCCAGGACGATCCAAGATCAAACAACACTACAAAGCCCGCGTAGACAGCAGCAAAAGCACTGATGCTGGTGGCGTGGAAGATGTACTGGTGCGATATCTCAGCGGTTCGACCCTTCCTGAATCTACCCAGTCGACGATAGGCTACGAGCAACACCAACAGTGCGCCTAACGTAGCCGAGAGATCAATGTACCAAAATACATCACGAGTCATGGCTTAGTCCTTGTCAAGTTTCATGACAAGTGAGTAATGTGTCATTATTTTTCTTTATCTTGCATAGCGACAATGGCCAGCCACTGCACGTAACGACCACCGCTATGCCCACGGCGACCACCGTCGCCTCCGTCGGTCGGATCAGGATACTTGTCCTGTCCTGGCGACTCACCCCCACCTCCAGGCTTAATGCCCCCGCCCGGCCCTTCTGGCCAACCAATACCCCGATCAAGCAGATACCGATAGAACCACCGAATGTACGGATACGGCAACGAGTCGTCATCCAACAGCAACGTCTGAGCGTATTCGACATCCAGTTCAGGGACGATCGATTGGAACACCTGAAGAGTAGCTGCCCAATGTCCGGCCATCTGGTCAATAGCCTTTGGCGTGAACGCAGCGTACTGCACTGGGAAAGACAACCGAACGTGATACGTGTGTCGCAAGTCCAGAGGTTTTACCGAACGCACCTGCAACTGTTCGTTGATCTCAATCGCGTCCTCACCCATGGGGATGTTGTTCTGATAGAGCGTGATGAGACACGACCCACCAGACCGACGATTGAGGGTCTTGTGAACGGACACGAAGTAGTCGTCCATTTCTTTGGTCAGCGTGATCGCCGGAAGTTCCCGCAACTTGATGATGTCTTGCGGATCTTTCGGATTGAGCAATACCAACCAACTGACCGCTGGGATGGTTTTCGGTGGTACGTTGCGATACCCGGGAATCCACTCATCCCAATACGGGAACCTCAATCCATCAGTAGGAGGAGGGAGGGAGTCCACATGTCCATCCAACACATCCAGTGCTCTCACACCGATGGGTCCATTCTTACGGACTTCTTCGACGCTGAAGTTCTGGTGTTTATCGTACCACTTCTTCCCGATGTGGGATTGGTGCACAACCAATGGATAGGCGATGTAGAAATGACGCGGGCGTTTGTAGACGGCCTTGTAGCTGAACTCCACCGTCCACGAGGTATCGCCTTCTACCTTTTGCTCCTCAGGGATCTCATCGAACTCGAACCATCCTTGAGCCTGCACCTGACCTTCATCGATAGCAAGCGTCAGCTTGTTCACGTCGTGGTCGACGGCACCCAGCGGTACGAGCTCGCGTAAGGCGATTTCACGCACGTACTCTTCAAAGGTCTGTCCATATCCGGCAATCTTCTCACGCAGCGTGTAAAGATGCAGGAGGAGCTCCCAGACACCATCTTGGAACGGGATCTGGTAACGGACCTGATGTTGGATCGATTCCCGGTTCTCGCCACGGTCGGAAGAGAGTGAGTCTTTCCAATCCACCGCCTGTTGTCGGCTGGAGGCTGTGTACTTGAACTCAAACGTGATTTCCGAGGTGACGTAGTTGGGGCGCAGACTGAATCCAATCCGACGGTCTTCAAGGAACGGCGGCTCCTCGTTGGTGCGGATGTTTTCATTCAGCGTCTTCTCGTGCTTGATTCGTTCGATAGCCCTGACACGCAAACGTTGGTCGCTTTCGAACGTAGCCGAGTCTGTACCAGCAGCGTTTACCAGAGGTGAGTCTGGCTGGTTGACCTGATCGAACTCGTTAGTCACATAGACCGGAACAGTGTCAGGAATACGCATCAACTTCATCACGTCGCGAGCGATAGACAACGCAACGGGACGTGAGATGTTTTCATACGTGACGGGGAGAGGTACTTTGATTCTTGGCATGATGTCCTCACGGATAGGGCATACTGCGGAGAGGGACAACGCCCTCTCCGCAGTACCGTAGACAGACTCAGTCCTGGAAGACGGACTCTTCTACCAGCGTGAGGACGGCGTCCAAACGAGCGAGCAGGTCGGCTTGCAGACGACTCAGACGATCGCAGATGCGACCGATCTCACTCACCAGTTGGGACTCCAGACGCAGCAGGTCAGCGGTGTTGATATCGCTGTCCAGTTCGTAGTCGTATTCGACCTCGACGTCGTCAGTCGACATGTTGGTCAACTTCTTGATGGTCACACCGACGCTGGCGTAAGACACCTTGACGGCGTCCGACACTTTCTCCAGCAAACGGATCTGTTCGCCAATCACCCGATCCAACTCCTGACAGTATTGCAGGATGGTTTCGGTAGACAGGGATTTGATCTGATCGGTGTACTTGACCACGTCGGTAGCCAACGTGCCATCTTGTTGCAGGTGGAACGCCATCAGGCGACCCATACGCTCTTCGTTGCGGGCGTACTTGACGTTACCCAGCAGCGGGAGTGGTTGGGCCTTGATAGCCGCATCCAGGCGCTGGAACAGATCGTCCTGCTGGATACCTGCGAACAGGTCATGCGGAAGATCTTGCGCGCTGATAGCCTGCACCAAATGCGTCTTGACCGTGTGGTCACAACGACGGTGGTATTCCATCACGATGTCGGTCAGGGTACGACTGGTTGTGGCGAACGCAGTCAGGTCGTGAGTCGGTGCCTGAGAGTAGTTACTCCCATTGACCAGTAACTCAAGAACCTTTTGCGGGAGACGGATGTCTACACCACCACTGCCTTTGCGAGACCGCACCTTGTCGCGAACACGACGGGTACGATTCTGAAGACCGACGGTGCTTTGGTTCAGACGAACGAACGACAGTGCCAAACGACCACCGGTGCGAGCAGCGGCGGCGGAGAACGCTTTCACAGCAGAACCGAACCAATCGGACAGCGACTCCAGCGACACTTCATCAACACCGCCGTCACTCCCCATGGCAAGCTTGGGGATGGTGGTCTCCAAGACTTGTTCTGCGGTGGCGATGTTCATGTTAGCCGTAGCGACGAAAGCATCAGCAGCAGCGGCTGGCATGTCTTCAGCGGCTTTGGCAGCGGCACCGATAGCGGTAACCACAGCAGCACCGGCTTCCATGTCCTTGGCCGAATTGTTCGTCTGGACTTCGTGCAGAGCTTCAGCCATCTCACTGCGTTCTTCGCGCGCTTCTTGCACGTCTTCGACAGTGAGTTCGTGGGAGGGTGGTGGGATCACCACTTCGGAGGCTTCGAGCGAGAGTTTACCGCGCAACGCCTCTTGCAGAGTAGTTTTGAATACAGACATGGATCACCTGTAGGTTTTAATGGAGGCGTAGCAGTATTGAATCGCAGCGCGGCAGACCGACATCGAGTGGATCAGCAGCGAACGGGTGGGTTGTTGCAACCAGTGCGTGAGGGTGTTCACCGTCTTGCGCACTGCGTCCATGTCAGACGGAGCGAAGGAGCTCGTCTTCAGGAACGTATCCAACGAGGTACGCGAACGGTTAGCCGCTGCACGTACACCGGAGTTACTGGACTTGGAGATGTCGTCCAACAGACTGCGGATCACTTTCGGCAGTTCGCCGATCTGACCAGGCTGAAGAGTAGTCAACGTATATTCACGTTGAACCTTCAGTTCGTTCCGACCAGTCTTCTCGAAGAGGAATCCGTGGAAGCGGAACGCGTCGATACCACGCTCACGCAGATCACCGCGTAGGTAGAACAAACTCATCCCACCCAGCAGGGAAGGAGTAGCCTGAACATTGTTGCGCTTGAAGCGATCGTACGGCGCTGCGTGCATACCGCACTGAGATGCCATCTTGTCGAACGGGATCTTGGTGATCACAGCTACCATGGCATCAGTCAGTACCTTACCGGTCTTACCACGAGCTGCGGCTTGCAGTTCAGCAGACGCGTCGATGACTTCCTTACGGTAGTCCATCGCCATGACCTTGACCACATTGTGCAGCTGATGGATTTGAGACTCGAGCTTACCAGCGTCGTCGATCTGGATACCGTGCACACGCATGTACCGACCGATACGACCCAACTCAACGGTAGGTTCGCTAGGACGCATGCCTTTGGTGGTAGCCACCTGACGTTCCAGGAAACTCAGTTTACGCGAGAGCCACGTAGCGGCAAGGTCGATGTTCGAGAAGAAGTCGAGCAATGCCTTGAAGAACTGTTGGAGCGCACTGATGGCAGCACGGACTACCGACGCCGCTACCGTCTTGACCGACTCCACGCTGATCTCATCCAAGGACCAGCAGTGACCGATCTCACCCGTGACTGCCGTCATCAAAGGACGGGCAGATGCTTCGAACGAAGCCTTGGGCATTTCACCGGCTTGACTGAGCAAGTCTTCAAACGCGGTGTGGGAATTCATGAATCGAGAGAAAGCTTCGAACGCGATCGTAACTTCGTGATCCGCTCTTACCAGCTCCTCGAAAGGATCTTCTTCCAGCAGCAAGTCCATGAGGGTTACCTTTCACAGTAAGGCTTAGTTATACCATCTGCAGCATAAAGCGGGAGCCGAAGCCCCCGCTTTATGTTTTACGGCCTGACTATTTCTTCTTCAGATAATCGTGGACCTCAACCAGATGGTTGAACCGTTTCTCCGAGAAGTTAGTCTTCAGGTAGACTTCCTGAAGGTGGAAGTAGTCCTCATTCCATTTCGACTTATCCGTTTCCAATTCGCGGGCGAAGGATTTCTCTTCGTACGGTTGCCACAGGTCTTTGACCTGTTTGGCCGCGGCGCGAGCCGTCGCTTTGATATCGGCACCGGAAAGCTTGGAATTATTGAACTCCAACCGCAAGGCAGTTCTGACGAGGAGGGCGTCCGACTTCCCCGACTTATATTCACGAATGAATTTGTCGACGTTGTCGGACCCAGTCAGTTTCCCGCAGCACCTTTGTCGTCGGCGGCAGCCGGTTCTTCCTTCGCCTTGGCACCGTGGGCACCCAGGGAGGCTTTACCGAAGTTGTAGGCATCTTTACCCAGCTGCGACAGGTAGTTGACGTAGGTCGGAACCACGCCTTCGCCGGCCTTGATGATGCGGGCAGCGGTGGTAACGACTTTCGCCACGCCTTGACGCTTGGCTTTGGCATCGTCGCCTTCGGTCTTGTTGGCGGCCGCTTGGGCAGCTTTCATGACCTTCTCGGCGTCGTCCAGGTACTTCTCGGCTTTCGCCTCGGCCAGCTTCATGCGGCGACCCAGGGTCACCAGCTTACCGCCCAGAGCGGAAACTTCCGAAGGAGACAGCGGAGCGGTCTTCTCGGCGCCTGGAGAAGGCTTGGTGACGTTGAAGGTGATCTTGTCGCCGTTCAGCTTCAGCTCGGCCTTCACGCCGCCTGGCAGTTCGATGGAAGTATCGCGCAGACCCATGGAGGCGAACTTGGCTTGCCAGTTGGCATCGGTCAGGTCGTTGGCACCGACGTCGCCTTTCAGCGCGGCAACAACAGGCTGCAGGACCTTCTTCATCGGCTCGACCACCTTGGAGGTGAACTCGCCGTCGAAGACCTGGAGGGCCTTGTCGATCGCTTGGCCAGGATTACCGCCCAGACGACCGTAACCGGTGGTCTTCAGTTCGGTTTTCTTGGCTTCGCCTTTGGTCTTGGAAGCCAGACGCTGCAGTTGCTGACCGCCGGTCACGATGGCGTCGGCGGAACGACCCATGGTGCCGAAGAACTGCTTGATGCTGGTGCGAGCGGAGTTGAAAGCCTGGACCAGAACTTTCCACAGACGGGACAGAACGCCCTCGGTCTTCTCTTCAGCTTCGGTGGTGTAGTCTTCCACCTGAGCCGATTCGAAGCTGTGTTGCATGGCCATGACTTCATCACGGACCAGGGACGACGGCAGCTCGCGAGCTTCTACCGACAGGGCAACGTTCTGGATGTACCAGCGCATACCGCTGTTGTCCAGAGGTTGACCGCCAGCGGCCATAGCGCGCAGTTGAGCCAGGTTGCTTTCCAGCGAGTCGACGGCTTCGGCGACTTTCTCGGCAGCAACGTCCGAGGCTTGCATCTTCTCGACCTTCTCGGCGGTGTCGGCGATGGCCTCTTCCAGCTCGGTGGCGGTCTCGTCGGTGACGACGGTGATTTCCTCGGCACCGAGGTAGCTGTGATCTTCATCGGACTCAGGCGCTACCGCACCCGATTCGACCGACAGCTGGTTCAACATTTTAGCGAGTTCGCTCATCTTGGTATTGCTCCTAGGCAAATTGAACGTCGGTATGCAAGCCGACGGCGTATACGCACATTATTGCAATGGAGGCGCGACTGTACGGTCACCCACATAGAGTTCTAGGGATGCGGACAGGTCGTCGACACCGGCGACCGTAACCCACAGCTGGATCAAGGCTTCCGGCGTATACTGCGCCAATTCTTCAACCGCTTGCCGTTCGATGTCAGTAAACGAAGGTAGGCGGGTCTGCACCACACTATCCTGTTTGATCATCAGCGCCCGATCCTGGAAACAGATACGACGACGCGTGATGTTCTTCATCAGGAACATGGCGGTTTCGGCAATGAACGACTGAACGTTATTGCCAATGCGGCAGGCTGGGTCGAGTGCTGCGCGGAAGAAACCGTTGGTGTACTTCCACTCTTTCGACAGCACCGCGATCTGAGCGAGTTCTACATCGAAGGTCGGACGGGTCTGCCCCGAACGCTGACGGTAGATGTCACTCACCCTGGGCGATTCATAGACCGACCCCAGGGTGGGAACAGCAGCGATCAACGTCGGAAACCCACGGTGGGTATAGATGACGTTCATCGTGCTTTGATCTCCATCTTCCGCTCCATCTCCTTGATACGTTCACGAATCAGAACCAGCTCGTTTTCGTAGTTGTTGACGATGGCTTCGGCACCGGCGTCTTGGCGACCGGCCAGGCGTTCACGGCGGGCTTCGAGACGCAGCTCAATGATGCGCTTCTCTTTGACCGCACGTTCAAAACGATCCAGCTCCCAGTGAGCGTGGCGGATACCTACCCAGCGGAAGATGTTCGAGACCAGCGGGATCAGGCCGAGGTGCAGCGGGTCAGCCGAAGCACCGGCCAGTGCAGGTACAGCACCGACATCCATATCGCCCAAGACGATCTCAGGGATGTCGTTGACCTGCTTGAGCATGCCCTTCGGATCATCCTGGAGCATGGCCATCAACTTGATCCAGGTACCTCGATTGGTCTCGAGGAAGCGCAGTTCATCCGGCGTGAAGGCCAGACCGTCGGGACGACCGTACTCGTCGATGTTGGTCTCGGAGGCGGTGATGTAGGCCAGGTGACGGATGCTGTAATCCGAGAAGAAGTCCAGCAACTCAATGAGTCGCAGTACCGTGGCCTTCTGGTAGTTGATGCCTTCGATGTGGATCGAGGCTGCCAGGTTCTTACCCACGTACTGCTCGAGTGAATCCAGCAGTTGTTGAGCGTGAGTGATCGCCTTCGGTAGGAAGGTGGTGACTGGCCGACGCTCGTTCTTCAGGCGGGTTGGAAGAGCCACGCTGAAGTCTTTGGCAACCGACTTGGCGAAGGCCGATTTGAACTGACTTTCGTCAAGTGCTTCGACCATCAAGTCGTACGATGGTCGTACGATGGTCAGCAATTTCTTGCTGACGTTCTTGATCTTCTCCAAGACGTCGTTTCGAGTGAACGTCGGCATGATGTTGCGGAGGAAAGCTGGGATATCCATAGGGCACTCTCGGCTGGACGTGATGGGTTAGATGCGACCTGGCACGCGGCCTTCCAGGTAGTTCTTCATGATGTCGGCCAGGTCGTTGTTGTTCGAGCTTGCCGAGGACTTCAAGTCGCGCAGGGTGTACTTGGCGACGTCGTCGATGTCACGGGTGTAGATAGTGACAACTTCGGCATCTTCGTCCAGCACGATCATCATCATCATCATCCCGCGGTCGAACACGTTCTGACGGACTTCGAAGTCGCTGATTGGGCCGTCCATCTTCTCTTCAGCTTCGAGCAGAGTCTGACGAGTCACGATGGCGATAGACACAGCGTCGCCGATCGATGGAGTGCCGGTCATGGCAGTAGCCAACAGCGCCTTGTTGCTGCGAGCCAACGCCTTGCGGAAGTAGCCGGACTTGTCGGCGTACAGCGCTTGACGGTAGCGGCGTACCTGGTCCTGCTTGGTGACGAGGTCCATGAACGACGGGATGTCGCCCAGACGGAACTTCTGCCAGCGCGGACCGATCTTGTCGCTCTCACCACCCAAGGCAATGATTTCAGACAAGGCGTGTGGGTCCATGCCCAGAGGACGCATGCGTACCATCACCGGAATGGTACCGGACTGGTTGCCGTCTGTGATGGTCACGTCGAGCATTTGACCTACAGCGAGGTTCTGCACGTCGGTGATGACGTTGTTGGTCTTGAAGCTCGCACCATCGCCATTCTTGTTACCTTCGGGCTTGGCGCCTTTGGTTGGGTCGTTGGCTTCGGTGGAGTAATCTGCCCAGCGATTCAGCCCAGCCGCCTCGCCGACGAACGGCAAGCCGAATTGATATGACTCGAGGGACAGGTATTCCGGCGCTTTGGCTTCCATACCCAGGAAGTGGGTGGTAGCACTACGCAGGTCGCGATCGGTCGCGAACTTGTCCAGACGTTTGCTGATCTTCGCACCGGCGATGGTGTTCTCAGCAGCGTTCGCCAGCAGGTAGTAGCTGGAGTAAAGCTTTTGCGCCAACATCATGGCGTCTTTGGTGTACGGTAAGCGCGTGGCGCGGGCGTCGACCAGGACGTACGGTTCGACACGAACGGAAGCCGAGGCAGAGACCAGACTCTGGCCGTGACCTTGTTTCCATGCAGCGAAGACCGCAGAAATGGTTTTGTCCAGAGCGTTACCCACCCGCTCGGCAACAACGTTTTCCGCCACTTTGTCGACGATTGCTTCGCCGAGCTTTCTGGCGACAGGTGTGGCCAACTTCAATCCAGCACCAGCCATGATACCGATGATGCTCATCTCGTACTCCCGGGTTTCAATTAATTTTCGCAGGCTGATTATTCGATCGAGATCACTGTAATGTCGGACATTATCTACAAAGAGCTTCTCGAACAGATCCGCACCAGTGGCGGTATGAAAAGCACCGAGGAACTGCTCGATTCCATTTCTCGGTCGATGGGCGGTGGTGCCGAATACAGTCGGTACAACGACGTGTTCTACGGCATCAACCGTTTGCCGAACATGGCCCCGATCCCACTGCATAAGGAAACACAGGGTCTCGTGCTGTTCACGAGGCCAAATCTCAACTTGTCATACGATAATATCGCAACCACCCGTATTCTGACCAACTTCTTGGTTCAGGACCCGTCTTCGTACCAGTACGCCGTTCGGATGATGCTCGATCCAACGACCTATCTGGTTCCTGACGCGCGGCTCTCACCGCTGGTTGATCCACATATACCTTACATCACATTACTGACGAACAGCATCATGACCATGACTCCGCCACCGGATATTGGTCTGAACATGTACACTTCTCCTGAGGGGCAATTCAAGGAGCAGTGGATGATGAACGACAGTATCAGTGAGTACAACGGTAAGTACGACATCACCTGCACCTTCAGCAACTTCAAGGGTAACGCGATCCTTGGGTTGTTCCAGTTGTGGTTGGCGTACATGTCGGCCCTGCGTATCGGTCCCGTCATCCCTCACCCCTACAACCGTAGGGCAGACGAGATGGACTACTGGACTCGTATCGAGCGTTACAAGTTCGATGAGTCAGGGCGGTATGTCGTGGGGTGGTTCCACACCGGCGGTAGTGTTCCTCAGAACCTGTCGATTGGTGCTTCGTTCGGTTACGACCGGTCGAGTGGGTTTGACTTCGAGAACAAAGAGATCAGCGTTCAGTTCGCATCGATCGGTGCGGTCTACAACGATCCGATCCAGTTGCTCGAGTTCAACCTGCGTGTGCAGATGTGGAACAAGGACATGGCTGACGGCAAGCGTGAACGGTATTACACCAAGGTTCCGATGGCCGCAACGAAAGCCTGTAACTTCAACGGGTATCCTCGCATCAACCTCGCTACTCAAGAAATGGAGTGGTGGGTGGCGAACGACGAATTCCAATCTCTGATCAAAACGGTTTAAGGGGCTCTTGATGACTATCACGGGTGATGAAATCCTCGCTCAGTTTTCGAGCTTTGGATACGAGCCGACTCGAGTGATGCAGTACATGATCTCGATTCAGGAACGACTGCGTAATGGCGAACAGCTGTACGTCGACCCGTCGAGTCCTGCGGTAGAGATCATGGAGATGTACGCTCTGATGACGCATGGTGCGATCCTGCGTAACGAAGCGATCGACTACCACTCCTACCCCAACATGTCGCAGACTGTGGGTGACCTGCGGTACCACAAGACAGACCGGGACTACGTGGGCGACTTCACTACACCGGGTGGCGCGTGGTTCGACATCTACGTGGCTGAAGATGAGTTGGTCAGCAAAGCGGTGCGAGTGGGTAACTCCAAGACGCGTAAACTGACGTTCCCCAAACATTCGAATATTGTCGTGAACGGGATGACCTTCACGTTCCAGTATCCGATCAACGTCATCGTCAAGAGCCACAACGGCATCGACATCGTCTACGACATCAGCCGTCCGTCTCCGCTTCAACAGATGGGTGGTAACGTCGTAGACTGGGGCGTGGTGACCACTCCGCTTGCGACCGATACCCAAGGTCGTATTCGCATGGTTTGGATGCGGGTCTATCTGCGACAGATGGGTCTGTCGACAACCGTGCACAGCGTAAGTGACGCGAAGATCCTGAAGAAGACATTGGCGCTGTCTGATAACTTCTTCTTTGTCCGGGCATTCAACCGCAACAACGGGAAGTGGGTGGAGATGAAAACCACCAACTCCCAGCAGGTCTTTGACGCATCCGATCCTACGCTGCTCTACACGCTGGAGAACGATGAACTCACGATCGAGTTGCCGTACGTCTACAACAAGTCGACGTTGGTGAACGATAGCATTCGGGTTGACGTCTATACGACGAAAGGTCCGATCAACGAGAACTTCGAAGGTCTGACGCCGGGTGACTTCACGGCAACGTGGCTTGATCTCGACAAGGACGATAATGGGATCTACTACGCACCGCTGAACACCATGAGCACCATCTCGGTCTTCTCGACGGATATCGCTTCGGGTGGTGCGGCTGCGCCTACGTTCGAAGTCATGCGCGATCGTGTGAAGAACAACGCCATTGGTGATCCGGTCATTCCAATCAGTAATGCGCAGTTGGGTGTGGAGCTCGCCAACATGGGCTTTGACGTCGACACCAAGATTGACGACATCACCACCCTGACTTACCTTGCGTCCAAACCAATGCCGACCAACACCGGTGGGCGGGCAAGTACTGGTATCGACTCAGCTGTCATCACGCTCAAGTCGACCCTGACCGATCTGGTTAAGTACAAGACTGTGGTGGACAACACTGATCGAATCACGCTCACGCCAAAGACGCTGTACCAATACGTCGACGGTGTGCTCAAGATCGTTCCGGATGACCTACGTGAAGCTATCGATGTACTCGAAGGCGACGCTAAGGTCAACAAACTCAATGGCCAGCACTACATGTGGACACCGTTCCACTACGTGTTTGACTTCGAGGAGGAAAAGTTCGAGGCACGTCCTTATTACCTGAATGATCCGAAGTTCGGTCTGTCGTCCTACGAGGACAGTAACGACACGTTGGGTCTGACGATTGGCAGCAGCAAGGTCAAATCGATTGTCAGGGATGAGAACGGCTACCAGATCGATATCATGGCCACGTCCAACGACACCTGGAAGGAGTTGAAGGATGAGCAGGTCCATGTACAGTTGGGCTTCGTTCCTATCGGTGAGAGTAAGCTCGCTTTCGTGAGCGGCACTCAGATGGCCGTTGATCCGGGTTCGAAGGAACGCATCTTCCGGTTCCGTATCAACACTCGTTGGGACATTGACGACGACCATGCGTTGATCACCACCAACTTCTCGATGTTCGAAGCGATCGAGCGTAAATATTCAACACCGTTAAGCGCACCGTTCACGTTGGTGTGGGCTGTGAGTGATTACGTGGCCGATGGTTCTGAGCCGACCGACATCGATCAGGTCATGGGTACGTGGTTGCTGCCGAAGGGCTCTGTTGGCGTCTATCAGGAATCGGTGATCGTTAACCTCGGTGCGGAGCTCTCCGGGCTGTGGGCACGGTGCCGGAGCATGATCGGTAACCGTAAGGTCCTGACGTACGAAGAAGACGTCTACAAGAAGTATTCGAAGAACGAGTACGAGAAGGACCCAGTCACCGGCCAGTACGTCATCATCACCGGCAGTGATGGCAAGAAGAGCCTCAAACTCCTCCACGCCAAGGGTGACTTGGAACTCGACGAGACCACCGGTGAAGCCATCATCCAACATCCGAAAGGATACGCTGTGTTGGACGAGAACGGTAACCCGGTGTATGAGTCCGATCGAAACATCTTGCGGTGGGTTGACTTGACGTTGTTTGACGCGGTCTATCGTTACGCTACGTACGCCGGTGACGTGTCCTACACTGCCAGCGTGCCGAACGTGCTGGTGGAGTGGATCAACGATCAGTTGGGCAGTCTGCGCCCAAACCTGTTGGCAGAAACCATCATGCTGTTCCAACCGCTTACGACGTTGCGTTATGTCGACACGCGGGTGGAGGATGGCGAGCTCAAGACACTACACAGTGCTCAACAGCTCACGATCGACCTGTACGTCACGGACGACGTCTACAAAGATACCGACCTGCGCAAGTCTCTCAAGGCAAGCGCTATCGCACAAACGGTGGCCGGCCTCAACGCCGTCACTGTGGCAAGGAACGTCATCGAGAAGGCCATTACCGACAACCTCGGTACGGACATCATCGGTGTACACCTGTCGGGTCTGGGTGGTCTCAAGAACGACTACAACGTCATCGTGCTGCTTGACGAGACGACGCGTCTTGGATTGGCTAAAGCGCTGGAAACTACTGCGGACGGTAAGTACGCTGTGGTCGATGCGATCGAAGTCAACTTCAAACGCAACGACGCTTTGGGGACATAAACCTCACCACACTACAGACCGTAAGGTCTGTAGTGTGGCTTTATGTCAGCTCATTTCTTCTTCTTTCATTTCTGCTTTAGCGGCTTCGAGCCATTCATCCATGGTAGGTGCGTTGCAAACAGTCTGCAGAATCTCAATCGAGTTCACAGGACCTGCGGTGAGGTTGATAGACGCCTTACGCTGCGTCTCTGAACCCACCCCATCGATTCGACATGGTTCTGCAACTGTCGTCTCTTTGGAAAGGTTCTGGATGATCTCAGCGGTCGGGTAAGTCGTTTCAACGTCGGCGTCAGCACAGTACCTGTTGATCATCGACTGGATAGTCGGCATGTCGTAGAACAAGAACACGCCAGAGTCCACAACGTTGTACGAAGGGAACGTGACAATCCAACCTTCCTTAGGCAGAACCTTGAAGTCCAGTTCTGTCTTCATCTGGTCAGAGGTCGAACAAATAACCTTACGACGCTTCTTCAAGACACTGAAGAGCATGTCGTTACTATTGACCTTCGGTTGCGAGTTGAAGTTCGAATAGTCGGTCGGACCTGCCAGCGAGGAGATCTGGGAAGACAAGTCGTTGTTCTTCTTGTCGAGTACCCACACACCCAAGGAGTCGAAGATGTTGTACACGCCGTACCGTACTTTGTACTTGCGTTGCATCTCCATGTGCCAGTGGAGCGTTCCGCCAGGGATGCTGGAGTCTTCGGTCGGGTAGGTAATCTTACCCAACTTCAGTTGACGGTCGAGGATCGCGCCTAAGCCGTATCCGCCCGATTCCTTACCCTTGGCCTTACGCAACTGCCAATACGTCTGCATCGCGTCCTGGAAGCGCCAGGAGGCCGAGTGCATCGCGACGTTCCAACGTTCCTGTGGTTCCAGGTCCATTTCACGACCTGACGACATCTTCTTCTTGCGAGGACCTTCCCGAAGATACTGGTACTGGTACTCGAAAGGCACACGGGGGTCGGATGTAATCGTGGCCGTATCATGACCAGCATACGTACACGACAGATCTACCACGTTAGCATCGAAGAACACGTTCCATCCGGTCACAATGTCCGGCTGGGTTTTGTGTAGGTTGTCGATCATCGCTTTGGTGATGTCGAAGTGAGTGTCGAGCACTTCTACGCGCACCGGGATTTTCAGGATGTGGTCAACCCACTCAGGGTACTGACCTTTGGTCTTACCCTTCTTCTCCTTCATGGTTTCGCGCAGGTTGGTCACCCACTCTTCACGAACGAGCTTGTACTCGGCAATGACTTCATTGACGTAGTTCGTCTCGTCGTACATCCACTGCTTGTTGGCGAAGAGGATGATCTCATCGTCATCAACGTGCGACCACAGGATCGGCAATTGCTTACGGTTGTCGATAACACCGTTTACGTCAGTCTCGGCGTCGACTACCGCGATGCGGTTAGGCTGGAATGCTTCCGGCCATTTGTTCATGTAGCTGTACTTGAGGAAAACCTCAGGTCCTTGGTCAAGACCGTAGACGTAAGGACTGCGCGCCAATTGCTTGATAGGGTTGGTTGGGTTACCAGAGCCTAATCGGAAACAGATGTCCCGACGCAATTGACATTGTGGAATCTTGAACATGTCCAGTCGATCAACATCTTCGAACTGGATTTTATCCGGGTGGGTTCGGAAGTGCGGCTTGGTGACCCAATACGGCCGCGGGAAGTTCTCGTACAACTTAAGGGTCGGATAACGACTGCCGTCATCCAGGGTTACCCATTCCTTCACCACGAGCATGTCTTTCAGCTCGTCTCGGTGAGTCACGTACGTCGCGTGTTTACATTCACGGGAAACGATACGTTCCTTCGGGATCGAACGTAAAAACGCGTCGATATCACGTGGTCCAGCAAAAGTCTGTATGGACATGAATGCCTCTATAACTCGATCCGTCTAAATCATTCGACAGTCTCTTAGGAAGTTACTGGAGTGCTATGAGTCTGAACTATTCCCCTGGGGAGTCCGTATGTCTATCCTTTCTGCTTCTTTCGAGGCGGTGGCTTGGCAGCGTAACAGTACGCTGAAGCCTCGAATGACCGAGTTGTTCCAGAAGATCATCAACAATCACACCGACGAATCTTTCGTGCGTCGTGTGTTCCTCGAGATCAATGACCTTATCTTCCAGGAGACTGGTCTCAAGTTCGAATCGACGTTGGTCGATCGTTCGTGGTTCTTTGGGCCCTACGAGATCAGTGTCGAACTACCGAACCTCAACACCTTCTCACCCGTCAACCCGCAAGCCGTTAAACGGATGCGCAACTACGATCTGGATAACCTGTCGATCTACGACACCATCACGGGTCGGGTCGACTATTCGAAAGGTCGGGTGAGTGGGTTCTTCAGCACACTAATTCATCGTACGTCGTATTCACGCAAGACGTTCGAGGGCGAGATCCCGGCTAACGAATTGGCAGCTGCTAACCTACATGAAGTCGGGCACGCTTACGTCAACTGCGCCTACATGGGTGAGACGCTGGCTACCAACGTGGTGTTGGCTGAGCTGGTGGGTCAGTACGACATGGAAGCCGATGTCAAGAAGAAGTTCCTCATCGGTAAGGCTGCAATCCGGATGTCTGGTTCTCCTGCTGATATCCGTGACGATTACACCGCTGCTGACATCACTGCCTTTGTGCTGGAAGGTCAGGTACGCCGGATGCAGACCTCGGTAGGCACTCGCTGGTACGACCAGCGCTTGGCTGAGACCATGGCCGATCAGTTTGCCGTACGGTTCGGTGCAGGCGCCGACCTCGTCAAAGCCATGACTCGGTTTGAGCGTTCTCGCCACATCTGGGCAGGTACTGGCTACGATCCGAAGTGGTTGGGCGTGCTCTTCAACTTTACCAACATCGTCATGTTGCCGTTCAGTATCAGCGCTGAGGTAGCGGCACCTGCCGTTATTCAGTTGTTGAAGCAGGCGAGTAAGTCGTTCACCTTCAACTTCTTCCTGACTGGTATCGGTGGTGAGCTGAAGGGGCGGATGAGCGGCAGTAACCACGCCCCACTGCGTGAGCGGCTGCAAGTCATCCGTCGTGACGTGGTCTCGGAATTGAAGAATCCGAACCTCGATGAAGCGACACGGAAACTCATCCTCAATGACCTTGAGGTGATCGACGAAGAGGTTGCAACGGCACATCCTTTCACTGATGTGTACTCGCAGCTCTCTCGCTGGATCGTCAATGTGGCTACTGGCCGCAAGTCCGAGTTCGGTCACCAACACATGGTGGATGACCTGGCTAACAACAGACTGTATGAATTCTCCGCGAAATTAAAGGGATGATCCCATGAATGCACTGAAAATCCACGGCCACTTCAACGCCACCCCGGAAGGCTTCGACATCGGTAAGGTGTCTCAGCGTACCTGCTGCCAGATCGGCATGGCCATCGGCGCAATCGTACCGCTGCCAGGCGCTGAAGTGTCTCGCACTGACCTGCGCAACTACTACATGGACAACAGCAAGGTCCTGCGTGAAGTCGCCTTCGACATCAACGAAGTCGTGCCTTTCAACGTTGACCGCGCTGTCGACTACGGCTACCGCGTTTACGCTCGTCGCTACGAGCTCGCGCACTTCTGCCACCCGCACGATCTGCTGGAGCCGATGAACACCGCTGACCACATCCCGGAGTTCGAAGAATGTGCTCTGGATCGTGAAACGCTGGCCAAGACCATCACCTGCCTGCGTGAAGGCGTCTCTGAAAAGACTGGCGCCTGATCACCCCACTTAGAAGGACGGAAACACCATGACTGTACACGTAAGCCTGGGCGACCTGTCGTTCGAATCGAACGAGGTGCTGGCAGTCGATGTTGATCCGAGTGAGTCGTTTGCTGGCGTGCCCTCGGATATTGCCGAGAGTGCTGGTATCGATCAAGCCGATCGACTGCTCGACGTCTACAGCGCCATCATCAACCGCGGTTGTGTCTGCCGCGCCGACATGGACCAGATCAAAGATCTGACCGAGACGTTCCCGTCGTTGGCGAAGTTGTTCAAGCGTTACCCGATCAATAGCTTCTCCGTCGAACCCAGTAACATCAACTACGAGGTTTCGACTGAAGGCTTCGCCAGAACCGCTTACGACGCAGTCGTCAACGCACTGCGCGACGTACTCAGGTTCCTGGTCAACAACCTCTCCCGTCTGTGGAAGTTCCTCACCCAGAACGCTCAACGGACTGCTGCCGTGGACGACGTACAAAACAAACTGGCTGACATCCAGCGATTCATCCTGGAAGTCGACAAGATCATGTCCGACACTCCGGTAGCTGCTGACTACGCCAAGGCTCGTAAGGCCGTCATGGAAAGCGAGCGCCACAATGTCTCGAAGAGCTGGAACGAGTTCCGTAACTTCGTGGTCACTCGTCCTGCCGATTCGTTCGAGCTGATCGACATGTTGTCTGGCGTGTTGAAGGTCAGTGTCCCAGCGTTTGGTGAGGCGGTAGAAACCCTACTGACCGATCTGACCAATTCGGCTACCGAACAAGACGTCATGGCAGCGGTTGCCAAGATGGAGCTGTTCCAGACTCCCAACGGGAAACTGGCGGCACTGTCGTCGAAGTATGGTTACCGACCAGGGCAGATCCGTATCGCAGACAACATGACTCCGTTCCATGCGAATGCGTCGTTCATCAAGTCGATCTTCCGCAGTTGGAGTAACCACCGTATGGACATCAGTCCAGAAGCCTTCTCCCAGGCTGTGGTGAGTCAAACAGTCATGAACTGGGGTGAGGTCGTCACAGACGCCGTACGGTCCTCCAGTCAGCGCACAGAGCGTCTCCTGTCGAAGATCAACAGCTTCAACGAGAACTCGCTCAAGCCTGGCATGGATCAGATCTACTCCACAGTCCTGGTTCCGTTCTTCAAAGCACTGCTCAGCATCATCCAGGGCTATACGCTCATGGAAGGTTGCTTGGGTGAGTTGGTAGCAAACCGCGACAACGCCGTAATCTCCATTTCCAAAGCGTCGCTCAACGTCGCCAAGGATTTGGATAAATTCGTGCGTAAGAATGGTGACCACCTCACCATAGGCGGGAAGACCGTTCTGGCCAGTCGTCGCAGAGCCGTCATCGCAGCCATGTCGTAAGTGACGAGACAGCATAGAGCCGGGGCACTTGCCCCGGCTCTATGCCCTTACTTCACTGTTTACCGTTACGTTGAGCCTCAGCGATCGCTCGCTTAAGCTCTTCAGCTGTCTGTGCGTCTTTCTGTGCACCCGGCCTGTAGCGTTTGATCATCCGATCCAACACGTACTTAGGCCATTCCAACAGCGTGTGTACCGATGTGTTTGTCATCTCGGGGATTCGACAGGAGACGAGCTCATCCATGAGCGCATACATCTTCGATTCTCCGTACAACATCTCCGCGTCGTGAGCGCCCACTACCGACATGATTCCGTCCGGTCCATCCACCTCGCCATGAGGGAACAGGCCGTAGTCGATATCGTACGCCTCCATCAACAACAGTTGAGCCGTCATCCCGTCTGGAGCCGAATGGTTCATGATCAAATCGAACGACTCGGTACCCTCTTGGAATGGCGAGATGCCATGCCCAAAGAAGGGAGCAGCGACGTGGTGTATCGTCGTGTTCCCTTCGTCGTCCACTACTTTCCGGAGTTCCGGATTTTGTGGCGGAGTAGGGTAAAAAACAGCTCGACCGTATTGACTTGTACCAACGCAGGATGGTTGGCAATGTCGTCACCGGTGATCGACTTCCCGCACTCAGGGTTCGGGCAGCAGGTCTTCGGAATGGCGAACACGGCCAGGGTCATGTCGTTGATGAACTTACGGATCTCGGCAACGATACGCTGAGTCTGACCACCGTCGGCAGACAGATCGATCAGTTCCTGGTCCACCGCCTGGTCAGCGGCGTACTGTTCGTCAGGATCAGTCACGAGACGAGTCACTACGGTCTTCGGCGGAGCGTCGATGGTAGGGACGTGTTCGAAGGCCACGATCCAGTGAGCGTACGCCATGATCAGCGCGATGTTGGCCTGACGCTCGATGAAGTCTTCACGTTCCCCGCGGTTGGCGTTGGAAACGATCAGGTCTTTCGCACCGTTGGTCAGGTTGGACATCCAGCTGCCGGCGATACGCTTGTACTGAGCAATGGTCGGCACTTGCAGACGCAGCTTATAACCACCGCCCAGATCCACCAGACGAGAGATGTCTGGACGGGTCATGTCCTGGTAGTTGCGGATAGTGGCAACGTCGTGACGACCGCTGCGCTTGGTCATGAAGTTCTTCTGGTGTTCGGACACCCGTTCCCAGCGAACGAACAGACCACGGCGCAATTGGATCTTGCGACGTACTACGGTACCGCAACCACCGTTGGACTTCAGGCAAGGACGCTCAAGAACAAAGCCGTCCGGATACATCGAAGCAGCTACACTACCGGCCAGAGGTTCGAGGTCTGTCAGCAGGACGACTTTCTCGAGGTCGGCTCGGTTGGTCGTACCCAGAGTGGACGAGATAACACGGTCCAGGCAGAACTCAATCACCGGAATGTTCATGTAGATCTCGCTGGCACTCAGCGAGTACCCGAGCGTATCACGCGCCTGCTCAATCTTCTCGAGTGCGATCTTGGTCTCAAGACGCAGACCTTCGATAGCGCCTGGAGAAACGGTCTTCAGGTGCATGCCGGTACTCCACAGCGGAGTTGGGAACTCACCGGACATGCCAAGCGCGCCGCGCATCTTCAGACGTTCGTTATTGGAGTTCTCGAACGAGGTCTTGCCTGGAGCCAGGATGTGTTCGCCCACTTGCGGCAGGTTGGTCCACTGGTCCTGTTCGAAGAGGTCTTTACCAAGACCGTGACGCGCCATCTTCCGGAAATAGGAGATGGCAGCCATCGCAGTGCGTTCTTTCTCAGTTACGAACAGAACGGTACCGCGATCGTCGATCGGAGCGCCCAGCAAGTGTCCACCCTGACCGACATCTACCAGTTTCTTACGTTTGGCTTGATGCCGCACGATAGTCGTGGTGATGTGGGTGTAGATCCGGTCGAGCATCTCGTGATCGTCGTTACCGGCGATGAACGAGCCTTTCTCGAGCAGCTTGTCGAGCTCTTCTTCGGTCGCTTCTTCGAAGATCTCAACACCGATGTCGATGTTGGGACTGGAGGTCATCTCGCCGCCGAAGACTTCTTCTTGCGGTTGATCTTCCAGCTCTGGATGGGTCGGCATGTTCTCGAGTTCAGCGAGCTGTTTTGCCAACTTGTCTTCGATCTCAGCTGCCGTCGGCTTGGGTGCTGATACTTGCTCTGCAGCTGGTGTAGGTGCAGCTTCGGCTGGAGTCACCGGTACTTCAGCGCCAGTATTTTCGTTTTCGTTTTCAGTCACGACGATGCCTCTTCAGTCGAAGATGGTTGCAGGAGTTCAGCGATCTGTTCGACCAGACCACCAGACACGTTCATCACCCGCTGGTTCAGCTCGATCGCCTCACCACCTACAGCAAAGCAACGAGTGTAGTGGTCGGCGTAATGGCGTGGGCGTGAGGGTCTGGATTGCAGAACCCGGTCTTGTTTTTCTTCCAGGCCTTTGAGTTCTTTCTTGAAACGTTCAGCGTCATCGTTGGCGGTGCCGGTAAGAACGAGGAGTTTCTTAATCCCATCCCGATCGCCGCGTGATGCCAGCACTTCGATACTGTCCGGCAACGTGCGGATGGACTCATCGATCACGTCGATGGTTTCGCGCACAGCGTTTACCGAATTCTTGGTGTCTTCTTCAACTTGCGCAACATTGACCTTCTCGGTCGTATTGCGGCTGGTATAACGACCGTCGGTCATGATTGGCCTCTACTATGAAGCGATTTGATTACCCATATATAGGGGCATAATTGTTCAATTTTTACGCACATCGATGGGAGCCGTCCGATGGAAGAATCTGAGATCGTAGCAGCTGAAGGGCAGGACCTGCGTGGGGCGTATGCCAACGCTGCTACCGACATGATCGAAGAGCTGTGCTTCGGCCGTTGTGCCGAGGAATTGACGCGTTGTTACGTCCAGCTGAGTAACACCCTGTTAGGTTGCAACATGCCAGTCCACATGGACGAACTGGACATGCTGCGCAGCAAGATGAACAGTCAGACCATCGACATCCTGGGCATTGTACCGGCGGTTGATGAGATCCTGCGGGTCGGTATTGCTCGCTCTCTGCTCAACCTGGGTATTGAGTTCGCTGACACCATCCGTATCGAAATGCTGGCTGAAGCCGCTGAACAGTTGTTGCTGTTCGATCCAACCGACAACCCAACGCTTATCAGCGAAACCATGGCTGATACCGAAGATGATGCAGACGCTCTCTGCCGTCTTCTGGAACTGATTGGTACGTACACCTACGACGATTGGTTTGAAGTCGTGGTTGACGTGGTGGATACGTTCACCAAGAACCTGGTCAAGGTCTGCAATAAGGCTGAAGCATTCAACGAGTCGCCTGCTGGTGATCCTGAGTACCAGACCAAGTTGCTCCAGCGTATCGGTCGGATGATGAAGGCCGCGGGCGATTCCTTCGCTGCTGACTTGGTTTCGAATCAGGTGGGTGTGGGTACTTCGCTCGAATCTCTGTATCAGGTGCACGTTGGTCGTTATATCGACATGCAACCAGAGCAGGCGGTGGGTGAACTCTACGCATTGGCTGCCATGAGTTCTGAATCGTTCGAATCAGCTCAAGTCAGTATCGGCAATTGCCTTGATGACCTCTACACTGACGGCATGGAGCGCGCTGCAGCCGAACGCGCCCGTGCTCGCATCCACGAGAGCTACAAGCCTGTCTTCGGGGATAACTGATGGATAAGTACAACTTCTTCATCGGATCGATGAAGGCCAAGGCGCACTATCAGCGCCGTTGGATGCTCCGTGCGTTTACCGTGGTGTTGACTCCTACTCGCAATGGTGGAGTCACACCGGAAGACCACTGGATGCTCCGCCACACTACACAGCACGTTGAAGTCTGTGTGCCGAACAATGGTCAGTTCGCCTGGGAAGTGCTGGAGGGCGCTAAGCCCTACGACATCCCGTTCGTCTACCACGATCCTGTTCCTCGGGTCATGGCAGGCGATGTAGAGAACCTCAAGCAGGACATCACTGACGCTACTTGGGGTGACCTGCTCTTCAACAGCCGTGTGCTCGTGTACGCAGCTGGCGAGAAGATCCCATACCGGATTGGTCCTATCGATCTCGGTAAGCTCGAGGAAGACATCATCTCGATCATGGTCTCCAACGTCCCTGAAGATCAGGAAGACGACAAGACCATCTACGTGCGCAACTACCAGCGCTTCGGGAAAGCGATCTCTGACCTTGCCGGTTATGAGATCTTCATCCCGTCCGTGACCGAGGCTGTTCTCCAAGCGCCCGCCGACAACGTCGAGCTGCGTGATAAGTTGTTCGAGGAGAACAAGGACACGCTGGACGATCCGGTGACGCACGTCAAGATCCAAGATGCGCTGGTCAAGAACTACATCGACAAGTGCATCAAGGGAACTCCTGCCGAAGGCTTCCTCTACAAGACGAAGTCGCTCAACACGGCATTGAAGCGGATGTTCCTGATCCACGGTCCTGAGGCTGGGTTCAATGAGGGCGGTCGTGCCGTATTGGTACCGACCAGTCTTCAAGAACAGACCGACCTCAAGTACTACCCGGAGATGGTGAACTCGCTGCGTGCGGGTTCCTACTTCCGTGGTGCATTGACCGCAATGGCGGGTGAGGACGTTGACCTCTTCGGCCGTATCTTCCAGAACGCCAAGATCGTTCCTGGCTATTGCGGTACTCAGGATACGTGGTCGTTCCCGATCATTACGCGTAACCTGGGTCGTAACCTCCTCATCGATGGTGAGGTGGTGAAGATCACCCCAGAGAACATCGAAGGGTATCTGGGTACCGTCCAACCATTGTTGTCTCCGATGTACTGTCTGACCGAGCACGGTGATATGTGTGAGGTGTGTGCGGGCAAGAAACTGACAGCATACAGGGATGGTGTGGGGTCCATGATGCAAGACATGCCGTCTACCATGATGGCCCGAATGATGGCTTCCGCTCACGCCAAGGCGCTCAAAACCGTGCGCCTGGACATCAAGAATTTCCTGAGGTAAATGACCATGGGCAGAAAGAACAGGAACCGGAACAACGATGAAAACCTTAAGGACGATCAGTCTCTGGACGGCACTGGAATTGAGTCTGGCGCTGAAAATGCAACAGGCGAGCTGGTGGAAGGAGTTTCGGAGCAGCCACTGGATGAAACACTCGATCCGGTAGAGGATGAGGTCATTGACTTCTCCGAACTGCCTGAGACTCCAGTTCTGCTGGAACCGGGTAGTCATTCCGCCGACCACGTCGCTCTGCAACCGACCGATGACGAACTGATCGTACTCGACGGTGACGACGTCGTAGCCGAGACGCCGGTTGTCGAGCAAGAGGGCGGGCGTTATAAAGACATCCTCCTACACCCGGAACTGGCAGCAAATCGGCCGGTGCCTGAAATCGATCTGGAATACGCCGGTATGCCCGGACTACCTCCTCAGGAAGCCGAAGTAGTTCAACCAACACCTGAGGTCGACGCTCCGGTGGCTGAGTTGACTGAACCGGAGCCAGAAACTCCGGAGCCTGAGTCGACTGCACCAGCAGTGGTCGAGACGCCAGAGCCTGAACCTGAAGCTCCTCTGGAAGAAGCAGTTGAAGACGCTGCGCCGGAACGTAACCTGCGTCTGGAGCTCGCTCATGTCCTCCCTGCTCAAGCCCTCAAGGCCTGGCCTGAGAAACACCTGGTCCTCTTCGAGAAGACCGGTGCGTGGCCTGAGAAGACCCGTCGGGGCAACTGGTTGGAAGACATTCGTCGTCAGGCCAACTTGAAAGACTGGCAGACCAGCGAACTCGAAGACTGGCTCGATGGCAAGATCGCTACGCCTCGTGGTGTGGACTCCGATCTGATCGTCGACGAGATCTTCCGCCGGTGGCGTCTGCCTGGCAACTGGACGCTGGATGCGGTACGTGCCTTCATCGCTACCGGTGAGAAACCAGGGTACACCAAAGACGGTGTACTGATCGAAGACCGTACCCGCGACACCGCGCCGATCTCCCACTGGACCTATCTGGAACTGCGCGCTGCGCTGCTGGGTCAGATCGAAGTCCGTCACGAACGTAAAGATGTGGTCGCCCAGTTCCGTACCCGCCTGGGTCTGCGGGATAGCTACTCCGAAGAGAAGCTGCTGGCCGACCTCGACAAGTCTCAGACCGAGGTCAATATGGACATGGTTGTACTGAAACACAAGCTGGAAGAATACAAGACTGCGATGACGCAGCACGGCCCTCACCTGACCGAGGCTACCGCGGCCAAGGCTCAGCTGATGCTTTACAAGGTCATTCGTGACGTGATGAAGCAAGACCCAGCAACCTTCGCTGAAGGCTGGCTGATCATCCTCAACTGGATCAACGTCGAGTACAACACCCTGTTCAACATGGGTCGTGCGTACTACGGCTGGAGTAAGATCAGTCTCTCCAAGCCTGCGCTGACCAGCTTCGAAGAACTGCTGGGTCTGATGATCGACACCCGCACCCCTGCTGCTCGCATGGCCGGTACTGGGTTCCGCAACGTCGAAACCATCCTGCGCCACATCCCGAGCGAGGAAGAGCGTCAGAATATCATTCAGTTCTACGCCAAGCCTTTCTAAGCAAAAAAAAGAAAGCTACAGCCCGGGCGTAATGCCCGGGCTGTATGCCGTCAAAGCATGTACTGACGAGGGTCAGTCTTACCAGCACAGAACATCTCGAGGAAATGAACCGTGTGTTCAGGCGTATCCATGTCGTCAATTGGGAACGGCTTAGGGGCAAGACGTCGCGATGTAATACCTTCACGGATCTCGGCTTCTGGTTTATCTTCGCATTGTTTACAGGCGATGTAGCCGGTACCAATCCACCAGCCGTTCTTCATACTGCGCTTTTTCGTGAAGAGCGCTTTAGTGCAGCATTTGGGAAACCCGTAGTAGACGCCATGACAATACGCTTTATAGTCGGACTTCCTGACGTATACGGCGTAGAGCGTGCCCGTCGTCTCGTTGTATAGGACTATCTCCGAGCTCTCAAGATCCTCTTCAACACCGTTACGTAACATCGAGTAGTGCTGTCGATGTAAATCGAGATACGTACCTTCTTCAAACGGTAGGTTGGTAAGTACTGCCAATCTTTCGATTTGTTCTGGCGTCACCTTACTCCCTTTCGGTTTACGGCCGTTGCTGGACAACTTACCTTTATGCGAAACTAACCGGTATATGTGCACATCACCCACAGCGGTGGTATCAGGCGATTCAAAGACGGTACGTTCGAAGATCTTACCTCGAGTTTCCCGTTCCTGAGGTTCTTTGCCAAATAATAGCCATTCAATCAGATCTCTCGCAACGTCATCGACCTGATGTTCGCTGTATTCGATGCGAGTTACTCGACCTACCGCCTGGTTCGAAGTACGGTCGTATTCACTGCTGGGACCGTAGTTGATTGCGATCCCGTCACACACTCGTTCTTCGGTCAGGTTTGCTGATCGTTTACTGCGGGTGGTGGCGAAATGCAGTCCGGTTACCGCAAGGGTGTTGAATCCCGTAACTTCAATAGCGTCATTCGACCCATCTTCATCTTCTGCATACTGTCCCCAAATGCTCAACATGCGTTCGTGAACACGTAGTGCTGTCTTCAATCCTGGACTCATGAAAATATACGGTCTATCCGACATTTCTGCCCCCTGCAACATAAAGCCAGGGCAGTAGACCTGCCCTGGAAATCAAATGGAAAATGGTGCCATGTCAGTGCATTGAGCCTTGACTTTATTCTTGAAGTAGTCCCTCTTGGCTTCGTGATACGTGACGTGCTTATCGATCGTCTGACATACGAAGTAACAGAACTCCGCATCGACGTCCGGCCAGTCACGCAACGGTCGTGTGCGCAACATCGCCTGTTCGTTGGACTCCCACGAGTTCAGTGCGATCGTCATGAGACTTACGCGCAGGTTCGGGATGTCTACCGCTGTACCGCAAGACAGCACGGTACTGACGATAATGTCAGCGTTCTTCAGGACCTCATCTTTGACCTTCTGCTTCTCGGTACTGACGTAGATACCGATCTTCAGGTGAGGCCAGAGTTTCTGTAGCTGCTTGACCACGACTTGGCAGAATTTGATCGTCGAACAGAACACGAGCATCTTCTGTCCAGGTGAGCGCACCGAGACGTACTTGATGTTCACGTAGTACGCAATCATATCCACGTACATCTTGAGACGATCGCGGTTCTTAGCCAGCTGCAGAGTTTCTTCGAACTTGGCGTGGTTATACGCCCCACCGTAGCCCGTGCACTTGATGGAGTTCATCTGCTTCAGCTGATACATGCAGGCGGTCACAACGATGTACTTGTTGTAGTAGTCTGCCGTAAAGCGCTGAGACGTCGGGAACATCAGGTCGCGCATCCGAGTCTTGAATGGGTCCTGAGTTTCCAGGGTACCGGACAAGTTGACGAACTTGTGGATGTGCAGATACGAGAAGAACTTCATGATCGCATGCGTGAACTGGTGAGCCTCGTCCAGTACCCCAAGACCAATCCCCAACTTGTGGAAGAAGTCAATGGGGGCGATCGGATACATGTCCGTGGTGCCGTATTGCTCAAACGACTCCAGGTACAGCGATAGCGTCTTGGTCGAGAAGAACAACGTCTTGGCAGCCAAACTACCTTCGAGCGCGTCCTCCATGATGGAGTTCATTGCCGAACCGCCGGAAATCTCCAGCAACTCTCCTTTCTTATAAACGAAGGAGTCTTCCATGTCCGGAATCCATCGGTCGATGTAACTCGACTTCATGATACAACCGGTCCGCAGTTGAGTGCGGTACATGGCGTGTTTGGAAATCTCGGTCTTACCACCACCTGCTTGCAGGTTGATGATTTTGTTGTGCGGGTTATTGACATCGTCCAGGATGTGGTCGATGCATTTGATCTGGTGTTCTTTTGGGTCCCAGAGGTGCGTCTTCTCCAACTGGATGATTGAGCGCTCATCAACGACCGGCTTCCAACGAAACACTTTGATGTTCGTCTTAGGGACGCCGTAGAACATGATGGTGCGCAGGAAGTCGTTTGCCAGATTGATGTGGAACCGTGCGTAGGTCCCATGCTCATCTCTGGAGTAGAATTCCTTGTCGGGTATCCAGTGTTTGCGTCCCCCTTCGTAGGACATCTTTTTGGACACGAGATTGCGCGAAACGTATTGTTCGATTGCGATACGCTCGTCTCGCGACATCTCGGTCACACAGAAGTTGTGACTGTATACGTCGATCCTCAAAGCCCATCTCCCGTAGTCTACAACGACCCAGCAGAGAAGCAGGGCCTATCATTCCATTAGTATCTCCCGTAGCTCCTTACTGTATTGGGCAAAAGAAGAAACACTAGGGGAGGGTTGCCCCTCCCCTAGTGGATCAGATCTGCGACAGGCAGTCCATCAAGTGCTGATCGCGGTCCGTGTTCAGGTATTGCTCCATGTCGTTCAGTGCGGCTGCACCGCCTTGATACGCCAGGAGTGGTCCCATGGAACGGTACTGCATGATCTGGTCGTACTTACCGAAACGTGCAGGCTCACCCAGAGGAGGAATCCGCATGTCAGTGGTTGCGTAACGACCAACCAGCATCGACGTCATTACGACGGCGCAGTGAGTGAATGCCACAGGAACCTTGGCGGTCTCTGCAATCAGCTCGTGCATGTCCAACAAAGCTTCTGTTGGATCGTCGTAGTGCCGCAGTTGTTTCAAACCACCCAGATGCCGCATGGAGGAATCGCGGGTGGAACGGATGAACACCTCGATTTCAGCAGCCAGGTCTTTCATGGAGGTCTGGCGGTTCGGCAATGCGAACGCTGACTTCTTGAAATCCCATTCGTCCAGTTCGATGTGATAGTAACCATCGTCACGGATCTTGAACTTCTGATCGAGGAAGAAGCGCAGGAACTCGCTGGTGAGGTAGGACAGACGACCACCACGGGATACGGCTACGTGATAGCGCTGTGGGTTCTTCCCTTCCTCAGCCGCTGCGATTTCGAACGTCACATCCTTGAACTGACTGAGGCGGGCTGCCGCAGCCGGCTCGGTGATGTGGGACGCTTTCATCGTCGGCAGGCGCGATGCGTTCAGCAGACCCTGGTGGGCGTTTGCCTTCAGCAACAACTTCACGCCTTTCCCTTTCATCTCCGGGTTAAGCCGGATTTCGTTGGGACTTGGTGCGTGGATGATGTACGCCCGTTCTTCCTGGCTGATGTTGATGCGTTCGATCGAACCCGATGCTTCGGAGTGCTTAACCTTCAGTACCCGCTGCGAGATCACGGACTGAGTCATGGTGGAAGCCAAGTGACCCAGGTTGAACCCGTACGGGATGTTGAACGCCAGCAGACCGTAACACTTCTCGCAAATACAGTTGTGATGACGGTAGTTGCAGAAGAACGGCAGGCGGAACTGACGAGTTTCCCCGATCAGGTGCTTGTCGGTCTGGCGGATCGGTTTCAGGCGCTGGGTGTCCGGGTCCAGGTAATAGAGGCCATCCATGTCCTTGAAGCGACTTGGGGTGATCTCGATTGTCCCGTACGTCGTTGACCCACAGTCGTTCATAACCAGCAAATCCACCTGGTGGGAACTGAACTGCATTTTCCGGTTAGCGTACTCGGTTTGCTCAAGCGGCTGACCGGTAAAGATGATCGCCTTCGCAGCCAGCGTCGATTCCATGGCAGCTTCTGCAGCATCGATGATGCCAGAGTGGTAGTTGCCGAGGATCGGTTTGCTGTAGCGGTACGAGTCGATGTCGGTGTTGAACCCACGGACCAGCAGGATTTGCAGCAGCTGTTCCATCTTCACCAACTTCGCCCGCAGTTGCGACACCACGGTATTGCGTTGCAGGAGCGGATCTTTCATCAATACTTCAACGGCTTTGGCATAACCATCGTCGATATTGATGTCCGTCGGATCTGCCAAGATCTCGTTACGGATCGCAGCGATCGGTGGATAGAAGTACAGCTCGTCGTAAGTGAACGAGTTAGCCCCGCGCACGTATTCCGAATACTCCGTACTCCACTCGTTGTACAGTTTCTGCATCGTCTCGTAGACGGTTCGCCAGACTTCCTCGCGGTTGTAGTCCGGATCTCCGTAGTAGAGGATGTGGATGTCCTCCACGATTGCAGACATGATGTCCTGGAGACGATCGTTCGACAGCGATCCTGTCCCGACGTGATGTCGTTTCAGAACGTCCAGCTTTGGGTACCTGGCATGGATAGACCAGATTCGGAATGAGTCCTCCGTTCGATACGTGTTGGTAACGATCTCGTCACCATCATCGAAGATGAGCTTGAACTTCTCCAGATTCCCGCACGGCCAACGATGGCGTGGGGTATCCAGCAATGTTCTGGCTTGAAATGAGCGCATACATCAGGTCTCCTTTTGTTACAGCTCTCCCTAGTCCCGGGAGAGCTGCTTGCCAGAACAGTAGAAGTGGTGGGCAATGAAGTTGGCTGGGCGGTGTCCCACAGGCCGGAACTTGCGACGATCGATCAACCGTGGAATGTTGGTCGGCGTGCGAGTGTCCAGGATTGTGTTTACTGCTTCTTTGTGGACCACCGGGTTGTTGTTCATTTCCATGACGTCAGCTACTACGCCCGGCCCTACCGACTTGGCTTCGCCACGAGCCTCAGCTTCACCGGTAGACCGAGTACCGGTCTCACGCGCTGGGGTCGAGTGCTTGTCCGCATTGGTCAGCTTCGAGGTTACGCCGAAGTGGTTGGTCTTCGCCGAGGAAACACCAGAACCGTCCGCAGCAGTCTTCTCCAGTACCATGTACGGGTTAGGGCCGATGAGGAACGAGTCTTTGGTACGAGTGCGCTTCCCAGCGTGGTCGACGTACCAGACAGGCGACATTTTCGGGCAGTAATCGGAATGACGGATCGTGTGGATCACCTCAGCCATATCCAGGCCTTGGTCAGACCGCATCCGAAGGAACAGGCCATAAGGCTCGTTACCATCGAGAATGACTTCCACCAGATGACGCAGGTGACGACCACTCGGAATGACGGACGGCTTGGCCAGATACTTGCCTTCACCAGTCGGTGCTACCAGCTTGTAGAAACCCATCAGCCATTCAAACTGTTTAAGGCCGTTTTCCGCGTTCTTCTTGGCGTGGACCACCTTCTCTACTTCGTCACGTTCCAGAACCGCATGGGTATCCAGACCGTAGCTGTGACGAATAGTGCGGATGATATCACGACCAGCTGCACCGATACACGCCGAATGGTCACGGGCATTATTCTGCCGGTTCACAGTGGAGCCGTCGAACGTTACCACGTCTGCACGGTTGCCGAAGTCATCGATGGGCATGTCTTCGTCTTCAGTTACCTGAGAGACTACGCCTTTACCACCGTTTTCGTCGGAGAGTTTCGGACCGTCACCAATAGACGTCATGTACCGGTAGGTGATGTCCACCCGATACTCGTCCATGGTGCTACCACGGTAGTTGGTCTTCGCTCGCAGGATATCCACGTACTCTTTGTCGCAGATACCTTCTTCAACCAGGTAGTCGCCTGCAAAGACAATGGCTTCATCCAGCAGCACGCGCAGCTGGTCAGTCATGTCGATGTCATCGCTTTCCCGTATAACGCCACCACGGCGCGCTAGACACGCTTTAACGATCGCCATGTAGAACCGGCGGTCTGCTTCGTAATACTTACGCAGCTGGCGTGTCATGGCCTCTGGGAGGCGCTTGTTCGGTGCATGTGGGTTGTGATACACCTTGATGTCCACAACTTCCGCATCTACCTTCCCGTACGTCAGGATGTCCAGGTTGTACACCGGCTTGAACAGACGCTTCTCGGTCATGTAGACCGCGTCAAGCTTCGCATCGAACGGGCGGAGCGCACAGATCAAACCGTTGCTCTGGATTCGCTCACCGATATCAGGGATCGGTCGATACGCCTGACTGTTCCCGTAACTGTTGATCGGATAATGCGAACGACCGAACTCAAACGTCCTGGTCTCGAATGCCGTACTGCGCATCCGGTTGGCAAACGATCGGGAGATCTTGATGGCGTCTTCAGTCACTGCCGGATCAGACATCCGGATGACGTTGACTTCCATACAGCTCATGTAATCGCCATCGTCGGTAATGGCCGGCGATGTTGCGATCACCGTACCGGCTTTGAACTTCGGCCGGTGCTCGGTCTTCAGACGTTCGTACAACTCTTCACGAAACTTGAACTCGAATCCATAATGCTGGTGCATTACGTGAAACTTAGTCAGCTCAACAAACCCCAGTTGTTCGGTGCGGTAGTCCTCGTAGATGACGATGTCCTTCGGGTTCAGCGCGAAATCTTCGCCGAACTTCTCCCCCTGAAAGCGAGGGATAACTGCCAGAACGACACAGTCGGTTGGAAACGTATGACTGAAGGTACCTTTTGCGAATTCACGGTCAAGGCCAGAACGTTGACGCTTCCTGGTCAGACCGGCGGTAACCAGACGCTGATCCTGGTTACCTGTAAACATGGCTTGGCGGGCACCAGCCACGCAGTGAAACAGAGCGTTCATCCCGCTGATCGGGACCATCTCCGGTGGAATGAGCATTTGACTCTCCCTTGCGGCCTTATACTTCAATTAGGTAATGTATTACCCAAACTCTTTAGGGAATATTGCGATGTCTCTTCTCGACAGCATGGCGGTAGCATCTCCAGACGCGTACACCCTGACCGAGGATTACCGCATTTTCGTGGAATCCATGACTGGTTGGTTACGCACTCAATCACAAGACCGGGTGGTTTCCATCATTCCAGAGACCGGTTATCTCTACCGGTTTGATCTAACGTCGTTCCTGCTCGACAATAAAGTGCCTTTGGAGGACCATTGGCTCGTTATGCGGGTCAATGGAATGACCACGCCCCAAGAGTTCGATGAAACAGTAACGGCGCTGATCGTCCCTGCTCAAGAGTTGATCACGCGTTTGAAGCAGGCCTACCGTACAAAGCTCACGGCAAGCGGGTAAAAGAAAGAAAGAAGAGCGGGGAGGTCACCCTCCCCGCTTTATGCCGTCAGCAACCGTTACCAGTCGCGGCGGCTGCTGCTACCGCGACGGTCATCACGGCTGTCACGGCTGTCACGACGGAACGGATTGCCCGAACGGCGGTCGTCACGACGATCATCCCGACGGTCGTCGCGGTCACGATCCCGATCACGGTCGCGGCGGTCATCGCTACGGGAGCTCTTGCCTTTCAGCAGGTCTCCCATGGACTTACCGCTGGAACGACGCGATTCACGGCGATCGCTGTCATCGTCATCCCACGGCAGGTCGACGTCTTTCTTCTCGCTTCTTTCACGACGCTCACCAGCACCGACGTCGTCAGCGTCCGATTCGTAAACCGAGGAAGCGTTACTGCTTTCTTCTTCGATCTCGTCATCGTCCACACCAACGTTGCCAGGCAGCGCAGGTACAGAGACGCCGTAGGTACGGACGAACTCATCGAACTTCGGCAGGTGGTGCGCCCATTCCAGACCGTACTTCAGGGGGGTCAGGGTTTGGCAGGCCTTGCCGTGGATTTCGATCAGCTTGTTCTGCCGCTCGGCCAGTGCGTCGAAGGACTTCAGCAGGGAGTTCAGGTACGGTGCATCACCATCCTTGACGCTCTGCGTGTACAGGGTGTTGCGTTCTTCTTCATTGCCCAGGACGTACTCGAGCAGAGCGATGATCAGCGCCTTGTCCTTGGTCTTGCGCGGCATCTTCACGCCGAAGAAGGTGGTTGGGTCGGATGCGTCGTCGTTCTCCATGAATGGGAACGATACCTGGCAGGTACGCAAGGCTCCGTCTTTACCGCCGTTCTGGAGGAACAGGTTGATGAACCGTTTCTCCGGAACATTGCTGGTGGCCTTGAGCACAGCGCGCAGGGTCTTCAGCGTGGTGGCATCGAACTCCTGACCGTTGAACAACGACAGGTATTGTGCGGCCTTGGCCGACAGCGGCTTCTGACGCTTGGTGTCGGATGCCAGTTCGCCCAGTGCGTCGATGATCGACTTGAAGGTTTCTTTGGTGCGCTCGACGATGTAGTTCTTCAGCGCGTTGAGGATTGGGGATGGACCCTGGGTGATCTGTTCGCATTCTGGGTGGAACGCAATGCGCTCTTCCCAGTCGCCTTCGCGCAGCAGGTTCTTCAGAGTCAGGACCAGGCGCTTACCGCCGATGGTTACCGGAGTAGGGGAACCGGCCAGATCGACCAGCATGAAACCGTTATCGTCCTTGTCGTAAATGCCGACATCGAGCAACAGACTGCGGTCAAACTCCAGTTTGGTATCCAGTTTGGAGGACATGTGTTACCTCGTGATTTTCCTAATGGGTGTAGCGTGACTTACCAGTCACGCTGCGAACGGGTGCGGCGATCACTGCGACGGTCGTCGCTGCGGTCGTCTCGATCTCGGGTCCGATCATCGCGTGCGCTGCGCATGTCGGAGGACAAGCTGATCTTCGGCGAGTCCGTGTGGGTAGGCATTGCATCCAGACGACGGGCGGACAGTTCTGCTGCCAGGCCGACGATACCTTTGGCCAAGGAGTCGAATGCCTTGTTGTCGGTTTCCAGCGTAGGCGCAACTGCGCCGGACATGCATGCCGGGAACTCGAAGTAGGCTTCTTCGCCATGGTCGATACGAATCCAGATCTTGATCAACCGGTCCAGGTTCGCATCGATACGGGCAGTCACTTGGAATCGACCACCGCAGGTCGCTTCGCGCAACAGGATGTTGCTGCAAGCGCTCTCGAAATAAGGCCAGCTGCCTTGAGTCGAGATACCGTCTACGAATGGCCAGACCTTGGAGATCTCGACTTCGTTCTGACCGCTACGGACAGTACTGTCGAGAACCAAGTGCTCTACCTCGTTGTACATCGACTGAATCATCAGGTTCGGCAACGACTGAGCGATGATGCGAGCCGCTACAGTTTCGTTGTCGGTACCGTTCCAGCCCGCCTGGTTTGCCAGACTGATACCGCGACCACCACGCCCAGTGCGGCCAAAGATGATCTTGTCCCAGTCGTAGTCTGGGTTCATCCGCTGAAGCTGACCGAAGGTGATGTAGCCGTCATCCAGGATGCGGTACTGTTCCTTCATCTGTTCGATCCACGGATCGAGTTCCAGATCGTTCTCCTCGACACGATCATGGGCATGGTTCAGCGTATCGTGCTGACCCTCGTCGTAGTGGTGTGCTTGCTCAGGATCGGCTGCAGAAGCCATGTACGCCGACAGAGTCCGCGACAGATACATCGAGGTGCTGTTGTTATCCAGCGTCGATGCTTTCAGCTGACTGGTAAACGCACCACACATGTTGGTAACGTTCTCATCACCGCTGAAGTGCTTGGCAAACTGCGTAGCGCCAGTACGACGACGGAAGATATCCGTCGGACGCAGACTGACTGGCCGATCCCGCAGACCGATGTTGTCGCGATCGTAACCGGTCAACGAAGCACGGTTGAGGATCTGGTCATGCGCCTGGATCTTCGGTACCCACACGTTACGGTCGCGGTGACGCGACTCGTTCATGTGAACGCGAGTCACCTTGTCGAAGTACAGCTTCATCTTCTTGTCGAAGACGATCTTCGAATCGGTACCGGCATGCATGTCCTCGTCAGTGGTGCCGACGATGTAGTGGTACGTCTTGCTGTGGTTACGGTTGTTGACCGCAATCACCATGGCGAAAGCCAAGCGGTCGGCATCCCAACCGTTCGCAACGTGAGATTTGATCCGCCGCTCACGGGCGGTGTTCGGTACGAACAGACCGGCTGCGGTTTTGGCCAGACGGAACGGTGACACGTTGGTGCCTTCGTTGGTCGCTTTGGCGAACTCGTCGACCATGTGCTTACGCAGGTCCAACGCATGCGGGGTGATCGGAATATCCAACTGTGGGGCCAGTTGGGTAAAGACCAGTTTAATAAGTTCCACGTTGACTCTCCCTTGGGTCGATGTATCGAATTAGCGGCTGAAATCGTTGAGCTTGATCAGCAACTGCGCGCACTGGTCGCGGAAGTCGGGCGAGACTTCAATTCGTTTGGTCTTGTCGCTGCGATAGTAGCTCGCAGCCAGTTCTTTGCAGCACCGTGGTTCCCACTCGTTCTTGATGAACTCGTTGGCCACCATGTCGATGCCGCGGACGGCCGTGTTGACAGCCAGGGTTACGTCAGAGCCTTTGCTATCGGTGTAGTCGTACGGACTGATGGCTTGAAGCGTTTGGATGTTGGCGTTACTGACGGGCAATCGAGTAACTCCCATCAACATCTCGCCATCGGCCAATTCGATCTTCTTGGCAGTCAGCAGAATCGCCAACTGCGGAAGACCCCACTCCCACAGTACCGCCTGAGCGATACCCATGGAAACCAGAAGCGGTTCTTTACGGTCGTAGACTTCAACGATACAACCAGCAATAACGGTTGACATGATCCAGATGCAAAGGGTCGTCTGGGCTTCTGTCGGGATGAATCGGTCGATAGCCATGGTGCTACTGACGCACATCTCGATCCGTTCTTTGCTGAGGTTCGGTTCGATCGTCTGCGCGGCATTGATGTACCGCATGACGTACTTCTGACTGATCATGAGATCGCCAGCCGAAACCTGCTCTTTCATTTTGTACACGCAGAGCACCGAGCTGTTATCATCCAGCGCAGTTTCTGCGTCCACCTTCGGTTTGATGTTGCTGCCGAAGACGGAAGGTTTACGGTTGTTGTTGGAGCAGCAGTAGTTGAAGATAATCTTCATCATGTGCTGTTTGTCATGCTCCGGCGACAGTGGGGCTACTGCCGCTTTCCGGATCAGGCCTTGCGCCATCAGGTATTCAGGCACTTCATCGCTGGACAGGTGTTTGAACGACACCGCGAGTTCGTACTCTTCTTCCTTCAGGTTTGCCGCAAGATACGTCTCCAACCGTGCGAAGACCGAGAGGTTCGGTTCTTCATCATCCAACACATCGCCAAACCAACGAGAGTCTGGGGAGATTATCCCTTGTGCTCGATAGATAGACGACTTGGCCAGGAGCTTATAAGCATTGAGCTCCTTCATGGAGATCCGATCTTCCTTACCAGAGATTGGCAGGTATCGGCCCCAGACCGGGATCATCAGACGCAGGCCGAGTGCAACGGCCACGAGATCGATGTACTCGTTACGCAGATAGGTCCGCTGCATGTAGCGCGGCGTAACCTTGTCGGCTGTGGCGTAACTGTCCATTAAGTCAGCTGGAATCTTGAACTTGCGGCTGAACACCACAAACTCTCGCAGATCCTCGAACTTGACAATCTCGTAAATCCTGGCGACTTGCTCAGACAGCAACTCCGCCAGAAGTTTCGAACTGCTGACGCCTTCAGCTGACATTTCGGTTGTCCCGAACTGGCTGAAGATTTCATCGATTCGATAATAAATTTCGTACATCGTGTCCTGCTGATCTTTAGTCAACTTCTGCAGGAACTCGTTGATCTCCTCGAACAGTTCTACGCGGACACCGGTTTCAGAAGTATCGTCTTCCTTCATTGCACCGGGTTTTGCGGTAGAATAACCTTTGGCTGAGAATGTCAGCTCTTCTTCTGTCCCATGTCGAATCGACACGAGAGAAAAACTGCTCTTCGTAAAACCCGTGATGACAAGTTCCATCAAGTACTCCGATGTATGGGTTCGTTCGAGTTGATAATGTATCGTTGTAAATCTTTGGACATTATATATGGCGGCACAGTAAGTTTTAACCGTGAGCGGCATACAGGACTGTCCTCTACATGCCCATGGACATGTAGAGGATCGAGGTAACCTATCAGTAAGGCAGGTCTTCGTCGAACGAATCGAAGCTATCGTGACCAGGTGCCGCTGGAGCTTGAGCTTGAGATTGTCCTTGCCCTTGCTGCTGGTATTGCTGTTGACCGCCTCCACCACCTCCGCCACCATTGTTGCGGTTCTGGTACTGGCCGCCACCACCGCCACCACCGCCGTTATTGCGCTGAGCGCGTTCGGCTTGTTGCTTGAGGCGCCATTCCTTCTTGTATTCCGGTTCTTTCCAGTCGCGCTCGACTTTATTGACCAGAATGGTTTTCCACATCTCGGCCCAGGCCAGTGCCGCTTCGGACGAACTGATGTCGACAGACACCGGCTGGCCGTTTTGGGTAATAGCCATGTAGTCGTTCTGCTTGAAGTCGAAGCGCATTTCTGGCTTGTTGCGAGCAGTCACCGACAGGGAAACCTGACCATCTGCACGCTTCTCGATGAGCATGCGGCCGACGTGCAGCTTTTCCTTGGACTTGACGTTCTTGCCCTGACCGCGATCGTAGACCCACGGGTGACCGTAGATATCGGTTTCAAACGCCAGACCACCGCCTTGATGGCTGGCTACCCGACGGATCAAGTTCAGAACGGTGAGCATGTTGGCGAGCATGATCGGCATCTCGACATCGACTTTGTAGCCTTTGTCGGTCTTGGTGCCGGAGTCGACGGTCAGGATCGGGCCGTTTTCGTCGAAGGAGAACTTGCCGCGAATTGGGAAACCGTCGGGCCGGATAGGCGGACCCCAAAGCATCAAAGCCTTGTCGTCGGTTACGTCATAGTCGCGGGGCGGTTTGCGTGGAGCTTGGCTCATGGTGCCTACCTCTGGGGGTTAATCGGTGAACATCTTATCTAAGAGTTGTGTAACGACTTACTTGCGGTACAAGTCTTTGACCAACACTTCCAACGCAGGGTCGCGGTTCTGCTCGATCGAGTAGATCACAAAGTCCTTCGTGGTTGCTGGAGTCCAGGCGTTCTTCGTAGCCACCTTGTACACTCGCTGACGGATCTTTACCGCCATCGGAACAAAGAGCACGTTATCGCCAAAGATCTGCAACGACATTCTGTCAAACGGGATGATTTCCAAATCCCGTCCTTCATGCAGCTTGGTGTTCCACATCATAGGCGGCTTTATAGCGCCTGTGTGGGACTCTAGGAGCACGAGCGACTTGAACTTATACCGTTGCAGCAGGTCGATCGGATAATGCGTCAGAATCGCTGTATCGGCGTCTATGTTAGGGAAGTCCGTGGTGTACTTCTCAACAGGCGCCTGATCCTTCATCTCACCCAAGATGTATTTGATCACCGACATCTCCGAAGCGGCGTTCTGCTTCTGGAGGATGGTGTTCGCCGTCTTGGGGATCGACTTGGTGAACTTACGCAGGAAGTCGTCGTACGAGCAGTAGTAGAACATCGTTTGGCACACACCGTCTGACTCTTCGGTGATGATACCTTCGATAGTCCGCATCTCTGCAATCAACGATTCCGCTACGTTGTACTCGTCGACCTTCGCTCGCTGGTCTTTATCCATCGACCCGAAGATGTTTCGGATCAGAGTGCGGATATTGACCATCAGCAAATCCCGGCGACGAATCTCCGGGTCAGCAGTAGGAGCTTCTGGGAGCTTACCGATGAAAGACTCGATGGCCTGACTTGTAGCGATGGAGATGGGAAAGTTCCCCATCGTCCGTTGCGACAGTGCGTCTCTGGATATAGAGTCGACTGACATGGTAGCTCCTTAACTGTTTAGCTCTTGCTCAGCGAACTTCAGCGCCTCAGGGCTCAGATTACTCAACCTTGGTACCACCAGCCCCGACAACGTGTCAGAACGGATGGAGGTCAGGATAGGACGTTCTACGGGAGACTCGTAGGCGCCGGTAATCTTCTTAGCCTCAACGGTGTCGTGGGTGAGTTTGAAATGAGGGAAGCGGGTCTTCAAGCGGGAGAAGTTGGAATAGGTCTCATCCGAACGACTAAGCCGTAGACGATAGTTACTGCCGTCAGGACTGTCCTCCAGAGAAGACAACAGCTTCTCAACCTCAGGATACGACTTCCCGACTACGTCTAACGTCGTGAAGATGACCGCGCGGTGGTTAACAATGAACTGCTCGTCGTGAACGCCTTTCTCTGGCGAGAAGGAGAACTGGAGGTGACCTTTGGCTTCCTCCTGCCGGTGTTTATGCCGGTCTGGCGATCCTGGGATACGAATGATCCCTAAGACCTTGTGCGTATGGTCGTGGCCGTTAACGATCAGGTGGCGGACAATGCCTTGATACCTGTCCTCATCATGACTCGAAACTGTCTCTACCGGCGCTTGGAACCGGAAGAAACCGTGCATGAATCCGAAGTCAACCTTATCCAGCGCTCTGTCTCGCATCAGGGCTTGGACTTCAAGCCAAGTACGGTTCGCGTCGTGGTTGACCTCATCCGGCACCCAAAGGACCATCGGCCCGCCGGGAAACAGTTCGTCAATCGAAAGTTCCGGGTAGTACCGCAGATCCACACCAAGGCAAGTCATCTCGTTGTACGTGACCATCCACTGCGATTGCCGCTGGTCATGACTCGGAGTGCCTTCCAGGATACGGATAGCGACGTTGTACTGTTTACAAGCTCGCAGGAGACGTTCCATCCACCGACTGATCAGATACGCTTCGGTACTGTCGTGCGGCAGACGTTGGTCAAACAGATCCCCTGTGATGATGATGAAGTCGATGAGTTTCAGACGGTCAGGGTTGAGAAACAACTCCAGGTCTTCAATCATCTTGCGGGTCGGAACCCGACCGTGTCCTAAATGGACGTCACTCAGGATAACAACGTGAAACGTGCCGGGGGCAGGAGTAGGATTGATGTAATCTACCCACTCCACCTGCCGGACTGGATTAGTATTCGAAAGCGCCTGGTTCATCGTCATCGTCATTGCCGTTATCGGTAGTGGACTGTTTTACCACCCCCGATTCTGCTTCGAGCAACGGGGCCAGCTGGGCAGCGCCTTCTTCCCCGAGGATTTCTACCAAGGGGAGTTTGTAGTAGTGGTACATCCTGACCAATTGGGTCAGGGCATGGGCCATGCTGTGTTCAGCTGGTTTTGCCATGTTGTCCTGGACGAGGCTTTCCTCGATACCCCAGAATTCCCGTAGGTTGGTGTTGTCCGCATACACGCCTTGCAGGTTGATGGCGTGAAGCATCGACTTCTTACGGGCGGCCTTGTGGTCGGTGGTGTTCAACTGGATATCGACGAACGCTGGAGGTACGACGAACAGGATGTTGTCGTTAGCATCCACAACGTTGATCGGGTTGTGCAGGCCGTCGGCTACGTTGAGCCAATGACCAATTTCTGGAGCAGGATCGGCTTTAGTGACCCATGCTCGCACAACATGTAGCAAATGTTTAGCAAAGTACGGTTCAGGTACACGGCGGATACGCGCTGCCGTCATGCGGTTGATTTCGTCCGCAGCGCTGTCAAGGGAAGACAGGCTTTCCTGAAGATACCGCTGGTAGGCGGTAGGAGCCATCGGCTTTACGTTCTTTGGCGGAACGAAAGGGTTCTCGCCCATTGCCACATCTTTGCGAATCATAAAAGAAAACCTCCAGTATACGACGGCCTTGCGGCCGTCGTATACGCAGCACTTAGCCTTGGGTGACGTTCTGCCCGATCATCGAGTCCTGGAACTTGTGGACTTCGGCGGTGGTGGTGATGAACCACACGTCGCCATCGTGGGTGACCTGAGACAGAACCAGTTTCTTGGCGCCGGCGATCACGTAGTCCGGACGCTCCAGCGGTTTCCAGCCGTCGGTGCCGTCACGCTCTTCCAGGACCACGTCGAAGCCTTCAGCGGCGGCCACGACGGTCGCACGGGCAGCGCCCGGGTATTCGACGCGAACCAGTTGTGGGTGAGCTTCCATACGCTGGTTGATGATGTTGACTTGTTGCAGGGCGCCGGCCTGAGCGCTGGCAACCGACATGGCCAGCTGCTGGATGTTTTCCGGGAACGACAGGATGCGGCCGACGGCTTCAGCCACGATCAAGTGCAGTTCCTCGTGGGTAGTCGGGAACGGACGCTCGATTTGAGCTTGGGCTTGTTCGGCTTGTTGCGGAGCTGCTGCGGACATGATGTCTACCTTGCTTAGTTGCTAATAAGGGTGGTGCCGTTGGAGAGATTGATCAGACGCTTGAGTTTCGAGTCCTTCGTGAGGAGTGAATAACCCACGCTGGTGGACGAAGCGTTAATGTCGTCTCCTGTGCTTACCATTGCATTGATCTGTAACTTAATACCAGGATCGGCACTGTCGCTTTCTTCACGAACGACAACAGTTGCACTGGCGAATGTGCGCCGCAAGAATGTACCGAGTTGGTTTTCGATCTCTACACGCAAACCAGTAGCATCCGTGGCGTTCATCTGGATGATCTTGGTGAGTGAAGTAACCCGTCCACGGTAGAGTGTGGATTGACTGTACTTCGAATAAAAGAAACAGCACATCAAATAGTCGATGGCCTTATCGACATCCCGGGTGACGCCTTGGATGCCCAATGTGACGACACTGACGCCCATGTGAATTCTCCAGATAGCTAACATCCTATTGGAAACAAAAAAAAGAAAGTCGTGTAGCGACCCCGTAGGGTCGCACACTATGCCGTCAGGCAGGGGTCTTTGGAAACGTGAAGCTGATCTGGTTGCGACCGGTCCAGAGCACCATGGTTTCTTCCTTGGTGAGTGGGTCGATCATCTTGGTCAGGTCCGAGTCGTGTTCGTTCATGTTTTCAAGAACGGCTTTAACGACTGGATCGCTGTTGAGTTGTGGGCCGGCGTAGGTATCGAAATACTCGCCGATCATGGTCTTGCCTTCACCGACCTTTCTCGAGAAGTCTTCGCTCCAGGGTAGGCGACCCCAATTGATCAGGTAGTTCACCAGATCGCCGTCGGTCCAGGCGTGAACCATGGTATTCGACTTGGTCACGTCGCTGTCGGTCAGCTCGCCGCGTTTACAGGTTAGGCTGTAATCGAGTTCGACAACGCGACTACGAAGCCCAATCTTCAAGATCCCGTCCTTGGTCAAAACATAGAACCAAGGATTAGAAGACTCGCGATGGTATTCGTTGGGGATTTCGTGAATGCTGATCGGTTCGATGCGGGCCAGTAGCAATACAGCTTCCAGTTGTTTGCGATTCAATGTCATTCTCCTAACGTCTATGCCACAGGTCAAGGGCCAAACTGTGTTCGACTCGATTGACGCGGTTACCGTCCTTGTCCAGAATCACGTAGCCGTGATTGTGGATGGTATCGAAGATGGTTTCGGCCGCCGTACCGTACCCTTCAGTCCAGGCGCGATCTTCCGTCGTATGCTTACGCTCCGTATCGCGCTCTCGAGCACTTTGGAGAAGCTTGACGAATTCGGTTTGCGGGTTTTCAGGTTGGTGTGCGCTCACTATTCCATCGGACGGACTGTTAACGGCAGCTTCTGGAAAGAACAATTTCCAGCAATCGGTGTCGATATCTGCGCCTTCCCCGACCAGATTCAACCGCACTGCGTCGCAGGAGGTCTCTTCCCACTCAGGTTCGCTGAGCATTCCTTTCTGCCGACAGTGCTCGAGAGCATTCTCCACGACAGCGGCGACGCGTTTACCATCAACGGGATCGCCAGAGTAACTGACTGTAACGGCCAGATGAATCTGTTGTTGTTTGCTCATTCTTACCTCCAATGGATTGTTAACGACATAAAGCCCGGCGCGAGGCCGGGCCCTATGCTGTCGGTTTACAGGGTCTTGCGTTTCACGCTGGTCGGGTCTTGCGTACCGCGGTTGAGGATCTCTTCCATGGTGCGCATGTTTACCCGCAGATCCTGACGTCGCGCGCCAGTCAGCGGTTGTTCACCCTCGTCGTCTTCCACGCCGAGATAAGTAACGAAGGTATCCTCGTCCTCATTCTCCTCGACGTAGGAACCGTTCATCATTTCCCGGTACGGCGTGTGGTTCCGGCCAATGGCGCCTGGTTCCTCGTCGTGGTACAGATCGCCATAGCCATCACTGCGACCAGCCTGCCAGAGCGCCCGCAGTCGCGGAATTGCCATGATGTACCGGCGATTCGACGGCTTGGCGTTCTGGAAGTCCGAGATTGACGGAAGACGGCAAACCCGGTCTTCGTCCCAACGTTTGGTGAAACGGTCGCGCATCGCCTCCACGCGATCCCGCAGCCTGTCCAGGTTGAAGCTCGCCAGATTGTCGTAGGCCGAACGCAGATATTCGCTAGCGCCCGCACCTGCGGAGCGTATCGCTGTATCCATCCGGTCTCGAAAGAATCGCAGATCCTCCCGTGACATCATCCCATGGGAGCTCGTCCGGATCAGATCTGCGTCATCATCCAAACAAAACACAATTGCCATCAGTCCTCCATAGCTACTGAAAGGGCGTCCCCTTCCTCATAGCGTGCGTTCACGGTTGACAGTACCGTTGCTGGGATTGCCGCGTGATTGCTTACACGGAACGGGTGCTTCAGGTCCATCAGACCGGTGTGGGATTCCATGCGCAGGTACTTCTGGGTTGTCCAGTTGTCCAACGTCAGTTGTCCAGTCATGTAGTCGCCGTCGAAGTCGGCGTTGAATGCCACGGTGGTCAGCAGCGGCAGCGAGGTGCTGAGCTGCGTTGGGTCGCGCTTGATCTCATCGATCCAGTACAACTGCGTCGAGCCGTGCATGAGCGATGGGAACCGAGTAAACTTCGTCGGTATCCCACGGCCGCCAGGGCTTTCAGCGATCATCCGGTCGAACAGCTCTTCGAGCTTGTAGTGCGTTCGCAGGACGTTGTCGTAGATCAGGGACGCGATTTCGTTCGGCGTGTAATCCTCAGCCAACAAGTAGGACGACAAATGCGTCTTCATCGTCAGCACAGCCGTTCCCCACGGCCACGACAGAGAGTTGTACTTGTGCGGCTTGAACTGCGGGGTGATCACAGTCCGCCATACCCAGTGAGGGCTCGTACCGAATACCAGCTTCCGGTAGACACCTTTCTTGTCGAAGATCTTCGACCCTTCGTACCCTGAGTAGTACTCGATCAACTTCATCATCGATCGGGCAATACGACTTTCCACCACTTTCGCGCCGCTGGTGGTGTTACCGGCGTTGGCGATGGAAATAAGGGCACTAAGTGCTGGGGCCATCTTTGGATCGACGAAGGTCTGCTCGTTCACGTTCTCGACGATGAAGCCGATCTTGGACGGGAACGGGAGATGCTTACACCACACGATATCCCGGTGGATCTTGAGGAATCGCTGCGTGGTGGTCGCTTTAGCGGCCTTCAGGAAATGCCTGCTTTTACACAGACCTTCCATGATGTCGTCGAAGTTGTCGTGGAAGTACGTCAGACCTCGACGTTCGATCAGTCTGTTGACGATCAGTTCTTCCTGACTATCCGACTTGGGCGGCGTGTACTTCGGATCAAGCAGGTAATCGATCACGCTGAACCCGCTTTTGGTAAAGCGAGCTTTGAGCAGCCGATAGATCTGCAAGTTCATGAAGCCCGGAATCTGCTCAGGCGCGGATACCCAGATGATGGGCTCGATTGTCTGCTCAGTCAGCGGCACCACTGGGTAGCCACATTCCTCACAGTTCTCTCCGATGAACGGAGTTCCTTTGGTGTGTCGACAAGGACACGCCGGGATATTCGAGAACACATCTCCATCGTACCGGCTATACACCAACCGGTTGAACTTCTCCCGTCCAGGCTCAGTGCTCAAATCGAGCTCGTTTGCCAGAATGGGCCGAATCTCCAGCCGGCGGAAGACGTCATCAAAGTCAACCACCGTCGGGTAGATCCCCTTACGACCCGGATACCGCTGTCTGGGTGCGTGTATATCTTCGAGGATCTGGTCCGTGAAGTCTTCGTAAACCGCGGTAGAGAGTTGCGCCATAATACCTCCGCAAAGACAATAAAGAAAAAATCAAGAGGGGTGGAAACCCACCCCTCGAGATCTCACTTGCCTGCGAAGCGATTAACGACGATCCCAGTCATCGCTGAAGAAGCGACCACCACGACCTTCGCGATCACGATCGCGGTCACGACCACGACGACGGCTCACGCCGCCTTCGGAGATTGCCTGCGACGAGAACAGACGGTTACCCACCGAACGACGACCCGACAGGGTGTCGCCACCGGCGATGTACGGGCTCATGCGGGACTTGTCCAGGGCGGACGCGAGAGCCGGCAGCAGGTTCTTCTGGAAGACCAGCTGTTCGGCAGTCTGTACGACATGGATGTCCGGCACGAACTTGCGCAGGATGTGGTAACGCTCGGACAGGTTGTAGTCGACGGTGTGGCGGCTGTCTTCGAAGGTGAACTGGTAGTCGCGAACGAGCTCCAGATCTTTCGAACCAGCACGGGTCAGCACAGCCGGTACGTTCCACTCGCTCAGCGGACGCAGAGTCGAGGTGTCCGGGTCGGTCCAGGTACCGATCAGAACGCGAGTACCCGCGGATTCAACAGGCAGAGGCATGCTGCCGCCGTTCATTTCGCGGTATTCTTCGCGGAAGCGGTCGTCGGTCAAAACGTCCCAGGCATCGTACAGCTTGGTGCACAGGGCGTCGACTTTCGACTTGCTTTCCTCGGTGGCGATCTTCTCGAAGATCGACAGGATTGCGGCGTTCTGGCCGGAACTGGCGGTGACCATACCGAACGACACGTCGCGCTTGAAGAACGCGTCGATGAAGTCGGCGAAGTCGTCGTCGTTCATGTTGCTGGTGACCAGGTCCATTGCGTCGCGACGCTGATCATCTTCCAGATCCGCCAGCAGGGCGATATCCTTCAGATCGAACACCGGCTTGACTTTGCCACCGACGGTCTTGCGAGGACGCGCCATGTTGGTCCAGCGGTAGTCGTTCGACAGCAGAGCCACGGAGCCCAGCGCCAGACCTACCAGACCCAGGCTGTTCGGGTAACCGTCGACCGGGGCGATGGAGTTGATGTTGATAACGCCCTGCATGAAGGCGGTTTCGTCATCTTCGTCGCGGCGGCGGGTACGCTTACGGCTCAGGCGGTTGCGGTCACGATCGTTGTCGTCGTCCTGGATGAACATATCCAGAGAGCAACGGGCTTCGACCATCGGAGTACGCTCGTACAGATCGTCCTCGTCATCGTCGGTCCGTTCCGAGTAGTGCGAAGTTACCAACGCATCGGTACGGATCGGCAGGCCGGAGGTGTCGTGGCCGAACGGCTGGTTGTAATCGATGGTGGCTTCCAGACGGTCGCCGCTGTCGATCAGTTCCGGACGCAGAGCGAACTCGCTGATTGCGTCTGGATTGCTGGCGTCCAGGATTTCCTGACGGTAACCGCACAGGGCATCGATGGCATTGTCGAAGATCTGAGCAACCACGCGGTTGTTTTCTTTCTCGGAGACTTCCGAGATCAGATCCGCCAGGATCACCTGCGAGTTGACCAGCACGACACGTTTGCAACCCAGGCCGGCCGCTTCTTCACGAATGCCTTTGGTGTAGGCGTCGTTCATGCGGTCTTCCGGCAGCACCAGCGCCTCGTAGTTGTCGCCACGAGATACCGCGTTGCGGGTGGTCTGGGAACCCGGCTGCTCGATGCAGAGGGTGTAGACCAGAGTTACGCCGCCCGGGATCAGTTTCGGCAGAGGCAGGCAGACCAGCAGGGACGGCAGAGCACGCGAGCCTTTACGGCCGGTATACGGCAGAACCTGGAAGCGCGACTGCTGGATGTCCGGGTGGATGTTTGGATTGTCGAAGGTCTTGGCAGCCTTGAAGGTATCCATCAGGATAGCCAGGGCAGCGTCAGAAACACCCGACATTTGCGGGCGGTTCATGGCACGACCGAGGGACGCCATGTTGAAGCCACGGCCTTCGTCTTCTTCTTCACCACGACGCCCGCGCTTACCGCCACGGTCGCTGCGGTCACGGTCGCGGCCACCACGATCTTCATCACGGTCGCGGTCACGGTTTTCGGTGCGGTTCTCGCGGCCTTGATCGCCGGTCGACTTGTCGCCGCCGGTTGGTTCGTCGTCGAGTACCAGATCGTCATTGCTCATGTGTTGCTCCTAAAGGACAATTGTCTTGCGATAATGGATTGCACAACTTCTCCTAATCGCGTCAGAGATTCCCGATCACGACTCACCGTCGTGAGCCCATCGGGCCTAGATTTCCCGGTGTGCAGCCGGGTATAATGCGATTCGGTTCAAACCTTATATTGCCAAAGTAAAGTCTTACATCGAATCTCCCCTTCTGAATCAGTACAGTAATGTACTAACGTGATATTTTTAATCACAATCATCGTCACGTTTGTATCACGATGATAATGTATCACCCACGAATCTTTAAACGTGGTGGTAATACAATGAAGGCGGAGTTGCGTAATTCTCCCCGGTCCAGGGACCTGCGGCAGACAGGTCATGTGAGTTCTTCACATATAATGGATATTGTCCGTAACTTTTTACATAGCGAGGGTAGAGTGGATGTTCCAGCTATTTGATTCGAGGAATATCTTTGATCGCTCGCCGTTCCAGTACGCCAGGATGGACTACCTGCGAGAGCGGGTTGGTGAGAACTACAAGAAACTGGTGGACCAGCGGCGCTGGACTACGGGGCGGTTGGACAGCTCGCATTTACTGCGGTCTATCCTGCTCGGCCTCGCTGTTGAATTCAAGGGAGATCTACAGCAATACATTCAGGCAGTGGGGGCAGCTGAGCGAAGAGTCGTACCTACGCTGAACCTGACATCTTCCTACAGCCGTGGGCGGTTGTTCACCGAAGGCGTCTTCTACAACGACTGTCCTGAAATCATCATCGCCGCTCCAAGCTTTGATTGGACGGTCATGGATCTGTGGAAGGACTACCGGAAACTCAGTGCAGTAACGGTACTGTCTCACCCCATCACAGACATCGATGTAGTCGAGTTGGGGGTGATGAACAACTTCACCGTCAACAAACGGTTGGACTTGGCAATCATCGCTATCGACATTCCGCTCCTGGCGGCGCAATGGCAGCTGTGGAGAGCCGGTAACCCAGACGGTACACCAGAACACTTCCTGACGGAGGTTCCTCTGGTAGGGGCGGTGAAGAGCCACCTCAACATCGCTTTCTTCAACAAGGTACGTGCGGCCATGGGGATCATCCCCTACATCAAGGCACGCACCAACCTGACGTTCCAGCAGTTCCCGGCAGATGGCCCAGCCAACGACTTGGCAGCAACTGTAGTCAAGAACATCACGTCCAAGGCTATGCATGAGAACCAGATCCTCTCCAGCATCCCTGTGATCTTTGGCGACAACTATCTGGACAGCGTCAGGTTCCCTGATGTGATGACGAGTTTCCAGATTGCCTGGGCGGATCAGGCTTTCAAGATGGACCCGGCTTCTGTAGTGCTTGAATGCATGAAGTACGTCGGAGACTCTCGTCTTCTGGATGTTCTCAAAATCATCCGCAGGACTTTGATTCAGAACGAAGAAGCCAAGACGCTGACGACAGGTTTGACCACCGCCGCTAGCGCCCTTCTCATGGATCGATTGACGGGGCTGGTAGTATCGCGTTTACCTAATCCGTTGGGTGTTGAAGAACCAACAGCATAAGACTACAGGGAGTGGGGAATCCCCACTCCCTGTATGCCGTCAAAGGACGGAGACGGCTTGTTGGGCCAGGTCTTCTTGTTCTTCGGTGTTGACGATACGCTGTTGGCTGAAGTGCAGGTGCAGGATCTCGCCATCGGTGACGTCGTTTGCTGCACGGATCATCAGCTCTTGCACCGATTCGCCTTCTTTACCTTCGTACACGGCCGACAAGATCTCACCGCCGTTGGCAGGTCGGATTGCCAGATAGATAGTCGGCGGACCTAACGTTACCGACGCTACGTTTTGAATCACTTCGTTGACTATTGCTTGTGCCATCACAAAACCCTTCATGGTCGGCAAACGTTTAGCGACATCCCGCATGACTTCTTCCGAAGACTGTTGGGCGGCTTGAGGGACCCTGATCGACGTACGGCAACTCTGGGCCCGCTGACTCAGTTCGAACACATCGATATTCATTGTCGATTCTCCTTATTCTGACAATGGGCGCAGAAGCCGCAATACTCACACCAAGGCACAGGTGGTGGCGCTGTCGGAACCGTTGTCGGCAGTGGTTTGCGGACTATCTCTGGACCAGCCGTGATGCGGTAGAGCAGATACATTAACCATTTCATATTTTCATCCCAAGGAAGTCGAACACCAAACGGTAGTTGTTTCGGTCAACAATGTGCAGACCGGTGGATTCCAGCGTGCGGTAGAAACCTTCGTTGATCTGGTAGGTCAGCTTACGCACGTTGGCCGCAGACTGGATCTCTACAGGCAACCCACACTGCTTGATCGACATGGTCGGCAGATACACTGTCGGCAGTTCTGTACGGCCGTGCTTCGCCATCCACGCAATCATACGTTCAGCCAACGCTCGGTCTTCGATCTCAGCCAGCCATTCCTGCGTTTTGGTTTTGTTCACCAACTCGGTAGTGACTTTAACCACAGGGATAGGCGGTTGAATCGATTCACCGTACTTTGGACCAAACACTTCTTGCCACATCTCGAAGTAAGGGACCTTGTTGGTCTCAGGTTTGATCGACGCAGACTTCAGGTAGGTGTACTCACCGCGCATGATCGAACGGATAGTGTCCAGTTCGAACTTAGCCACTTCTTCCAGCAGCTCTTTGGCCGAGATCTGTTCACTGTTGTTGGCAGCGTCCAGGATCTTACGGCGCATGCGGTCACCGCCTTGCAGCGTTTGTTTCTGGGTGGACGAACCACGCAGCCCCACGCCTTTGGTTTCAGTCTCGTCTTCTTCGTAGATGTTACCTTCCCGCATCGACATCAAGGCGTAATAGTGCTTCGCCAAGTTAGTCCGAGCAAAGACTGGGAAGCCGTACTCGTTCTTCATCGCCAGACGGAAGGTGTTGGCAACTTCCACACCAACGTTGGCAGACAACATAGCCAGCGAGTGCGCAATGCACTGACACGCCATGTACGTCGCCAGATACCAGATCCGGTCGTTAACCTCACCACGAATCATGTTACCCGAGTACCACTGCACCCAGTATTCGGTAGTGAAGATCGAGGAGTCAGTATCCGCTGCCAGACAGGCACGACGCTGGATAGACTTCAGACTCGCCACAGTGGGAGGCAGGTGATCAGGTACGAACAGACCAGAGATAAAGTCGGACCACTTCGCAGAGGACTGCATGAACTTCTGAGCAGTCTTACCGATGGTCTTCCAACCTTCCGGATTGTTCTCTTTCACCAGCTCGTGAGTTGTACCCTTGAGCACAGAGGCACACAAGGCGTTCACGTAAGCGATGTCAGTAGCATCCAGAGACTTCAGTGCTACGTCGGTATCGATATCGTCGGGAATGTCCGAAAGATCCAACGCGATCAGCTCGGACATCATTTGTCGAATGATGTCCGGGTTGTGCTTGGCTACGTGGAACATGTCGCCAGAATACACGACAGCTGCGCGCTCCAGCGGAGTCATGCCCTCAGCCAGCTGCAAGAACTTCTCCAGCTCGTGCGGGATACGCCAGTACAGTCTACCAGAGTACTCGACCATGTCGACCACATCTTGAGCGGTCGGATAAACCAGATCGTACTTGGTGATGGTCTCCTGCATCCGATCGAGGTTTTCGATCGTTAAGATAGCCATTAAGTTTGCCCTGGCTATCTCTGGCGTATGGTAGTGCTTCGATCCCATGAGGAACCGTTCTACCGTGGCGTTACCGTAACCTGCGGCAGCACGGCAAAGCGAAGTCAGACTGGAGTGACCTGTCGCCAGATACAGCGCGTTACCTTCAAAGCCCCGCTGTCCAGATACCGAGTTGATTCGGATCTTACGGGCATTCTGGTCGTAGTCCGCCAATGCAGACTTGAGCATCTCGCCCAACTGCTTGAACTGGAACATCGCCTTCTTGGACGTCTTACGGGCTTTGATGTTGTCGTCCTGCCATTCCGCAGTAACTGACTTCTCAACTTCCGGACGTTCATACACCACCATCGACGGCGAAACAATACGACCGCTGTCAGTGATCTCCTGCACGTAGTTCAGGAAACTGGTGGTATCTTCTACCCGATGTCCTTTGGCTTTGCTGATCAGCTGGGTCATGGCCGGATCTTTGATCGCGAGCTCTTTCCCTTCCTTGATCTTTTCTTGAACGAACTTCAGACTCCCCGTGTAACCACGACGGAGCATCAGCGAAATGTACTTGGCGTTCTGCCTGACGTAACCACGGCGAATGTCCAGGTTACGACGGTACTGCTCTACTGGGCGAACAAACGGGTTAGCCATCGTTACAGAATCTCTCGTTGTTGACACACTGGGGGTTGGTCTGGCGTATCGCCGAAGTGGCCGGCAGCGCCTTGGGACGACTCAAACCTCGACCCGCAGTGGAAACATACCCACGCCTTATCGTGCATGGTGTACGACACGGAATCATCTTCCGTACCACGGACCAGATCGACTCGCATGCCGAATTTGGTCCTGAACTCCGTCATTGCTTTGTAGAGTTCTTCTTCGTCGACAATGGGATCGACGACGGTGAGTGTGAGTCGGCTCATGACCTTCCCTCCTGTTAACTACATCAGTTGGACGTTCGTTAACAAAAAAAAAGACCACCCTACCCGCCCCTTTCGGAGCGGGTAGGTGTGCGTCACGGGTTGACGTACTCGAACGAGAAGTTCTCGATACCAGACTTGAGCGCCATGGTCTTGAGCGATTCGATCTGCTCGTCGGTGGCGTCAGGTAGACGCATGATCCGAGGGACGTTACCGCCACTCTCGATCGAGGTCTCGATGATCCACGGAATGCCGTAGTAACTCGGCACGCTGTTCGCGTCAATGAATTTGGCATAGAGGTAATCGGTATATCTCACCGGCTTTGGGTCGGGGATGAACGGCAGGTACTGGCGGTGATCTGCCACCGGGTCCTCACCGATCGCCAGGAGAGTCTGTGCATCCAAGAAGCTAATCAACTTCAAGTTACGCAGTTTCTCCCCGGCAACAGTGGTGAAGGTCAGCGTTTGGCCGACCGCATTGTTGTCCAACTTCATCGTCACTCCTCCAAGACAGCCAGGTAATAGCCGTCCTTATCAAACTCCAGGGACTTCACTTGACCCGTACGCATCAGGTCGAAGAGATTCACATCATCCACTTGAAGGAAGAGTTGTTCCAGATAGAAGCACCCGTAGCCCAGCTCTATTTCTTCGAAAGCCTTATCGTTGCCAGACATGGCATTGAGGCACAACTGGACATGCTCCTCATAATCCATGGGGTGGCAACTGTGTTGCGGCGGGTAAGTGTCACAGGGCTCGTACTGGAACTCTTGATAGGCTAATGCCTGCAGAGCTAAGTAGAACTTAGGACTATACCCAATGAAGGAATGTTCTCCCACTCGGGTTCTCCAGTCAGTTTAAACGACCATCATTATCACGTTACAGTATATCTTCCGGTTAGCGCCGGTGAGACTGACTGTACCTTCGACTACCTTTGCTCCAACATACCCTAAGTGCTTTGTGTAACGAGCTATTGCTGGGTAGAAGGAGTTGACTACGTAATCGGCAACGATCAGCGCGTCTTCGAAATCTTTGACTCGGCCTTTGTCACACAACTCCATGGCTTTCTTCGCGAGTAGCCCTGGATCGGTAGTCGGTGGAGACTTAATCGAATCGTAATCCGTGAGAATGCCGGCAAGGTCATACCCCAAATCACATACTTCGTAATCCACCTGGTTAATGAACTTGCGGGTCAGGTCAGTCACATCAACTACGACGTAGGACTTATCGCCGCGGTTATTGGACGCTGATGACCTGTCGTCGCTTGTTGAGTTCGATGACCGTAAGTGATTTCGGATCATGGGAGATGACCTCAATGTCTTCCAGGGCCGTTACGGGAAACCCGCACTGACCCACTGTGTTGTACAGCAAGTCGTACAGCCTGAGTGCTGGGTGACCCCGCGGTAAGTCCGGAAACATCCCAAACGGTGGTGGCCACGACAGCTGATGATTGGCAAACGGCATTTGCTCTGCAAACTGCCCAGCTCGGATACGCAGGATTGACATCGCAAACGAAAGCTGCTCTTGCGTCCTGTATCCAATTAAGCACTCGCTGTGAAAACTCACGCGATGCGGAATGCGGTTCAGTGGGATTAGGTTGGACATCAGTCACCCCCAAATGAGTTTGAGACACGCAAGGTCTCGTCGGACTTCAGTATTGACGCTGACTAAGAACGCTTTGCGGTTAGCTAACTTGAAATGAACGCCGGCTCCTTCTAGAGCATTGAGGATATAACTGGACACTCGCTCGATGTCATTTGCATCAAGGTTGTAGTCCTCCTGCAAGATTTCGATGACGTCATCTTCCAACCACTGTTCGTAGTTAGCCAGCGTCAATATCCAACACGACAGCATATAAGCCACGGTATCTTCCTCGATACCGTGGTGTCTGCTGATTTCGATCATGAGTGTTTCGGTACGTTCCATCACATCCTCTCTCGACAGATTGTAACGGAGATCACACGGCCTGACTTTGGGAGGTAAACCCTATCGAAGAAGATCTGACTATCCTCGTGTCGCAGATAGTCTTTCAGGTACTTCACTATCCGGCGAGTTTCCCGATAGTCACTGCCGTGCAGAACTGAGATCTCCTCGATGATACCGACATCGGATTCGACGTGGTGGTCGTGAGAGTGTTCCTGAAGGATGTCTACGAGATTGGCCAGAGCTTGGTACTCACACTCTACCCAGAACTCAAACAACGCCCTCAGCAATTCACCGCTGATCTCCTCCCGAGTCGAACCTTGATAGTCCTCAGTCAACTCAAGACAGCTGATCGCAAGTTCTACCTTATCGATCAGCACCTGGTCAACATCGAAGACAAATGGCTCATCTTCGTTGTATTCCCTCATGAGACCACCAGTACATCGCCGTGTCGTGACCACTCGACAGTGAAGATCTCTTCGGGGAACTCTCTGAGATCGTTCGGGAGGATATTCTCCAGTTCCATCAGCAGGTACTTGTACCGACGGTACTTGCCGATGAACAACCCACTCAGGCCAAGGAACTCCCCGTACAGTCGTTCCCGTTCGATTTCCTTGACTTTATCGAGATCATTGAGAATGCGCTCAAACCCGTCGAATGCATCATGGTCTCCTTCCAACAAGAGCGATACCAGCAAGAGACTGTACGTCTTGCGGATCACTTGGGATTTTACGAGCGGGTTGGAGACGTAGTCCGCCAGAGCCAACACCGCGCTGCCGGCATCTCGATCGATATCCAGCATTACTTTACGACGCGTCATTTCTCTGCCTTCCTTCCATTCATTCCAAGGGATCATTGGCCGTGCCAAGAGGTGGGGACAGTTCACCGGACTTGATGCGGGCTACGAAGTCATCTTCGATGGCTCGCTTGGCCAGCTCGGCAAACTTGTCGATTTCGGCTTGGGAGAGATCGTACTCTTCGATCACCTCGATCAAGACATGATTGCCGTCGACCATTACCACATCGGTGACGTTGAGCATGTCCTTGATAAACGAGAACGTCCGCAGCATTGCTGACTTGTACTGGGAGTACCAGGAGTCGAGCATCACCGCCAGATTGTCGATGTTGTCCATTTCTGGTGGTTGGTTGGTCATCAACATCAGACCTTCCCACGCACGCGTATCGTTCAGGAACGCCAGCGTCAACGCAGCTTCCAGAATCGGGGCTGGGTCGAGGTTGGTTGACTGCGCGACATCATCGAGACCGAGATGGTCGCAGGTAAGAATGAATCGATGAAAACGGTTCCCGATCGTCTGTGTCTCTAGACAGTGATCGGAAGTCACGTAACTTCTTGTCGAAGTCGAGGGGGATGAACTCTCCAGCTTCTCGACAAGCTTCGAGGAAATCTTCGAATCGTTGCTCACGGGGGCCTCCGGGCAATAGAAAGTGAATTGTGATCACATGGTCGTCGGGGAAGATCCGAGCCTCTGTGAACGTCCAGTCAAACTCAGCAGTCAGGCGCACCTCACGGCGTACGTGTTCTGTGAATTGAATAACCGTGTTGGTGATTACCGCTCTGGCTTCAGGGGTGATTCTGAGTTTGTCTAGTTTCTGGTAAGGCGTCTCGGCCATCCAATCAAACGTACTAACCGCGGAGGCCAATAACAATTCGATTGGTTTATCGTGAGCGTAGAAGATGTCGTCGCCACCTTCCTCGAAAGCCCTTTTCAAACGACGGTACCACGATCGGGTTTCTAAGACGATGACATTACCAGGAGTGCTCGCCACAACCATACTCCTTCCCGAAACGCCTCATCCAGTCTTCGAGACGGAAGTCTTCCCCCATGGTGATCGAAACCTGTTCACCGTGGCGATGGAGGTCGAAGTAGTGCCATGTTGGGAATTCGGCAAATTGACGTAACCACTGATCTACTCTGGTAATAAGCTCATCCGCTAAGTCATGCGGACTGAAATGTCGGTCGATCGATACTGGCATCATCCTAAGGTACGTTTCAGCCGAGAACTCAGCACGGCGTTTAGTCCAGGTCATCTTCTCGGTGAAGAAGTTATCGATAACTGCCCAGACCACCTCGCCGCATTGAACACGATCACGTCTGTTGAAGTCGATATCGTTCTTCTTCAGTTCGTGGGCCAGCCATGACGCGATGTCATGGAAATCGATGAGACAGCTGTCTCCAGGCTCTTTCAATTGCACTGTTAGTCCCCATCATCAAAATGTCGCCTTCCAGGAAGAAGGTAATCCCGTTCTCTGTGACGTCGAAGTCACGAGGCGCTGGCAGAATGCGCAACAGGTCTATTCGTTCTGCGTGGGCAACGGTTAGTAATCGCCCTCGCTCTTCCTGGAAATTGTTTGGAATAGCGTCCAGCAAATGGGCACTCACGGTTGGTACTGCATGGGCCTTACTGTATACATTGGCAAACCACGTCTCATAGACGGCTGGTTCAAAAGGCCCTCCATTCTCCATCTTTCGACGCAGATCCTTCAGATCCACCACGGCGATCTTTGGACGTCTGAATAACTGGGATGGGTTCGAGTCGACACGGGCGGCTCTACCATCTATGTTCCATCTTGACATCGATAAGCCCCCTGGTGTGTACATGATTAGCTGACTACGTAACAAAGTACGCCAATAGCTCCTGAGACGCTCTCTCGCACGTTTTCTCATCTGGCCCTACCGACGACAAAAAGAAAAGAAGAAAAGCTCACCACAGGCCGTTTAGGACTGTGGTGAGTAGGTCTAGCCAAATGACGGTATCGAGATACTGTCAGCAAATTCTGGCAACGTCGGCCGATTGATGACCTCATGCAAGTGAGGGTCGTATTTCTCTTCGGGGAATGCACCGTGCCACTCACCGTGGATACAACGTCCGCAGAGTTGCTGCCCTCCGGAGTTTTCGCTCACGCTACAGCGCAAGTGATCCAGGTTGCCGCAATTATCGCAGCAGAACCACATGTTGATCATGACGGCTTTCCTCAGTGAACGACATACAGCGGGGACCGAAGTCCCCGCCGCAGTCAGGTTGGTCTGTTAGAACAGACCGGTCTCGTCATCGGCTTTACCGGAACCGCCCAGGAGGGAGACAACCGGAGCCTTGACTTGCTGTTGCTGTTCGAGATCCGTACGTTGCTTGATCAGGTCCTTGAACAGCGAAGCTGCCGAAGCAGTAGATACCGCGAAGTAGAACGAGTTCGCGTAGACATCGCCTTCGTTGTTGCGCATGTAGCCGGCGGTGTCGTAGACGGAGTTCAGCTTCGGAATGGTTTCGTTACGATCACGCGCCACGGCTGCGTAAGCAGCGATCGGCATTTCCAGATCTTTGAACTTGTTGACATCTGCGGCGATGTGCAGCAGAGCCACGCCAGGACCGAAGTGGGTGACGGTGTGGTAGTCGAACACGTTGTTGACGTCGGCAGTGTCCATCGATTCGTTCATGCCGCTGAACAGGATCGACATCGCAGCCAGGTCGAAGGTAGGACCGACGTTGTTGGCATCGCGGGACTTGCTTTCGTCGTTCTTGTGCAGTGCGATCACGATCGGACGGCCGGTGGTGCGGGTGGTGTCTTCCATACCGGTCAGGGTGCGGATGAAGTTGTCGACACGCTTGTAGCTCTCGTTGGAGCTGACGGCCAGGATGGCGCAGTGGTGGCCTTTCTGGTGCAGGTACTTGACCATGATTTGCGCGATGGCAGGACCAGTACCGCCGGTCAGGCTGGTGACGATGATGTTCTTGTCACCCGGCTGGAACTTGGACGTGATGTCCGGCATTGCAGCCAGTACCGCAGCACCCACCGCTTTACGGTCACCGCCAGCACCATCCATCACGGTACCGTCTGGACGCTTGACGTGGTAGACCTTGTCAGCCGAAACGCCGACCAGGTTGGACAGCGAGGTATCGACGAAAGCGTATTGCTCATCACCCAGCAAGTGGGTGTGCTTCGGCGAATTGTCCTGATAGGCGCGCAGGATGTTGGCGCCAGTACCACCAGCGGCGTAGATGCGTACGGTGCGACGTTGTGCGGTAATCAATTCAGACATCTTGTATCTCCAGTGGATTGTAACAAAGTACGCAAGGCAGTGGTATGTCCACTACGAATCGCAATACGGAGGGTGGTTTATGGACCCGATCTCTGTCGCGATGGTCCGCATCATGAATGGCGGTATCCCTCGTGACATTCTGAAACAGGTGTTTACTGCAAGACGCTATGACCCGACGGCTGACGATCGTTACTTCGACAACTCGTTAGGTACATCGATTGAGGAACAGATCCGCCTCAAAGTCATTGAAGGTCGCGTGGCGATCGACATGAGCGTTATCGGTGGTACCGAAGTCACTCTGCCCATGCGGATGGCTCAACGTGAATACGTCGATGCATGGAACGTGATCTACCGATTCGACCGCAGGTTCACGGGCGGGCGGCGGATCATCTCGGTTTCGGAGATGACGTACGGCATGACTCAAGCGCTAGGCACCGGGGGTTCTCCTGGTTACGACAGCCGTGCGAGTCAATTCATGCTCAACTCTCGTAACCTTCTACGAGCAACGACCGGTGTCGGTACGCTTTCGACGTCCTACGTCCAGCTCATCGGTCCCAACGCTGTACTGGTCAACGATGTCAACCAAGTGATCGGCGATTCCCTGTTGCGGTGTCGTCTGGCGCACGAAGCGAACTTCAACGACATCCAGCCTGCTTACTGGCATGACTTTGGCGAACTGATTGTCAGAGCGCTCAAGTCTTACATCTGGGCACAGCTGGTGATCGACATCGACGAGAACCAGATCCGCGGTGGTGCAACCATTGGCCGCATCCGTGAGATCGTTGACGGTTACGCTGATGCTGAACAGATGTACATGGAGTTTCTCCAGAACGACTGGGCGAAGCTTCGTATCCTTTCTGACCCTCAGCAGATGCGGAAGATCAGCAAGTGGATTCTCGGCGGCAGGCCTCATCGGTAACGTCATGGTGGTAATGTATCACCAGAAATCCGTAGAGTATCGGAGAGGGGTTTCGCCCCTCTCCGTCTATGCCGTCACTGTACCGATTCGCCTTTGAGCATCAAGTGCAAGGCATCCTTCTCATCCACAACGAGATGACCTTCGTCACGGAGCATGTCTTTGATCTCACCGTCACCATTCATCAGGTAGAGGATCTTGGACATGCCTTGCGGTACAGTGTCCTCTGGACGAACGACTTGGACGACCTGATAGACATCACTCGTTTTGAGTTCAGGTACATACACGCCGTTGATCACGTTGTTCACTGCATTGTCTGCGTTCATGCTCGGCAAGCCGGAATGCACACCGTCACTGGAGCCCTCAGTGGAATAACCGAGGGTTGGGATGTGTACTCTCCATCCCTTGCTTTCCAGACTGTCTGCGATCTTGATCACCTCAGCAGTGATGTTGTCATCCTGCATAGGTAATTCAATCAGTACGTCTCCCTGAGAGACGTACCCTTCCTCGTTAGCAAACTTCGCTGACGTAGGATCGGCTTTTTCCATCGAGAGAGCATCGTCAAGCAGTTTAGCGTAAAGAGACATGGTAAGAAATCCTCAAAGAAGTAATCAAATCAATACATCCCATTAACATTCCATAATACTTAAAGTACTTAAACGACGTCATAGAGCCAGGTGGTTTTAGGACCACCTGGCATTTGAATAAGTTTTCTTAGATACGATTCTTTTATCCGGTAACTTTTTACGATGGCTCTATAGGGCCTTCGGCCCTATTAAGAAGATTCTGTCCGACTTCGCTTCGCTGGTCTACCAGAATCCTGGTTTATCCCTATCACCATCCAACCCGGATGTTTACTTCGTAAACATCCACCCTTCCTTCCTCTTTCCCAAGATGAATTTGAGTGGAACATAGAATAACTACAGCCCAGTAAGAACTCACCGAGAGCAAAAAAAAAGAAAGAGGTAGAGGAGCCGAAGCCCCTCTACCGAATCATTGAATGATGATCGCACCGTCGGTGATGTAACCGACGTGACGGAACTGACGGATCAGGTGAACCATGATTGGGTCGATGGCAGCACGCACCCACCATTGATCGAATGTCTCGCCTTCGTTCATCGGAAACTCGATGACGACTACGTTACTCGAGTCGGTGAGAGCGCGCTTAGCCAATTGACTTGCCCAGACATGGGTTCGGAGCTTTCGTTTGCGGTTGACGTGTTTCCGGTAGTAGTCACTGACTGCATCGAACCACACCGTCCCCACGAAGTAGAACCACTCTTCATCATCGCCTGCGTGTTTCCGCAGTTTGTCCATGACCTCGACCTTGTCGACGATGTAGAGAATTTCCCGACGGTTCGATCGGTATTCTTTACTCTTCTTCATGCACTCGTCGTTAGCGATCGAACATCGGGTTACTTCAGAAAGCTCCATGTCCGTCTCCCTACTCGTCAAACCCCGTGTTGTCTTCGATCTCAGCCTTCCAGCGCCCACCGGCGGCTTCCAGAGAAATACCGTCAACATGACCGCCGTAGTGCTTCGCTACGCGCCGCAACAAGATCGGGTGGTAGTTGTGGTCGCCCATGAGGACATCGCTCCCACAGAGCTTGTCGAGGAGACCTACGTCCACGTTCTCCACCTTTCCGTCAGGGTGGACTACCTGGATACCGTACCACTTGCAGTAGTTCTCCATGGTCACGATCGGCACGTCGTGCTTCTCGACGTAGATCAGTGGGAGACCACGCCAGGAGTAGTGGATATGGACCGGCGTCTTTTCGCGTTCTTGCTCAGACATTATTCTTCCTCGTCCGGCTCTTCACCGGGTGGTGGTTTCATGGATTCGCGCATCTCTTCAGCCTCGACGCGCTCTTGTTCTTCGACCACGTAGATCCGACGGATCTGAGGAACGGTCATACCGTCGAAGTCGCCCTTGTTGGCACGGACCTCGTAGTCTTCCATCGCTTCTGGGTCGAAGTTCTCACCCATGTCAGCGATTGGGTATTTACTCTCTTTCTTGCTCATGCTCTTCTCCAAACATCCGCACAGACAGTTGGTATAAATCTTTGGCGGAGTTGATGATTTCGAAATCGGTTGGTGTGCGCTCAGCCCAGGCACGCTCACAGAAGGTGTAATCGGGACACCCTTCACCGATAACCTTGTAGACGTGCTTCTTGCACAACACCATACCGAACCATTTGTAGAGGCGTTTGAAATACGTGACCCTAGTGTATTCCCGAATCTCGTACATCACGCCCATTTGAGGAGTCCACCGCTTAGCGCGGGTGATCTCCTCTTCGTGACTACCCTCCTTACCGACAATCAATTGGCCGAGTGGAATGGTTTTGATATTCGGCAGTCCGTCACTGTTGATCCCACGGATCAATGCCAGGTACGTCCACCGCAATTGGAAGCCAGTGGTGTCAGTGATAGACCCAATGTCGACTTCGCCCCGGTTGTACAAGACTTTGTCGAACGCGATCAGAATCTTCTTGTGACCTCCTTTGGAGTCACGACTTTCCTGGAATTGAATCATACAGACCTCAGAACTTGGTGATAGACACGCCGTTGTTGAGGAAGGTACGTTCCTCCAGTTGATTCATACGAAGGTCGGTGATGACCCCTGGAGCTTTACGAACGAACTCGAGGTCTTTGCGTAGAAACGCAATACCGCCTTTGCTGTCGTCAATGCGATGGCAGAACGGTTGTGGAACATTGGGACAGATCTTCATGTGCTCTGGCGCTACCCACAACCGCCCTCTGAGCGGCCGTCCATACATCGAACGGATCTCACTGGTCAGGTATTTCGGCCAATCGCTCAGCCCGCCCTCATCCTCACGATGGGCCATGTCGGTACATTCGGCCTGATTCATCCACCAGAGGAGGAAATCATCCGGTTTAGGCGGCTCTTCTGGAAGTTCCAGCTCAGCCGATGTAGCCGACTCGATCTGCTGGTTGGCTTCTTCAGCTTCACGCAAGATCAGCTGCCAACGATGCGCTGGTCCGCAATGTGCCCACTGACCCCAGACTTTGGGTGAGAACTTCTCAACCCATTCGTCCGGTGGCTGGAACCGATCGGTGAACGTGTAGTGGGTAAGACCAGACTCGAAGATCTCGATGTCTCGAGCTTCAGGCCAGGCCTTACTGATCAACTGCACGTCCTCGGCGTAGGCGACGATGATGCAACCTTCCACCTTATCGCCGTAGGTGCCGGTACACCACCATGGATGCGGCCAAGGCCAGTGTGCTTCCACCGGCCGACAGTCCGTGTAGTCGGAGTGAAACCGCACACGATGTACGACCTTCCCTTCCGGCACTGGGGCTTTGATGATTTTGTGTTGAATTACTTCTACGGCCACGTTAGACCTCCCAGGACAGTTTGAAATCGCCAGCGATCGCGATGGTCAATTGCTTGAGCGTCGGGATGTAGCTGACGGTAAAGCCGGCGTCGTTCAGACGACGGGTGCTGTCCAGATCCAGTTGGCCATCGACCAGGATACGACGGCGCAGCTTCTTGACGATAGCGAGGTAGGTCGGAGAGGACGCTTCAGCTTCGGTGTCAGCCTGAATCTGTGCAGGCGTACGTGCAGGCTTGCCCAGACGCACATCAGGATCTGGCGACACCACACCGCGGAAGATTTCCAGGTACTTGATAATCGAGTCGAGTTCACTCCACTTCACCGATGGGATACAGCCACCCAGAACCAGACGTTCCGGTTCTTGCAGCATCTTCTCGTGGAACTCGTTCAGCGGAGTCATCGGAACCTCGACCTTCCCGATCACACGAGGTTTGCCGATGCTGAGCTCAGTGACAGGCCCTGCTGGGGGAGTTTGCTCCCAAACGATTTCGGCATCGACGATCTTGGACTTCTCCGAGCGACGATTGACCACCGCGTTGTGGACGATCTGCTGGAACTCTTCTTCCGACATCATCGGCATGCTTTCGAAGCTGGTGTCTTTGCCCAGTTCAGCGTCCAGTTCACCAGCCTTCACGGCACGGTCCACGACACCACTGAAGAATTCCTGAGACAGTTGCTCGTGGGTCATCAGATGTTCTTCTTGCATGTAGGCCATCAGACCAGCCATGCGGGAATTTTGTTGCGAAGTGATAAATTGAGTCATGGTATTTCTCCAATGGTTCATCAAACGGCATACAGGGAGGTATCCGAAGACACCTCCCCAAATGATCAATAACAAGGGTAAGAACTTACCTTCAGTCCACGTCTTCAGCGCAGGACTTGCAGTAGAACTCATGGGTGTAGGTACCGTTACTTACGGGTCTGGAAATCTTCACGACCGCCCGCTTCGTACAGTTGTTTCCGTCGCAGTCCTGGACGTCACCTGAGTGTAAGTGTTCGCGTTTGACTTGTTTCACTACTTCCATTTCGATGTCCTCCCCGGACAGTTTATTGCAGTGATTCGTGTTGGGAATGTACGATCTAATTCTTTTTGGATCGAATCATTTGACTCTCTCATCCTATCGGAACGAACGTATGGAGAATATCAAGTCTGTAATGGACCGGCATTGCAAGCATCTGACGTTCGATAAGTCGATGCTCACCCGTGTCCAAGCGTACCAAATGCAGTTCGCCAACAAGAACGAAGCGCACATCACCTTCTTCGGCGGAAACCTCATGGGCGTTGAAGCCGTTCGCTTCAAACCCGAAGATCGGAACAAGTGGTTCGAAGAAGTTCTCGAAGTCGACGAGACAGCACTCGAAGATGACCTGCACGCATTGCCAGAAGTTGTGACGCACCGTCATGTATCTTCTGACGTGATGAACTTATCGTGTGTCTGGGTCATTCACAAGTTCCTCACCTCCGACAAACTCAACGACGATCAGAAGTACGACGGCGCTATGGCCTCTGCCCTGATCCTGCAATACAAGTTCATCACCTCGATCATGACCAACATGTTTCACTGGTCAGCCGATCCAATCATCGCACAAGCCACCTACGCGGCGCTCAGCAAGCGTTTCGGCTTGAAGGTGGCTGGTACATGGGGTGAGCTGCTAAGACAGCGTGCAGACGACATTGTGCGCAAAGGCGGTCTGCACTACCAACGTCTGGTGAAGTTCGATAAAGACATCGACTACATCGTCAACGATATCCAGGGTCGAATCAAATCCTTCCTCAACAACATCCGTGACGTGTTCGAGATTGTTCGTCACTCGCCCGAGATGCAGATCCGAAACTTCGGGAGCACGATCGAGTTGGATGGGGAGATCAAGATTCGAGATACGACCCGTATGGTTACCCAGTACCGTAACTATTTACTGGAGATCCTCCCAGACAGGAACGCTTTCATCATCAACGAGTTGGTTGGGGTGATTGCCAAGACTGTACCGCAGATGACCAATGACTTGCTGACGAAGGTCTTGACGTACTTCGCTAACAACGCTTCGGTCAAAGCCGACCCACGGGTTCAGCGAATCTGCGATCTGGTACTCCAGCATGCGTTCAACCATCTGGCAACCAACCCCGACACGATGTTGTCGAAGTCTGACCTCCCGGGCTTGATCCGCAAGATGCGAAACCTCTACCAGGCCAGTCGGACCACCAACCCGATGATCCTGGAGATGCGTGAGTTGACTGAGGCTATTGCCAAAGTCGCTACTGGGTCGAAGAACAAAGTGCTCATCCCTGCGATCCGTAACGCAGCGTTGCTGTACATCCTGGTGCGTGCGTTCACGTACAACCACTACCGCAAGTAAACGACATACAGCCGGTGGGGAGACCCACCGGCTGTATGCTGTCTCAGTAACGACGGAACGGTGCTTTGATCCCGTTGTAGATACTCTTGCCACTGAAGACAGGGGTGGAGTAACGGGCGCGAGCATCTTCGTACTTCTGCTCTTTCGCTTCTTTCGACGCACGATCCATGGAACCGACCGTATCTTCATCTGTCCGATCTGCCAGTTCTGACTTGGCAGACTTGAGGCGTGCTTGATAGTACTGAATCTCGACCGCAGACCGAGCCTTCTCCATCTTGTCTTCCAAAGCACGGATGTTGGCCTGCAGACGTTCTTCCCGGTTGAACTTCGCAAGTTCTTTCGGCGTCTGGTCGTTGTTGGCGAACCGGAGTTTGGAGAGGACTTCACGAGGATCGATACCGTAGTGATCCAGGTTACGAGCATATCGCAGGAACCAGTTAGCGATCAGCCACGAGATGACATGGTCGTCGTGCCCGGAGGCTTGGTGGTCGATACGACCCTTACGCATCACGAGGCTCGAAAGCTCGTCCACGAGTTGTGGGTCGCGAATCAACGTAGCCGACTGGTTAGTCGCAGCACGCAGCACGTCAGAGTACAACTCAGTACGCAGATCACTGTTGGTGTTGAAACCAAAATCACTGCGAAACGGCGCGTACTTACGTTCAGACGGAGAACCGATCGAGTATTCCCGATAGGTCTTGCGATCCCGTTCGGTATCATCAGCGCGGTCAACGACTCGGCTGTAGATCCGACGACCTGGGTCCACACCTTTGAGCGGCAGCTTCAGAATCAGCTTGTCGCCAATACCAGCCCAGGAGGACTTGTTCTCAGGGACCAGCGTCATCATGTCGAAGAGTACCATGAAATCAACCAGCCAATCCCCGAAGTGCTCGAGGAAGGTTTCGTTGACCATGAAGGCAAACAGACTCTCAGTGGTATCCGTCGCAATCGCCACGCCAGTGATCGCATCTCGACCAACGGCGTTGGAGGTATCGAGACCCATGACCGAACGACGAGCCAAAGCTTCTTCGTACGGAACGTGGAATCGGATACGGTAATGGCGCTTCGGATCGATCCGCTCGATGACCTCGTTGTTGACCCAGTTCCTGATCTTGTTCAGCAGTTTCTCAGGGATTGGGTTGGAGGCACTACCGAACGTCCACTGACTCAGATAGTCACGCTTGGTCTGATCCAGGGATGCGGATGCACGGTTGATCTTTTCTTTCAGCCATTCGTCGGTGTAACCCAACTGTCGGTGGTTGAAGGAGATGTCCACCCGAGGTACGACCTTGTCGTTACTGTTTGCGCAAATGATGCTAACAGCTTCGGCACGGTTCTTGGCGTCGTACAGGAACTCGCCGAACGGCATGGCCACCTTTTTGATCTTGTTGTACACGTACTGACCAGAGTCGGTCGACAAGTCACCGGCCGTAGTTGTGAACAGCAGGAAGTGGATAGCCCCTTTACGTGCGGCTTCGTCAAACGTCTGAGTGCCGGCAGCAATCATCGCTGGGATGGAAATTGCGGCATACGGCAAGAATGGTGGTTCGTCAGAGGTGATGACCGTAGGCGATTGACCACGGGCCACGTTGTTCGCTGCTTCCGGATCGCCTTGCGGGATGTAGGTCTTGGTCCGGTTACCACGAGCGAAGTTGGTGAACTCGTGCTGGTTGTCCGTATCCTTGCCGGTGAGTTCCCACATCCATTTCGGCAATGACGCACGAATCTCTTTGTATTCGCGGATTTCCTCTTTACGCAAGTCGGACTTGGTGAAGAGAATGTGCTGCGAGCCGTACGCCCAAAACATGTGCCAAGCCACGATCAACATACGGGTGTTCAGCGACTTACCCGTCTGACGGATCTGCTGGAGATACACAACGAACGAATTGAGCACCGACCAGAACAGCGCGATGTTACCCCGGTTGGCAATCAGAGGTCCAGAGCCACCACCCGACTTGGCAGGTACCCGCATGATCTCACGCAGTACGAACCATGGGTTGTGCTCAGCCTCAAGGAGGATCAGCTCTTTCTGGTCGTCAGTGAGGTCTTCGCTATAGACGTTAACCCCAGACAACGAAGCGTTGTACAGCGTGAGCGGGAAGTACCAATGCTTGATCCCCATCTCTCGAAACTTGTAAGACTGTTCCAACCAGCTTTGATTTCGAGTTCCCTTCAACACGCCGAAGCGTGTCTCCAACCCTGGGATATCCGGCACAGCGGTCGGATACTTTTCCCAGTCCTCTTCGTAGAGAATTGGCATGTGAATTCCTTAGCGACATAGAGCCACTGGGGAGGCAGAGCCTCCCCAGATAACTCAGACCTGATGGACTGGCAGACCACTCACACCCAACTGTAGTTCGCCAGCGGTCAGTTTCCTGATCCAGCGTACGTACAGCGTCGCACCTTCTGGCAAGTCATTGACGAACGTCAAGTCCTGCTTCCATTGCGAAATAGGGAATGTGAACGACTGGGTACGAGTCACGATGATGAAGTGAGTCGGTGGTGGCGACTTGTTCTCGGTCTGTGGATCGTACAGCGGCTCTGCCGTGTAGAAGACGCTATCCAGCCACGCTTCCTGCGTGTCCAGCCCTTGCGAGATGTTGACGGTACTGAGACCAGCGCCAGTAGCGTGGACGACAGCTTCAAGCTTATCGCCGTACCACTTCTTCTGGTTGCCCGCAAACTTGACCTTCCAGTTGCTGGCCCGTTGACCACCAGACCGCAGCAGAGAGATCTGCACTTGCTGTGCATGACGCTCATCGCCGTAGCGCTGATCGAGTTCCTTCAACCGCACACCAAACGTCAGGTGCTGAGTCGAGGTGAACTCCAATCCGTCAAAGGCAGGTGACATCTCCGACAGCTCGACAGCCGACTTCGGAACACGGTACCCAACCTGACGAGTCAGATCGAACATCCAGAATTCCAGAGCGTACCCAACGACGTCGGATACCCAGGTCGGGAAGGCGAACAGTTTCAGAGTGCGGGTCGGGTCAGCCGGCAGACCGACGATGACGTACGGCACCAACACGTCGCCGTTTGCCGACGTACCTTGCAGGTACGAGTACTCGGCAGCAGGGTTTGGCGTGTAGGACAGCGACACCTCGTGCGGCGTACCACTGATCGATGGAGACCAGTACTTGAAACCAAGCAGTTTGAACTTGCCGTTGGCGTCTTCGTCAACCACGTCGTCGATGACATAACGACCGCTGGTGTACGTCACCTTCGCTCGCATCATGAGCGTTGCCATGGTAGCGTTGGTGTAGATCTCCAGCGTGTTCGGCTTGGTAGCCGACAGGTACGGGCTGAGCAGTTCGATGGACTCGATACGCTCAAGGTCGTCTTCAGGGTGACGAACGATATTGGTGTTGTACACCAGACACCGAGCCACGTCAGTCGGAGCACCGGCCTTGTTGTAAGTCACTACCGAAACAGGTTGACCGTTCGGCAGGTTCTTCATCGTGAAGCCCATCACAGGCGCCCAGATTGCCCGGTTGTTCGGATCTGGGTTCCAGGCCAGCGACAACGGAATCTCAGGACCCACGTAATCACCGTTCTGGCGATAGAAGGCACTGATGATTTCACCGCTGTCTTTGTCGACGTCGGTTCCGTTGAAGACCAGGATGTGGTCAGCCTGCTCACCGTAGGCGTGCAGACGGGAGTTGATATCCAGACGGTGAGGGGTTACGCGGGTGTCGATCATGACCCGGAACGATTCGCTCAGCTTACCCGGACCACCACCCAGCAGCTTGTCTTCATCATCGACATCGTCGTCGTTGTGAGGAATGTGCCAAGCCACCAGATCGGCAACAAAGGTGGTGGGGTCGACCCTCGCCACGCGTTTGAAGCCGTTGGTGTAGTCGATGATGCTGTCGTCTTCTCGAGGGACGTACTCACCTTCGCCTTTGATGATCTCACTACCGCTGTCCATGTCGCGGTACTTGTAGAGATCCTTGATGTTGAACTGCAAGCTACGGCGGTCATCGTTCAGGATGACACTATCGCCATTGCTGAGCTGCTGTTTAGTTTCAGCCATTGCGAATACCCATGATTGAGAGGGGAGTTACCTCCCCTGTCGATTACGAAAGACCTACGGATTCCCAAGTCTGGTGGGGATGCGGGTGGTCGCGCTGATCGTGTTCGAAGCCTTCCTCGACAATGACTAGATGACGGTTCAAGACAACGTTGTTGTTCAAGAACAGTTTGATCGCTCGGTCAAGGACACGATACTGATACACGTTAAGTTCAATCACACCAGTTTCAGGGTGCGGGTGAATCACGACGAACTGTTCGTCTACGTCGTTGAGTGCTGGGTCGTACTTGAGAATCCAGTCGTACCCTGCCAGACGTTTACGCAGCCAGTCATCGCTGTACTCACCCTTGAACTCGTCCATCGGCAGAATGCCGTTGAGCATGTCGTAGATCAGCTTCGTGGTGAACGGACTGAACACCTGCCACCAATACTCGATCGGCGTAGGGTTCGGTTGTTCTGGTAGAGGAAGTTCGACAGTCAGGTAATCTTCCACCTTCTTGTCGATCACCTCAGCGGCTTCGAGCAACGTGTACGTGTCGGTATCCGTTACACCCAGCATGTTGATCACCGGGTGCTGGACCATGTACGGCAGCCCGTTACGTGCGATCTCCGGCAACGTCTGGTTGTCCTCGGTAAAGCCGAGTTCATCGCGGGTGTAGATCGCCCCACCGATGCAGACGTGATTCACCTTGTCTTCCCGCACGTTGTAGCGCGAGTTGTGACTCAGTTGCCGGTACGCCACGAAACCAGTTTCAGCCGGAGGTCTTGCCGACATATCCGACTTGCAGAAGCTGCGACTACGCAGGTGGATGTCTTGCACCGGCCCTGGCTTCAGATATGCCTTGTTGACAATACAGAACTCAGGGAACTCGAAGTAGTAATCGATCTCCGGTACGAGCTCATGTCCGTTCATCCAGATGTTGGTCTGACCAAACGGAATGTCAAGCACGCCCACTGCAGATACACGACCCACACGGATCTCATCGGCGTTGAGGCTGAATGCCAACAGATCGTCCCGGTAGTTCAGTTGCAGGTCATACGCCAAGAAGTCGACGCTGTTGCGAACTGCCGTGCTGAACTTCGCACGGTCCACGTACCAGACCACCTTTCCGCCTTGGATCTTGTAGTACCGCTCATCGCCAGTGATGTCCTGCCAATCGTTCTTGCGGACACCGTTGTAGATGTGGCTGATGTAGAAGCGGTAATCCATGGTCGGATCGATCACCGTGCCGTCGACATCGAAGTCAGTCGACGAACCATCCCCACCGTACCCGTAGAACCCTTCGAGGTAACGGGTATTGTTGTTGCGGATCGGGTATTCGTACGACGCATCGTGCAGATACCACCCGAGCAACGTGCCATCGGCCGCGTACTCGTAAATCGTCGAACGATCCCACAAGCCTTCAGGCAGCGTAGCCCACTTGTCGGTACCTGGGGTGACTTTGATCGGCGTGTTGTTGATCCGCTTGCTAATGGCGTTGTAGCCCAAGGCCTTCTCTACCATCAAGCGAGTGATCCCACCCTGGGGCGCTGCCATGACTTTCGGGTAGAAGCTGTCTTCCAACTCGGCAGCTTGCCACACCTCCATGGACTTCTCGCCAATCATCGCCTTGATCCGTTGTGGTTCAGGCAGACGGAACAGATCCTTGATGTGGTGCGCTTCATCCGGTAGAGGACGATTCTTCCCACTGTCGCGGATAATCAGCTCAAGGCGCAAGTCATGGTTCCAGGTCCAATCACGATCGTACTCGATGTACGCAGCCAGGTAAGCCTGACCAATAGCGTAATCGCGATGCGTCACCATCCGAATCGAATCCGGTTGGTTGAAGTGGTAATAGTACCCGGTATACACCGCTGCCTTGGTGTAGCGTAGCAGATAGATGTCGATATCGTCGTAGAAGTCGACTGTCTCACCGAGACCTGCTCGAGTGATCAGATACTTGCCGATCTCATCCATCCGACTATCAAACGGCAGGATGTCTTTGACCAACACTTCGACCACTTCCTTGACGGTAGCATCGCGGTAGTATTCGATCACATCGCCCAAGTTGGCGGTTGTTGGGTTGATATCCTTGACGCGCATGCCGTTGACAAACGCCCACGCATAACCCTGCTTCTGCTGGGCAGCTCGCCACATGTTCTGGTACAGGATGAACTCGTTCTGAGTGGTCGGAACGATACCCTCGATCTCGATACCGCCATTGAAGGGGTACTTGCTCGAGTCATCCATCGCCAACCCAGACCGCCAACGGATGTAGGGTTGTTCGAGACCGAGGTTGGCAACCTTAGGCGTATGTAGGAATGCGATGACCAAAGCGCCCATTCCGGTGTACAGGAAGTAAGCGCGGTGGGTCGGGAAGTGTTTCCCCTGCTTGGTGTAGAGGTCGACCAGCAGAGAGGTCGCAATGCAATGCCCACGCACAGCAACCCACTTGTTGACGATAGTGTCCATTCCCACCAAAACCGGCGGAAGATCACCGATCATGAAACAGTGGTAGAACTCGCCTTGGGTTGGTAGGTTGTAAACACGCATGCCGATCTTGACGCTCGACAGAGCACCGAGTCTCGGGCTGAAACGGGTGGGTGCAACGATGTACTGCCGGTCCTGACCTGGTCCACACCAGATCCGACGGTAGGCATCGTTGACCAGGAAGTCGGCCGGTTGTCTCATGTTCACTTCATCCCGGTGAGGTGGTTCATGTTCTTGATGAACTCTTTGTCGTCCCCACGGCTGATCAGCTTCTCGATGATCTTGCCGAGTCCACTCTTCTGGTAGGTCCGTTCCTTACAAGCGGTATAGACCATGGCCATGAAGGCAGGCGGGTACTCCAGAGCCACAGCCACAGCTTCACGGTACTGAGGACCGAAGTTGAAGCCGAGTGCAGAATAGAAGTAATCGACGATGAGGTTGTGCAGACGCTCGGTGTCGAGCTTCTCGATAACCCACTTGACGAAATCGCGGATGTTGTTCAGTCGAGGAACTTCCCCGAGGAACTGCTCGATGGTCACCATGTCGAACCCTGGGATCAATCGAGTAGCGCGAGTAAGCAGGCGTTCGCGATCGTCAGCCGTCGGATGTTCCGGCAGTGGGTTGAACAACTGGATGTAGTAGACCGCAGCCAGAATGCGGAACTGCTGCATCTGACCAAACTCCAGACCCAGACGAACCATTGGACCGGAGATCCAGTTGATGAAGATCTTCGCTGGGAAGTTGCCGAGGTTCAGCAGGTCCGCAGCGATACCTTTATTCTGCTGGGTGTACCACATCTCAACCAGATGACCGTAGAGTACGGCATGGTTGTAGACGTCAAGCTTTACTGGCGTACGGTCTGCACGCAGCAACGAACGACCATCGATGACCACCGAAGACTCCAGGTTTGGGGAATCGAGTTTGGTGATCGGTTGGCCGTACGGTTGGAACGTATCCACTCCCGCAGGAACCAGCTTTACGCCGGGTGCTCCTTGAGCAGTTACCAGCGCAGAATCGATTTCAAGGCGTCTGATCCCCGAGAAAGTTTTCGAGAGATCGTAACGCGAACAGGGAGTGGTTTGATAGGGCGTAAGGAACATTGCTCGCGTCTCCAACTTATGTGAGTTAAAAAGTTACAAATTAGTACTTGGCGCAGAAACAAAAATAGTATGCTAACTCCAGCGTATCGGTCATCGACCGGCTGAAGTTAGGCAACCATACCATTCCCCGACGTTCTGCGCAGAACTTACTCCTGGGAGTTAACCATGCCTGTCGCTCAAACCAGTTCTCTGCCGCGGGTTAATTTCCGCGGGACGGACGACCGTAGCCCGGTGAATATCGCTACGCCTTCCGAAGCGTTGCCGATCCGTATCCCACTGTTCATGGACTTTGCGCCATGGGGTGAGGAAAACCGCGCTCGCTACATCAACACCAACACCGCCACGGCTTTGTACGGTTCCGACCTGCTCGAGCCGCTGTCGCCTTTCTTCACTCACCAGACCCAGTTCCTGAAGTCTCACCTGGAAGCTGGTGGTAAAGCACTGCTCCTGGGTCTGCGTCCTGCTGACGCCAAGCAGGCTACCGGCCGTATGGTCCTCGACCTTGTCGCCGACGACATCCCGCTGTACGAGCGTAACCTCGACGGCAGCTTGAAGTTCGACGGCACTGGCGCTCGCATCCCGACTGGCGATACCGTTCCTGGTTTCCGTGGTCAATGGCGTGTGGTCGAAATCGTTGCAGGTCCTGAAGGTACCAACGGCTATGGCGCAGGTTCTCGTGCTGCCGGTGCTCTGGTATCGGTCAAGGACGGTAGCGTGTCCGAAGTGGTTCCGGTCACTGACTGGGCTGCTCGCTTCCGTGGTGCTCGCGGTAGCAACATCGGCTTCCGCATGTGGGCTCCAACCAGCAAGTCGTCTGAACCTCTGGACGAAAGCCTGGTAGAGCAGCTGAAGTCTCGGCTGTACCGCATTCAGATGATCGAACGTGCGACCTCGGCTTCGACCGCATCGCCGATTCGTACCATCACTGCAGAATCCTACTGTACCTTCAGCTTCAAGAAGGGCGTGGTCGATCGCTCGACTCGCACGCAGTACAGCTTCGACAAGGCCATCGTGCCACGTTACGAGTCGAAGAAGGAAACTGCCTTCACCGGTTTCGGTCCGATGGAAAAGGCGTTCGCTTACGATGCCAACATCACCGAGTTGCTGACCAAGCTTTCCGAAGCTGAAGCAGCGCACACCGGCGAAGACTTCAGCGACATCCACCTGTTCAACTTCCTGTCGGGCGTTGACATGGACGGTAACCCTTACCACACGTTCGTGCTGGAAGGTCCGACCACTGGTGGCGTGTACCTGAACGAGACCTCGAACCTGTACCTCAAAGGTGGTAGCGACGGTACTCTGACCCCAGAAGGCTACAACACTCTGGTTGACGAGTTGTTGACCAACATCGAGAACTCGCCGATTCCGTTCAAGTCGATCGCGCGCATGCCGTACGACTCGGTCTGGGATTCCGGTTTCCCGCTGGCAACCAAGATCAAGTTCGGCAAGTTCCACCAGATCCGTCCAGACGTGCTGATCCACTGCTGCACCCAGGACGTGTCCAAGCGCATCAACACCTCGGCCGAGGACTCCTCGATCGGCGTGGCTCTGCGTTCGGCCTTCCGCTCCATGCAGGAATCCGCCGAGTTCGGTACCAAAGCCATGCGCTTCTGCCTCGTGCCGAACGCCGGTTATCTGATCGAGGATGACTACGATCAGCTGGTTCCGTTCCTGGAATACCTCTGCATCCTCGGTGCCAAGTACCTGAGCTCGGACTCCGGTTCGATGACCAGCGAGTTCACCTTCGGCCGTGGCGAGAAGACCATCATCACTCGTTACCGCGACCACAACGCCGTCTTCCGCGACGACGATGTGCGTGTGAACGACTGGGACAACGGTCTGAACCTCGCCACCGAGTACGACATGTCTCGTCTGGCCTGGCTGGGCGTGCAGTCGATCCACGAGGACCACACTTCGGTACTGCACAGTTACCTGAACGTGGTCATCATCTGTAACCTCACCCGGATCGGCCACATCGTCTGGCGTGAACTGGCAGGTGACGATCAGTTGGAAGACGATGCGTTCCTGGAAGAAGTAGAACGCCGCGTCATCGCGAAGACCACCAACCCTGACCGTTACGACGGTCGTGTTGACGTGACGCCGAACGCGTACTACACCGCGCTGGATGAGGCGATGGGTACCGCATGGCACCTCGACATCAACATGGAAGGTGAAGGTCTGCGCGGCGTGGAGAACCTGGCCATCATCGCCCAACGTCGCCGCAACGAGGATACTGCCAATGGCTAACTTGAGGTACAAGGATACGCTGACCAACAAAGGGTCGGCCTCTACCGCTCAAACCACCATCCTGAACCTCGCGGTCCAGGGTCAACAAGGTTACCTGACGGATATGGCTTTCTATCCGTCGGCAACCGACTACATCAACAAGAACCTGATCATCAAGGTTCTGCAGATCCCTCTGGGTCTGATGATGATGCCGAATGCGCAGGCCTACATCGCTGCGTACAAGAACATCATCGAGAACTGGATGCAGGGCTGGTCTGGCTTCAACCAGACGCTCAGCGTGGAATCGCAAGAAACCGCTCTGGGTAACGCCGGTGAGATGTTCCAGACCCCTGGCCGCGTGAGCCGCGCTCGTTCGCAGATCACGTCGACCATTGTGGAGAAGGATCGTCGTCCGATCATCCGCTTCCTGAAGGACTACGTCCGCTACCTCATCGGCGACCCGGATACCGGTCACCCGCTGTTGTCGGCGGTGTCCAACGAGTTCACCGACCAGCTGGCCGACGTTTACGCCGGTTGCATCCTGGCCTGGGAACCGGACAAGACCTTCCGCTACGTGGAAAACGCGTGGATGATCGCGAACTTCTACCCGAACGGCGAAATCGGCGAGGACACTGGTCAACGTGTTCTGCAACAAGCCGGTGAGACCCGCACCTACAACCTGCAATGGGCAGGCTGGCAGAAAGTGGGCTACGCTGTCGAGAAGCTGGCACAAGGCTTCATGGATGCTGTTCGTGTCACTGGTATCGATCCGTCGTACCAGCAGACCGCTGTGAAGTCTGTCGACGCCAACACCGCGGCAGTACCGACTGGCTTCCAGGAGCAGATCACTGCCATGAAGTCGAACATGGTTCGTCCGTAAGGGCTGACCAAGAGCACCACACTGCGCTTCGGCGCAGTGTGGGCTTTATTTTTGTTTACGTGATTAGGGAAGGGATCATACATGTCTGCACAACAAACACTGCTTGGTGCGTTGAAGGAGCTGGAAGGCGATTTAGCGGTCACTGGACGTGGAACTGGGGGCATCGTATACATGGACGCTCCAAATGCTTCTGAAGGCGTCCGTAGGGTCTTAGAGAGCCTGTCTGAAGTTGGTAATGTCGTCAACTACAGCCAAAACATCTGTGATGTGCGTTTCCTTGAAGGTAGCGATTACCGAATCGATGAAATCAGCATGACGCGTGAGTCGATGATCAACACGCTGGCTGGGAAGTTGGTATTGCCCAAAGGTACCAAGTTCAACATTACCTCACGTCGATAAACAAAAAAAAAGAAAGCTACAGGAGCAGGCTTGCGCCTGCTCCTGTATGCCGTTAACCTCACTTGAGGATCTAGGGCTTTCTCAACTTCTTCAACAGCCGTCGTCGCGCATTCTTCTTACGCAACGATAGGTTATTGAATTGTTGTCTTACGCGTTTCTTATCCACTGGCGGTTCAACGTAGTTGATCATGTCGCCGTCGAAGTCAGCCGTCATGACCTCACTCCTCGAACGGATTGAGAGGACACTCTTTCAGTTCGACCATCCCGACCTTCTGATCGCCCACTTGATAGTAGGCGTTACCGGTACGAAACTTCGCGTCGACGTTCACCACGACCAGATGTCCGTAGACCCTGAAAGTGATTCGCTCACCATCCCCAGCCTTGTTGTAGGTGGAGTGGGTGAGTTCCACGCTACGGTCTTTGTGGTTGTAGGCGGTGATCTTCAGCGAACCTTCGTCAACGACGTGAATGAACAGAGACATGTCGTTGACTTGGCGATTACCGTACAGCTTACCGCCCAGGGACAACTGCACCTTCTTCTTCACCGCCGCTGCAATACCCGGCTCGCAGAGAACTGACTCTGGGAAAGGTTCAGGTTTCACACCGCGAGCGCGCTGGCTGAACTGACTCTCGCCACCGAAGTATTCGATCTCAAGGATCTCGCGGATGATTTTCGGCCGAGGAGCTGGCTTGATACCCAGCCGGCGTTCGAGGTTCTCCACCATGTTGAACACGTCATTGATGCGGATCTGCCACGGTTCCAGTGACGATTGGTCCAGCTGGAGATTCATTTGTTCTTTCGACATACTTGTCCTTAAGACTTCAGATTTTTGGTCATGGATTTGAACAACTCCCCGGCTTCATTCATGACGCGGGAGTATTCGTTCTTGGACAACCTGGGACGACATCGTGCGAGGTCGGCACGAAGAGCGCGGTACCAGCTGCCGGCCAGAGTCGGGTCAGCGTAGTGGCGTTGAGTAATCCCCAACGCCACCTGACGTGCTGTACCATCGAGACAGCCTACAGCGAATGCCGTGAACATCTCCGGTATTTCGAAATACCCAGGAGCTGCTTTAAGTTGCTCACGGTCCATGTCTTACTCCAGGTGGTGCTGCGTCATGGCGATCTGGAGCAGGTAGTAGAAGTGGATGCCAGTGCCAGTCAGCAGGTAATTGCGTTCCTCATACGCCATGAGATTACGGCTGACCAGGGTATTGACCATGAAGCTCCAGGCACCATCGCCGAACTGTGTACAGGCTTCTTCTTGCAGCGCCCAACGCTGTTCGAACTCAGCATCGAACAGAGCCGGATCAACGAAGCGCAGAGAGCGCTGAAGGAACGTCAGCAGTTCGTCAATGATAGACGTAGGCTGTTGCTCCAACAGGCCCCACAGAAGAACGTGAGCCAGCTCTGTCATGACGAAGCCATACTCACTGTCGTCGCGAGTCATCAGTTCGTGCTGGTCTACAGCCACGTCTACAGCGCCCAGAGACAGACCGATGGCACCGAGGCTGATGTACGTTGCCAGCACTTGCTCATTGACCGTGTGGACGATGGCAGAAGCCGCAGGGTTTTCACCTTCGAGCAGATTGACGATCCGAATGGAACGAGGGTAACGCAGATCCAGGTTCTCCTGATCGTACACCACACCAGACACCGAGAAACCTTTGGTAGTATTTGGGTAGTAACTTTCAGTACGGACCGTGATGGCATCCTTGGTGTGCTCGGACACGTCAGCGCCGACGGGGTGGATCACGATCATGTTCTTCGAGAAGTGAACGAACGCACCTGCCGAATGATCCGGACGATTATCACGAACCACACGATACCCGCTGGCGTTCATCACGGCGATGATATCAGCGCCCTGACTGAAACCCTGATTGAGAAGGTCTTCATCACGCAGGTCGGTCTCAATGCATTCACGCACCACTTGCGGATGGATGTTACTGCCTTCCCAGCTCATGCTGCGAACCTCACTGCCCTGAGGAATCTTCAGGATGTCGATGAGTTCGTTAACCATGTCGCGACGGCTGGTACCCAATACAACTTTGAGGGGATTCTGTTTCATGGTGTATCTCCAGTGTGATCTGCATGATTAGTGCAGTAATTAGAAAAGTAACGGCATAAAGCCCGGCGCTAGGCCGGGCGATATACTTGATAGGTCAGCGCCCCCGGATTTTCACCGAGACCCTACGTCACCCGCGTACGTGGTTTCTCTCCACTACCTCCCAGTACCACGGGAGGGCAGGACTTGAACCTGCGACTTACGCTTCGTTTCCGTTGCTCTAAATGTTGAGCTACACGCTGGGAAATTGCTGGCTGTACCGGACTAGTCCCGGTGACCGTCGTGTCTGACCCAGTACCCAGATCAGCGGTGCTTCAGACTACCATTGTGGCGGGATTCGAACCCGTATGAGTTCCTCACATCAACGGCACGGATGCCGGAGCCGATCTACAACGGCCATCACCAGGTGGAGTTGCACCACCCCCTACAATGGTAACGCGCGTACCCCAACATTCCAGCCCTTTCACGGCTATCCGGTTTGATAGGATACGAACAAGGCCCCAAGTGGTGGATTCGAACCACCTCAGAAGGATGAACGACGTTTACCAAAGTTTACGTACAAGCCAGCTGTGCCTGCGTCATGGTAAGCGTATCGAACATCTATTCCTGACAACCCATCTGTGACCGAGGGATAAAACAGAGCCTAGGGTGGGAGTCGAACCCATATGCCTGAAACTTAAGTGACGTACCGCTGTACGGTACGTGCCACCCCGTGGCCATCACCGAGAGGTTTCGAACCTCTCCCCTAGACGTAAATCTTACAAAGAGCATAAGGTCAGGCAGTCCGTAGACTGCCGTACCAAAGGAATAAGGCCGCCTCCAACTGCCGGCACAGAAACCCGTTGGAGGACTTACGCTTGAAGCATCACTGACGTCCCCAGCGATCAAGGAGCCTTCATACGCTTCAGGCTTATTTGGCTGCGGTGATAGGTTGAGTCTATTCTTCCAGTCACTTGCCCAGCAGGGTACGGCGCTTTGCCTCCGGAGTTATCCTGATAGACCAAGATAACGACGAATTTTACTTTGTAGCTATGAAGATCCGAGAGGGCGGTGCGCCTAGGGTAGGTGACGCTCGGATCTAAAGAAATGGCTCCACGACCTGGACTCGAACCAGGGACCTGCGAGTTAACAGCCCGTTGCTCTACCGACTGAGCTATCGTGGAATGAAAGTGGCGCCGCGTAGGGGACTTGAACCCCTGACCCCTAGCGTGACAGGCTAGTGCTCTAACCAGCTGAGCTAACGCAGCGATTTGGACATCTTTAGATTCTCGTGAGAGATGGCCAGAACTCACATCTCGCCGGCAGGCGGAACGCGCAGGGTAAACCTCGCATCGCCTCGCTGGCATCGTCCGAAACCGCGGCCAAGCAGCCCAAATGGCAGCAGCGCGTTTCCGGAAGCCGAGAACAACCGAACGCAGCCACGAGCAAGTAGGACGTTAGGCAGTTCTCGAACATAAGATACTACCTGATCTGTAACTTTTTACAGGAGTGTCTTATTTTGCTCGCCGTGGCATGTTGACCACGACCACTTGTGAACGCTCAGGATGAGCGAACATGTCTTTCGGACAACGTCCGGCGACGGAGTAACCACGCGGATGTTTCATGTACACCATCTTCGCAGCCAACAGCTGACGGACCTGGGAAGACTTATTGAGCTTGACGTCGCTCAATGCATTGCAGATGTCTCGCAAGTTAGCGTCGTTGGTGACGTGCTCTTTGGTGTGATCGAGTCGAAACACAACACGCAGATCGAACTCCTTGCGCAGTGCTGCTTCGAACTTACCGATGGTGCTGACATCGTGGTTGCTCAAACGATGTACGATTTCCGACATGGTGACGCTCCTTCTGGATGATTTTGCTTATTCGCCGAAACGGATGTTCTTTACCAAAGTATTACCGCTTGCTACCACACCTGCCTTACCGATGAATTCGATCTCGGCCTTTTCCAGATCGATACCTTCAGCAAAAACGCCGCCACGATAAGGCCGCACGTATTCACGAATAGCAGCACGCAACTGCGCAACGGTGCGGACAGCAGTAAAGTCGTTCGAGACCTTATCGCTAAGATCATGAACTTGCGTACCGGTCCATTTGATGGTGGTCTTCGGATGCAGTCGGATCACCACGCGGATACCATATTCGCGATGGAAGGCAGTCTCCAGATCGCCGATGTTTTTGAGCTCGTGTCGACCTAGCCCGGTCTTGGATTTACCGCCCATCGCTTTGCCGACAGCCTTGGTGGACTTGCTGAAGTTATCCAAAGCTTGAGCTGCGGTTGCGTACTTACGTTTGCTGTTCATGCCGTTCCCCTTAATGATCGAAGTAAACCAGAACGCGAATGTCTGGACGAGTCTTCAATTCGAAAAATTCTTCCAGGAAGTCATCGACATCGCCCGCATCGCTGTTATCGCGGAAGAGGACTTCAGACAGATAGTCACGCCAATCCCACCCGCTTCCCGTAGGTTGACCGTCCAACAACATCGGCTGGTCGAAGTTGAACGTCAGCAGATCTTCGAGCATGAACCAGCAATGCCCGTAATCGCTATCAAGGTACTCGCGGTACGTGGTGCCGTCCGGTATCCCAGCAGTGCCGATGAAACGATCGTGCTGGTGACCGAACTCCTTACCCAAGAACATAGCGGCGAATTCATCGGACGGCTTGTGGCTGACCTCATCGATCTTCTTCCACTTACCGTCTGTCTGCACTTCCAAGTAATAGTAGATTGCTTGACCCATCATAAACTCCTTCGTTACAAAAAATAAAAAGAGAGGGCATACAGCCGGGACCGAAGTCCCGGCTGTATGTGTCGCGCGTCGCTAGGACGTTGGCCGTTCCAGGCGGCGCGCCAACCAGGCCGAATCAGTTGGCGAAGGTGCTGGCTGCGCTTTCGCCCAGATAGCTGACGACCTTCTTCAGGTCGGTCTTCTTGCGGCCGCTGCCCAGGATGACGTCGGTGGTGGAGACGCCGAACTTCTGCCACGGTTTGCCCATGGCGGTGCCGGAACGCTCGCGCTCGTAGCTGTTTTCGATGGTGCTGTAGCCCAGCTTGACTTTCAGCGAACCGGACTTCAGTTCCGGGTTGGCTTTCATGTGGTCTTGCTGCAGCTCGCCGTGGGCCAGGGCCAGACCGGCGGTGATGTCCAGGGTGAAGTCTTGGCTGTCTTTCAGGCCGTCCATGGTCAGGGTCGGCGGCAGGAAGCGGGCGAAGACGTCATCGAGTTGCTTCTCGTCCTTGGGCACGGTCACGTTGGTGGTTGCATCCAGTACCAGCTCCGGCTTGACAGCGTCGGCGATTTCGCGGATACGTGGGTTCAGTTCTTCACGGGACATGGGGCATTTCCTTGATGGTAGTGTTGCTGATGGATCGAGAGGACTCTCGAGGGTTTCGTTCGTTCACATGACAGTGAGTGTTTGTAACTACTTACAAGCAACCCATGAAGGATTGCGAGAAGATGCTGGAATCACGATGATAATGTATCGCTGTGTTTTGGTTAACTTCGCAAAAAAAAAAGAATGGTAGAGCAGCACCCGAAAGGGTGCTGCTCTCATACCGTCACTCTTTCGGAGTGAACGCTTTCTTCATCAGCTTGTAGCCGCCGAAGACGGCCAGGCCCGCGACAGCAGCGCCGACGACGACAGCGCCGACTGGGTGAGCGGAGGCGAGGTCTTTGGCACGGGTAACCAGAGTGGCGCCGCGGATAGCTTCAGCAGTAACAGCAACAACAGCAGCAGCGCCTTGGATTTCAGCAGCCATGGTAAATCTCCTTGTGTCTTAAATAGGTAGGGTATTGCTAAGAGGTTGGTATTGATTCGGAACAGCTATGTATTACTGAAAATCTTTTAACTGCGATTACTTCATGAGGCGTGCGTTTGCGATCGTGTTGTTTACCAGATCGTTGACGTACGCAGGATCAGCTGTGCGCAGTTGGACCATCAGATTGGTGATCTGAACTGGTGTCATGTGTACAGCTGTGATGCGCAGCGCCAGACGTGCACGACGGTAGCGATCGCCAGTTTCCGGAAGCATGCCGGCCAGTTCTTCCACTCGTTCTTGCAGAGTGTTGTCAGGCGTACCGGTCAGATAGGCTTCGACCCGCGCCATGATAGCGGTGAGATCTACCTTGTCCGGATCTTCGATCTTGGCCCTTGCATGGACTTGGGTCATCTCCATGCGTGCACGCGCCTCTACTGGGAGTTCGGTAGAGAACGGAAGCCGTGCTGGACCACCATGATCCAGGTTAGGGAAGCTCCCGTAGTTCAGCAACGTGAACGACTCGTCGAACCCTTCGCCACGAGGCTCGTCTTCTATCGTTCCCGGCGCTGGCGCAAGGATGTCCTTGACCCCGTTAAGGTGATCACCCTCGAAGTCTTCCGGAACACTGTCGCCGATGACGATTTCGCGATTCACCAACCAACCCACTTTGGCGTGGATGGGGAGCATGTTGGCGATATTGCAAATGCGCGAGACAACCTCGGAGATACCCACGCCGTAACCGTCTTTACCGCCCATCGCTTGATGGATGGATTCGAAGGTCACCGCACCCGTGGGGTACAGACCCGACAGTGGAGCCGGTACGTTTTGAACAACCACCTCGTTCTCGCCGCCGGTGAAGCGGTCGAAGAAGATCACGTTACCGACAGGGGTAACGATCCCCACGACACGACGGTTGTTCTCAGGGCCGGTGTTGAAGCGGAAGCGAGTGCCCATAGGCAGACCCAGAGCCATCGACATCATGGGTTCGAAGTAACCGGTGCTACCACGAAACTCTTCCTTGTATTCGATGTCCACGATCTTGCGAGTGTTTTCTTCGAACAGGGAGGTGAGGAATTCTGCTGCGTTCATTGTGTTGTCTCCTAAGACGGTGTAAGGACCCTACACCCGTAAGGTCCCGTTGATTGAATGAAATTAAACGGCAGGGCTCAGGCTGAGCTTGAAGTTGGTGTTTGTGTTCACCACTTTCGCGATCAGACTGGTAGAGAACGCGATACCAGCGGCGTGTTGCTCAACGCCGTTGTTCAGGCCGGCCATGACTTCCTGGAAGAAGTCGTCAGCGATCGGCTCGATCACGCCATCGACTTGCAGGCCGGTGATCGACCATGGATCGACGTTGGCTACCGAGTTCTCGATGATGTCGATTTCCTCGGCGGTGAGTTCTTCAACGGGACGAGCGTGCAGTTCTTGCAGCTTGTCGTTGATGGCGTTGAACTGCACCAGCGCTTCAGGAGAGAAGCGGGCAGAGGGTTCGCCTTCGGTAGCCACGATGCGAGCAATGATGGTGGCTTCCAGAGTTTGTGTGTTCAGTGCTTTCATTTCAGTGTCCTCCTAGGACGGTGTATGACTCATTAGTGAGTCAGCATTGGTTTGATTCATGACAACTATGTATCATTGAAACTATTTTAACTTCGATATTTCTTCCTTCAATTGGACCTTCATCTTCTGGCCCAATTCGCTCTTATCTGTCCAGACTTTGACAGTAAGATACGCGCTCCCAAGAAGGCTGGTAATACCAACCACGTTGACAACTACCTTAAAGACTGAGAGGTTCATTCTCCACGTTCCTTCTTGCCGTCGGCACGACCCTTATACGCCATTGCGATAATGACACCGCCAGCGGCAGCGCCGATGATAGCGGACTGCACAGCCACGCGTGCGATCAGAAAGAGAGCATAACCGTTCGGTATATTCATGATGTTTCTCCTGACAGGGTTGTATTGATTCACGTTGGCTATGTGTCAGTGTAAAATCTTTAACTTTAATTCAACGGCATAAAGACCACCTACGGCCGCAAAGCCGTAGGTGGTCAGGCCATCACTCGATCTTGTCGACGACGTTCTTGATGAGGGACGCCATGAGGGTGGTGGTGTACACCGCCTGCTCATAGACAACACTCTCCAGACCGGCGATACGACCAGCTGCATCTTCCAGCGCCGAGCACACACCCTTCAGATCGGACTTCTCTTCCGAGGTCAGCGTTGCGGTATTGCCGCGAGCAGACTTCAGAGCCGATTCGAAGTCGTCCAGGTTCAGACGATCGGTGGTGAACTTCACGTAACCACGAACCATTTCAGCCGCTTTCACCAACTCTTCGTAGGTGGCAGCAGACTTCATCTTCGAGGCATTGACGTGCTGGTGATACTTGTCGACGCCTTTCTTGATCGCATCGACATCACTTGCCGTATGCAGGGCGTCGTTAACGCCATGAGCGAACCGGTTACCGTTCTGCCCGATGGCGCCTTGGATGGCGGCATGACGTACGGAACCGACAAACAGCTTCCAGGTAGCGGTACCCACACCCTTGGCCAGACCCATCTTCGAGAAGCTGTGTTCGTTGGAGCGCGAGAAGACAGGAACTGCCAGGTGAGCCATCTTGCCAGGCTTGTCTTTGGCGTTGATGGTGAAGTTACCCAGCAGACCGCCCTTAGCAGTCGCAACGTTCGACAGTTCACCGAAGTGACGGCCATTCATTGCGTTAGCCACACCAGCCTTGACATTGGTACCCAGCAGGGACTTGGCCATCGATACGACTTCGGACAGACCCTTAAGCGCAGCGTCGTGAGCGTGAGTCAGAAGTTCGGTCTGGCGATGCAGAGCAGCGTCCAGGTCGTTGACTTCTTTACCTTCCACAGTCAGGAACCGACGGAAGCCGTCGTGCTTGAGGATCACACCGCCTTCACGTAGTTTGGCTGCGATCGGAGTCAGCATGTGCATGGCTTCTTCGAGGGCCTTGTTAGCGCTCTCGAGTTTGGCCTTGTCACGACGCAGGAACTCCATGATGCGACCTTCCGCACTGAAGTCCAGAGTGAGCGCACGGCACTCACGAGCGATCTCAGCCGAACGACGCGCATCACGCGCCAGACCACGCATCCGACCTTCATCACTGCCTGCCGATTCGAACGACTCAGCAGTCGCCGGCAGCTTCCAGGCGCGTACCACGGTGTTGAACTCGCGGTGCAGGCTTTCGATCGCCACTTCAGCAGTCAGGGTGTCGTTGGCTTCGGCCAGTACTTCAGCACGATCGCCAATCTCATCCAGGTGGTCAGCCACTTCACCAGCGTCAGCCGCAGAAGAGATCTCAGCCGCCAGACTGTTTTCGGTCACGTCGTCCAGGCGATGAACGACGGCGTCGTCGACCGCACCGGTGTCCTCAGGCGTGATAGCGCCCGATTCGGCGGTGTAGCCTTTCAACAGCTCTTCGATGTCATTCATGTTGGGAAACCCTTACGAAATGTCGCGAGCCAGGATGGCCAGGCGAGTGGTGGTGTAGAGCGCCTGATCGTACAGGATCTCGCTGACGACGTAGACGTTCCACGCAGCGTGACTCAGAGCGCCGATCGCCTTGCTCTTGGTAGCGCTGTGGGCGTCGTCCAGTTCGTTGAAGACGTTCCAGTCCATGGTCGCGTCGGTGTACTTGTTGTACGCCAGCACGAGATCGAAGACCTGCTTCATGTCCTGAGCAGATGCCGCGCTGGTAACGCTGGACCGGTCCTTAACGTACCGGGACATGGTTTTACCCATAGCCACACCACCAGCTGCTGCGGCGACAATTGGACCGATTGCCGGACCACCAATTGCGAGGGTGAGCAGAGTAGCAGCGTTACCAGAAGCCACACCACCAGCCACGGCAAAGATACCGCCGGCAACACGAGAACCTACCGTGCTGTGGATGTCCTTGGTGTGGCGGTAGTAGTAAGGAACCGGCACTTCGGACTTCTTGATCTCGACAGTGTGGTTACCCATCAGGAAACCGACGCTGGTCGACAGTTCGTTGATGGCCTTGAACTCACCGGACGACAAGATCTGCTCGATGGTCAGCTCAGGGTTGGCCTTGACCTTGGCAACGGCGGTATGGATCGCAGCCATCGCGCTGTGGATAGCGCTGTGAGCTTTGGCCATCCACGCGGCTTCTTCTTTGATCGCCGCCGGCAGGTTGGTCACCGCACCGTTGTGGCGAGTCATGAAGCGAGCAACGCCGTTGTTGTGGACGATCTTCGGCTGATCTTTCAGTTCGGCGATGTTCGCCTCGACACGGCGGGAAGCGTTCTGCAATGCAGCGCGTGCGGTTTCCAGGCGCGCCTTGTGACGACCCAACACCTTGACGATACCGGACGATTCGGTCGAAACATCAGCCAGGTTGAGAGCGGCTTGATTGGCGATACCGCCGAACTTACGGCTGTCGTTCTTGATCGCAGTCGCGCGCTCGATTGGCGTTTGGGCAGCTTCGGTGGAATAGGACTGCCACGAAGCTTGCATGCCGAAAGCACGCACGGTGGTGCCGTATTCACGAACCAGACCTTCGACGGTGATTTCAGCCACCTTCAGTTCGGTTTCGCTTGGCGCATCTTCGCCGGTCTTGGCGAGTTGGGTCTCGACGACTTCGGCGCGATCGGCGATGTCGTTCAGAGTACCGCCCAGATCTTCGGAGCGCTTCAGGTCTTCGACGATCGAGGCAACGGTAGGTTCACCAGCGCCGTCGGCTTGATCCATCAGGGAGCTGTCGAGTTCTTCGATCGGACCTTCGGTCGGCATGTCAACGACAGCCGCTTCGGTGGTCAGCTGCGACAGCATATCGGCAATATTGTGGCTCATGGGGAGGTTCTCACCATCTGAAGGTTGCGGGAACTTGAATGGAGCGCTTGTGCTCTTCATACAAGGAATTGAGGATCTTGACGTGCGGCATGCTTTCGAAGCTCTCGGCGTTCATGGCTTCAGGAACGCTGTTACGCAACCGCTGCAAGTTGAACTCCACTTCGACCTTGTCCAGGATGAGCGTAACGTCCTTGGATTCCAGCGAAGGAGTGTTGTACTTCGACGCCACCGCAATCCCCGGAGTGGTGACACTGTCCCAGGTGATGATCTTGGTGATGTGTTTGCGACTGGTAGCGAAGTCACGACGCGCAAAGCTGCGAATCGAATACGCCACATCCGCATGCGGGTTTTCCAACAGCAGACGGAATTCGTCAGCCTTGTACCCAGCAGGTTTGACTTCGCCAATGACGGCGACAACCTTGCGGCCTTTCTCGTCAGTCACAGTGTTGAACGACAACTTGATAGCACGGATGTGCGACGAGGTGTTGGTCTCCAGGATCGAGCAGATACGAGCAAACCAATCCGCATCGCTTTGACCTGGTTGACGAACTGGGTGACCCCACTCGCTGTACATCCGACCGCCCTTCAGTTCAGCCAGGAAATCACGATCGTTCTCGATGTAGCGCATTGCTGTCGCTTCATCGTAGATCCAACCGCCATTACCAAACGCTGCGAAGGCGCCGAGGATGATCTCGTAGTAACCGTTGTCGAGTTGTTTGAGGATGCCTTTCTTGAGCGTCCCTTGCAGCGCGACGTTACTGTACGTCGCAAAATACTGCTGGTCGCTTCTAGCCGCTGCTGCGCCCATGTTGGTTTTCCTTTATTGGCGCAAGAACCATTCCACTCGTTCGTTACGCTCCGCAGGGTGGGCCAGTGCAGAAGTCTGGCCGGGGCTGTAGAACGAACCGCCGGTTTTGGTACTGAAGTTGTTTGCGCCGTAGCTGACGTTCTTGAACCCGACGATGACCGGCGGCTTGGTTTTGAAGAGTTCCTTGGAACCCAACTGTTCGCGGTAGAACTTTGTCGGGTCATCGGGATTGCGACAGAGTCGCCCAGCACCAAACTCCAAAATGGCAGGATCTGCGCCGATCGTCACACCATTGTCGCGCCCAGTGTTCATGAACATCCAGGCAAGGTCCTCTTGATCGTAGTACCACGGGATCTTGGCCTTACCCCAATGTTCAGTGAAGATCGGGTGCGGGAGGTTGTCGTTCATCACCAGATTGACGTTGGCAATGACCTTGGAACCCTTGTCGTAATGCAGCTCGATGTAACGGACGTTGTCGACCACCACCTTACCGATACGGTCCGGTTCTGTCCGGACCATGTTGGTTTGAGTGCAAGACGCGTAGAAGTTGTCCTCGGTAATGATAGCCATGAAACCGAGAATGTTCGTAACGTCTTCAATCAAAGCCAGTCCCCGTTCGGCGAACCGTTCGGGGATCTGGACTCTGAGGGGTTCTAACGCAACCAGTGCCTCACCAACCAACTTGAGGCAACTGTCTACCCGTTCCTTCGAGCGAATGTAGTCACTTTTTCTCATGACGATTCGCCTTTACGGATTAGGCTGCACGTTCAGCCGAGATCTGCGATGCCACCCACAGCGAGATGTAACGCAGGGTCGCCAGGAAGTCGAACTGAGTTTCAGCCATGCCTGGGTTCTGCTTCTCGATATCGAGCATGATGTCGATGAACCGAGCAGCGTCGGTGTGGGCGTACCAGGTCACGCAGATGCAGGTGGCGATCAGGTAGATCGGCTCAGCATCACGCCACTCGGAACTCAACACCTGATCGACCACAGTACGCAGACGGCTCCAGGCGCGCTCTTTGTCGTCACCCTCGATAACCATCTTGCCTTGTTCAACCACAGCGTCCAAGTCAGCCCGCAGCGAGTTCATGATGGCTTTGCGGGAGTTCGCTTTGCGATCCTGCGCAGCCGCCTGCTGACGAACCAGACGGTCCTTCTCGTAAGCGGCCATCATGCGCTCGATGTTTTCAGGTACCAGCAGCGCTTGACCACGATGAGGACGACCCAGAATCTCGTTACCCATCAGGGCTTCGACGGTCAGACCTTTCTCCAGCAGATCGCGGTACACTTCACCACACAACACAACCTTCTCGCCCGGACGGATGATCAGGGAGCTGTAGATGTTGGTATCACGAATCGAAGTACCCAGACGAGCCAGCACTGCCATCGCTGCCTTACCAGCCACGTTGGACATGACGGCACGGTTGGCGTTGTAGTTGCTCAGCGTACCAGGCACGCCTTCTTTCGGCTGGCTGATCGCTTGCAGGACGATGCTGGCAGGCAGCGAGTAGACGTCGTCCAGCTGAGTAACGTTACGCACACCACCAACTACTTCGATGATTTGCTTCAGGCCTTCACCGCCGTTGGCAGACAACAGCTCAGCCATGTCGGTGTTGAAGTCCTGGTCGTTGGTGACCTGCACCAACTGGAGGATTTCGTCAGGCTCGTACGAACCGAGGTTGATCGCGCCCGGGCTGTTGGCAGTCGGGACATCGTTCCAGCGGTCGATCAGATCACGGCCGATGTGGCTGGTGTAGATTTCCGGCACGTACTTGATATCGAACTCGATCGGCGGACGGCCAGACTGGTAGCTGTCCATCATGTCGGAATACGACTGGAGCACACGGCGGATGTGAGGCATGACCTCGGTGCGGGTGAACGACAATGTGCTGCGTACTGCCGAAACGGCGCCGTTCAGGTAGGTCTTGCGAACTTCGTTGTGACGCTCGTCACGAGAGCAGTCCACGATTGCGCTGATGGCGCCGTCGTAGGTAGCCTTCTCCGGATCGATACCGGCGATGGACAGCTCATGGACCAGCAGGGCCAGAGGGGTGTTGGCGACAGGAGTCAGGATCAGACCGTCGCTGCTGAGTTTCTGCGTCAGAGCTACTACGCTCTTCAGTGCATTTGGATCAAGCATAGCGGGTCTTCTCGGTCAGGACGTTGTTGAGGGTCGAAGACGCCAGAACGCGAATGGCGTTTTGGGTGAGTTTCTCGCCTTCGAGTTCACCGGCAACCTCGTTGCCAACGATCTCACAGGCGATAGCCGTGACGAGATCGACTGCCGAGCCAAGCACTGGCAGGTTGTTCAATTCATTAGGGGTCATCTATCCCACCTCTTAAAGTGCATACGTCCGCCCAAGAGGGCGGACGTACTGTTTGTCGACCTTAGCCAAAATACATCTGGAACGCTTCCTCACCCACGTACCGCATGAGGGTGTTGGTGGAGCCGCCCGAGAACGGTCCGAGGATGATACGGTCGATTGGCGATTTGGCACCGAAGATCATGTCGATCGGTTCGTTGGTAGTCAGCGTACGGTTGTTGCCGAACAGCGTCTCACCCACGGTCGACTTCATCTGGTTCCCCACCACCAACTTATCCGCAGTACCCATCGGTACACCCACAGTCATGTGGACGATGATGACGGCTTGTTGGTTCTCCAGAGCATTCTTGCCGATCCGCACGCCGCGAGGTACTTGCCCGGAGGTATAGTCCTTGCCAAGACGACGTGCTTTACGACGACGCTCCTTCTCCGCCAAGGTCACGATCGCTTGCAGCGACTCCGACATGTCGTCGACATCACCACAATAGAAGACCTCAACTTTCGATACCACACCAACAGCCCCAGCCTCTGGCGCCATGCCGGCCAGACGTCCCATGACCTCACGGTCTGCTTCGTCATACAGTCCGTCATCGGAGGAGACTGCACCCCTGATATCGCATAGAATTGTCTTAAGATCCACCGTATCGCCTACATTGACGAGGTTGTTAATCTCGTAATCAAAGTTGACGGTGATTGGTTTCTCTTTCGACACGTAGGTACGCATCCGTTGAGCAAAGGCGATCGACAGAGAGCAGGAGTCCTCTACCGTGTACACTGCCTCACGAAGCGCAATCCTAGCCATGCACCCAGCCATGTAGTCAACACGACGTGGGTTGATTGGGTCAGGCTTGAAGAACCCACGGTTGTACGCCAATACATCGAACTCATTGACTTTGTCGCCGAGTTTGAACGTAGTCGCCAGGGTGTTCGGATAGGACGAACCTTCCGCATTGGTGTGGATCAGACCCAACTCATGCCGTTCCACTCGACCGTCTTCGTACTTGACCGCGATGTGGTCAGCAGACAGCTCCGTGATCTCACCCTTACCGGTTGCAGTTACGGCGAACTCAGGACCTTCACGACCTGCGATCGCACGCTCCATGCCGGTACGCGCAGCAGGGACTTCATAACCCTCGGCCATGATACCGTGACCGTGCTGTACGTTGATGAAGTTACGGCGTTTCGGATCGTCACCCTCTGCGTCGAATGCCAGTTGAGCCGACGTCGACATGATGCAGGAGTTACCGTCACGCTTAGCGTCGTACAGACGCACCGTACCACGGGTAGTGGTCAGGTTAGCGTTAGGTGACATGTAGGTAATGATCGCCACGTCACCGGAGTCGACAGTACCCTCGGACATGAAGCCCAAGTCTTCCATCGGGAACAGACGAGCAGAGGCCACCATCGCACGACGACTTCGCCCACCGCGGCCTGTGTACGTCACCACTTCCCGTTCCCGTAGAGCGTGGATTGGGTTGATGTTGTTCACTGGCGATGTGGTTGGGTCCATCACGAGGATGTTGGTTGGATCGTTCGGGTTGATCGTTACCGACCCCCGGCCGCCTGCTGCACGAGCATTGTACTGACGCACAGCTTTCGCCAGCGTTTCGTAAATGATGCCCGGTACGCGTTCGTAACCACGGATACGCTCCAGCAGTTCCACCCGCTTGTTCTTGTCCTCCCGGCGGTTGCTGACCTGAGCGGTGGTCAACATCTCCACCGAACGAATCAACAGACCCGTAAAGGTCCGAGGCTCGCCCATCCACTTCAGCAGATCTTCCGTGATTGGATCGACAAACAACGTGTTGAGAGAATCCAGCTCGCGCAGATAACGACTACCGATACGCGAACGGTCCAATACAGCAGCGTACACGTCCTTATCGTTGAACATACCCGAGTTGTAGGACTTGATCGACTCGTGGAACAGATTGAAGCCACTGAAGATCATCGACACCATTGGGTTGTTGCGGTCGAACACCAGCGTCTCGTTCTTGAAACGTACGGCGAACTCATCCTGAGTCAGGTTAGCACGTTCGCTCATGAGCACGCGCCGTACCTTCGCCTTGGTGATCTTGAGCAACCCATCCAGCCCCAGCAGGTAACCCAAGGCAACCCCGATAGGGATGTTCTTGGAATAGACCTTGACCTCAGCCATCATGGTTGGTGTAACGCCAGCCTCGATCGGAATCCCACACAGCTCGAAGATACTACCCTCGTCTTCCAGCTTCCCGCCAGTGATCGAATAGACCGCACCGATCTTGTCCATGATCAATGCGCCTTTCGGTCCGCGACCCACCAACACCCAACCATCTTTCTCAAACGCCAGTTCGCGTTCGCTGTAGTCGTTCTGAGCAATGCGACGACGGTGGTCGAACCAGAAGTTCAACTTACCCGCACTGAAGCTCAGAAGACGTTCAGAGATCTCGGTGTAGATCAACGGAACATCGGCCTTATAGTCAACCACGGTACTGAGCACCGCTTTGTGGACTACAGGGTCTTGCGTGTCCTGCGCTTTCATCACCAGACGCTCAACGAACCAACGGTTCATGTCAAACGTCTTACGCTCAGATCGCTCCACGAAGACCTTCGAGTAGTAACTCGACAGCGCCACACGAGACGGCGAGATCTTGCGGATCGGCAAGTCGGTACGCTGCTTACGCATGCGGTACTCAGTGCCTTTGTACAGGAACGTGCCATTCGGACGAAGGCGAGGGATTGCAAACCGAACTGTCGACGGTAGACCTACAGCCGGAACCAGTTTCACGATGTGGATCTCGTTGTCCGTCACCGCGTCTTGTTCGTATTCGACTGTATAGCCAGTCACTGCCACTGGAGACTTCTGGATCGCCATGACGCAACGCAGGATATCCTTACGCAACGTCTTCTCGATGTACTGCTTGTCGAACTCATCCACACGCGAATGGAGCATCGACCGATCAATGACGGTTTTGTCGTCAGTGATGGGCTTTGGCTCAATGATCAGGTCTTCTTCGGCGATCTTCATCGCCTCGACCAAAGACTCACCAGACCCGTACGGGTCTTTGATGTTCTTGTGAGCTTCTGCAAGGCGCTTCAGACGGTTGTGGTCAGCAGGGCTGAGGAAACCCTTGAGCTGCAACTCGTCGGCTTTGATAAGCATCGCTGAGCCGTCTGCTTCAAGCGCTACGTGCTTGGTCTGCAACACATCGATGTCGATGGTTTTGGTGTCGATGACGTTACCTTCTTCATCGAACACTTCTTCCGTCTGCGACGCAGTGCGCACGCGCTCCAGATCCTCGAGTTCCTTCTCGAGTGCCGAAATGGTTTCGATCTCGTCGATAACCACGTCGTCTTCGTCCACCGTCTCGTTGGCGTCCATCCCAAACTCGAGATCGTCCAACTTCTCGTCTGGGGTGTCGATGGTAACAACCTTCTCGTCGACCACCTCTTCCTTGGTAGGTGTTTCGAGTGGCGAAGTAGCCTGGTGCAGTTTGTACAACATGCGCAGGAACTTCAGCTGGAAGATCTTCGATTCCATGCCAGACAGCTTGACGATCGGAAGCTCTACCTGAGCATTCGGATCTTTCTTGAGCTGCTCCTGAACGGCCTTGTATTCTTCGATCACCTCTTTAGGGGAGATGATGAAGTCGTCCAGCCATTTCAGGTTGACCGAGACCCAGCCATTCAACCGACGGAAGATCAGGTTGATTTTGCCGTATTGCTCAGGATCGATTTGACCGAACAGCGATTCCTTACGCAATGGACCTGCCCACTTGAACAGATCGGCCATGGTCAGCATCTCAGCGCTACCGAAGTGCTTGAGCGTATCGCTACTCTGACGAGCAGCCAGCTCTCGCAACTGCGTCAGCGTCGGCATGACGTCTGGCAGATCGATCTCGATGAACTGTTGACGGCGTGAGGTCCTGGTCGTCTTGTTGACGTTCAGCACCACTTCCTTCATCACGTTGTACCACTGATAATAGCTGGAACGGAACGTAGGTGGGTACTTGACCAGATGCGACAACATTGCGTAGTTGAATACAGGCAACACGCGGTCATCCAGATCCAGGCGTTCCAAGTTCTTCAACGGACGGAACGCACGGTTCTTGCGACGGAACTCGGTGATCATGCCCTGAGCGTTGGTGTACTTACGCTGAGGACCACCGATTGGATCGTGATACTGGGTTTCGTGATAGATGTAGATAACACCCGGGATACTGCGCAGCATGGGATCGCTGATTTGCGGACCCATGGTAACGCCATCCACCGGAGCGAAGTGCAGCAAAGCCCGCTTCGGCAGTTGGAGACGAGCGATCGGATAAACGACCGGGATGTCCAACTGAGAGTTCTTGAACAGACCAAAGCGGCGGTTGTACACAGAGTACTCGAGCATCTCCGCCACAGTTAAACTCCTTTCATGTGCTTGAGTTCGACTTCAGTTGGCTGACGTACGTGGTCGAAGCGACCCGTGAGGTTACGGATGACCAGGTCAGTCGTGTCATAAGACACGCTGGCACGAGGACGTCCAGACGGCATGACCCAGGCTTCTCGCGTACCGAGATAATGTTCAGTTTCAGCCAACGCTTCATCCGACATCGCCGAAGTAGCAGAACCGGTATCACCGTCGAAGTCAGCGCCGAGGCCAGACAGACGACTTGGGTGAGGAGACTCGGAGTCATGGAACGACGACAACCCGTATTTGGGGTATTCGTTCGCAATGCCATCCGGACCTTCAATCGGCTCCCAGTTGTGGTCGAGCTCACGACGCATCTCACCGATCGTGGTAGATCGCACGTAGATCCGCGAAGGGTACGTGGAGTTTTCCGATTCGATCGGGTAACGGACAACGTCGGTGAAGTACTTCGCCCACTTGTTGTAACCACACAGATACAGCAACTCGATCAACGTCATCGGGTGAACGTGTTCACGGTTGAAACCGTTCGGGAGTTCGTCAATGCTGTCGAACACCTTAAAGGTACCCTCGCCCAGATAGACGAGTTTCAGGTAATGACCTGCGATTTCAACAGGACGCTGACGCGCTTCGATGTTGACGAGTGAGTTGATCAGACCCCGCATCCCGTCTTCGGTCACCCAGCTGTCCCGTTCGGTAGGGCTGAGAGACACCCACGTCTGTTTCAACGTGTCTTTATCGATCAGGGGTACATCGCCCTCACCTGCGTTCATCAACTGCTCAAGGAAGCCTGTACGCAGCCAGTGGATAACCAGCGGCGCCATACTCGTCGCAGTCTGGTGGACACCCAGCACCGTAGCGTCATAGCCGGGTACGTTCGGGGAGTCAAGGTGAGCACCAGAGGTGTTCATCGCCGTCAGTACGTTTCGCGTACCCTCGTGAACGCGGCTACTGGCCCAACGATCTCGCTGGAAACCATTCTTGCCACCGATGATACCTTCGATGTAATCGAACAACGCATTGACCGCAGCCTGAAGTGCAGAACGGTTGTGATCGTAAGCCGGCGACTCCATGTCTCGACTCGGCGTGATCGATTTACTGATCGCCAAGATCCGGTAGTAGAAGTCGTTGATCTCGTGCTTGACCACACGTCCATCGTCACCCATTTCCAGGTCACGCATACCGGCAGGCATAACCGGAATGTTGATGGTGGTCCAACGATGCCGCCACCGCTCCAGGAAGTCGACCGTATCGCTGCGAGACAGAGAATCGTTCTTGACGAGCTCGATCTCATTCATGTGACGGAAGAAGAACGAATACCCACTCTCCGCATCTTCCTCGATGCTGACCACGAAGTCTTTGCGAATCGGGTCAAACTTCGCTGTCCTCGCACCCGACAGGATGTCGCCGTACAACGACTTGACGTTGAGGAGTTCACGGTAGACCTTCGGGTGGATGATCCGTACACCCAACTGAATCTTGCCGTAGGTCTGATCGCGCTCCTTCGAACCGACCATCCCAAAGATCCGGGTCGAGAACAAACCGTCCGGGTGGAAGTTGCTGGTAGCGCCCTCCATGATGTCCAGACGGGTGATCGGGGCGATGTGCCTGAGATCAGCGTCTTCCGTATGGAGAATCCAAATAAGCGCCGGAAGTCCTTCAGGAATCATGCATATTCCCCTTTAGAACGAAGTTGTATGAGTAAGAGCCTCCCTTAGGAGTCCCGTTTTATGGCTAAGAATGACAAGGTGGACTTCGGTGAAGCCGACCTGGATGACTTCAATTTCGACGCGCTCGACTTTGGAGACCCGTTCGAACAGAAAGCTCCAAAATCCGGTGGTGCTCGTGAGGCTGTTACTGAGTTTGCCTCCAGTGCGGTACATGCAGCGAAAGATCGCTTGCTGGATCGCGGCACCATCCGTCGACTGATTTCTGGGGGCCTGCATAAAGGTTACACGCAGGCCTTCAACGCATACGATGCCATCGAGGGCGGGCTTGCTGATATCATCAAGGACAACGCTACCGAACTGAACGGTACGTTGCTCAACATGAAGCGCAAGACCGATCGCTGGAGTCCTTTGGCAAAACGCATGATGCCAAAGTTCTTACGCGACGCAATGGAGGATGCGGACTATGCCAATAGTTCCAGTTCTTCATCGTCCGGTGGTAATGACGAGCTGAACATTAACCTCGCTGGACTGGATAAGCTGTTTGCCAGTCAGATGAAGGATCAAACCGATCGCAAGATTGGTGACGCTATTCGCGACAACCGGGAACAGAAGCGCTTCATGACCGAGGCGCAACTGCAACTGAACATCGGTCGTGGTATTGGTCGTCTGGTAGGCTATCAAGATAACGTCACGATCAACTACCACCGCAAGTCGCTCGAGATCGGTTACCGCCAACTCGACGTTGCTGTGCGTATGCTGCAACTTCAAAACCAGCACTTCTCGGAGTCTGGTGAGACGCTCAAACTCATCCTCAAGAACACGGGCCTTCCTGACTTCGTGAAGATGAAACACATCGAAGTGCTCAAGCAGACGATGGCGAATAAACTCGCCTCGAACGCCATGAACACGGTCGGTAACTGGGCGTCCAACTTCTTCACTGGGGTTAAACAAAACTCCTCCGACATGCTCGGTGCGTTCCTCCAGTTCCGCGACACGATCGAGAGCCAGACTCAGTTGGGACAATCGAGAGCTTCGGCTTTCGGTAGTACACTCGGCGGCATGGCAGGTAGTTTCGCAGGCGGCGCAGCTGAACAAGGTCTCCATGCTGTTGTTGAAAGACTCAAGCCGTACCTCTCCAAGATCCCGGGCTTTGATCGGGTAGGTGAGAATCTGCGCTCTACCTTCACCGGCATTCCGCAGAAAATCAACGCCTGGAGTAAATCCGAGAATACCAAAGACGGCATCTCAGGTTGGATAGAGGAGGGATTGAAGTCACTCTTCGACACCTACACTGCAACCGGTAGTATTTCCGGCATGCCATCCATCGAGTTGGACCAGCCTGCGATCTTCGATAACCTCTTCCACAAGAGCGTAACCGAAGTCATCCCAGGCTACCTGGCCAGCATCGATAAGTGGATCAAGGTAGTGGCCACTGGTGAAGACCAGGAAGAGATGGCGTACAGTCACTACACGGGCGGTATGGTGAGTCGCTCCACGCTGAACGAACAACATGTTCGCGTGTCGTTGAAGAACAACACCGGTAAAGCACTGCGTCAGGAGATCGACGGACTGCTGCGAGACATGGGCGCGGCTGACCTTTCTAACGAAGCCCAGCGTGCACTACGTCGCCGTTTGATGAAAGACCTGGCGGGCGGTAACCCATTCAATCCATCGAAGTACGTGGAAGTCGGTGCGTGGGATAACACCGAGGAATGGATCGCCGATGAGATCATCACGTTCGTTGCTAACCGCTTTGATCTCGATCCTAGCGGTCAACCGGTCAGTCAGTCCACTGAGAGTAAGGAACGGCTGAACAACTTCACCGAACGGTACGATGCAACTCAACGCCGTATGCCAGAATTTGGCCAGCGGATGAACGTACTCCAGAAAGTGACTGGGCGTCGAGCTTGGCGTGAACTGGGTCTGTCGAAGTACAACGGTATCGAAGGCGATAACATCGACCTGGACGCTGTGTATGACCGGGTGCTGGACAACGACGATATTGCGTTCGATCCAAGTGCCAAGGTTCCGACCGACAAGAAAGAACTGGCAGAGTACCTCAAACGCAAGAAGAAAGCCGAGGAGGATCTCCTGCGTTACGGTATCGGCAACAACGACAAGGTTGACGTCGATGCTGGAGTCGCTTCTTCCAGATTCGGTCCTCGTCGTGCAAAAGCCGATCGGGTAACTGAAGAGCTTAAGCTGGATCTGTCCAATGCGTTTGAGAACATGCCGAAAGCGTTTGACGCCAACGTCAAGTTCCCTGACTTGATGATGACCTCCGATGAGATCACTCAAGGTAAGCTCGATACTGTCGTCGATGCGTTGACGGCCAGTAACGGGTTCTTGGAAGCGATTCTGGAATCCATCCCGTACGCTGGCATTGCCGGGCACGGAGAAGACGGTGAAGGTCCTGGTCCTGAAGACAGTCCTGACACCGGCGGTGGTGGTAGTGGCCGTCGTGGTTGGGGTCGTCGTATCCTGGGTGGATTGGGTTGGGCGACTAAAGGCGCTGCGAAGGGACTGTACGGTTACTTCAAAGGCTCCTACAAGATGATCGGTAAGGGCCTGTTTGGCGGCGCTAAGCTGGCTAACTGGGCAGCGCGTGCACCATTCCGCTCGATCACAGGTCTGGGTGTTACTGACATCTATCTGCGCGGTTCTGAAGATCCAGTCATGACTGCTCGCGACATCCGTCGTGGGTTCTACATGGACGTCAAGTCCGGGAAGATCATCGAGTCCTTGAAGGACATCGGTGGTGCAGTACGTGACATCAGGACCAACCTGCTCGTCCTGACGGAAGAAGACTTCGCTGCCGGACTGTATAGCGGCGATGGCGAATCCTTGGCCGGGTACTTGAGTCGCAAAGCCATGGGCCTTGCCGGTACGCTGGCTCGTGGGATGGGTTGGTACATGGGTACCACGTACGGCCTGATGTGGAAAGGCGCCAAGAAACTCACTGAGGTCGCTTGGGATCAGTTCGTGCAGTTCGATGCTTACTTCCCTGGTGAAGACGAACCCCGCATCACGTCCAAGAAAATGAAGCGCGGTTACTATCGCGACGAGGAAGGTCAACCAATCATGTCCCTCAAGGACATTAAAGGCGCCGTCTACGACATCGAGGGTAACCTCGTCGTCAGTCTCGAAGAGCTGCAGAAGTACAAGTCCTTCTACACCCGCAATGGTTCGTTGCTCTACACCTTCGGGCGTGGTGTCGTGAACCTCGGCGGTAAGGCGCTGGAACTTGGCGCTAAAGCCGCGGTCTGGTACGGGAAGCAGATTGGTAAGTTCTACAAGGGAATGTGGAGCGCCAGTAAGTGGGCCGCACGTAAGGTCGGTGGGTTGTTTGGAATCGGCAAAGGCGGATCGTCTCACGGCGCTATGGGCGGCATGGATGACGAGCTGGGCGAGACCATGGTGGAAATCCAAGGTCGTCAGCTCGACACTCAGCTGGAGATGCTGAACATCCTGCGTACTGCGTTCGACAAAGCACCTGTTCGTGGAGACACGGACGGTAACGGCGTACGCGATTGGTCGTGGCGTGACATCCTGGATCGTCGTAAGGCGGCGAAGGATAAAGACGTCGTAGAGGGCGGTGACAACTCGGACGTAGTTGACGCACTCGATAAGCTGGGGGATCGTCTCGATACCAAGCTTGAAGACCTGATCGAAACCACCGAAGAGGCTGGTGAAAACAGCTGGCTGGAAAACGCAGCTGACATGGCCGATATCAAGGACGGCATGGGTGGTGGTAAGCGTGGACGTCGCGGTGCTCGCAGACCCCCTCGAGGGAAAGCGGGTTGGCTTCGCCGTGGATGGGAAGCGACGAAGGCGGGTGCGAAGTGGGCATGGAACAGTCCTATGCTTCGAGCCGGTGCGATGTTTGCAGGTACCACATTGTTGCGTGGTGGGGCGATGTTACTGGGCGGTGCCGCTAGCTTGATCGGTGGTGCTATCAGTCTGCCTGCTCTTGCAATCGCTGCTGTGGTGGGTGTTGTGGCGTATGCCGGTTACCGGTACTACAAAGCGAACCAGGCGAAGAGCTTCCCGCTGTTCTATCTTCGGATGGCGCAGTACGGTGTTAACGGTACCGATGAGAAGCGCGTTGCTGCAATGCTCGAAGTCGAGAAGCAGGCTGCTGCAGGTCTGCGTATTGGAGCTGACGGTAAAGCCACCATGGATGCTAGCGGCATCAACATGGATGCACTGGCTCAGAAGTTCGGCCTGGATTCCCAAGAACGCGTGCAGCAATTCGCCAATTGGGTAGGTCAGCGCTTCCGTCCAGTGTTCCTTGCGCACAGCACAGCCATGCAACAGATCCACGGTCACACCAACCTCGCTGAAGCCGACAAGGGCATCGGGGATGGAGACCTTGAGATGTTCATGTCGTCGGTCAACCTACCAGGGATGGATAAGGTCTACGACGATGTGGATACCTCGCCGTTCGATTCGGATCTGGACATGGACGCCGATGATGTTAAGTCGGCAGTGGCTAACGTCCGCGATCGTCGCAACATGGATAAGCTGTCTGGTAAGGCTAACAACATAGCGGACAAAGTAGCGGTGGCTGGTGTAACAGCTACTGCGGCAGCGGCTGCTAACCAGAAGGCCGATGGCGTGACACGTCTCAACGTTTCGGCGAAGGGGAGTGACGATCCACGTCAGATCGCATCTGGACTTAAGTTGACGGCTACGGGCTTGGCAGGGGCGGGTGGTGCCGCGATGATGTACGCTGCCAAAGCCAGTGCTCAGGCGAGGATCTCTTCGCTCAACATCCCAACGGCGGTGCGTTACAAGACGTACGGTCTGGTGGAGTTCGAGCTGCCTAAGTGCACACAGTTGCAACAGGTGGAAGAGGTCTATTGGGACAACGTGGTGTACTCGGGTACCAGCAAGGCAACATTCGCAGGTGACGAGGACAAGCTGAAGCAGAAGGTGTTCGACATCTTCAAGCCAGCCACTGACTTGGAACACGAGGAAGTGACCCGTTGGTTGGAGTATCGTTTCATTCCAGCATTCCTACAATACTGCATCTCGATCCGTCGTCGTTACAATGGCGACGCTCGAGACGGTTGGCGTAACCTCACCGGCACCCTCATGAAGGAAGTGTTGGATGAGACAACGAGAGCAGCGGTGGAAACCATGTTCTCCAGCCGAAGTGTGTGGGAAGTCCAGAACTCGCCATGGCCTGGCTACCAACTGGAGAAACTTCCTGGGTCGACCAAGATGTATATCGAGGCTCTCGATACGGGCGATACCAGTAAGGTACTTGACGTACAGGGAATGGAATCCCAAGCAAGGACCCAAGCGTCGAACAACGACTACGGGACTAAGCTGTCCAACATCGCGCTGGGTAACACTCGCGCTAACCCAATCGGTCCGGGTGTTGGCAACAACAACTCGACCATGGGGAACTACGCCAACATCTTCAGTGGTAAATCTGTTGCTGGTGGTGCTTCCGGTCAATCGCCTGCGGGTTACGGCGACGGTAGCATGCTGTACAAGGGATCGTTCGGTAACGTGGTCCAACACCCTGGTGGTGGTACGGGCGGTGATATCAACTCACTTCCTGATAACCGTGGTGCAGGTCTGGCTGAAATGGGGCCGATCATCACTGGTGCGGCGAAGATGGTTGGGTTTGATCCTACGATCTCTCTCAACGTTGCAGCCACCGAATCGGGTCTCGACCCGAAAGCCAGTAGCGGTATCGCTAACGGGTTGTTCCAGTTCATCGACACGACCTGGGACTCGATGCTGACAAGGTACGGTCCAAAGTACGGCATTGCGCCAGGCACCCCTCCGACTGATCCTCGGGCTAACGCCATCCTCGGCGTCTGCTACCTCAAGGAAAACTACGAGGGCTTGAAGCAGTCGTTGGGTAAAGACATCACTGACCTTGACCTCTACATGGCCCACTTCTTGGGCTTGGGCGGTGCGAAGCGGTTCTTGGCCGCTCCGCGTGGCGATGCGGCGTACCTGCACGTTGGTAACGGTTCGGCAACTCCTCAGAAGAGAAAACGCGACGGTGGTAACGCCGTGGTTGGTTCCAACGCGTCGATCTTCCTGAAGGACTACAAGTCGCCCAACCCAACCAACTATCGGAACGTCGGTGAGATTCTGGCAGAGATGGATCGTCGGATGAACATCGGTCGGAAGAAAGCAGGGAACCCAGCCAGCAGCACAGCGACTTCGGAAACGCCGTCTTCGGTACCGTCTAACGGAGCACCGAGCGATACCACACCGGCGAACGGTGGCGTGGCTGCTGGTGGTGATGCTCCGGCAGCGGCGGGTGCAGGCGGTCCAGCAATCCCTGGTGTTAGTTCGCCAGCGGTATTGGCAGGTGCAGGTGGCGATAAGACCACTCCATCATCAGTACTGGATCAAGCGGCGGCTGCGTCTTCGAGTGCTTCGGCCTCGTCGATCCCAGCGAGCGATCCTGCTCCGGCTACACCTGGTCCAGACCTGTCGTCGTTGGACGATCTGAAACCAGCAGGCTTCCAACCATCGGCTCCACAACCTACCCCAGTGTCTGCTTCGCAAGCGGCTGCTAAAGCTGCAGCGGATAGTTCTGAGATTGCATCGCAAGCCAACATGGAGTCCACCAACTCCATCCTTAATGAACAGCTCTCAGTGGCCAAGGATAGCCGTCAACTGTTGGCTGACATCAAAGGGCTGTTGGAAAGTGGTGCGTTGATGAAGACACCGGCTGACCCACAGCAACAAACCCCACGGGCAGGCCAACTCGCTAAGAGTGAACCCTTCCCACGTAATCCTGTCAGCAACAAAAGGACGGATGCGGTAACGTGATAAGTGGGCGGGATATCCCGCCCACCTCTTTTCAGTGACGTGGAGACACGTATGGCAAAGAAACGAATCTTGGATGCGGAGTGGGCAGGTAATGCCTTCCTCGCACCTCGAAGCGCGCTCAGTGATGCGACGAACAACATGCGTCGGTTCTACACGTCGACTTCCCGTAAGTTCACGGACACTTCACTCGGCGGTAGTTTCGAGATCAACCCGCTGTCCCAACTGACGGCAAACTGTGACTTCAAACATCCATCCATCTACAGTGCTTCGTTAGGTACTGGACGGTGGTACGGGGAGGTTCTGCAAGATTCTGCGCAATTGATTCACGTCCGTTGTGGTGTCCCTCAATTCAACACCATGACCAACTTCTTCGGCAACTTCTACAACGTCTACGCAGGTTCCATGGCTCGTTCGGGTCGTGCGCCTTCGGTGTGGTTCGAAGTAGGACGAGTGGCAGGGGTGATTGGCACGCTACCATTACAGCCTTTCATCTTCGCGGGTTCTGTGGTGAAGTTCTTCCTCGGCATGCCGCGGTCGAAGTACTACTACCTCAAGCCATCGATGTACTCGTTCTGGTACGCGATGAGTGGTTTTGTCAACGCCGTCTTCGTGAACCTCGGTCTGTCGCCACACTTCTCCAACGCAGACCAACGGCAGTTCATGGACCCCAACGTCATTCCTGACGATCGTGACATCACCTCGATGCACCGGATGATTCCGGATGTGGTGATGAAGGATGGTGGTATCGACGTCTTCGCCCTGGCTACCAAACCTCAGCGTCTGGCTAACCAGTACTTCGAGAAACTCAACGAAGTGATGGATGGGTTGACTGATAACCCTGCTACTCGTGACGAAGAGTTGCGTACGCTGCTGGCTAAAGGTGTCGATGCTGGCATCAAGGCGATCCAAGATCCGGGTGCTTCGCTCAAGGAGTACGAAGACGCTTACCTCAAGTTCAACGGTAAGTTCAAGAACGACAGTTCGTATGCGTCGGACTCTGTTGGCGAAGACAAAGACTACTTCGACCAGATGCAGGAAGCTTTCCGTGCAGAACGTCGGATGGGTGCTGACTTCGTTACCTTCCGGGTGAACTACACCGGCAGTAACTCCGACAGCTGGAACAACCAGGCAGGCGATCCTTCGATCAAGTCCGAGATCAACAACATGTCGTCCAAAGCACGAGCGGCACGTTTCAACATCATGGACGGTAACGTTGGTGGTCCGCTCGGTACGTTGGTGGGTATTGCGTCTGACATCGCTAAAGGCATTCTTACTTCGGCTCAGGTCGAGGGCTTCATTGCGGTGGCAGGTAACGCCTTTGCTGACATCCAGCGTACGTACGAATCGTCGTCCTGTGACGTCAACCGTACGACCTTCACCATCCCTCTGCGTTCTTGGGCTGCGGATGACTGGGTACGTCTGAAGAACCTGTTCATTCCACTGGGCGCTATCTTTGCGATGGCATTGCCGCGAGCAACGGGTCGTGCTTCCTACGACGGTCCTCCATTGCTCGAGATCTTCAACCGCGGCCACACGTTGATTCGTGAGGGCATGGTGGAGTCGATCACGGTGGAGCGGAACGTGGGCGATATCGGGATGGGTCGTGAAGCGAAGACACTCGGTATCGACGTCAACGTCACAATCATCGACATGTCTACCATGGTTTCGATGCCAATCAACCCTGGCTTCTCTGGCGTGAACGGTGTGTTCTCGTTGGCGGTTGAAGGCATCGGTGCTGCTGGCGGTGCTGTGTCGGGCGCGGGTGCCAGCGCAGGTGCTTCGGCCGGTGAGACAGTAGCGGCTGCTTTGTCCAAGTCGACCTACGGCGAGGATAACAAGTACACCGACTATCTGGCTACTCTGACTAGTCTTCCATTGGAAACGCTCATCAACGGCACTCGTCGTTGGAGACTGAACATGGCTCGTACGCGAGCTGAGTTCAACCAGTGGAAATCTGCTAACCGCGTGGTATCCGGCTTGATGGATAACTTCACCGGTGAGATGATCAAAGCTACAGGTGCTCCGACCAGCCGTCCGTAAACAAAAAAAAAGAAAGCCACAGCCAGGACCGCGAGGTCCTGGCTGTATGCTGTTGTGGTTATTTAGCGATCTTGTTATAAGCATCGATCAACCACTGCGGGGCAGGTTGGGGGTCGGTGTATTCGGACACTACCGACACACCCACTTCATTCCAACGATAGTCCTGCTTGCGGGTATCGCCTTTAGGGACGATCCAGCAAGCAGGTTTACCGAAGTACGGCATGAGATCGAGTTCGATGTCAAGATCGTTCTCAGCCACGATCGGATCATCCGCGAAACGAAACACTGGGATCATCTCGTGGGTAGTCATGTCGTACTCGAACACCATCCCTTCCATTACTTTCGCCGCCGCTTCCCAACCCATGTCTGGGTCTTGAATGGCGAACGACCCGACGATACCGAACTTAGCCGGAGCAGGTACCATCAGACATGGGGTGTCGGGTAGATCCATTTTAAGGATCTGTTCGATGGTGTATAATTCGCCACGGCGTGGTTTATTAGTGTTCATTGTAGTGACCTCCTAGGTCGATGTATTGACGGCATAAGCGGGGCGACTTGCGCCGCCCCGATAGATCAGCTTACGGCAGGTGCCGGACGCTTGCTCAGTACTTCAGCTTCCAGCAGACGGCGCTTGTAGCGGCCGGACATCATGAGCGCACCGATAATCATGCCAGCGCCCAGGAACAGGAAACGGTCCATGGTGATTCTCCTTTACAAAGGGGATGGTTGATTCAATCCCACTATGTATCATCATAAATCGTTTAACTTGCCTGTGTGAACAGAGCTCCTGGGTACATCAGGGTCATGACGTCGTACGGTGTCTTCGGAGGGTAACTGATAGCCGTCAGACAGTAGGACCGCTGAGGTTCTTCGAGGAACCACAGTTTCTTGGCGTCAGCGCTCGACACTTGGAAAGGTTCGAGGTTTGGAATCAGAACGCCATTGCGGTTGTACTTGTCCCAGTTGGGATTGATGCGCACCAACGTATTGATCAACTCGATCCGTTTGGCAGGATAGGTCGGAGGAGTGTCGTTGGTCCCGAAGAAGAACTGAGTCAGGATCATGTTGATTGCATCTGGGTTACGCTCGAGGAACGCCGCAACGCCAATCTTGTCGATGACCTTGTTGATCCCGGCGAGGTCAGATCCATAGACCGCATCTGTGGAGATGTAGGCCCACGCGTTACGACGAACCTGCTCGTTACGAGAATCCTCGATCACGTAGTCAACAAGATCCGGAATACCGTAACTCATCAATGCTGAAGCGATGCCTGAGATGATCGCACTCTCAGCCTCGATGTTGATGATGCTGGCCAACTCGGAGTTACCAGTCATCTCAGCAATGAACTCGAACAACGAGGAGGCGTCCTTGACATCCACTACGTTGACGATACTCGGAATGCCGTTGAACAACACATCGATGTTCTTCTTGGCATTCGGTCCAATCAACGTACCGGCAGCATCACCAATGACGTTCTTGAGACTCCCGCCCAACTGACCCAACAGATTGGGAAGTGACGTACCCATCGCACCAAGCGCACGATCGATCATGTCCTGACGATCGATGTTGCCCTTCTTGGCAGCCATGATTATCTGCGCAAGTTGTTTTGGCGAATTCTTGTTGGTGTAAAGACCATCAACAGCATCGGCGTAAATGCCCTTGACGCTGTCGTACATGCTGTTGTGTGATTCTTGTGAGGCTACCCCGTACGCATCTTGTACGAGTACCTGAGTGCTACCATCCCCTTGGAAGAGGGTAGACGAAAGACGGCCGGTCATACGGACACTCCAATGAGGTTGGCTACACACCATAGACAAAAAAAAAGACGGCATAGAGCGGTGGGTTTCCCCACCGCTCTACTTTTACGCAGCTTGCTGGTAACGCTCTCGGAGATCGATGAAGAACTCCGTCAGCCACCGCACATCTTTCGGTTCTACGATCTGATACTTCTTGCGGATCACCTGCGCTGGCGAAAGTCCGGACAGTTCAGCATCCGTGAATTGACGTTTCGCAGCGTAGTAGTAATAGTGCTCGAGTGGAAGTGTCGATTCCGTCAAGAGCTGTTTGAGCTCAGGATGGTTCTCGAACTTCCATTCCAACGCCACCTTGAAGTCTTCCTGGAACTTGTCGTACCAGACAGTCTTCAATTCCTTACCGTACGCCTTCGACTGGAACCCGTCCATGGAACGGAATTCTTCGTATTGGAGTCCGGTCTTCAGGTAATACCACAGACCCTCGGCAGTACGGAAACGGCCATGTACAGGGTGCTGTACAGCAACGTCCGCCAGGTTAGTACCGAGACGACCCAACCGAGTCGCCCCACGAGTATAGAAGTTGATGTGGGTAATACCGTCATTCGCAGGGTTCAGCTCCAAAAGTCTTTCATCACTCAGCATCTTCTTCATCCTCGTCGTCATCGTCCTCGAGATTTGCAGGAGGGACGTAACGATTACGCACAAGCACCTTGTGGATGTTACTGTAGTTGTTGGGGAAGTTCAGTTGTATCGTGTACTGAACGGATTCAGCACCCAATACGGCGACCCCTTCTTCAAACCGTTTCAAAGGAAGCCGGTCCTTGGTTAGGGCACGCGTCAGGTTGCTTTTGTCCTGATCGACACGCTTCTTGTCCACCTCGCCCTGGGCGTTGGTGTGGAGCCTCGTGAAATACCGCTCGACACGATGTTCCCACTCACTTGGCATGATGCCTTGCGCAATCAGCATATCGCGAAAAAGAATGGCGAGGACGTTAGTGGCCTCCCCCTTCTTTTTGTCAGGCGCTAACAACAGCTCCCTGAAGGTGGTTTTCTGTTGAGACCTTGTTTTCATTTCTACATCCTTCGGGCGTGTCCGAACTTACGCGTGGGCGATGGTTCGGCAAACAGGACTGGTACTACTTACTTACAGCGAGAGTGAGACAGAACTCAAGGACCGTACAAGTATCTTTCACCACGGGCGTGAACTCACGACGTAGGTACGGATACAGGACGTGTTGCTCATCCAGTTGTTCTTTCTCAAAGAGGTTATGTATGATTACGATCTTTTCCGTTAAGAGTCTCACAACGCTCTCAATGGCCCTGTAGCCAAACTTATGACTATACAGGTAGTCTGGCATCCGAACACGCAGAACCTCGCGTCTACGGTCCTTCCAGCCAGGCAGGATCGCTTCCTCGTCGGTAACGTTGAGGATCAGAAACTCCAACCGCTCGAACAGCTGGGTCAGCGTATCCGAATACATGGGTGGAGCCACATCGAGGTGGTTGATAGTGAGTTCCCCGTAAACGAGTTCCTCAAACCGTTTAGCCAACTCGAACATTCGTTCCCAGGGTTCGTCCGGTAAGGGTTCCGGCGGTGGGTCCTGGATGTCAAACAACCACCGTATAAATCGTCTGAACATATCCCCCTCCTAAGAGGGCATAAGGGAGAAACGAGAAATGAGCCAAGATATCCTGACCACTGCCGACCTGACCAACCCATCGGAAGCCGTGCGGTTTACTCAACGCGCCCGTCGGGTGATGTTCGATGAACTTACAGAAGGCGGGGCCAAACTGACCGACAACTTCAAAGAGGTGAAAGAACTCCTCAAGGACGTTGACGCCACGGCACTGCTGACCCGTAAACTCGACATCGAAGAGTCGGCCAGTAACGAAGCAACTCGTGCGCTCAACAACCACAGACAACTGCGTGAAATGCTGGGTGGGCGAGACCCGTTCCGTCGTGATGACGACTCTCCACTGCCTGTGGCTGAGCGAGTGGAAGGTGCTCTACCAGGACAGTTGCCTAATGTTCCGGTTCGCTTTGTTCCGGGGGAACTTGATCAAGGAGAGCAGCAACTCGTTGTTGCCGACTTTGTTCAACAAGCCGAATGATCTCAGGGTTGTAACAAACCCTCGAGGTTGCGATGTATTGCAACGCCACCGTTTTGATGAGCATGGCGCTGCGGCAGAGGAACGGGTTGCGGATCTCTGGCGTAGCGTCTGGCACCACACCGCTTGAAGCAATCATCGGTGTGATCAAAACGAATGTCGGGATGGGATATTCCAACAACGTCGTCATGTAATGGTGAGCGAACCAGTCTTCGTGGTTGTAGATCGCCATCATTTCGTACGAGTGGTCGAGCATCCGAGGCGTGAGATCTTTGGGATCGACGTACACCGTCCTCACCACTACCTCTTGAGGCATGTAGTGTTCGACCGACCGGCGGATGACTTCAGCCGACTCTGCGTCTAGGTCGTAAGGCCAGAGATTGATGTCGAGCGCCATCGACTCTACCTGAGCGCCGCGCAACATGTCCGCCCGTCCCTCAAGCATGTCCTGCCGCAGGTCGAAGACGAAGTTGGACAGCTTGGAGTAGAAGATCGTATCGATGTCCCGAGCGGCATACAGCTTTTGGAACTCAGCGTCATCGATGACGCCGTTGGTGAGCTCGTGAAAATTGTTGTCGACGTGTCGATCCCGATAGGCATCAGAATTAACCA